TTCTGGACCGGTTATACCATCTATTCCAGGATTTCCTTGAGGACCAGTAGGACCGGTATTACCGGAAGGACCTTCTGGACCGGTTATACCATCTATTCCACTCGAACCTGTCGGACCTGTCTGAACCGGACCTGTCACACCTGTCGGACCAGTCCGTCCCGTAGGTCCGGTTGCACCAGTCGGGCCAGTCGCCATGTAACCCCAGAACGGATCGCCCTCGTTACCCTGGCTAATGAGAACACAACCCAAGGCTCCAGCGGGCAGAACAGTCCAGCCTGTTTCGGAGTCATAGTAAATCATGTCGCCGTGGTAAGTGTCGCCAGTGACAGTTATACCGGGACCAGTCGCACCAACCCCACCAGTTGGGCCAGTCTGAACTGGTCCAGTTGGGCCTGTTACATTAGAATCAGAACCAGTCGGACCAGTCGGACCAGTCATACCAGTCATACCAAAACCCGTTGGTCCAGTAATGACACTATCTGTGCCTGTAGGACCTGTCTGTGCCGGCCCAGTTGGGCCTGTCATTATGGAATTAGCCCCAGTTGGGCCAGTTATATTAGAATCAGCGCCAGTTGGGCCAGTTGAACCAGAACCAGTAGGACCAGTAATTATACTATCAGCACCAGTAGGACCAGTTGAACCAGAACCAGTAGGACCAGTTATGTTAGAATCAGCACCAGTTGGACCAGTTGAACCAGAACCAGTAGGACCAGTTGAACCAGAACCAGTAGGACCAGTATAACCAGCCCCAGTTGGACCAGTAATCAAAGAATCCGAACCGGTGGGACCAATAAATCCAGTTGGACCTGTTATGGTACTTTCAGCACCAGTTGGTCCTGTTTGGATTGCTCCTGTTGGCCCTGTAATTAAGGAATCAGCGCCAGTGGGGCCAGTAGCCCCAGCGCCAGTAGGACCAGTAACAACAGGACCTGTTGGACCTGTTCCACTCCCGAATCCTGTTGGGCCAGTAATCCCATTTCCTGTTGGTCCTTGATCTCCCGTAGGACCTGTTACATTTGAATCTGCTCCTGTTGGTCCTGTAATTCCAGAACCTGTCGGACCAGTTATAGTATTATCAGCACCAGTTGGACCAGTACTCCCAGATCCTGTTGGACCTGTAGTTGACCCAGCACCAGTAGGACCAGTCACTATAGAATCTGTACCAGTAGGACCTGTTGAACCAGAACCAGTAGGACCGGTAATAGTTGGGCCAGTTGGACCCGTGCCACTCCCGAAACCAGTTGGCCCTGTTATGACATCGCCTGTCGGACCAACACTACCAGTAGGACCTGTTATATTAGAGTCTAAGCCAGTTGGGCCTGTGATTCCAGAGCCGGTTGGTCCAGTAGTTGAATCCGCGCCAGTCGGGCCAGTTATTGTTGAATCCGCGCCAGTCGGACCAGTTGATCCAGAACCAGTAGGACCAGTTATTATGCTAGGAACACCAGTAGGGCCAGTAGTGCTTGTGCCGGTAGGGCCAGTAACGATAGAATCTGCTCCAGTTGGCCCAGTCCCACTTCCAGGACCCGTAGGTCCAGTGGTCGAACCAGCTCCGGTCGGGCCAGTAACTGTAGAAGATGCCCCAGTCGGGCCAGTCCCTCCACCACCAGGACCAGTTGGACCAGTTCCGCCACCACCAGGACCAGTTGGACCAGTTCCAGATCCGGCCTGGATACCTAATAAACGATGTTCCAACCATTTCTCAATTTGCTTATATAAATACAGATCATAATCCATGGAATTACCTCGTCCTCTGTATATTTGGGGCAACAGTACCTAAGTTCATGAAAAATGCAATAACGATCAAGCATCAAGTACGACCATATGGACATTGTGCAACCATTTGTCCTCACCAGACAGGAATTCTACTTGCATATTATAAAGGACCAGAATGTACTAATGCACAAAGAGTAGTAGTAGAATATTACCAGAAAGCAGAACAAAAGATTTGTGGAATTACATTGCCTATTAAAACAGGAAATTGTGTTTTACTACCAATAACACCAGATAAAGCCTTATTAATATACTCATATTTCGAAGACACTAATGGCAAAGAGGCACCTAAAAGTGCGGTAGAAAGATGGAGATTTTGTTCAAATTGGTCGATAACTTTAGAATATACTGATAATGGTATCATTACCACAGAGCCAAAAAGATTTGGTCCCAGAGTAGGATATTTAACTAGATGTGCCCCAATTAGAATTAAAAATTCTTGGATCTTACCAATGTATCGAGAGCATGATTGTTATGGGTTAATCATGAGAAGTGAAACTGGTCTTGATCGATGGTGTTATGTGGGCAGAATAGGAGCCGAGATTACCGCATCTAATGGTAGATTTGGAAGTGGTATATTGATCCAACCAACATTGTGGTATGATAACAAATATCTCCATTCGTTGTCTAGAGATATTAGTGAACATAAAAAAGCATGGTATTCATATTCATCTAATTTAGGAAAGACTTGGACATTCCCCCAATCTACGACAGTTACTAACTACAATAATTCAATAGTAGCAATACAAGACCAAAAATCATTGAACCCACTCGGCCCATGGCTGGTGTGGAATGACGGATCAGGACGACAGAAAATCGTGCTTGGTAAATGGAAACAATCAACCAAAACAGCCGAACCAATAGTAAAATTAGGTGAACGTGGTGGGTCATACCCAAATTATTGTTTTGATTATGAAGATAATCTACATATTGTCCACACAGACATGCCATATATCGCACACCATGTGATTAATCGAGAGATGCTAGAATATCTTGGTTCACTTAGTAACACTCATAATCAATATTCGTCACTTAATATCGATAATTGGCAAAAACCTATTGTCTCTCACGAAGATGACGACGGTGTTCCTTTGTCTTAAGCACATTGATTCTGTTTAGAATTCTTTTCTTTTCTTGCGAACCATCTTGATAGGTGTTAGCAATCTTCTCGGCACGGCTAATAACCAATAGCCGCAATCGGTGCTTCTTCAATTCTTCAGATTTATTGTCTTCTACTTCTTGTTCATTCTCTCCTATAGGAATCCCAGGCAGTAATTCCATGAGCCATTTGGCCCATTCACTTTTAATCTCAGCAATCCGATCTCGTGTTATATCTAGATCAAAACCATTGATGCGTAAACGATTACATTTCGATACGAACTGGACACCATTGTTGTTAATCTTATGCCAGACTCCATTATAGAAAGATTCAGGATAAATTAAAAAATTATTAGAAGATGTTGATTTAATAGTCACCTTGAACCTCTTGGTTTTTGAAATATCAAAATCGTCGGTTATTTCGTTATTATAATTATAACGATTTAATTTTCTCGACAATGGTGGAAAATCAATTGTTTTGAGCAGTTTTGCCATGGTTCACTCTCATTTTCTGCAACTCTTGTACTGCTTTGTTATATTTCTTGCCTGGATCAGCAAATACTTTCTTCTTATCAATTTTCAACCCAAGTGCTACTTCTAAAATTGGCTTAATACGATCCTTAATTTCTTCAAGCGTCTTGACTTTTTCTGCAGTCCCTTCTAACCAATATAATCTGGTCTCACCAACCGTAGGAAGAATAATTAAATTTTCGTAGGGCAATAAAGTTTTATTCTTCACCAACCACGCTGACATTTGTTTTTGCATGGCAACGACTTGCCATTCGGGAGCACCACTTAGATCAACTGTTAAAATTAACGTCTTATTAGTCTTATCCATGCGAATATTTACTGAGGCACTATCTCTGCTAATGCTTGTGTGAATTCTGCATCACAACTAGGTTTATGAATTATTTTCTTATCAAGAATATCTTTAATGGCGTTGCCATTTTGTATAACTGTCCAAATTATCTGTGGGATAGTAACTTTCTGTAACTCCTCTGACACAGTTTTTGAGTCAAACGTTGAGATAATATCAGCAATAATTAAGTCATACTTTTTATCAGATAGTCTTTTATGCATCACTTGTGCATTCCAGGCAATATCAACTTGCATATCCTTAACATTTTCTATTAACCAATCTCTAACTTTTTTCGCATATACTATATTAGAATCAACGACTAAGATCCTCATTTTAAATGCTCCTTCTTTAGCTCGCGCATTGATTCCATTAGTTGATCCTTATCATGTTGATGCTCCGAGCGGCTGATGAATGTAGCGCCAAAACCTTGACAAGTCGCATCAATGTCTCCAACCTTTTCTTTAGTCTTGTCTAATTCTCCAAAAACCCGTTGTGCTAAATTATCATGCTTATCTTGACGCCTTCGTGACTCTTCATCTATACGTTTGTTTAAATCATCGATTTTTATAGACAGATTAGTAATAGTTTGTTCCAGCGTATTTATGGTCTTAATTTCTCCTTCGCATTTAACCAATCTCTCTGACCGTTCAACATTAGAACTTTCTCTAACCAAAGATATTTCTTTCTTGAGATTATCAATATCAGTCTTGAGATCTGATATTTCTTTATTATGCTTAACTAATACACTGGTTTTAGACCTATATATAATAACAATTAAACCAGCAATTATTGTGAGTAAACCACCCCCAATCCACATTGCTAAATCCGAATCAACCGTATCAGCCGCCATGGTGCAAAACCAAAGATGCATAGCTTATCCCTCTTAGTACTTTTGACTATTCTCATAAATAACTCTCATCATAAATAATAACATGGAATCGATATTTGAGATAAGCGATAATGAAAATGCAGTCCAGATGATTGAAGAAATAAACGATTTCCTACGTAAAACGATATATCACCACGCACATCAGTCCATAATTAATTTTAGATGGATTCAAAATTTGACCTATCATCAAGCATTTACTAAATATTACCTAATGATCATAAAAGACAATACTTATGATCATTTCGAAAACAAAATCACAGAATTACAAGAACAAATTAAATCTAAATATGTCGATGATTGGATTATCGAGGCAATTATGATCCAAAGTGTAAAAGATGAAATAATTTCCCAATTTACCCACGCTTGGGTTTTAACTGGACCCAAGCCAACATGGTTTAGGAGCCAAACATGTCTCTCCAAGACGTAGTAGAAAGAATACGAAAAGCCGAAGAAGTCAAAATAACACCAAAAGGAAATAAAGTAGTCATAGAAATCAAAACAACAGCAGGATGGGTAGCTGTTATCAAGGATCTAGAAAGATCAATGGCCGAAGATATAATACGTCAAGCAAATAACCGAGTCATACTCGGATAGTATTTAATCTCCAAAAGGAGATCTTAATGTACAACACCAACTTCTGCTTTAAACCTGGTAAACTTACGATCCTGCTTGACGCCCAAGCAGGATCGTCTGGGAAAGGCAAAATCGGCTCATTTATCACACACCATGCCAACAACTGGCAATTCGCAGTCAATACGTTCATGCCGCAAGCAGGGCACTGGGTTAAGATTAGAAATGGAGACAGCTATTTTTATCAAACATTTAATAGTTGTGCCTATCAACCAGAAAGATACGAGAAACTTTATTTGTCTCCAGGCTGTATGATTGAACTTCCAGCCTTCTGGAAAGAAATAGAGAAAAACAAAATTCCTCACAACAAAATTGGAATCAGTCCACTAGTGTCCATATTACAGGAAATAGATGGAGCCTTCGAAAGAGGTATTGTAGATTTTGACGGCCACACAGTTAAAGAGAGACACGACGGGACCATGAAACGAGGCACAACTGCTCATGGATGTGGTGCCAATAGAGCAAGAAGAGTGCTGAGACGGCCAGAAGCAAGATACGCACGAGACATACCAGAACTCAAAGAATTTATTTGTGACACACCACGCGAAATAATGAATAGGTTAGATCATGGACAGGCTGGTATGTTTGAGATAGCACAAGGGTTCCAGCTGTCATATCTCCTACCAGAAATGTTCCCCTACTGTACAAGCAGAAATTGTACAACGATGGCTGGCATGGATGACGCAATGTTGCCAGTTCATTATGCTGGACACGTAATTCTAAACCTAAGAACATTCCCAATCAGAATTAATAATAACAAATATCTAGACAAAGAAACCGGAAAACATCTAACTTGGGTAGAGGTCGAACAATATAAGAAAGATGGGAAGCCACTTGAAATCTACGTCGGAAATAGTGGGCCAGGTTACCCAGATCAAAAAGAAACTACTTGGGAACAAATTACACAAGATAGTAGTTCTAAAGAACCCATAATGGAGATTACATCTGTAACCAAACTCCCACGGCGAGTATTCACGTTCTCAAAACAAAACTTAGAAGACGCAATCAAGTTTAATCAAGCCAATGGTGATATCATTCTGTCATTGAACTTCATGAACTATGTTGATGCCAATCTAACTGGAATGAACGGTAATTTAAGAGCACCACAATTGCCGATTAAAGTATTACAATGGTGCGAAGAAAATCTTGGTAGCCTAAGTTCTTTGGTTCGCTTCGTTGGGACAGGTCAATATCTTGACGATCAAATAGTAATGGATGTTCATGGATGTGACCCTAATTCTTACATTTGATGTTAACTGCTGTTAATCCGCGTTGTGTTTGTCTAACTGAAAAGCTAACTCTGGCATTTAGAGTTGGCTTTCCTATTCTATATTCAGATATGTTGAAGAACACATCTCGCTTGTCATCTCCCACAATAAACCCATTACCATGAACTTGATTAAAGTATTTCACTCTACCGAAAAAACGAGCTTTTTGAATTTCCCACGGTTCTGGTCTTCTTTGAATATGACTCGGTTGTGACGGAATATATGGTTGTTCATCAACTTCTATCATCCCCTCAACTCCTTTGGTATCGGTTCGACCCAATGTTCCGGAAACCAAATACACTTACCATCAACGTTTTGATCTTGACTTCTAAATTGAATTCTATAATACTTATGGTCTCGTGCCACGATTTTACCTAATTCTAAGAAAAATTTATTTTCCCTACAATTAACGTAAACAGGAGTCCCTTCCCTCATCTCTGGTATGTTTTCTGCGATTTTAGTATCATTTGATGAATTTCGATCAATATTGATATCTTCATTATAAATGATTTTATCATCACCTGGTTCAGCTATCCAAATCTTGTCACAATGTACACAATACAATGGTCGAGTTTCATGAGGAGCATATGACTCTTGAAGATCATTATTACACAATGGACATTTCATTTGTATTCAGTACAAAGCTTGGAACCAGTCGCTTCAGCCTCCCCTTGATATTTTCCCTTATATCGCCTAGTTGTGGGGTTGGTTTTGATCCAATAAAGTTGTCCTATTGGCATATATGGATATAATACAATATTTTCAGCAGCAGTAATTTCGAGAGTCCAACGACCACAAAAACCAATATCACCAAAACCAGCAGTCACATGAATGGATAAACCTAGACGTGCTATACTAGAACGACCTTCAATCATTGGAACTATATCGTCAGCTTGATTTAAATTAGTTTCATTAGTAGCACCAAGCACAAACTGACCACGCTGCAACAAAAATCCACGTTCTGGGACTGTAAATTCAATTAGTTTATTATTTTTCTTTGGATCTATAGCAAATTCATGTGAGGGACCTTTATCTATTAGACAAAGCGGCTTATCTTCTTCATTGAGTATATTATATCTTTCATATGCTTTAAGTATTGGATGTAACGCCACATCGTAGGAATTGGTACCAACTTTTTTTAAATCCCAAGGTTCCAACACAATATCTGACCTGTCGTGACGATATATGATCTCATCACCATTTAATATCATTATTCGGCCTCTTCTTCGACTACAGGTTCGGCTACAGGTTCGACTACAGGAGCCTCGCTTAACTTTTTCAAAATACGTGCCGCCTGAGTCATAGACACATCAAAACGAGAGACTTTCCCACGTAAAGACCTGATTGTTTCAACATCTACATTACCACACACCTTAATAGGTGTGCCAACATGACTCTTTATAAATTTTACATCATTCTCATGCTTCTCCAAAGTCAAATTCTGAGCTACGAGATTATGGTCAGTACGAATGAAAGCAGCAGGATAAGTTTTGAGATGTTTCATAACATTCAATAAATCATTAGTCTGACGCAAACGCATCCCAAGAGTCCATCTAATTTCCTTTAATGGATCTACTGCCTTTTTTAAGAATTCCGAGATAGCTTTAAGTTCATTTAGACTTTCTTTGTCAGTTTTACCAGCAGTAACCAAAATATCAAACCCATCAACAGCCAGTGCAGCTTTAGGTATTGAACGAAGCTTATCCATAGCATAATTCTTACCATTATCAAAATCAACTGTACAAATTATCTTATAAGACCCCCTATAACGTTGTCTTTCAATCATGATCTGTTCAACAAACTGCGGATCGACAACAACAGTAGGCACACGATACTTAATCACAAAATTAGACATTGAAGCCATATCTGTAGAAGCCGTCTTGCCACGGACAATGTTGACCTCTAATCGAGTAGTGACATCAAACATGTTTTTCTCCAATCAATGTTCACTATTTATTGTACGTAAGAAATATCCATCTAAACAGATCATTAGTGGTAAAATATGTCATCTCAAGATTAGATATGTGCAAGTCATTAATAACAGAAAATTCACTTAAAACACTATTAACATCTCTCTTGAAATATCTCTCACGCTCAATATGGGAGCTAATGCCTAGCATCGAATATAACCACATCGATGGAATATCATCTTCACAGATAACAAATATAGGTTTATCGTGTGCTAACGTTACTTCTTCCCAGGTGCCAACTGAAAATGTCTTATGAGAAATATTAATGATCAATATATCTGCCGCACGCACCAATGACAAACAGTACCTCCTGGCAACATCGTTTTCAATCGTTATTGCATCATGAGAAATAGTACTAGGCGTAACCCCACGCTGGCTCAAAATATGCTTTAATTCATTTTGACGCACTCCGTCAACAGGAGGCATCCATGCTGGCTTCACAAGCGGATTTAGAACTACCATCCCCATTTTCTCAAGAATAGTTGTTATAGAATTACGCCAATTATTTGGATCTAAAGATGCTTCTACTGGACCACCGAGATAAACCTTAACACCTCTAAGCAAATTCATAAAATTCAAATACAGAAGCCGCTTGGAAGCGGCTTCACACCTTACCGACAAAACAGTAAGGGGGATCAACTACGGAGAGAACGGTCATTTTCTTTGGTTTTGAATTGATCATCATACTTCATTTGAACAAACTTCACACCTTTATCTGGACGATGAGCACCCTCAGCGGAAGTTTTTGATTCACCCTCTAACTTAACCCTGACAGGCTTATCAGTAGACTCCACCAATCCGAGAGCAATTCTAATTTTCTCTTCAAATGGTGGTTTCACGGGCGCTTTTCTCCACAAAGGTCCTGCCATTTTGTCAGCAACACTACCACACCTCTCACAAGTATATGTTGATCCATCAATCCCATGTTTTGTGGTCATGCGGCACTTACTACAATACCTGTTTTCAGCAGTTTGATTATGAGGCAGAGTATGTCGTAGCAGCGGTGTCATGTCACACATATCTTTGCCGGAAATCATTTGGGTAATCCATTAATATAATCAAGAATATGAGTATTAGCTTCATGATGATCAAGTTTATTGAAATAACTGACAAAAGGCCAATTTAAATATGTAGAACAGAAATAAAAGCGCTCCCTAATCTCTGATTGTAAATGTTGACCTGCCCATAAATAATTCTCTGCCTCATTGGCGAATCGCTGCTTTCTAATCTCATTGGTTACATCTGGGTTTTGCCCATAATAATGTAATTTACCACCAACCTCACACATATCGACACCAAAAATATAGACCCTCTTAAAATTCATAAAATAAGCAACTTGCATTGCGGCATATGTACTAGAGCGTCCAATATGATAACCAGAAGTAATATCAAGACTAAAACCTTTACCAGCACGATTCCTAATAAGAACTTGATTGCCTTTACGTGCCGTTACATTATAAGAGTTAATAATAATACCATTATAAGAATCCCAAACAGCAACATTACGCTTATATTGGGTATGATCACAAAACGCCCAATATTTAGCGGGCCAGACCTGCGTATTCGGTTGATTAATACACATAAAATCTATTAGCGGCTGATTTACCAATGGAGAAAAATCAACTTCAAGAACTGATGGGCCAGCAGCAATCATAATTAATATTCTACCAACACCAACATTTCTAAGAATTTGCGTGCGATTACCAAGGACAGATGCAGAAATTTGTGTTTTAATGGGGTTGCGAGGAGCCTTAACTACCTTAACTGTCTTAGCTCTTTCTAAAGCCAACCTCCTAAGTTCAGTAATTTGATCAGGACTTGGTTTCGGTGTAATAATTGATTTAGGGTGATTCTTAGCAGAAACAGCTCTAACCTGATTCCTGACGGGAGGTTTAGGGGGAGGACCCTTCTGAGGACCCTTCTGAACAACTTTAATCGGATAAACTTGTCTTAAGCCAATATTGGGCGTTATATTGGATTTCGATGCTCTTGGAGAGATCACAACTGCATTTGGTTTGGGTTTATCATAAATAACTCTTGGCCTAAATCTTTTAAAATCTTCTGGTTTAACTGCCGGAATCCTAATTTTATTTGGTCTAGTTGGAACTTGAACCTTAGCCTTCAATCTGTCTAACATAATACCTCCAAATTAATCTATAATTATTTAATACTTCGAGATTTATGATACTTTACATTTCGAGAACACATGATAGTAGAATTCGTCAAGAATTGTTCAGGACGCGAGACAACCATCATGATCATCGTCCATAGAATTGTTGTCACCCTTCAACAATTCTGGGTTATGTTTCTGGATGTATTGGATAGCATACTTCTTTTGATGTTCACGCTGTTTCTTTTGTTTATTCATTTTGGAGTACAAAATCCTAAAAACAGTGGTGGTGATCAAGTTAAAAACTGGTGCTTTACCCCTAATAAAACGCAATTTCCCAGTTCGGATTTTATCCATAGTCTGTGCCCAAGCATCATGAACATGCTCGTTGTATTCCTCTTCATCCTTGGGATTAAATTTAGTCGCGATTCCAGAACACATCTTATAAATTCTATCAGATACTTCATCCCACGAGAATTGGTCCTGAGTAACAATCCACCCCTGCCACCATTCCTCCAATTCAATAGTATTCACATAATGCTTTTTAACCTTAATTCTTTGCATAACAATGTTCCTCCTTGTGGTAAAATACATCCCTACAGGCAACAGAACTGATTGGAGACCAAGCATGGGGTTCGCACAAATCGCAAAATTATACCTCCGAGGATCGTTATGTAATGAAACACTTAAAAAATTAAGCGTTGAACAAAAAGACGAATTAGAAAAAATAGTCAACATAGTAATGGACGACCCAAATCTAACACAATGTAAAGTTGAATTCTGCAATGCTCTTGCCCGAACTATTAAAAATGAATACGATGACAGAGATGTCGGAGAACAAGATTATAGAATAGCAATAATGCGAGCCGCAGTAGCCGCACTATGCGGATGGGCAAACAAACCACCAACTCTTAAAGCATTAACTGACCCTATTCAGAGAAAGAAATGGTTCCAGACATGGGCTTTCAATTATCTCAGACAAATCCTAAGAGAAAACAAAATACCAACAATTCATAAATCTAAAATGGTAAAATTACCAGCCCTAGACACAGCATTATATGAAGTTAAGAATATCATACAAGCAACAATAGAAACCGTCCACGATCTATCTTATAAAAGAAGTCTCAAATCTGATTTAGAAAATATGAAAATCATTGAGAAAGATACTAGCTATGAATTATACTTTGACCATTGGATATACCCGATAATGATTGTTACAGAACTCAAGAAATTAAGTGCTATGTATTTAACACACGGAGTAGAAATAACCCAAACGGAGACTGGTATCATGATTAGAAGCACAAGCGACCAGACATCATTAGTCACAATCAGACAATCAACAGAAACACCAATACGACCACAAAGTTTCGACCACACCAATAAAGACGGAGAAGATGGTGGTGACCAACTAGAAATGAAAGTATGGTCATACACCCAAAAAGGAGATTTGCCGATGGAAGAACAAGAAACTCTTGACAGACTACGAGAAAGAATCCCAGAAGACACCAAACCAATACTTGACATCTTCATGGAAGATCTAAGACCAAACGAATTTATCAATAAATACGGAGCAGGATCTCCCAAAGTAGTCCACGTTGCAGAATTCCTAAACAAATCACCAAGAGAAGTAAAACGACACCTAAACATAATCAAGGTACAATGTATGGCGATGCAACTAGGACATTAATTGTCAAAAATATGATGGAATGGATACTACATTACTATCAGATCGTATTCACGCCGCACTCAATAAAGAATTAATGAAGAGACTATTGGTTAAATATTTCACCCAAAAAGGATTTAGCGAAAACTTCGACAAAAGAATAAACCCACAACTTCTACAAGATATGGTATTACAAATACCTCAATTTGCTGGGAGAGTTGAAGTCACACCCTACGTAGAAGAAATAAATCCAAATAACGGAGTAGTCACATTAGGATGGAATCTATTCATATTAGGAACTAGTAGGATGTACCTCGGAGAATCAACCGTCACTAGCTTATCCGAAGTACGAAGCCCAATCGCAGGTATCAACAATAACATGGGTAGATTTAAAAATTACGCCACACCATCTAGAATTATCCACTTTATCACAGAAATATTAAGTAAAGACAAATATGGAGACATAACTTCACGAGTAATATCAACCAAGAATGGAGCATTACCACCATTAAGCGTAGGAGATTCAACAGGTTTCTTCCAAACGAAACACAGGCAAGTATACTAAATTTCCAATTGACGACAACCTAAATCAGAAATCACAGATTTACCAGACCTAACAGACCTAGGTGCAGGAGCTTGAACCGGAGTAATCCTACTCTCACCAATTGGGGTAATCCTACCACCAGCACACAAGAAAATACCCTCACCAGGCAATCTAACATCATTAGATTGAATAGGAGGACTAGGCAATCTCAAAGGAACTCTTGCCGGAGCATCACGATAAGAACCAGAATCTCTTAACTCAGCAATCACGCGAGACATACTATCAAATGAATTATCAACTACCCTACGTGGGCGAGGCGTCTCGGCAATATTAGGAACATCAATCGTAGGCTGCTCAGACATCATCCTTGCAATCTCATCAATATCAACATCAACAGATGTGGATTTATTAATAATAGATTCGGGTGGAAGACCATTATTAATGGAAATATCCTCAGAGATTAAAGCAGCAATTTGTTCAGGTGTCATCATAATCTATATTTACCTCAAGTCCTAATGATATCCAAACTACTAAGAGGAAATATGCCCTCAGCAATTTGGACAAAAATGGTGGTGGCTTGAGCAGGAAAACCAGGACATTGAGTAACTGATTCTGGATTAGTATAAAACCCTTGTGCATCAAAATTATTCGCATATCTATAATCAAACACCTTCAATACAGATCTGTCAGAACCTAAACCAGTTATTACCTTACCATTAGTCAAACTACGACGACCAGACTTAAGCCTAACTAAACTACCAACCTTAATACCAGCACCAATCGCTCTAATACGCCAATCAATAAAATTCTTACGAACTACGCCAAAGTGATTGGAAAAAAGCGGATTAATACAAATAGTTTCGCCAGACCCATAATCAACCATATTCTGCACCTCACAATATGTTTGCTATTCAACCAAACAAAAATCTATACAGAGACAACTAGAAGGATATCCTAAAGCAGGAGGAGAAACACATGAGAACGACCAAATGCCCCTTCTGCGACACTGAACAATCAATTATCGATTATGACAGAGATGATCCAGTTCTCTCCTGCGGACATACTCTAACAATGAGTGCCCAAGACGAACGCGACAAACAAATCGAAGAAATATATGTTGCCATCCGTGACCTCATATACTGGAAATGGCATCAGAAAAAGACACTCCGTCAAAGATTCTCCTATTGGGTTGGACAGAAACTATCTAAACTAGGTGCCTATCTAATGAAAGGCAATGGGCCAAAGTCTCATAAAGAAGCTAATCTAGAAGTTATGCAAGAGCTTGGATTTGTACAAAAATAGAGTTAGACTATAGGGGATCATCCATGACACAACTAGAAACTCTGTTAGAAGAAGCCCTAAAAGAAGGATTAGGAGATATGTGGGGCAAACTAACAGGCCAATCGAGTGGATTCAGATACCTCGATAGAAATACCTGGGATAAGTTATATGCCAAAGAGCCAAAGAAAATAGCAATGATAGCAAACACCCCAGGAGCCAAAGACACAGCAATACTCATAGACGGACTATTCAAAACATATGAAGGTGACCCACAAATTGGTAAATTAAGACAGAACCTTCTTTCATTAGCCAAAGCCAAGAAATTACAAGAACTCGCTCAATTGATCAAAGGACTCCAAGCAGAAGCCAGACAAGTCCAATCAGTAAAAGGGCAAAGTGTCCGTGGAATGGAAGAAATCAGTAAAATAGCAAATTGCCTAACCGAAGACATCAAATTCAACAATGGATTGCTAATAGAAAATTTAGAACCACAAGAACCAAGTGTACAACAAATCCAGAAAACTTATGTATTAAAAATTTGGGACGAAGTTGACGACAATCAACATTTCACTCAAACAAAAATTAACATTGCACTACCAACTGACGCGGACGATCAACTCGTTGGTAAAATGATTAGTGACAAAGTTAGCGAAATTTTTGAATTAGTTAGCGTAGAAGTCCTACATGTAAGGAAACAAGGAAATTATTATGTAATCCAAGAAGATCTTGGCGGAGGTCGATTAGCTATAATTATCGCCTATGAAATAGCTGAAGAAGATCAAGGCCCATCCGCCCAAGAGATAGAAGAACTAGAAGCAATGACAGACCAAGAACCATTAAACTAATAATTTCCATAATATTCTAATTCGATATAATACACAGAGGAGCGACATATGCCATATATCACAGAAGAAGAAGGACTAGCAATCTACAACTCAATCTCAGACTGGCGCACAATAGCCAAACTAGGACCCCACTCAGACTACGAAATAAACATGCTAAGATCTTGGTTCCTTGGCCTCAAAACCCAAATAGAAAATCTCCAAGAACATGTAAACTCAACCGAAGAAATCCCAGAAATAAACGAATTCACAAACAAAGAAAAACTCGCCCACTACCAAATGATAGCCTTCGCAAAAGGAATCAAAGTAATATACGACGGAATCCTCAAAGGAGACATACTACTAAACGTAGTTGACGGAGCAGTATTCTTCGCACCAAGAGAAGAAGTAATTGACTCGATCAAACTAAAACAAATGGACCCAGACGAACAAGAAAAACCCAAAACCAATAGACTACGCAGATTCTAAAGACTCAGCAATCTTATCAACAGACTTAGCCTCATCCTCCATCCTCTTCAACCTAGAATAATAATCCCTAATCTCATCCAAATGATGAGCAGCAATAATAACCGCAACCTCCTCATCATCAACATGCTCCTTCTCAACCTCAATACCCATCAACAACTGCTCTTGATCATAATCACCATAATCCTTCTTAGGCTTACGAAAACCAAACTTCTCAATCTTATCAAAATTAAAATCTTTCATACCCTTATCTTTGCGGTATAAAAACATAACAGATACTCCTAGAGGCATACCCTACTCCCTAGGATAATCGGAGGACCGAATGATACAAGAACTCTTCAATTACATCCCAGCACCCTGGAGACCACATATCGCAATACTCCTACTAATACTCTACGTCATAACCAAAGCCAGAAGCGAAGTCAAAAACAAACAAATCAAAACCCTCCAATACCAAATAACCCAAATCCAACAGCACCCAGACAACAAATATTACACCCACCCAGAAGTACTCAGAAACATAAACCCACCACCAAACAAAATCAAAGACATCATACTAACACCCTTCAGAATCTTCTGCTAAGGATAAACAAATGCCAAAATATCAATACCTAGACAACCCATCCCAACTCCAATACTGCGCCCCATCATTAGAAATAAAAGAAATAATCTACGAAGATGTCATAGACGAATTCACAACACCACAAAACATAAATGGAACAACCACATACGTAAACCAAAGATCAATAGTCCGAAAACCAAGAATCATACTACAAGAAGACCCAGCATACACCGAACAACTCGCCCAAGAAGAATTAAAGAACCTCAAAGCACAATACGAAAAATTGAAGAAATTAGCCGAAGAATCAGAAACCAATTTTCGACAAGCCAACCAAAACATCGCCGCCCTAACAGTCACTAACTCAGCACTCAGATCCCAAGTAGAATCAATACAAGCCTCCCAAGAAGGAATAACCAAAACATACCAACTCCAATTAATAGAAGAACAAAATAAAACCAAAGACTATCAAAAAGCACTCCAAAACATAGAAAAAGTAAAACGAGCAATAGGCGAAATCGAATGGAATCACATAGTTGGAAATTCACAAGAATTACCTGAACCAGGAGAAAGGCACCTAGAATTATGATCCCCAACCAAATAATACACACCATCCTAACCAAAGAAATAACACCATGTTACAGCGACACGCCAGAAATAAACGGAAAATACTACGGATCACTCAAATTAGACGAACAAATCATATATCTCACCGGACCAATATACGTCACCCAAGGACAAGCTCGACAAGAAATGATAGAACTCATAGAACAAACCAGGAAAGCATGTGAAAATAAAACCAAAGCCAAACCACCAAACCCCTAAAATAACCACAATACCTATCAACCTGTGACCCAGCAGACAAACTAGCCCTACGCCTCTTAAACTCCACCACATGATACACCCCATCAACAGACACAACCAACAAATCAACACACCCCACAGGAGTCTGAAACTCCTCAAACACCTCCCCAACACCCTAAAAAACTCAACCCCAAACACCCTAACCCTCAACACCTCCCCCAACCTCCTACACACCAACACATCACCCTCCAACACCAACACCCCACCCCTACCCTGATAATTCAAAGGAGTAACCAACACCCCACCCATAATAAGAAACGAACCATCAACCTTACGCACAACCAAATACTTACCCCTAACTAACGAAGACTCCGCCCTCCCACAATACGACACCTCACAATCAGCAAACAACACAAAAGGCAAAGAAATATTACACTCAGAAATAATCACATCTTATCTATAGAGGAAGTTTTTCCGTACCCCCATCCGAACAACACCAATCACACACAACACCCCAACCCATCCCTACATAACCCCTGATCAACACCAAAAATAGAACAAATAAACAAAACCTGCTCACCCCTAAACCTAACACCAGTACGCTTATGATACTTAATAATCCTCATAATAGTCCTATCAGGATAAATAACATTCTCAGGATACAACTCCGACACCCCAGAATCCAAAGCCAACTGCGCTTGAGGAGTAGTCTCCACCCTATCACTATAAATATTACACATAACCAACGACATATCATGTAACTCATGCGGCTCATCAAAATAAAAACACACATCAACCAAAGGATTATCATAAGTCCTCAAATAAGCCTTAACAAACGCAACCTCATCATTAAAATAAAAATCCACATCCTTAGCACGATGAGTATTATGCAAAAAAGCCAACGCACAACCACCACTAATAACCCCACCCAACCCAAACAAAAACGAAATATCATCACGCAACCTATCAACCGAAATCTCAGAAGGCGAAGAAGACTTCAACAACCTATTAGCAATATACCTATCCAACTCAACCTGAGAAACACCACACCCAATAACATTAAAATAAAAATCCGAACCCCTCTCAATAAAACGCAACTTCCCCACAACATCAGACAACCTACCCACCTCTCAGAATAAGGAAACATTTAAACCCCAGGCGTCCCTTGAATCTCATACCCAACATCATTCATAGGAGCCTGATGAATCTCATCAGCATAAAATTGATACTTAGCCTTCGCATACTCAACAGCCTGCTGAATTAACTCAGGATTCAAACCAACATTAACACCATACTCCTGCACAGCCCTAAGAGCATTATCCAACGACATATTAACACCAGAACCATGCAAAAACACCTGCGAAAACACCTGCGAAGGAGTCTGAGGAATCCTCACAGAAGATTGACCAGGAACCACACCCTCAACAATCAACTTCGCAATGTCATCAATTCTACCCATTATTATCTCCTTTGACAATAAATTTGCTCAACCATGCAACCCAGCATCACACACCTCACCAACCCCAGCACCACACACCCTACACACCAACCCCGAATTAACACAACCAGAATTAATACACCTCTTCGACCTAAGAAACCCCCACCTCAACCGAAAAGACGACCCACAAACCCCACAAAACGGCCCACAATCCCCCTCCCTAATAAACCTACCCAACGGTGGTTTTGGCTTGATACGCCTCGGAAGAGGAGAATTAGGATAACCAAAATCCCTCAAAGCAGCCAACCCCTCAATAACCTCACGCCTCTCCTCAACCACCAAAAGCCCCGCATCAAACCCAACACGAATATCACAATCCCTAACCCTCGCATTCTCCTCAACCGTCAAACCCAATCGAACAAGAGAAACAAAATCCTCAAAACTCATAAACCCCTCCCACGCACCTTACGCACCTTACGCACCTTACGCTTCACAACCCTCCCAAAAAACGCCTTACTATAAACCTCCGGATAAAACTCCCTAGTACTACTCACCGAATGAGGCATAACCCCCACAAACCTAACACCCACCTTCTCCAACTCCCCAGGAACCACATCCAACACAAACTCCATAAACGCCTTACCCTCATCATCCGGAACCATAAACGCCTCAACCCCACCCCTACCCCCACGAATAACAACACCAGGAAACACCTTACGCACCACAAACCCAACAATAACACCATTCAACCTACCCACCTCATCCTCCAACGAACTACAATTAGGACATATACTCAACCTACTAGCCAACCACTTCAAACTCCTCAACTCAACATCAGAAAACACACCCAACACACCCACCTTATGCTCTCCCACCCAACACCTCCCTCTTCAAACCCAACCTAACCTCAACAACCCCCACAGACTCAAACACCTCAATAGGAGAAGGATTACCCCTAACATAAATCAAACAATATTCCTGCGCAGGACGAAAAGAATGATACTTATACTCCCTACCAACCACAGCATCAACCGCCGCAGGATCAACCAACACCACAGGCCCCTGACGCCAACACCAACGCCAACGACAATCATCCCCATCATCCTTCAGAACACCATGTAAAGCAACCATTAACCACCTCCCAACTCAAATACTCCTATCAAAAGAATCGCCATGGAAAAATACCCTCCCAAAGAAGCACACCCAAAAGGAGGTAAAATATTTAACCTCGTTCACCCACAAACACAAAATACTTTCTCCTAAAAAGAATCGCCATGGAAAAATACCCCTCGCTGAAAGGAGGGCCGACCCCCCTCCCCCTTGGTCCCCTCCCCCTCCCCGCCATACTTCTACGGGGGTACAATCCCTATCTTGTGGCATCCCCGCGCTCTTTGGAGGATGTCCCCCAGAGGGGACCGGAGCGCCACAACCTGAGCGCAGGAGAAGGACACACGCGACGGAAGCAGCGCGCCTCCCCCAAAGCGGGGCGGAGCGCCACGACCGGAGCGGGGAAGGACGCAGGGCACCGCACGAGCGGGCAGCGGGCCTCCCCCAGAGCGGCAGGAGCCGCCACGAGCTGGGTGCAGGCGGAACGAACCGCCAACACGAACCGCCCCAAAGGGGCAGAGGAGCAGGAAGATGGCAAACGAAGTGGAAGTCACGCCGGAAATCCTCGCGATGGCCAAGAAGCTGCAGGCCAAGCAGGATGCGAAGCTTGCCAAGACCCGCGAAGGTCTGAGCAAGTACCCGCACGCCAAGGCGGACACCTTGACGTACAACCCCGAGGCCAAGAAGTACTCGGTCGAGATCGAGTGCACGAAGTGCGGCAAGACGCGCCGTGTGTTCACGAGCGACCTCTTCCAGATCGACACCTGCGTGGACTGCGCGGGCGAGGCGAAGAAGGAGAAGCAGGCGGTGAAGAAGGAGCTGATCAAGGCGGCGATGGCCAAGATCGCTGCGGACAAGGCGGCTGAGTAAGACCAAGAGGGAAAGGGGGATCGGCCTCCTTTCCCTCTTTCTGTTTCCAGGGTGGAAAGCCTCAACATTCGCTTGAAGAGGGGTTTAGCTCGGCATTCGCTTGGAGGCTTTCTTAGACGAGCGAAGCAAGGCAATTGAGGGTTGAGCCATGCGGTAGTTAGCTGTTCGACACTAAGCTGTTCGAGGGAGCAGGGTTCCGTCCCTGCTTAAGACCCCTCTTTCCACTGAGGAAAGGGGCCAGGTCCCAAGTCCTGGAGGGAGGTGTTCGATGGTCCCAGTTGCTGTGACGATTGCAACACACCTTACCACGAAGGATGTGGAAAAGGCTCTGTGTGAGATGTTTCACACGGATCGTTTGGCGGCGTTCATTCCGCTGAACGAGAAGGAGACGGAGTACGTGTTTCACGATCTCCGGATGTTCTGGTTTCGTGTTCCTGGTGTTGAGGGGATCAAGGTTGCTCGCTTGGATGGCGAGGGGAACATGCACGTCTACAAGCTTTTGCATTTTTGTGTTCGGTACGCTGATGGGGAAGTGAGGGATTCGGCTGGCAGGAGTTGATTTCCACCTTGGAAAAGGAGCAGAACGTGAGCAGAGCAGATGCGTTGCGTGAGGGGTTGAGGATTCGTGGGAGGTCGAAGCACCGATCTCACGGCCCAACCCGTCAGGAGATCAAGGATCGGATTCGTGAGCGGATGCAGGAGTCTGACGGGAATCGGTGAAGTCCGAGAGGGAGGGGATTCCTTTCCCCTCTTAAGGAACTACTTTCCACTCCGGAAAGTAACCAGGTCTCAAGTCCTGGAGGGAGGTGAGAAGTGGAGATAAGAAAGATCCTCGCAGGACTCTCACCCAAAGAGCTGGACGAGCTGCAAAAACTCATCCAACTCAAACGGGAAGGACGAGTCTGCACTTGTGGAGAGGTAATCCCAACCGAACGTCTGGAATTGGGGTTAACAACCTGCAAGAATTGCGCAACACCAACCCAAATCCTTCGCGTGAGGGAGGGAATCGGTGGCGGCAATTCGAAGTTCCACACGGAACTAGTGACAATCCCCTAGTTCCAGGGAGGAAACGCAGTGAGTAACTGCATCGAAATCAGGAATGGAGTTGTCCCATTCCACAAGTCAATCCTCAACATCCCAGCACTCCAAAACCTGCTGGCCACAGTGAAAGACTTGAAAACAGCACCAAAAGACAACCAAGGCTACTTCGCATGGTGGTTCCTCAGCCAAAACACCGTCGTCCAAGGTGACTACGCCTTCATCCACTTCGGCGCAGGCAGGAGCTGCCACACCAACAGGGATTTCAAGGGGACGCTCATTTTCCTCAAGGATTTCATGTTGAGACAGAAGACGTGGGTCTTCAAGTACACCGACGAGTTCGACGGTCACCAGAAGGTTCTGAAGTGGAAGGTTGATTTCATGAATCCCGAGGGCACCCCTTAAAATCAGGGGTGTAAGGAACACCTTTCCACTCCGGAAAGGTCCAGGTCCCAAGTCCTGGAGGGAGGTTACATGCTAGTCAAAGCTATTCCTCAGACAGTGAAAGAAGTGCGGGTAATCCAGAACCCACACATTGAGAAGATGAAGATCCGGATTCTGGAGAATACCGCAAGGCAGAGGCGGGTTGTGGAGCAGATCGGTGGGGAGATCCTTCGTAATTATGCCATTTGTTCGGCGTCGAAGGACGATATGATGAACGTCCTTGGGGCGTTGGATTTGTTGAACGCTCACGAGGTGCGGATTCTGGGGGTTATTGACTCCCTAGGGAAGTGAGGGGGTGCCACTATCGTGGTTGAACGAGGGGCCGGAGTGCGCTCCTCTATTGAAAGTCGTGTTTACCGAGGGCAGCGGGGAGGTTACTCTCCGCTGTAAGGAAGCTCGATTCCACCGAGGAAATCTTGGTGGACGAGACCAGGTCCCAAATCCTGGGGTTGACGGGCTAGTTCTCCGCCTTGCGCTGGCGGGTTAAGATCAAAGCCGAACCGGAGTTTGGGAATTTGCTGTTAACGTTTTGACCTGACGGGAGTGCAAATCCCGAAGGGCACCCAACCACCCCCATTTGCACTGGGTCGATGATTAAGAGGTGGAAGGGGGAGTGAGCAGGGTTCAGGCGTCAATGGAATAGCCAGCCAGTCGTAGAGCTGCCTTTCCCCATTGGCTCATGACCAACAGTCCTGGGAATACTCAGGTGAATTCTGCCGCTCACTAAGATTCGCTCCCTCGCTGAGGAATCGGCTTGAGGTCGAGCAAAGGAAACGGCTCCCGAGCGTCCCTCCCAAGCGGAGCGGAGCGCCACGACCGGAGCGGGGAAGGGACGCAGATTGCGGGCCTTCCCCACAGATTTTGGCCGGATAGCTCAGTGGTCTAGAGCGCCCTACAGGAAAATCCACCAACAGAAAACAGGATGTCTGCAAGCAACCTGGCCTTCCAAAGTGGAACTGTGAAACCACACTCAAGACTCACTTGCAGGTGAGGGTTGGGTGATGGGGGAGACGAGGGTTCGAATCCCTCTCTGGTCTGCCTTTTTAGTTGAGGCTAGAGGCCGCTTGTGGCGGAGCTTCGCCTCACTGGTGGGGCACTGCAGTGCCCCCCTCCCTATTCCCACAAATTAAGCAAGCGAAGCAAACCGAAAGGGGTGAACAAGTGACACGACCACCGGGCACTCAGTAAACTCCAAAACATTTTGAATTCTTTTTGTGAGTTTAGGAGCAAAGAGGCACAGAGGGCAGAAAAGTGAAAACGCATTAAGGAAGTCCCGAGGGCAACGGAGAGCGAAAGAACTAACGGCAAAGCCCATCAACACATGGGTGCCCAAAGTCATCCCTCTCCCTTGTAAGGAACTCGCTTTCCACACCGGAAAGCGACCAGGTCCCAAGTCCTGGAGGGAGGCCCAATGCACAACTACACCAAAGCAGGAACCTACGTTGCAATCTGCAACAAAACCAACTGGGACGGACACTACGTCAAAATCTTCGACTTCCCAGCCGAAGAAAACGAAGCCCGAAAAATCAACGGGTACGACGAGGTTGACGCAAGCTGGTACTTCCTCAACCGCCTTGATTTAACGGCGTGCCTTGAAGCCGTCTACCCCATCGAAATCTTCCAAAAAGCCTTCGAACAAAAGAAACAAACTCCGAACGCAGGAAGTGATTGCTCCGACCGATGGTCAATCGGAGTTGACGGAAAGAAAGTCACCAGAGAAGATGCAATCGGAACTGACGGAAAGAAAGTTTCAGAAGAATTCCGTCGCTATTTGGTTCGTTAACATAATGGGAGGAAGAGTTGTTTCTCTTCCTCCCAGTCACCACCCGAACGGGGAGAAGCTAGGGTATCCGTGAACGTCCAAGCGGGATACCCTTTCCAAGCTGGAATTTAGCAACCCTTGCTGTCAGGAACCTTAAGGTAGGGAATCGTCTCTGATTGAATTTATCAACTCTTGCTATTCAAACCATCCCCAGAATACCAACCAACCGCCACCAACAAGCGGGGGTACAGGAGGTGACTCACCACTTCAACCAAATTGCACCTCCCCAGAGAGCCAAGGGAGCGCCACAGGACGGGAGAGGCGGGAGAACCCGCCCAAACCCACACGCCCCAACGGGGCAGAGGAGACAGACCATGCCACAGACAGAAGTCACACCCGAGATTCTCGCACTCGCCGAGAAAATCAAAGCCAAGAAGGACCTCCAGTTGGAGAAAATCAAAGCCAACCTGGACAAATACCCCCACGCCTTCAGCGACACCCTCACTTTCGATGAAGCCGCAGGCAAGTACAAAGTGAAAATCAGCTGCCAACTCTGCTGCGACGACTCCCGCTGGGTCTTCACCTCCGACCTCTTCCAAATCGACACCTGCACCAAATGCAGTGACCAGCGGAAGGCTGAGAAGAAAGCCGCCAAGAAGGAACTCCTCAAAGCTGCAATGGCCCAACTCAAAAAGTAAACCGAGGGCAGAGAGGCTAAAACCTCTCTGTAAGGAACTGAGCATTTAAGCTCACAGGTCCCAAGTCCTGAGGGAGGAGCCAATGGAACCACTAAAAATCGAAGATGTCACAAACACCTTCAAACCAGAAGACCTGAAAGACGCCCGAGTCATCCTAAGTAAAATGCCCGAAGGCAAAGCAATCATGAGCTTACTCTTCAACGCCTGGATGCCACCACTCGACCCACCTGATTTGAAACAAGTCTTTGAGGTAAGACGCCCCAAAGGACTCTGCAGGTGCGGTGAGAGGATTTACCGTATCAAGAAACATCCTTTTGAGGTTTACCGCTGCACCAAGTGCAAGGCAGTCTACCCCAGCAAATAGCAAGAGCTGATAAACACATCTGAATCCGAAGTCGGTCAGATGAAAACGATTACAGACAGCAAGGAGAGCCAAATGAACATCCTCAAAGAAGTGATCCAAAGAGCCAACAGTTACGGCAAAATGGAGTTAGATTTCAACATCAAACTCCTGAAAATCAAGGGCAAGGTAGCAACCGTCCAATGTTGGAATGATGGCGACGAGAGGAAAGACAGGTACAAGGCTACAGTCAGGCTTTTAACTTCACCTCAAAGTGGTGTTCATCTCCTTGAAGTCACACGTGGGAATGACGAGGAGTCTCAAATCGTTAGTGCTTCTGGTCGTGCACTCTGCGCAATCCTCTACGCCTAACCAAACGGAGTAAGGGAGGAAGCCAATGAAAATCAAAGTAAGCTGCGACTTAGTTCACGGAACCGACCGTGGAGGCGAAGATCTCTTTCTCGTCTTCCGCACAGAAAGCAACAACATCCAACCAGCCAACTCACTTGGGCTAATGGGTCCGATCCTCGATCTCACCAAGGAAACACTTGAGTTGGAGCTGGATTTGGACGAAGAATCAGAAGACATGAAGAAGATGATCAGGGACTTCCACGAAGGAAATCAAATCACTCTTGGTTGGGGTGAGTACGATTTCAGGTGGGTTGGGACGAAGGGGGATTTACTCGAAATCGTGAGGAATTCTATCCTGGAACCCCGATTCTGGTCCCGAACTGCTGATGAGGTGATTTGGCGGTTTAAGCTTACTCACTTTGTTGACGGGAACGCTGATTAAAAAAGGGGGGATTTGTGCTTGTTTCAAATGAGTGATTCAAACAAGCGTTTGATTCAAGCATCAGATATTTTCGATGTGTATGTTGATTAATTTTGGAATGGTTTCTCCTACAACTAGAACTACTCTAATAGTCAATTAACCCCAACTCAGGGGAAATAATTCCTGGGTTGGGGCTTTTCGTATCAATGAGTACATTAGTTTAATTTTGAGATACTTCGTGAGGAATGAGAAATCACCATGTGGAACACCTCGAATTATAACCCACTCGGTTTTCAGGAATTATTTCTAAGGGGGTATTTCTCGGATTGAGGGAATTGGTTAGCCTAAGTACTGTGAGTTTGTGAGGGGATTTCGGGGTTTGAGAGTTTTAAATTTGGGATTGGTTTTGAGGCGATAGAAAGATGTTTCTATTTCCACGGAGGAAATTCCGAGCGAAGCGAGGACAAGCGAGGAGGTGTTGAATGGGTGATGTGAGGAGTTCTGTGGTGTCGATTACGACTATTGTTAATCCTCATAATTCTGATGGTGAGGTTGTTGCTGTTTATTCTACTGCTCCTCTTACTGTGGAGGATGTGGATGAGTTGTTTAAGTTGTATGAGGCTGGGGAGTTGGGGTTGTTGGTTGAGTTGCCTGGTTGTTTGAGTTGGGTTCGGGATTTGGAGGTTGAGGAGGTTCGTACGAATATTTCGGTGATTAGTGGTTGGTTTTGTTATGTGGTTGGTGGTTTGGGGTAGGGGATTGGTCTTTTCCGTGGTGGAAATTGGGGTTTTGGTCTTTTCACAAGCGAAGCGAGTGGAGGTGTGTGATGAGTGAGTTTGGGTGTGAGGGGGTTAGGATTTTGGATTGGTTGAGGGGGCGTGAGTTGTTGGTTGTTTTGAATGAGTCTGATCCTGTGACTGGTTTTGTTGGGGATTTTGAGATTGCTGTGTTTGGGGATGGTAGGTGGGAGTTGTCTTATGAGGGTCGGTCTGATGAGGTTGCTCATTCGGGGGTTGGGTTGGAGGGGTTGGTGGGGGTGTTGCGGGCTGAGGGGGTGGAGGGGGCTGGGGTTTCTCCTTCGCGTGAGGTTTTGGTGAGGGAGATTGCGGAGTTGAGGGGGCAGGTTGAGGCGTTTGAGGCTATGAGGGAGGGTGTGGAGGTTCGGGTTGGGGATTTGAAGGAGGCTGCTCGGGTTGCTTTCAGGGCTGGTGCTGAGGCGATGAAGGGTAGGGTGGCTGCTGTGTTGACGATGAAGGGTGAGGTGGGGGCTGCTGTTCTTGTGTTGGGGGTGTCTGTTCCTGAGTTTAGTTTGCCTGAGGTGATGGTGTTGTCTAAGAAGGGGTGAGGTATGACGCGTAAGCAGCGTAAGAAGAGGGAGCGGCGTAAGCGTCGTCGTGATTGCATGAAGGGTTAAAGGAGGTGTGTGGTTGGTGGTGAATAAGGAGGTGTGTGGTTGGTGGTGAATAAGGAGGAGTTATGAGGAAGACTTATGGGGTTTGGAGTTATAGGGATCGGAGGTTTCGGAGGTTGTTGAGGGTTGGTGATTTTTATAAGGCTGATAAGTGTGACGATCCGCGTGAGGTTTTGTTGGGTTTGAATGGGCCTCTTCTTTCTTTTTCTAAGAGGAAGTTGGTGGGGGTCGGTTTAAGGTGGTGCATGTTATTCACAGTCATGGTGGTTATTGTTATTAGCCGAGGGCACCCCTCCCCTTTGGGGTGTAAGGCCCCCACTGAAAGTGGGTCTGGTCCCAAGTCCAGAAAATACTTTCTCTTTCCATGGAGGAAATAAGATGGTAGTCATAGTTACCAAAGCTGGTTCATTCGTGAAACCGAGGGTCCCAGGCAAGAGTAGTCAGAGGAATGTTGGATTGTGGTATTGGGGTGCGAGCAAGACCCCATTGACTGTCAAGCAGTTGACGAGGCAGATTGAAATGATTGTTGATGAATCTCTGCCTGAGGGGGAGGATTTTACGATTAAGTTTGTCAACGTGAAGAAGGGAGGTTGAAATGGACTTTGAGGGGATTTGTCGGAGGATGCTGCCACCTGAGAAGGCTGAGGCGATGATTGCTGAGCATAAGTTGAGGATTCGGCAGACTCAGCTTCAACTTCGGAATGGTGGGGTGAATCGGAGGTTGCATCAGCAGCGGTTTACTGGGGTTATCCCACGTCCTGCGTACAATGCTGCTCGTGCTTGGGTGAAGAGGCAGGTTGCTGAGTTGTTGAAGGAGGATTTGGAGAGGGCGAGGAGTGGGGTTGGTTTTCTGGCTCAGATTCCGACTGAGTATTCGGGTTTTGGGCTGGAGAAGTGGGTTGATCGTGAATTGGTTGGGCAGTTCTTATGTGATATGGCGAGACAGGGGCTATTGGAGCCGCACCCGATGGGTGGGTGGATGGCTGCTCGTCCGAGGGTTAAGGGTGTGAGTGGTGAGGTTGTTGAGGATTTGGAACTTCCAGGAGGGAGTAATGAAGGTCACTAAATTCAAGCGGTTTTTCAATGAGTTGACTGAGAAGGAGCAGGAGAGGCTTCGAAAGGCTTTAGCTGGCAAGGAGATGATTAGGGTCAAGGTTGTTGATTATTGGGTTGACGATCATTTGCCTTGTCTTGGAACTACTGTCAACAGCATTCCGTTGAGTTTTTGGTGGTTGAGTGGTGAGGGTAGTGGTGCTTTGCATTTTCCGAATGATCCTAAGGCTCAGAAGATTATTCGGTTGATGATTAGGATGCAAATGGAGAAGTACAATGAAGAAAGTTATGTTCCTTAAAATTAGGAGGTTCAAATGACGCTGACTAAGATTATCAGGACTCCCAAGGCGGAATTGTTGCTTTCGAGGGAGGATGTACGGCTTATTGGGGCTTGTACTAAGTCGCATTATGATGCTGAGGTTATGCGTGGTTTCTTGAATAGGTTGGAGATTTACGTTGCGGATGCAGATCCTGGTAGGATTGTTCTTGAATTTCGTGAGTTGGATTCGATTGCGAAGATGCTTGAGAAGTGGCAGGATTTGCCTGAAAAGGATGATCGGGCGAAGGCTTATGTGCTTCACATTGACATCCTTAATGTTCTGGCGGGTCTGAATAAGCAGTATTTGGCTGATAATGATTAGGAGGTGTGAAATGTCTGAGTCGAAGAAACCTTCTGTTAGGGCTTTTGAGGCTGCGGCGAAGGCGTCTCGGTGGCATCAGGGTTCTGGGATTCATGCTGATGGTTGTGCGTCTATTGCTGAGCATTTTGAGGAGTTGAATCACCTTGAGGTTGCTGAGCTTTTTGCTGATGCGGCTGAGGCGGAGGCTACTCATTTGGAGGAGGTTGGTGGTGAGTGGGGGAGTGTGGCTGCTTGGAAGAAGTCTAAGAGTGGGGTAGCGACAGCTAAGGCTGTGAAGGCTGCGTTGAAGGTTGATCCGAGGTTTAAGTTGAGTGAGTGGATGTAAGTCAAGGAGGTGTTGAATGGGTAAGAAGGTTGTCTGTGAGGAGAAGGTTGCGGTTTACGGTGACTACGATGGGAATGCGCCTGACACCGGCAATTTGGTGGTTGTTGGCACTCAGGAGGAGGCGAACGAGGTTATTGCTGATTTGGAGTTGGTTCTCGGTTCTGAAGTGCGGGATGAGAATAACGATGAGGCGAAGGAGGCTCTACACAGGTTGGAGAAGCAGGATGTTTGCGTCCCTTATGTTGATGGGTGGCAGCATGCGTTGTCTTTTAGGACTCGTGAGGTTTATGTGCCGGTTGAGGGGTTTGAGATTCATGCTGTTCGGTAACCGAGGGCGGGGAGGTTGACTCCCCGTAAGGCCACCCTTCCACGGTGGAAAGGGTCCTGGTCCCAAGTCCAGGGAGGTTTCATGAAAACTTTCGAGATTGCTCGTCAAGCTTTTGTTGTTGCTCTGGAGGAGAGAATTTCTGGTTATACGCTTCGGATTTGCGATGCTGTGAAGCGTGATCCTAATTCGTTGGATTGTCAGGCATTACGTGATTCGCGGGATTATTGGATTGGGATTTTGAAGTGTACTCTTGATGGTGAGAAGATTGCTCGTGATTCTCAACCTGGGGATTTGTTCGCCAGGGTTTACCAACAGATGCGTTTGCCTGCTGATGAGTACGTGGTTGTGAGTGCTCGAATTTTGAAGGAGACGTGCGATGTCTCCAAACCCAAACCTTAATCATTGAAAGGGAAGAAAAAGATGAAGAATTTTGTTGGAGAAGAGGCACTTAGTTGGTTTAAGACTGAGGCTCTAGGTACGATGAGCAAGGTTCTGGATGTCAATCAGAGGTTCTTTGTTTTTCAGGGTTCTGGTGGGTGTGATCAGCCTAATGGGTGTTGGGCTTTGGTTTTTGGCCCCGCTAAGCATACTTCGGTTGTTGATTTTTTGAAGACTCGTTTCGGCGCTGGTCGATTGGTTGCTGAGTGTTTTGATGTTCATGGTGGTCGTGGTTGTGGTTGTTTGGGTTGGGAATTGGTTAGTGAGAGTGTTGGGGTGTTGACTGGTGAAGGGGTTGTTCAGGATTTGGCTGTTATCCCCAGTTGTGACATAAATGAATTCTTCAACAACATGAATGACAACGCATTGAACTTTGTGAAAGGAGGGGTACAATGAGTAGAATGAGCAATTTGGATTTGATTCAGAAGAGTGGAGAGGTTGTGCGGGTTTCATCTGAGAAGGATGGCGTGTGGTTGTTGGATTCGGGTGGTGAACGGTTGAATAAGTTGCCGTTTGTTAGTTGTGCTGAGGCGCGGAGGTTCTGCTCTCAGTGTGGGTTGAAATTCCAGAATTCGACCGACTCGGTGTTTGAAAGGAGGTAAGGAATGAGTTTGGCTAAGAATGCGTGTCAGTGGTGCCCCTACGAATGAGAGGAGACAAGTATGCTTGAGAGAGCTAAGATTCTTCGGGATTTGAAGAAGCTGGTTGGGAAGGAGAAGGTTGATACAGAGTACATGCCCCAGCATGATTTTGATCTTATTTGTGGTGATTGTTATTTTCTGTATCGAACTTGACGCCAGATGAGGTGGTAAAGGTTAAGGAGTTTGTGGCGGGACGGAAGGATGGGTTGGAGATTTTGGATTATGAAAATGAAGATGACCCGACTCGTTTGACGTTGAATTTTCAGGAGCCTGATCCGGATGGTGAGGGCGAGGATGAAGATGAGGAAGAGTAATAAGGAGGAGAAATGATTAACTGCGCTAAGGGTGTCAGAGTTCATTACCATAACATGGAGAATCAGCCCTGGGTTTTCGGGGTTACAGGATCGAGTGAAGAGGAGGTTCGTGAATTTGTTGATGCGGTTGAGGCTCGTGGAGATATTGTCAACTCTGATGTTGAAGAATTCAATCAGCCTTTCAAGGCCGATAAGATCGTTAGCCTTGAGGGTTTGATGATGTTCATTGGCAGAGTTGATGAGGAGGAAGAATGACCAATAGTCGCGGCACAGAAGTCTCTCCTGCTCACACCGCTGAGAAGGAGAAATCACTAGCCTACCTGAGGGAAGTCGGGGCATTCCTTGATGAGCGTTTTGCTCGACCTGACCCAAGTTGGACTGAAGCTGATCGGGATCGGTACATTGCAATTTGGGTTAAGCACCACGGCGAATTTAAAAGGAAACAATAATGGATGAAGCAGAACTCAAGAAATTGTGGGAAGGGAAGAGCGCTGAATTAATGGCTGCTTTGAAGGAGAAGAGCAAATCGAAGGAATACGCCAAGGTTCTTGATGAGTTTGTTGCTGCGGCTCCGTCTGGGTGGGTTGATACTGAGACGGTGGCTGTGAGTTGTCTGGTTTCGGTTCTCTTACGGGACATGAGCAAGATTGTTGAGATGAGGAATATCAAGCTTCAGCGTGGTTTGGATTCGGTGTTCTCTGAAATTATTAAGAAGTTTGAGTCCACGATTCGTCAGACAACTCTGGGGAGGCATCTGAAGGGTGAGAAGCCATTGTTTGTTAGTGTGGCTTCTGCGTTGAGGCCCGACATGGAGTCTGTGTTGAAGAAACTTTAAGGAGTAAAAATAAATGTTGAGGAGGTGTTGGATGGCTGATTTTGACAAGAAACTGGATGAGGCGCTGATGACTGGTGGTCGATTTGTGGTTGTTGATGAGATGGATGAATCTCCTTATGCAATTGCTTTTGACAATGAGGAAGCTGCGTTACCCTTGTATAAGAAGTTGGTGGCTGCGAATATGGTGAAGAATTATGGGTTTAGTGAGGGAGATGCGGATGTTCAGCAGGTTTTGAATGCAAAATCTGTTAATGATATTGGTGAGTGGTCTGAGGTTCTGTTGTTGAGGGATGGTTCGATTGGGGTGTGGACTGGTTTTTCAAGTGCTGATCGGAGTTCTATTGGTGGTTCTTTGCCGTTTGAGGATGAGGATGCTTTTATTGGGAATGGCGATCCGAATTTTTACTTTACTGGCAAGGTTCCGTCTGGGACTAAGGTTCCGGTGACTAGTTCTGTGGAGCCTGAGGTTCATCCGTTGTATCAGAGGCTTATTGATCGTGAGCGTGAGTTGGAGCCGGATGAGACCGAGGGCAGAGGGTGATTCCCTCTGTAAGGAACTCTCTTTCCAGTCCGGAAAGAGACAGGTCCCAAGTCCTGAGGGAGGTGAAAGTGGATTCGACATTGGTGTGCCTAACGAATGACGAAGTGTTGGCTGATCAACCTCTGGTTAAGAAGAGCCTACCTGAAATGGAAGCTTACCTGAATGCTTCACCCAGGAATGCTCTGGTTATAGGAGGAGCTAAGAAGGTCTACGTCCTTCGTGGAGCTTCAGAGCAACCAAATAACTTCTATTACGGACTCTGGCCCGCTGAAGATCCCAATGACGCAGAAGGTGGTGATCTGACCGCCTCGCAGGCTATTGCTGAAGCTTTGAAATGGAGTACGTCTGATTTTGACGCAAAATTGGACAGTGCATTAGACGAAATCTGAGTAGCTCCCACCTCTAAATTGACTGATTAATAAGCAGGGATACTCCTCAACGGGGTATCCCTGTTTCCACGGAGGAAATATTCTTGAAACACAGTAAAATGAACCGCTTCCTAAGCAGCAGAGGCAAAGGACGTGGCGGAGTTACGCTAATTTGCGAAAAGTTGATTAAGATTCTATCTGAAGCCCCAGATTCTTTAGAAGTCAGAGATGCTTTGGATTATTTGATTTGCGTCAGATCCAGTTGCTTATTCTCTGGATACAAGCATCGACGGTTTCAAAGGGAGATCAAAGTTTGCGATTTGTCTAAGTACTAAGGAGAATGAAATGAGATGCCCAAGGTGTTTGGTTCAAGTTGATTCTGATAAGGATCGAATCCTGCGTTGTCCAAGGTGCAAGCGTCCGTGGGGCAAGATTTTAACCAAGGCTGAAGTTCTGGCTGAGGCTGAAGCTGAGGTTGAGCGGCTTCGTGCTAGTGGTTGGACTCAAGAAGATTTTGCTCGTGCATTGCGGGGAACTTTGGAGGTGCCTGATGCGCGTTCAATGGGATGAGGTTGGTGGTGAATGGAGTCTTGGTGGAATGGAGAAGGCTTTAAGGCATTCGGGTTTGGTTCTTGATCGTGAACAGACGTTGTTGAATGACAAGATTGCTATGGTTGCTGTGAAGTCTGAATCTGAGGCTTACAGGTGGGCGGAGTTGGGTGACCGGAGAGGAATGGTGAAGCTTCCAAGCGGATGTTTCATAGAAATTCCAACGTATTAGGAGGTCAAATGGCTAAGTCAAAGAAGTCTAAGTTCATAGTGAAGCGATGTCTAAACTGTGAGGTTGGTGGAAAATGCACTCCTACAATCTCGTGGGACATTGTGTTTGAGGATAAGAAAGGTTTCAAGTTTGTGGCTGAATTCGCAAAGCGGAATTTCGCCTTGATCTGCGCACGAGCTTTGAATAAGGCTGGCTTGAAGCCATAAATTTCATTTCCACGGTGGAAACAGGAGATTACAAAATGTCTAAAGTCTGGGAAGTTGCAGAAGCAGTACTGAACAAACGCGGCTGGAAAATGGTTGGACCAAAGTTGGAGAAGCTAGTCTACTCAATGTGGAAGGTCAACGAAGAAGAAGAAGACCTCCAATGCGACTGGATGTACTCACTCGACACACACGCTCGCTCTGGCGAATTCTCAGAAATGGTCGTTGCGGGTGAGAACAAAGTCACTGAGAAAGCCAAAGGTCGCAAAATCTGGTGGCTGAACGATTTAGATGGTGAGTGGATGCATGTCACAATCCTCTTCGGGACTGAGAAGGAACTGACTAAGAAAGCTCAAGCGGTAATCGATGAATCCCAGAAATCACGGAATGACAAAGTCTTCCATGACCAACTCTCAGTGGAGCAAGTCGATGCCCTAGGTGAGAAGTTCGGCGGCAAGAAGACTGAACTCGGGAAGCGATCTTGCTTGTGGTTTACCCGCGAAGATGGACGCGAGTTACACTTCACCGCAGTTGGTGGTGTTGGCGATGGCTACAACGAAGGCCCGCGAATTCGCTTTATGCATAAGGACGTAACAAAATCTGAACACCCAATGATCAATGAGATTTATTTCAATCGAATTGGTCAATTGGAAGTCTTCATTGACTGCTTGCCAGAAGATCATCACATTGAGACTTTCGAAGAATCTGATGTCAAGTATTTGCGGGACTTGTTGAAGAGAACTCTCGGTCAGAATATCAAACACAGGGAGAGTCAACGCACTTTGTACTTCAATAGCTTCTCTATCTCAAGGGAGAAAGTCGGAGAGAAAAAGGGCAGGATCTATGTCTCATTGTGTGGTTGTCAATACCCAATCTGTGACATTGATGCTGCGGGTAAGATACATGACCATTATTGCGATCCTGACCCAGTTTCGGTTCATGAGGCTCTTAGGGCGAGGGCAGAAGTTGGATTGAGTGAAGTCAAGAGGTTCATCAAGAACGCTAAATTGGAGTTGGCTAAGCGCAAGAAAGAGCAGAGGGATTTCAGGGCGATGTTGAAGTTGCTTGGGAAAAAGCCAAAGACAACTAAGATCATTGGTTTTAAACCCCCAGAGAAGATCGTCGGACTTCCGAAATAAGGAGATTCGACATGAGAAGTGAGGATGAAACATGAGTGACCTCCAAGCCCAATTAGATAAGGTTGCGGTGATCCAAGCAGTAATAAATGCTGATCCCGAATTGGAGGGCTTCTTTCCCTTCGTGAGAGGGTCCGACATGTACGCGGTGAACAGGCTTGATACAATTCCACTCCTTGATAAGGACAATCAACTCTTGATTAAGAAATGCCCGAATGGGGTGTTTGCTGTTAAATTCTAAAAGGAGATTAAAATGAGCAGAAACGAGATCAACTACGTGACCAAGAAAGGCCGGAAATGGAAGGCCGAATACCAAGGACGAGGCTGCGTTTCCTTCTTCGTTGAACGAGTCGAGAAGGAAGGGGAATTCTTCCCTGGTAGTGGTTGGTACAGAGCAATCAGGTGGTATGATGTCCCAGTTGTCATCCGAAAGTGGGCTGTGCGGGTGTTTGGTGAGAGGGGTGTGAAGGTTGAGCACTTGGTTTCACCGTGCTCCTACCCAATCAAGATGCTGAGCTAAGAAGGAGTCAATATGATTTGCGAAAGATGTAAGAAAGAAACTCCAACACTCACAAAGAAATTCATCTGCAGTGATTGTAGGATTCAGGAACTTGAAGACATGGTTCGTGAGTTGACCCGCTACGCAGATGGCGCTTACGAGTGTGCATTCCCCGATACTTGGGAGAATTGCCGAATCGCCGATGAAGCAAGGGCACTTCTTGGTGAGCCACCTCTTTACAAACTGGAGGCCAAATGACAAACGAACAAGCAGCTAAGCATTTTGCGGCACTCCCACCGAATGAGAGCGCCGTAATCCTAGTGGCTGACGGAGACCTTGGTTTTCTGGATGAAGAGCCTCTGAAGGAAGCGTCTAGTCTTGACGAGGAATTCTACGACGATTTCAGCGAGAATCGTAAGAAGATGTTGGCAATCCAAATGTTCTCACGCTAAGGAGACCAAAATGATCCTCACTAAGAAAGAGAAAGCTCTCATTCTGAGATGCCTAGAAATATGCCGAGATTCAGCGTCGTCTTGTCCTGAATCTCTTGGCGATGATGTCCTGAAGTTAATGCGGAGCAAGAGCAACCCGCAGACAGATCCCGTCTGGGATTCAATCAATAAGAAACTTGAACTTGTGGAGGTAAAATGAGCAACGCACAATACGACAAACCCGCCAAATTCGTCCCTGGCCTGTTCGTACTCAGGGCTTACGTCTGCGAACAGAACGAACCATCCGGAGCTGGTTCACTGATCCACGCTGAAACGTTGGCTGAACTCAAGAAAGAAATGTCAGAAGAATATGAATCATCCTTTGGTGATGATGGCTTAGATGAGGAGGATAAAGAGGAACCGGAATTCAAAAACAAATGCAGCTTCTCAGATTTCGAGCTAGGTAATGGCGATAACTTCATCATGGCCGACATTGCCTACCTCCCCGAGGGGTTTGAACTGAAAAAGAGGGGCCGAAAATGAAGAAACTACGAGTCGATTTCGATAAGCTAATGTTCACCAATAAGGAGCCGAAAATGAAATGTGACCGATGCGGAGCTAAGTACCGAGACGAACCGCCCTGTGCCAAGTCAATTCACGACTCGCTGCCTTGGATGCCAGTGCTTAAGAAGTTGCGGTCAATCGCCAAGGAACTCCCCGTCCCTGAAGGACACAAACGACGGCGCAAGGGAATGACCACTTACTTCTTTGAGACAAGTGGCCTTGAGGCAATCCTCGCCTACTTGGGGAAGCGATACGGGCCAAGCACAGTGGCGCAATTTTCTGTGACGCCTAATTGGGTGTTTGGTGATCCGATTTTTGGTGATCCTGGTTGCTCAATTGTGGTTTACGGAGATGACCCACAGTTTGTGGCGATTTCTTCTAGGAGATTAAAATGACTGACAAATACTCCGAAGTAACCAAGAAGATGGATGAGCAAGATGAGCGAAATCTTCGAACAGACGAAGCAGCAGATGCCTATATCCAGGAGATAACAGAAGAAGCATTACGCAGCGGCAAATCCTTTGAAGTCGGAGATTGGCACATTTGGTTCTGTAACGGCTACTTCCGAGTTTCACTGGATTGGTCAATTGACCGATGCTCTGAAGGTGATAAGAAGTTTGCCTCTTGGTTTGAGTTGAGGCAATTCCTAGGAGATTAAAATGACCGACAACCAATGCCACGAAGCTCTGGTCGAAGCATTCAATAAGGATTACAAAGTCGAAAAAGAACACGAACGTAACCAAGAAAGCCTGATCATCCTGAATGAGGATCGAAACATCGAAGTCATCTACCTTGGAGACGTGATCCTCATCCAAGAGAATGGAGCAGGTTTCGATTGCAGAGCAGCCCATGTTGGACGGACTTTCATCTGGCGTGATTCTGAAGGCGTTGATGACGTTGTGACCGCCGTCTCAAGGATGATTGTTAGTGGCCCTAGGGCCAAGAATGGAGACTAAAATGGAGATTTTGGCCACAGATGTGATACTTCGACGCAAGTTCAAGCTCACCTTTGAAATGAAGGAAGTTGGGACTTACGACTCCCCAAAGGATGCGTTTAGGGAAGTCTATAATAGGTTGACGGCGATGAAGTCAATACCCACGGTGGTGTTTGAGACCATTTGGGTTGATGTCGATCCGCCTCGCTTCCCTAACTTGCCAATTTCATTCTATGAGTTAAGAGATCATGCTGCCGATATGGGTTGGGTGGTTGATGGCAAGTGGGTTGAAAGGAGGACCACATGAAAGCATATTGCACAAAAGTCGAGGTATGCTTCTATGGGGATATTCATGATTTGCATGTCTCCTTCCATCCTTGTGTTGTCCGCTGGAAATCCAAGGACGGGAAGTGGAGGCGGGAACATTCCCGAACTGGTGCTGGTTTTGTGCTTGACAATAAATCAACCGGAGCTGTTAAAGTAATAAATGCTCCATCATCCTTTGCCTTGCCTGAGACGGAAGACGAGTTCCTGAAGGTGATCAAGCTAAACCCGATGGCGGTTAAACTTGGGTTGGCTTTGCAAGAAGCTCTTAAGTTAACGGTAAACACTCCAATGCCTGGAGACTAAAGGACAGATAAAAATGTCGAATGACGAAATAATCAAGAAAGTAGCTCATGACTTCAACCTAGTAGTTAGGAATTATGATGAAGCAAGTTTGGCAATCGACAGAAAAGTCCTACAAGAAGCAAGTTTTGTCATCGGCAGAGAAGTCCTACTTGGGAAGTATAAGAATGAGAGCGTTCGATTGGCCTCCTTCTTTCACGAAGTTGGCCACATTCTTGGACCCCACTGCCACATTGACAGCATAACTGATCTTGGTGTCTATAAGTTCACTTGTGAGAAGGACGCTTGGGACAAGGGAATTGCCTTGGCTAGGAAGTACGATGTTGTCTTCTCAAAAGAAGCTTTGCAGTTCATGGTTAGATGTTTGTATCACGCTTTGAAGTACCGGGGATGACAAAGGAGAAACTAATGACACTTGAAGAACTGATCGACTTTCTAAGCAAGCAAGACAAAACCCTGATAGCCCGACAAGGATTCGGGAATCCACACAGCTACCGAGGGTATTACGACCAACTCGCATTCGAGCCAATGAAAGACGTTACAATTGGTGAGATGCTAAAGTGCGCTAAGTCGTCACTTGGTAAGACTTTTATAGGGTGGAAGGGTGGGGAGTTTCAGATGAACTCCTCCACTGACGTATGGCTCGCTGAACAAGGCTGTCTTGGCGAGGGAATTGGGCCGATACTTCTTGATCTGATGATCAGGGATAGCGAGAGAAATAAAGTACCGTTCGTTGGTTAAAGGAGAAACCCATGCCTAAGAAACAGAAGAAAGACATCTGGTTCGAACTTCTCGAAACAACCAGAATGCTCAGATCACAATACCTGAGCCTCATGCGAATCGGCTTCGGTCGAGACGCCTCCAAAGGAGACCCCTATGTAACCAGAGCAGACAAAGCAATCCGAGACGCAGAAAAAGAAATCAACAAAGAACTCCTAGCCAGAGTGAAGGAAGCGAAAGTAGCCTACGTCCCTTGCGCAGTCTGTGGCAAGATCACGGAAGTCAACCCCGAAGACGCTGGCTGTGCGGTCGCCTGCTCTGCCAAATGTGCGAAGCGGCTGTAAGGAGATTCCAATGGACCTCACGAAAGAAAACAAGGCTCACATCGATGGGATGAGCTATGAAAGCCTCCTAGAGCGTTGGCGCAACGCTCCAATAGGAAGTCCCTGGTTCCAAGGCGAAACAGGTGAATATTGGCAAAAGCGAATGAAGGAACTACGTGAACTTCCAGGTGGTGACGAACGCCACACAACCGCAAGCCAGAACATCGGATGGGACTAAAAATGCGCCTAGAACAACTGATCACAGAATTCGAAAAACTCGGGATGATTGTGGTGACCGAAAACCACCCCGATGAATGTAATGGTGAAGACTTCCTCGTCCTTGATTGCCTTAAAGATACGGTCCATTTGGGACCAATCCAAGTTTACCCAGCTGGTGAACAACTCTACGTAACATTAAGGAATGGTGAAGTTAAGGAGTTAGCAATTGACAACGTAGTTGGGGTTGTCGAATTGATTAAAAACGGGAAGTTAATGCCATACGACCGTTAAGGAGAATAAAATGAGTTGCGATTACGAATTCTTCGGAAGAGGAAAACACAAAGTAACCTGGAAGGATGTACTCTCAACACCAGGAATCACAGAAGAAAAGACCAAAGATACGACCAAAACTGATCGATGCCTCAAGTATCGCACAGACCAAAGCACAGACTACCTTTGGGCCTATGGAGGCAGTAGTACCAAGTACGTTCGATACTTTATCCGATACGGCAGGAATGACGTTGAAGAGATGGTCAACCAAATTGCAATCCACACTGGTGTCAAAATCGTCTCAGAACATGGGGACAAATACCCTGAAGACGAAGAAGTCATGCAGGCAGCTAAGAAGCGGCGACAAGCGTTCGAGAAATTGATGCAATAAGGAGATTCAAATGGACTTCAAGCAGGACCAAGAAATTACTGAATTAGCCGAAAAGAAGGACTATGATGAGCTTTCTGATGCAGCCGACTCAGGTTGTACAAGAGGTTACGACAATGATGGTTCAACTGGTTATGAGATTTTCATGAATGGTTTTGAATTGGCTCAAAAAGCCGGTAAAAAGCCAATATTCGTAATACCTCTAGACCCAGATGTATTCTTCTTTATTGGGACTAAGAAATCTGTGTTGAAGCGGATTCACAAATTGAGGGATAGTCGTGACTAAGAATCACTTCATCAAAACAATCACACCAATCCTAAATGAATACCGCTTACCCAGAAACTCAGAAAACCAATGTGCCGACGTTTGTGAAGCGATAAGAATAACCGCCGAACAAGCAGGCGTCAAAGCAAGGATCTGTTACGTAAGTGTTGGCCTCATAGGACACAATGTTCTTACCTTCGGAGACGAAGTTGTCGATTTCACGCTGTCTCAATTTGTTATAATGGAGGATTTTCCTTATCGCTGCAAAATCGGCTCAAAGAAGTTCAAGAAAGTTTACTCTGGCTTAGTTTATTCTGATAACCATTGGGACTGGCGCTCAGGAAGTTCTAAGTTGATCGACAAGTTGAAGAAATCACTGAAAGGAGACTAAAGTGAACGAAGAAACCATCCGAACAATGCAAGGCAGGCAAGTCAAATTCGGATCACCGAATGGAATCAAGACTCTAGGCACCATTGTGAAAATCAACATCTCTAAGTGCAAAATCCGCCAAGATGAAGACCGAAATAGCCGCCCAATCGGAACTATCTGGAATGTTCCATTTAATCTGATTTACCCAGCCGATGGGAATGAGGTTGTCATCCAGCAACCTGTCAAGAAAGACCTCACTGACTGGTGGATTCTTGACCATGAACATGAAATTCATATTTTGATGTCGATTTATAATGGGTTGTCTCCTGAGTGTTTGAGTTGTGATGGTGAGGCTTCGATGTCGCATGTTCGAACGCAGCGGGCTAAGTTGGAGCGCAAGCTTCGGGCTGTTTTTGTACTCCTTGATTTGACTCTTGATGAGGGTGAGACTTACGATTGTTTTGATCGACTCAATAAGTTGAAAGAAGCGAAAACTCAAACGCAGGAGGTGAAAAATGGATAATTTGGAGGAATTCAAGAAGTTGAGTGCTGATGTCGAGAGAGCAAAGCAAGCAATCAAAGACAAGACCAACGAGATTATCCAAACAGGCGATGTTAAATTGATGAAGGAGTTGGGTGAGAAGTTGGTAAAATTATCCAGTAATGTAATGTCTCTCTATATGCCTGGATCAGATCTGCTTGAGGCAGCTAAGAAAATCGAAGAAACTCCGAATGAGGACGAAAAGACGAAGATCGTAAGCATGGCAGAGGAATTATTGAAGAAGCTCAATGAGATTTATAAAGCTGAAGGATGGGTCTCATTCGAAGGCAGTATTGATATTCGCGCTAGAAGTGTACGAGTCAATGCTCAATTTGGTGAGGAAGAACACGAGGATGATCGTGGTACATGGAGTGGCCCTGAATACGAATGCGACATTATTATCAAGAAAAACAGCTTCGTAATCGAAGAATTCGTGAATACTCCTGATGGTATTGATAATCGAGGATCTGAAGAGCTAAAGGAGGTTTCAGTTCAAGCGGTTCTTGATTATTTAGAAGATCTAAACCTCCCCAAGAAGGAGTCATATAAAGCCTTACCAGCCTTACCAAAGGAGGCAGAATGATTAACATCCAGAAAATGAGTGGCCCCTACTTCGCCGAAGGAGTTGTTACCAATTACCTCAAACCCTTCGCCGAAGCGGTTGAAAAGAAAGTAGTTCTCGAAAGTGATATAGAATTATCCTATGACTCAAGAGAGGATTTCTACCACATCGAGTTCAGGGCTGGCGGCAGGAACTTTGACATCAAGTACTACAAGGTATTTTCTCTTAGCGTCGATGGCGTCCGTGGTTGGGACTGCCCTAGCTACATGTGGTTGGACTTGGTGGATATGATTGCAAACAAAGCCAAAGGAAAATAACTTTCTGCGCAAAGGAAGGGGTGCTCCGATGAAATGCTCGCTTTGTGGCTGCAGTTTCAACAGTGGTGTGGGTTGGGGTGAGAGTGATTACCTCTGCACATCGTGCAGTACACTCCCAAGTGAAGAAATTGAACAAAGGTTGACTGACAAGTCTGACGAGACAGATTTTGACGAAGAAGATACCCCACCAGACGATGAAGAAGGTTGCTCTGATGAATAAGGAGATTCACATGTTGGATAATTGGCACGGACCACTGGTAGATTTCACATTCTATGGAGAGAAAAGAAAATTCTATGTTCGATCCTTCGACATTAGAAGCGTGTATATTGGTACCAACAAAATAGTTGGCATTGAAACCAATGACCACGCGCACACTCAAGTCAACGGATCACTTGAAGACGTGATTGCACTGATCAAAGCAGCTGAGTCCCACGCAATCCAATTGTGCCGATAGGAGATTAACATGATACCAGAAGAAGAGCTTAAAGAAGCAACCAAAGAAGTAATCGCAGGACGAAACAAAGAAGATTTGGGCCGAATGCTAATTGAACTCCGTGTTATCTATAACACCAAGGACAGGGACCTAACCTCCACAAGGCAAAAGATGATCACCGCCACCCGTAATTTAGAGGATATGGTTGAGAATCTGACAGTTCTGAAAGGGATGGCTGACCCAACCTCTAAAGCCTTCATAAACTTGATGATTCAAGTCTATGAACAAGGAATCCGAATCCAAGAGTTAGAAAAGAGTAGGTGATGAAAGTCCAAGACATTAGGGAATTCCCAAACGGGACTTTACTAGAATACCGAGGCAAGAAATACTTCGTGTCGGATGGAGTAGAGGACAGAATAGTAACCGATGAAGATGGGCATTGGACTTTTGTCCGAGAGTTAAAGTGGCGGACCTGTTGGTGTACAAGTGGGTCTTGGAAGAAAGTGACCATAAGGAGTAAAAATGATTCCCTATAATGACCAACTCGACGCCCGCCAACAAGTAGGCATGGAAGAGAAAATCGCCGCCTACCTAGCAGACTTTGACAGAATCACCGACACCGGATTGAAAGGACCAACAGACGAGGATCTAAACCGAGCAGGTAAAGATATCCTCTACATGGTCCTCCGTGAGTTTAGGCCAGATTTGTTTGGGGAAATCATGCCGAAACCTGATCAATCAGATAACCAATTCACCAAAACCCAAAATGAATTCTACAAAACAACGGGTGAAGATTGTGAACACAACTGTTCTGGTGAATGTGGTTTGCAAAGGATGAAATGTTTGTGGATCTTTTGCCCAAAACAGAGGAGGGCAAGTGAGTAAACCCGAACAAATCTTCCTAGGCAACGGCGAACACTCAGCAGCCGAATGCTACAAACTACACCGAATGCTGGATGAAGCCTTCGACACTCTAAGTGGAATACAGCAATCCCCGCCATGGGGTCGCAAGGAAGGTGACTCGACCTATGAAGAAGGCATGGCAGAAGTTGATGCAATCGCAAGAAGGATCTTCACCAAGTTAACTGGCAAGAAAGTAACCAAAACAAAGGAGGAGTAATGGATAACTTCGATTTGATGTGCCTCTGGATTGGACGGATTATCCTTGGAGGAAGTGCAAGTCTCATTGCCCTAAGCATAATCGGCCTCTTCGTTATGAAGATCATTGAAAAAGCTGTCGGAAAGGACACCATGGAAAGTAGGATGCTTATGCTCTCCCGCCTAACGGGAGTCCTCGAATGGCATGAGCAGTACATCAAGAAGGAGCAAGCCCCAAAGGAACCCACAAAATGAATCAAAAACTAGGTTGGTTTATGCTATTTTGCACTGCTAGTTATGTAATCCTTGGGGTTATTCTAACTCAAAAGTACCGATCCACAGAATTAGAATCGCTCACCAAGGACATATTGATGGTTGGAGGCTACCTGCTTGGATTGCTACAGGGGTATTGGGTAGCACGAACCCTAAAAAGGGAACCCGCCAAATGAAAATGGCAACATTCAGAAATATGTGCCCACACCTATTCCAAATCTTGGACACTCTGGCCCACAACAACGGAATTAAAGAATTCCCAGAAGTTTGGTTCTCTGTCGAAACCCAAATCAAATTCCCACCAATTGCCTTAGAGAAGCTGGCTTCCCAACTCACAGCCACCGAGAAGGGAATCCTAGCTGATGGAGAACAATCAGAAATTCTGAAGTTGATCAAGGACCACAAGATTCAGAAGTTGCAAGACTTCGTGGCCTTCTGTTTCGAGAACAATTAAAGGGGCGAGAAATGTTTAAGCATCTTTCCGGATGGCTCGACATCGTTACTCTGGTCGCAATCAGTTTATATCTGATTTTCGCCCAAGAGGTTAGACCTCTCCCTATGTTCCTCTTCGCGGTCGTTTATTGCAACATATCAATGCGACTTCATGAACGAGTACATCACAAAGTAGGCGTTCCCGAAACCCTGAAAAAGGAGTGAACATGAAGAAACCAAGTTACAGCGCAATGACCACAGAAGGATTAGAGGCAATGCTGGATAGCCTAATCCACCACGCGAAAAAGAGTAATAAGAAAACTGGTGCTTGGGATGACAATGGCACCACACGCGTGAAGAAGGTCATCATTAAGACAGTTTTCAGTGAAAGGAAGAGGTTGGACGATTTCTTCAAGCGCATTGCGAAGTTGACCTCTAATCATCAATGTATCGGTGATAAAGCCGTCGTGTATCCTCGTGACCTTGGTGCAGCATTGAGTGAAGTTGACCCTGAATGGTGGTTAAAATGAATAAAGTCTGGTTCTGTATAGGGATTGGAGCATATTGTGGCGCAAGTGCTGTCGTAGTTGCCGAAGATAAGCGAAGTGCCTGTGCCATGGCCAAACTTGATCATCGTAATGTCAAGAACTTCCTAAAAAAGAATAAAGTTAGTTTTTATGTTTGTGGTTGTGAATTGCTTCCTTTGAAGCCCAAGAATAAGAAGGTTGGTGTGTTGGCTTGGTATCACTGGGAGGAATAATATGTGCGGTGTGAAGAAATTTAAAGAATGGGCGAATCAAAAAGGAGCATAAGCATGGAATTCGTAGCCCGAATAACGCTCCCACCACGTCAAAATCAGGAACATCTAGGCCAGATTGGAGTCGGTAGAGGCAACTCAGCACGAGAAGCCCTCAAAGAACTCTGGTACGATTGTGAAATTGAAATTCGAGACGAATTCAAAGCAGAAGCAGCTGCCGGATGGCAAACCATTACAAATTATAGACTAACCCTCCTAAAGGGAGAACAAGTAACACTGACCACCTACGGCGAAACAATCCACGACGCAATTGACTTAGCTCTTGAACTAGAACTCAAATCAAGAAAAAAAGAAACTCGTAAAGTACAAATGCCCCCGCTCAAAAGCTTATCAGTGGGTCAACATCTGGGATCTTGAAGACTTAGCTGCATCTTACCATGAGGTTAGGTTCTCTGTTGAAGACTGGTCTGTTACCATAAGTGGTGACCCTAAACTCCTTTTCAGAGTGGAGGATTTGGTCGAGCCGATGTTTAGTGATGTCAGCGCTTCAATCAGAGGCAGGAGTAAGAGTCCTAAGTCATTGTCTTGGTCTTTATATTAAAGCACCGACCATCGAATAATATTCCCCATACTTACAAGCGGATGCCACCGCCGTAGCAGGAGATACGAGGAATCCGAATGATCTAGAAAGGAGTAAGAAAACAATGCTCAACAACAGGTACTTCAAGAATTATGACGATGCTCTAAATCAGGCCCAAGAGCAGGCCAACAAAGAGCGCACAGACATAACAATCTGCCTCGACCCCGCACTTTCAGAGGAAGCCAAAGACCTGTATTACCTCGAATACCCAGATGATGTTGAAGTTGATGAAATCACAGTGCAACTCGTAACCCCAAAGGAGGACGATGAATGACTGCCATACGAATAGAAAACACAGTAATCCAACCACAAATCAGAGGAGATTGTGAATCCTGGACACGAACATTGATAGTTGATAGGTGGCTTGCTAAGGGAAACCTCCGTTCAATCTGGGAACAATTCGTGGTCCCAGAAGGTAGCGGGAATCCTGGAGCGGCTTTCGCACATCATCCATCGATACATCGAACTGAAGATGGTGATGTGATTTTCCGTCAGTCAGGCGGTCTGGACATTTAACAGAGGAGAAATCATGAAAATTAGCAAAGATGTCCAAGAAGAATACTGCGACTACATCGGCAGAATGAAGAAGAAAGGCTGGAAATTTAAAGAAAGTAAAGTGTTACAAAACCACGATGGTGACGCCGATGAGTTTAAAACACCCGACTGGGGCGACGGTAAATTCGAAGGATATACCTGCACCAAAGGCAAAAAGATGGCTTCATATTTCATAATCTATGACAGAACTGGGTCTTATGACAATGTGTTTGGGCCGAATATGGCGGATTTCGTGAAGGATTACAAAGAAGTAAGCAAAGAGTGGGATAAAGAATACAGAGAAGCTTACAATTGGGACAAGAAGGAAAGCGAGGAGAAATCATGAATAAGCAAAAGAAAGAACTCAGGCGGCTCATCCGCGATACAATCCTTCCACCATGTAGCGTGAGTTCGTTATCTTTCGCGGAAATCCGAGAATTATCTTGCCGACTCGCTGATGTAATCGCCAAGGCAAACGCCAAGGCACCCCAAGAAGTCTGGATACTCCTCGGCGAAGTAGCCGACACCACAGGAGCAGAAGTCATCGCAACCTTCAAACACAACCCAACCAAAAAGGAACAAAAAGAAGCCCTCAAAAAGCACATCCTACAAGCCATGTCAGCCAACGACGAAATCGACCTTAAAGCCGAACTAGCTCGATACACTGTGGCCGAAAGCGGAGACATGTACGTAGCTAGCTCCACAACCCAACCATAAGGAGATTCAAGATGAAAACACGCCAATGCGTAGTTAAACTCACCGAACGAGAATGGGAAAAGATGTGCGACCAAATCGACAAACGATTCAACATCGTCACCGTCGTATGGGATGACACAGATTCACACGACCAAGCCGACAGCTTGAGAGACATCATCAAGCATAAGCAAGTCTACATCCAACCTGGCAGTAAAGATTGTTGGATTGTCGCCACCAAGAAGCTCCCCAAGCGGATTCTTCAAGCTGTCCATAAATTCATGAGTACTGAACTAAATGACGACGATGGAGATGATCGTGTCTACGTTGACGAGTCGGTACTCAAGACCTTGAAATTGAATTAAGGGATTAACAATGAAACTCATCAAATATTGGAAGAGTCACAACCAACACGAAGGATACCGACACCTGGGACTCATCGAAATCGGCGACAAATGCATCGGAATTATTGACGACAACCACGAAGTCACAGGCGTCAAATTCGAAGAAGGAACAACCAAACAAGATATTGTGGAAGCGTGGCGTCACTTCAATTTTGGTGCTCTGAATTTCCCTAGAAATCAAAATGGTGCCGTCGAAACCGCATCCGTCATTGATGATTTGGAACGTGGAGATTGGATTGACATGACAGCAGCAACATGGGGCGACACCACCTACGAGGAAGAAGACAATGACTAAATACAAAATCACCGCGTGGCAAGACCACAAAGACCCAGACCACTGTGGATGGGTCATTGACGGCAAAAGCTACACTCGGAGCGAAGTAATCGAAGCAACCACCAAAGGCGGAGTCAACGACCTGTTCGGAGATGAAGTTGGAGAATGGCTCCACGAATGTTGTGAACACGATAAAAACATTGTCGCTTGGATCGATAGGATAGTCCAATTTGAGAAGAAGATCCTTACTTTTATCGAAGGTTTTGCAGATAAGCAAAGGCAATTGGAAAATCTGGTGTTGGGTACCCGTTGCAATAAACCATGGCCTCTTGACTTGGACTTTTCAACTTTAGAGAAAGTCGAATCCATTGAGGGCGGAATAGTCCTCCATGTTGATGGTGGGAATATTAAATATAAAATCCCACTAATGGTTGCCATGGAAGATGTAACCAGCTTTGGCGGATAATCGAAAATACGTCGGAGAAAATGATGACCTTTGAAGAATCTCTGAAAACCTATGAATACCAACAAGAAGACATCGGCAACCTAAGCGAAATCCCCAACACCGACATCTTCGTCCTATCCCTACCAAAATGCGGCACAACCTCAATAGCAGACGGATTCAGAAACTTGGGTATTAAAGCAATCCACGCCCACACCAACGAATCAACATGGCACTACGTCACCAACGGACACATCCTCCGCGAAAACGGCTGGGGAATGGAACACTTCATCCAACACAGGCTAAGAACAAACCCCAAAGAAATCACAATATACACAGGATTCAGAGACCCAATCTCCTGGTACCTCAGCCTAATGACCCACTACACAGAAATTCTAACACTAGAACTTCAACAGAACTTCATCTGCAACCTCTATAATGCTGAACCATGGTCATCCTTCAGCTACGTTAAACAATTCAAGCTAATAGAAACTTGTACAGGAATCAACATCCTAGAGCATGAATTTGACCAGAAAAACGGCTTAACAGTTATCAAAGGATCGGGATTCCAACTAGTTCTATTCAGGCTGGATAAAATTAACAATCTGGAGGCTCACATTAAGAAAACCACACCCGAATTCTGCTTAGCGAACAAGCGTATAAATACCTCTGATGGCTACGCTAGAATCAAGAGTCTTTTTAAGGTTAGCCCTTCTGATATGGATATGCTGAAGGCTGACCCATATGTCAAGTTCTTCTTTGGGGATTCGAATGAAACCTGAATTGAAGCTCGATTACCTATATCGATTCATTCAGCTTGAGAATGGTGAATTTGAATTCTCGTTAGTAACGCCATTCTCACCTTCCCATCGTGCTATGAGTAAAGATAGGAAGGTTATTGGTGCTGGTTATATCACAGTTTTTGATAAGCGAGTTAAGTTGGATGATGCTTGGTCATCGACGTTGGGTATTGGTTGTTCTGATGAGTGTAAGCAGGCTTTAGAGAAACTTTTGGAGTTGCCCGTTGTGGGTAAAACAAAGGTGAGTCTATGGGGGTAGTTGGCGGGGAGGCTGCAGCCTCGAATAAACCCGAACGATCAATCGTCCAATTACCCTCACGAGGACCCCCAGAACCCTACTCCCTGGGGGTCCTCTTTATATAAGGAGAAAGAAATGACCGAACAAGAAAGATTTAACCAATGGGTAACAGTGCAAATGCAAAACCCCTACCACAAGGGAATTAAGCAATCCACAATCGAAGGACTAGGGAACTGGCTCTTCTTCGCCAGAGACCCTGGAGACTTCCTAATGGCGGTCCTGAAGCATGAACTATTCGAATCAATCCACCAAGCTGACGACCACAATGAGAAACACATTGTCGATATCGTCCGATTCATTCACAATCAGCTTCCCTATAATTCCCATGGTGATCATTGGGAAAGATGGGAACATAGTGGTGGTTTGGTTGGACAGGAACGAGTTTGGGCAACCACCCACATCGCTTAGGAGTTTCACATGCACGGAGATGAATTCCTTAAAGCTTGCAAAGAATTAAGAATCCTAGAGGAAAATCATGCCGAGCATGTGAAAGGATGGAAGTGTGGGTTCTTCCCAGACGAAGATATCCTCAAGTACGCTCATGGTGAGGTCTCAGAGCTAGAAGATGCCCCAGATGACATCCACGAAATGGCTGACGCTCTGGTTTGCTTATTCTCGTATTGTGTGAGGAAGAAGTGGAGCATTGATGACGTTGGTAAGGCTATTCAGTTCAAGTTGAGGAAGAAGTTTAAGGATACCGCTAAACATTTTTCAGGAGGATGGCAAATGAGTAAGGACCAACCCAAAACGCTTTCAGTACAAGAGGCAGTAGAGCTGCTCAGTAATAAAAACATCTCTACTCACGAGTTAGCCGCTGCTCTGCTTGCATTACCAGATCAACAACTCAAAAACGAAAATCACACTGAAATTTGGTCAGGCCCCCTGGCCGAAGGTATCCAAGTCGGCCTGAACATTTATTAGGAGAGAGCAATGACTACAGACACAATCGTTCAAATTAAGGACAATTTGGCGAAAATCAATCAAGCCAAAGAAGCACTCGCAGAAGCCATGGCAACAATCACACCTCTTGTTTCGAATCTGGTTACAGAACTTGAGGCATTCGACGTTACCCAACGAGACATGTTGTTCAAGGAGATTGGTTACGGTAGGTGGGAATTCCAACACAATTCACGTCGCATTTATATGCGTAATTATGCTGGTTTTGAAGTAGAAGGCGAAGATATTCTACTAAACTTTTGTGATAGAGACAATAATGTTAATGATGATTGGGATTACAGATTCCCATCCCACTGGCTTTGCCTAGATAAAGCTGACAGGGATACTGTTTGGGCCAAGTATTGGTCTAATTACCGAGACAAGATTAAAGCAGCCCGAACCAAGAAAGAAGAAGAACAGAAGGCTGATCGATATCAGCAATTTCTGAAACTCAAAACAGAATTTGGAGAAAACAAATGACCGCGAATGAAAGACTGCAAGAAGCAGCCAGAAAATTCGCCAAGGAACGTTTTGGTGGCAAGCCAGACGAGGGTGACTACAACCTTATCCTCTCAGCAATGTGTATTGGCGCAGAACTTGCCCTCAGTTACATGAAAACTGAGGTTTTGGACGATATGAAGCCTCCAATTCCATGGAACATAACCAAGCAGACAAGCGGGGAATAAAATGTTCCGAGTTGACATCAAAGCCAAACACTACCAAAAACACATCGGCGAAGGATCTGATGCAGAATTCGTCAAACAACTATTGAAAGACGCAATAGAAATAATGATTGACCACCTTCATGAAGGAGACATCGAAGTCACCACTGAAGATGGTAAATGCATTTACAGGATAAGCATCCCTAACGCAACTTGCATCCAACATTGGCTCGGAGGTTAACATGAGGATTCTCATCGTAGCACTGCTTTTCCTCTGTGGTTGTGAGGAAGAGAAGATAATCGAAAAGAAGAACGCCATTTCCGTTGAGAAAGCACCAGAGAGGTTTGAAGTCACGTCTTATGGTTCATTCCAGGCCGGTTATGACAACAATAAGCGTGAGATTCTTATTTTGAAGGATAAGAATTCTGGTAAGGAGTATCTTGCAATTACTGGATGTGGCGTTTCGGAGCTTCATCAGGAAAGTAATGGTAAAACTGTTGTCGTGCGGGAGGACTAATGAAAGTCACCATCGTCACTCTCACCAGATCAAAGATGAACCCTATGGTTGGTGTCATTCCTGGGTGGCTTACTCTTGAAGAAAAGGAAAAGTTCATAGGGAGGATTAGTCAACAAGAAGATTTGGAACTCAGTTTCTGCGAGACAAAGTTGACTAATCCTAGGTTGGGGACCAAAGTCCTAACTGGTGAAAAGTACGATGAATTCCATCTTCTGCACTTTCATAATCAGAACGGGACCTACTTCTTTAACTCTAGAGGGTGGAGAGACTAATTGAGTCTGGTTTTAGAAATGATAGAACCCACCGGAGGATTCTATGAGCGAAGCCAAATTCGATTTTGACAACATCCCACAAGAGTATACCCCGTCTTCGCTCCGGAAGCAAGAAGAAAAACGGAAAAGGCCAGACAAGACAACTTATGCTACTGGTAATACCAGCGACGGCAAGTCGTTTGGGATGACTCATGGGCCAACCGAGATTCTAGATGAAATGCTGGAGGTTGTCCCTGTGAAGGAGAAAGATTCTGTGCCTATGATTATTGCCTATGCTGGTAAGGATGATGATTTTGGTGGATTTGAGGAAGTTGTGATTCTTATCTGGAATAAGAATCATTGGCGTCGTGTTGATACTTTGGGTGTTAAGGGTTCATTTCAAGATCTGAAATTTAATCTGGAGAGTTAAATGAAAAAGCTTGAACCCATGAAGAGGAAACCAAAGAAATCCCTAGAAGATCAAATCAAAGAGAGTATCCGTGAACACCGTCGTTTTGCTCAAACAGCTTACGACGATCACAACGAGTGTGAGACGCACGATGCTCGTCTAATTACGAAAAATGAAAAAGCTTGAACCCATGTTTCTCAACATCGTTATCCAGTGTAAATTCGATGAGAAAGATAAAGACTTCAGATCCTTTGCTCACGTAATGGATAGTGACGGAGATACCTGGGAATTGCGAGGTTATGGCAGCACAGCAGCGGAAGCTGCGCAGGAGGCTTGGAAGGCATATAGAACTGGTGAGAAGTTTTGGGATGTATATGGTTACTGCATAAAGAGAAAGAGGAGAAAGAAATGCACGACGAAGAAATCCTGAGAACCATGAAGGTCAGTGAGAGCATAGCGCGTGATTTGCACCTAGAGATTATAATTGGAGTACGCTTTAAAGTCATGCGTGGAAACCAAGTTCTATATGAAACATCGAGCGTCCATGGCGTACATGGCTTTTTGGTTGGGTGGGCCAAAAAGGAAGACGAGCGGTGCCCAAATGACACCAAATAAACCAATCTGGGTCACCAAGATAATCAAAAAGCGACAAAGACTAGAACGCCAATATCGAAAAGAAAATCAAAGACACAGAGACGAAGAAGAAAAAATCAGGATGAAATTCAAAACGTTAAGGAGTGAATGTGGTCATTGGGGAATGCAAGGTTTCAATTTCTGTAGCTGGTGTGGATATTGCTTGAACATTGACCCATAGGAGGAATTATGAGCATCGCAAGACTCAACGTAGTACGACATCTAGCCAGAGGCACCAAAGTCAGATTCACCGAAAGAGTCGTACAGCAAATCGAAGCATGCAACAATCCGACCGTTTCTCTTTGGAACCCACCCAAATGGGCGGCACGTCTCGTAGGAGAAATACTTGGCTATGAAAACCAATTGCGGACGTGAAATTATAGAGTCTAGGGGTGGTCCCCCGAAGGGAGTACAGGAGAGGTCTAAAACTTGAATAGAAGGCCAAGCACCACGACCAGCCGCCGTACCGCCACCGGACTTTACCGGTAATTGACCACCACTCAATGCGGTGCAAATAGCCCCGCACGGGCGGTATCCCCATACCATCCGCCCCGCGTTCAATCGTCACGTTTACCGGTTATCGAGATGATCTTCTTTCCATGTACTTGGCGGCGACCACGAAAGAAGATGATCAATACTAGAAGCCAACTGGAGCAGAACATCACGTCTTATGTCAGTGACCGAAAAATCTGTCGGACATTTAGCTCTCTCTTTAAGTGCGTCATCACGCAGTTGTCTCAACAACTTCCAATTATGTAGAAGATCTTCAGTTTTATCCATTGTCATCAAATACTTAACCCAATGCCCCAATACGATACGACCTTTAACAGGAGGAGCACCATGAGCCAATTCGATGAAATCATGAGATTCGACCCCCTAGACCAAGCCGAAAAACTCACAGGCACCAGCATACACGACCAAAACAGTGACGCCCAAAGACTAGGACTAGGAATGTTCCTAGTCCACAACCAACGCAAACAACAATTCCTCAAAGACATAAACGACACCCGATCAGGACTAGACTTCGACGAAGCCTGTAAACTCCTAGAAGAATCCCTACTAGGATTCAAACTAGTCTACCAAGCCAACTTCGACTACTCACCCAACTACACCGCAGAACCAAAAATCCAACACGAAGAAGAACGATTCTACTGGTCCAAAAAACGAGGCATCTACCTACACATAACCTCCCACACCCTATGTGAGAAGCATGTCAACGACCTAGGAGTCAATTTCGAAATCTTCACTGACATGCCAGAAGTGTCACGCGACAAACAACACCAAATAGTAAACGAACTCTACCAAGCAGCCGACCACTGCTCCGGAGGACTCTTCTTCGAAGACGAGAAATACCAAGACCTAATGAGAGATTTCCCTGATGGAAAGCCCTACCCCGCCCAAAGATGGTACCGCCAATGCCACCTAGACGGCAGAGAAGGGTTACTCACCAGATTGCAAGCAATCGACCTTCACCCCCATGTGAGGTTCAACCCATTCTGGTTATGCAAATTCCCTTGTATGCTCTACCTCTCTAACTACGCCGAAATGCAACGACCTAGGGATCAAGAAAATAAATTCGTACAACACTACGGTAATGTCTACGCAAACGCTTGGAAGACCAAATTACCCAAGTGTGATCCTGAATTTGCAGAATGGTTGCAATCCTGCAATAAGGGATACTGTGAATACTACGAGAAATACTAGGAGGCCCAAATGTCATTCTTCGGAGTAACCAAAGAGAAAATCAAAACAATCTCACCAATCAAAGATGCCGACCGCATAGAACTAGCATCCCTAGAAGGAATGGACTTCCAATTCGTTATCGGCAAAGGACAATTTACAATTGGTGAAGAATGCCTCTACTTCCCAGTAGACTCCTTGCTCCCAGCCCCTCTCATCGAAAAACTCGGCCTAACTGGGAAGCTAGCCGGAAAAGAAATGAATAGGATCAAAACAGTCAAACTAAGAGGTCAAATCAGCCAAGGAATAGTAAGCAAAACAGACCTGATCCCAAACGACCTCAAGCCAGAAGAAATCACCAATTACCTTGGCGTCACCAAATATGAACCACCAGAAATAATTTGTGACAATGCCAAGCTACTGCCCCTCCCTGATGGCTTGTCAGCCTACGACATCGAGAGCGCTGATCGTCATGTTGATGTAGCACAACTCCTCATGGACCAAGAAGTAGTCATCACAGAGAAGTTAGAGGGCACCAACTTCAGTACCTTCGCTAACTCTGGTGAGATTATGGTGAATCAACATAACAAAACTATAATCCCGATTGGGGGTGATGAACACACCTTCTGGAAGGTTGCCAAAAGATGCAGGCTAACCGAATTTGCTCTACAACTCAATAAGAAATATGGTAAGCCAGCCGCCGTTTACGGTGAAATGATCGGTCCTGGCATCCAAGACAATATTTATAAGCTAAAGGAGCATGAAGTTCGGATGTTTGACATCAAGGTCAACTTCAATTGGCTCCCCTTTGAGGAATTCAAAAAGGAGGTTACAGAATTCTACGGTGCTGAGAATATGCCAGAAGAACACGTTGTGCCAATTCTCTATGTTGGTAAATTGAGGGAATTCCTCAATGGATCGTCTATCAAGGTTATGAGTGACGGGCAGAGTCGCCTTGCTGCTGTCAATAGAGAGGGATTTGTGATCAAACACCCGACTCTTGAAAGGTTAATCCTCAAACAACGTAGTCCTGCTTATTTGGCAAAGAGCAAACTCTAAAGGAGACTCAAAATGGCAGAAACAAGGACCACAAAGACACATCACTACCAGCTCTACCATGTCAACATCCAAGATGTCAAGGATGAGATTGACGGCCTTGACGAGATTGAGGATGAGTCTTACGAATCACAACTCAGTAACCTGCGTAAGCTTGAGCTTGCTAAGACATTCCTCCGAGCTGGTCATGATTTGGTTCAGCAGGTTGTGGGCGACACTAAGGATGAGAATGCTCAAGCGTATTTGGTAGATCATTTGAAAATCAGTATTGGTGATCACTCATTCCTTTCGCGTGATCTTAACGTGGATAAACTAATAGAGCGTCTGTTGTCGAAAATGGAAGCAGAAAAGGAAGCAGTAAGATGATCAAGAAGAAGCGCTTTTTGGTGTTGGACGAACATGGTTATCCTGGCTTTGGAGATGATCAGTGGAGGTTATGTCTAAATTGCCACCGAACAAAGGTGGGTCGGTCCGAGTCCTTGTTATAAGGATGGATTAATATGCTTGAGTACGTACGTGAAGTCGAATCGTTAGCCCAAGATGCGTATATGGCTTGGTATCTTACTAACGAGGATACGAGTGAGGAATTTTCCGCTTTGGTGCAAGAGCTAGACAGGTTAGAGAGTCATGAAATTGTGTCAGACGTGGACTACGGAAGAGTGCGGGTCGCGTGAGGTTCACATGGGTGAGCTTGGTGATAGGAAGCTTGATTTTGGTGAGAATCCATCTGAGGAACTAACTAAGCAGATCACCAAGCTCACTAAAAGTTTTGAGAATCTCAACAAGGCTGTTCAGTTAGAAGTTTTGGAGAAGTTCTCCAAAGCTGTTGATAGTATTATTGCTGAATCCGAGACGAAGAAGGCAGTTGTTGATCAAACTGAATTAAGAACACCATGTTCCGTAGTTCAACTCCCACGACCTGATGATGCTGCTGTCCAAATGACGAGGATACTTCAGAGGGACAGAGAAAATCGAGAAATTAAGGATCGTTTACGTAGGATTCGTCAGCAAGCCCTTATCGCCGCAGCCGAAGCTGAAGAGGATGCTCGCGTTAGGGATGCCGCAGCCGAAGCTGAAGAAGATGCCCGCGTTAGGGATCTAATTGATGGAGCAGAAACAGAAGTTGATTATTATCGAAAAACTTGGTTTGGAACTATAATGGGGCGTTTTCGTAAATTCTGGTTTAGACCTAATAAACCAACCACACCCAAACCAGAAATAAGACCACCAGCACAGACACTAAGATGGGTCAACCCAAGTACAGGCAGGATTGAAGATCGAGCCTCCTTAGACAACGAATTTGAGCGCCTCAGGTCCATGATGAATGAGCTAAAGAATGAGTGAGCTAACAAGAAAGGATCAAGATGAAACCAGAACAAGTAATCCTCACCCAAGGTGACAAGATCAAAACAGCAGACGGAAAGAAAACCGGTAAAGTCTATTGGGCCGGAACCGACAATAAGATTTTCGTCAAATTCAAAGGCGAAAAAGGAGCAGTCTGGGTACCCAAAGTCTCAGTTATTAAGGAGGAAAAATGAAGCCCAAAATGAAGAAGTTCACCAAGAAAGACCTAATGAAGTTCATCCGTGGTTATCACGATGGAATTGACTTCACCAAGTTCGATGAACATTCCTACATAATCAACCACGGTCACTATTGGGAGAAGCATAATTATGTCAAGCTCAGCCAATGGCTAGCTGAAGCCAACAAACACCTAGTAATACCAAAAGATTGGAATGCCAATGATCGGGATCAAATGTCCGACCTCCGTTACGAAACAATTGATACAGCTATGTGGATGGCATCCAGAACGTTAAAGAGGAAATAACGTGGAACCGACCCTAAAGCCATGCCCCCACTGTGGATCAGAAGCCAAATTCACCGAAACATACGGGAATATGAAATCATTCCCATCACTCAATATAGTCTGCAAGAATAAGGATTGTTTCGGGTCGATGCATGTGATTTACGATGAATTTGACCTCCATGAAAAAGGTCAAAATACCGACCAACTCAAACAAAAGATGGCTGACTGCTGGAATCGCAGAGATGCAGCAACCTACTAAGCCTCCACTAGGACTCAGACCCCGCTGGATAGCGGAGGAAGAACGCTTGCTTGAAATCATCGAAGCAGGAAACCGATACCTGAAAGCAGGCAAAGCAATCCCCAAACCATGGCTCAAAGAAATGGCTGAACTAGTAAAGAACATACGAAGGAGAGACCAATGATAGAACACGCACACGTCGTAATCTACGAAGCAACCAAAGAATACCAAGCAATACTCAGCACAGGCAGACTCCAAGGATCTACATTTCGCATCCTAAATGTCCAAGACCTCAAGAAGGATTACCCTAATCCAGTTGGCAGAGAAGTCGAGGTAGCGTTCGACCAATGCAACTCTTATTGCGTCTACCTTCCAGAAACTATTCTTAAAGAAAAGGCAAACTCGCCCACTGGAGTATCTCAGAAGAAATATGGTAAAGTATGCCTCAGGTTCAAAACACCAGATGTTGTGTCCTACGCCTGCGAAAACGAAATAGAAATGCACGGCTCCGAAGAATCCGAAGAAAAGTGCGAAAAGATTAAGGAAGTTGCCCAAAAATTTATCGAATGGGGTGAGAACATCAGGATTGAACTTGATTTGGATGAAGGGACAGCCAAAGTGCTAAAGGTGAAAGAATGAAAGACAGACCAATTGTAAACTCATACGACCCAAAAGATTTCCCGTACCCACCCGAACCGGACATCCCACAGAGACTTACGGTTGCGCAACTTGTAGTGAGCCTTGAATCCACAATCGACCAAGGATTCCCTGATTTGATGGTAGAGTTTAAATTCGTTAACGACAAAACCAGTGAGCCACAAGAATGCCTTGAACGAGACAAATTATGGTGCAAAGCCCTAGTCTCCCTTCTTGGTGAAGGGCTAAACACAGATCACATCGAATTGATCACACGACGAGTAAATCAAATGCGTGATGGTAAATTCCCCAAACTCTGGCCGGTTAAGGAGAAAAATGTCTAAATTAAGCAAAATAGCAACCAAAAATCACGAACAAGCCCAACAATTAGTTGACGGCACAGCATGCCTCTTCTATCACGAAAAAACAGACTCCTATGATTGGGTAAAATGTCACAAACAAGACAAACCCCTAACCATAGACGAGAAAATCTACATCCTCAAAAACTGGAACCCACAAGCCTCCCACAATGTTGGCAAAACAGGAACATTCTTCACCCCTTATGACTTAGCAAGAGATTTTTCTCTAGAAGTAATTGGGATCGGAACCATTGTGGACGTATGTGCAGGAATTGGAGCATTAAGCTTCGCAGAAGAAATAATGGGAGGCGGTGGGGCAAAACACATCTGTGTTGAAAACAACCCAACCTTCATAGAAGTAGGCAAACGAATCCTCCCAGACGCCAAATGGATTCTAGGGGATGCCTTTGACGCCAAAACTTGGGAACAAATTGGCTCAGCCTACGAGGTAATCAGCAACCCACCCTTCCTCAAAATCAAGCCAACCAACTTCACCGGCCTGAACTATACCGGTGGTAAATCCACATACGCGCTTGCAGAAATCGCCTTACAATATGTGAAGTTTGCAACCTTTATTGTAGACCAACGATCCTGTCCATTCCATTACAGTGGATGTATGAATTACCAACAGGTTTTGAATAAAGAATACGAGAAGTTTAAAGACCAAACAGGTATCATTTTCGAAGCAACCAGCATCGATACCTCAGTGTACCTGAAAGAGTGGTCCGGAGTTTCAACCCAAGTTGAAATCGTCCACGTCAAGAAGGAATTACAATGAAGAACAAAGCTTGTAAAAATTGGCTTGAAGGTTGGTCCGAAGCAATCAGAAAAATGGACCTACGAACCTATTCTCCCAGTCCAACCTTCATGGCCAAACACCCCCACAAGAAAGAGCTTATTAAGATTGCTGAATTCCTGTGGTTCGAAGAGTTAGACGCAGAATGGGGTGATTTTAAGCCCAAGAAAATTACTTCATTTAAACGTATTCCACCGAACGTTCGCCAGAAACTGTTGTGTGATGCTTTGACATTGTGGGAGACTTACAAGAAGGTCGATTACATCCTTAAGAATGGGATCAAATGTTTCCAGTAAGGAAAGTAGGAGAAAACGATGAATGAAACGAGAGAAGTCAAAATATTGACCACATAGAGCATTCAATGTTGCCTGCCCTCTTCTCGGAGGCTAGGAGAGCCAGTGTTGCGTACAGCAACATTCTAGACACGATGATTGCGGCTTTGGGAGGTGAGTAACCCATGAATTACTACGTCGGCAAAATCATAGCACTAAGAACCCAAGCAGATCAATGTAACGCACGAATAGCAGCAATGAAAGCAGCAAACCAAATATCTAAGCTAAAAGGAGAAGAGCCAAAATATAATTGGCAATCTTTCATGGAAGAAGCCAACGAACTAGGAGACCTAGCCTCAAGAATAGAAGCCCTAGCCCAAGACGTTTAACAAGGAGGATGCATGAAGAAACTACTCGAACTAATTAACAGAGCAGAAACCATCTATAACTCCAAAGCAGGACCAGAATTCAAATTCAACACAATATTCAACCTACACACCAAAGACATTAGCCCAGAAATGAAAAGACTTGGCATCGAATTTAGATGGTGCACCCCTGACACCACGTATGAAGAAGACACAGCAGCCTTTATGTCAGCTCTACAAGAGATAAAGAAAGATGTTGAAGCTGTAGTCGAACAATCGAGAGTATCTGACACTAAGGAGAAAGAAAATGAGTGAACCTTGCCAAGGTGATCCAGCCGTTGACAAACTGATTTTGGATTTAGCTGGTCGAGCCGAATTAGAGCTTTACGCCCTAGAAAACGGATTGATTCCAGGCATCAAAAACCTCAACCAAGACAGCATGAGCGAACTACGAGTACAGATTGAGGCCATGGAACGACATTTTCTTGCAGTCAAACAAGCTTACCGACGCCAAATGGACACCCTCAACCTACAGGCCCATGGTGGATTTCAAAAGAAATCGTGAAAGTACTAATTCTAGTAAAGATAACCTGTAACCACTGGGTCGAAATGGACGACTCACTGATCGAGACAGTATCTGTTGATCGACAGACATTGCACTCAGCAGACTCCCCAGTCGCAAGAATATTCATGCTGGACAAAACAGCCCTAAGAGACGTAACCTTCCCAGAAGATAGACTACCAACCGCCCACTGCATATTCCATCACGACGTTGAATACATGAATTGGTACTCCTATGTAGATTGTCTACGTATGAACCCAAGTTACTCGTGGATGTCGAAATATGAATACGTCATCAAAGCAGATGATGATATTTGCTTCCTACATCAAAATTGGGATAAGTTACTAGTTGAAGCAATGCCACTGATCAATCACCCATGCCTCAATGGGAATGTCGTAAATGACAAAGGAATGATAATCAACGCCCCAAAATTAGTAATCTACAAGATGGAAACAATCCTTAAAACTGGGATATTTCAATGCGCATACTCATACCCAAAAGTCCTCGGGCGACTAATCCCTGGATCTAGAACACCAAATGCAGAAATTGGCGATAGAAAATTGATTATGGAGGGGAACTAATGCCTTGGTTTGAAACACCAGACGTAATAGCAGCAATTCAAAACGTCATGACCAAACGATTCAAACAACTAACCGAGAATGGGAAGATGACTAAAAAGGACGCATACTTCCGAGTATATAAAGAATTTGAACGAGGTTTAACAGAAGCCATGAAGCAACAAGCACGATTAATCTATTTGGAGGAAACCAAAAATGGCAGTAGAACACCTGACTAAATGGGTATGTGACCTCTGTTGGACAAGCGAAACCATCCCTCTGCTGACTAAGCCACCATCCGGATGGGTCCAAATCTCTTGCAACTACGAAGAACGTTGCTGGCATGATAAAGTAATCTGCCACCATTGCCTAGAATTAATCGAACGACAAAAGCGTAAACCCGATTTTACGCCTAGACTTGAGAAAGGAGTGCTAAATGACCCAAACAATGTCGCCCAAAGTCGTTAGAGCCAAAGAATACGCCACAGAAATTCATAAAGGCCAAACCAGAAAGTATAACGGAAGACCCTACATCACCCACCCTGATAGAGTTTGCGATAGGTTAATCGAATTAGGCTTACCAGATAACGTTTGTATTGCTGGCGAACTCCACGATGTGTTAGAAGAGTGTGGTAAAGACCGGTACCAGAAAGTCCTAGACGATATTGATCAAATCTTCGGTGAGCAAGTATGCTTGTGGGTTCTTGGATTAACCAACCAACCGAAGAAACGTGGATTGACCAGAGCCGAACGTAAACAGAAAGACCGAGAACGGTTAAGTAAACAACCGCTTGAAGTCAAAATCATCAAATTAGTCGATAGGATTGATAACCTCAAAGAATTGATGGAAGATGAGGCAAGTCCTGCTTTCAAGAGGCTGTATGCATTTGAAAGTCTACAATTGGCTGATGCTCTCTGGAATGACGCACCTGAATTAATGTGTAATTTGGTTGCTGAGTTACGTGCCCAGGCCGACCTAATCTCCCATTTCTACGGAGAGAACAAATGACACGATATCGATTATCAAGATGCAACCCCCGCTTGTTCCATGGACCCTCCTTCCGTTTATGTAAACACAAAAATGGTGAATTTGTTTTCTATAAAGATGTTGAAAAGCGCATTGACCAACTTGAAGACGCAATCGATCTAGTTATTGAAGAGTTGTCAACCCAAGACAGGAAGACTCCCAAAGAGCGAAAAGTTGGTGGTGAAAATCTAATAGAATTTCTAATTCGCACTCTGGGTGGAGAATCCAAATGCCGAAAGCACCAATGCCATGGCCGCAAACCAAAAGGGAAACAGAAATCTGCTCGAAAGCATCAGAATTAGCTGGTTTTTGTTATAAAGAAGGATATCATCGAGGACTCCTGATTGGGTTACTATTAGGACTGCTCATTTCAACAATTACAGCTATTCTCTTTAGATGTAACTTCTAATTCCTCATAACCGCGACACCAATACCAAGGGACAACCAAAAGGAGATACTTGACCATGTGGGAAAAGGACTCATCCGTTGAACAGTTGCTCGACTCCCTCAAGATTAAATGGAAGTACGTCGAGAACCTCAAAATCAACACCCTCAAAGTAGAGGACTCCAAGAAAAACAACGCCCGATTCGGCAAAGCCCTAAACGATGACGACTGCACCCTTTACGCCAGCAAAATGAAAGAAGGAGTACGCTTCCCCGCAATCGTAATCGTCGAAGGAGGCTATATCCTAGGCGGCAACAACCGAGTCAACGGCGCAATCCAAGCAGGACTCAAAATAGTAGACGCCTACGTCTGCGATAGCTCAATCACAGACCTTCAACGAGACGCATTCATTCGCCAAGACAACATCCGCCACGGCAGGAACCTCAACACAGAAGAGAAAATCGCAGCCTGCGTCGAACAACACCGCAAGTACAAAATCTCGATGAGAGATCTTAACGACCAATTCTTCGGCGGCAAACCAGAAACCTATAGCAAAATCACCGCTGAAAACACCGCCCAAGACGTGCGGGAGAGGCTCCAATCCAAAAACGTCGATACCAAGGGAATCTGCTCCTCGGTCCTGGCATCACTCTCCCCCGTTAAGGACAACATCAACGTCCTAAAGGACGCAGGACGAGTAGTCTCTGACTACAAACTTCCAACTGCCCAAGTTGAAGAAATGGTCAAGGATATTAGGGAGAAGCAAACCGAAGACGAGCAGATTGCTGTTATTGTTGCTTGGAAGAAGAAAATCAATGACCAGAATACTGGTAAGAAGAATCGCCCCGAAACCAACCTCCGACGAGAATTGACTAGGATGCGGAGCTTCCTAGCTACGGGGAATAATGGTAAGTGCTTCCCGCCAATTGAAAAACTCACCAACGATAAGAAAGAAAGGAAAGAACTCAAGAGTGACGTGAACGAAATCATTGATTCCCTCAAAGACCTCAAAGCGAGAATCTGAGAGATGGGAGGTCACATGTTGGCTAGATTTTGCCATGGTTCTAAGAAAGAAGATTTCATTAAAGATATTAACCTAGAGTTTATCCCTAGAGTAGGGGAAGTTGTCATGTTGTTTCTTGATGATGGTCCTCACAGATTCAAAGTCTATTCAGTTGAGCATTTCTTCAAGCCGAACCACATTGGTGAAATTACTCACACTATTGGCATCGTAGTAGACCCCTTGGGAGCGTGAAATGTCAATCAACCAAACCATACGAGCGAAGATTCTTGAAATATTGCAGGATAAACAATGGCATGAATTAGGTGAACTCCTGAATATCGCTGGACAATGCATAACCTCAGAAAAAGCATCACAAATCTACTTAACTTACCAAAAAAGCGGCAAACGTGACCAAACAAGACCTTTAGAAGAACAAATCCAAATGGGCAAACGATGGGTAATAATGGCCCAATGCCGTAAATTATGCAAAGCAGACCAAATAATTCAACAAGGTGAAGGATTCAATCGACAATTCCTACTAAAGACACCCGACGAATCTGTGTCTAGCAAGAAATCTCCCCTCGTACGAGAATTGCGAACCCAAATCAAGAAGATGGAAGAAATATTGGCCAAGTATGAGGCAAGCCAATGATAAACCTATCCTTCCCATCATCTAACAAAATCAGAAGTAACCTAGCCAACCAAATCAAATCTATCCTCCGAAGTTACCTGAACGAACGAGGATACGAAGGAGATTGGGAAGCAGAACTATTCAAGAAAACAGGAGAAAATACCACCGAAAAGATAGAACTCCGTAAGATTTCAAAAGAAAACCAATACGCAATCTACGCAGTGAGGCCATTTGATAAAAGCTCAAGCTGGCGAATCACAGTACGACCACCCAAAGGATTCGACATAGAACAACTCAATGAAAAAGAAGTAGCACAAGAAGTAGAAACACCAACCGAAGAAGTCGAAGAACCAACAGTAAACCAACTCAGAAAAGCCAGAATAGTCACCCACCTACAACACGGAATGGACATCCTAATCGATGAGAAATATGAAGGATTCATTCCACTACAAGACGTGTCTGAATCCTACGACAAAAAAGACTTAAACAAATACCCAGTAGGATCACTACTAAGAGTAGTAATAGCAGACACTAGCAAACCATACCCCTGCACCATCCGAACCGATGGCATCGCAACCACAACCTCCAAGAATGACCTATTCTCAGGCCAACCAGACTCGGATGGACGCCTATCACTACTCTCCTACACCAAAGACCCAAACAGAATCCATGAATTCGTACAAGTATTCTCAATAATCGCCGAAAGTCACAAACCCAAATCAGTTCCATATGAAGAAGCAATTAAATGGATGACTGACTTCTTTAAAGACAAGTACAAAGCCAAAGACATCCATCCCAAGGGAGTCCTAAGGCTCTTCACCACAATCTGTCACTCAAGAGATACTTGCTGGATCAAAAAGACTCAAGATGGATATGAAGTCACAGAAGAAGGATGGATTGAAGTAAGCCACCAAGCACCAGAAGTAATCCAAGCCGTAGCCCTGGAGCCTGAATTAGAGAAGGCAGAAGCAGTAACCAAACAAGTAGAATCAAGACTCCAACCAATCGTTGAGCACCTTGAACCAATTCATGCCCAACCAACGTTAGATGACTTGATAACTTACATCCGCAAATCCCAAAGACTGGTAGATGTAACCGAAGAGAGAAGGATGTTGGATAAGGAGATTACTGAGCTTAAGGATTGGTTAGATAGCAACCTTCAACTTAAGATGGCAGCAGATATTTTCTATAATCAAATGGCCAAGGATGGCAAGAATGTTTTAGACGAAAGGTAAACAATGAAGAATCTTACTCTAGTTGAAATGATCCCATTCAAAGTACACTGCATGTATAGGAAGGGTAATTTGACTCTTGAAGAAGACCTGACTATTTTGATAGAAGATGGTGCGGGAGTACCAGCAGACCCAGAACGCAAGATCGAAGAAATTATGAAGCGTGATCATGGAGCTGATGCAATACTTTGTCAACCTCTTCAATCGCCTGATCCCCAAACTCCACGTGATAAGCTTTGGGCCTTCAAGGAGAAGAAGGTGATGGACAAATTGAGAATGGAGCATATTGACAGCCTGCCACAGCCGTTGGTGGCACATTTCTATAGTGGTGACGAATGGCCACTTCACGACATAGAAGTTGAGACTGGATGGTTACGAGTCAACATATGTGGGAAGTTAGTTGCTAAGTTTATAGGTGAAGTGTCATTCTTTCGAGACATAGAAGGGATTGAGCACAATGTAGATACGTGTTATCGAAATCAAGAACAGGAGAAGAAATGAAGCGAAAACGAAAGAAAAAAGAATCCCAACTGATGCTGACGTTGGTTGTTGGGAACGTGACCGTACAATTCCCTGACCCGCCGCCATTCAGAATCATCTGCTATGGTCCTGCGTGCACTGGTGGGAATGGTAAGGAGACAGCATGGACAGGAAAATCGAAAAAACAACCGTCGTAACATTCAATGTTTCTGATATCGAAATATATCTCAAACAAGCAGCTAATATGCCAATGGACTCTACTGTGAACTTTCAATTTCGCTATGAAGAAGATGAAGCTTATTTGGTATCAGCCGAAGTAAGACATGCTGATTCTGCGAAAACACACCTGAATATGAATTCTGACGCTGAAGCTGCAAGAGCACGACTAAACAGAAACCGTGGAAGAATTAGATAAGCGCGGTGCAGTGATACCATAGCGCAAGCTGAGTGGGTTGTGGCATCTGCTTTGCGTCGGGATGGCCTCCGACGACGCGCTTGGAGGTCCTAATGTCAGAATTACGAGAACAAAACACACAAAGCAGAAATGTCCTCTTCCATTACTACACCTACAGAATCAAATATTCCAAAACCCTCAAAACCAAAATCGTCTACAAACAATGCGCGCACTGCAACCGAATAGACCACAGTGACTTCCTAGTCTACCAAATAGAACAACTCTGCGAAAAACTCCATGGCCTAACTAAAGATTGGACCGCAAAGGACTATGATCGAGCGCTGAAGAATGGAGAAGAATTGATGGGATCAGAGACCATGACTAAGATAATTATCAAAGAAACTGAACTACCATTTGAATTCGTCAAAGAGCATGTCATAAATTTCCTAGATCGGACCCTCAGTGACTAGGAGGTAAAAATGCCACACGGATTAGACACACAAAAAGAAGTATTCTTCTACGAACAAGAATTCTACCCCCTCAGTAACTTCTCAGCCTTTGACCTCATCTGGAATACCAATCTCTTCCCAACATCAGAACACGCCTACCAATGGCAAAAATTCCCACCCGAACTCTCAATTCTGAGAGAATCCATCCGCACAGCACCCTCCGCACACGAAGCATTCCGGATAGCTCGTGTAAACCACATGTCGGTGCGCCCAAATTGGGAATCCGTCAAAGTAGAAGTAATGAGACGTATCCTACGTGCCAAAGCAGGACGACACGAATACGTCCGCAGAAAACTCCTAGAAACAGGTGATAGACAAATTATCGAGAATTCATGGCGTGACAACTTCTGGGGTTGGGGTGAGAACAAAGATGGTACCAATATGCTTGGTAAGTTGTGGATGGAAGTTCGAGACGAGATTAAAGACGGGATTATCGAATCGAGTATAACTGCAGCAGGATGCCGCGAATTTTTCGAGGATACAAAATAATGGCCTACTCAGATTACGGTGGTTACGCTTACCGGAATGGCAAGCGAATGCCAGAAAGATCAGACTGTAAAATCACCCCGTTAGGGATAGTCAAAGAGCCAGAATTTCACGTAATTATTGGTGAAAAACCAATCTACATTTGTTTGTATAAGCAGACTTATATTTCTTATCGAGACGTTGAGAGAGAAAGAGACCTTATCCTTCTAGTCAAGGATAAGGACGCAATCGATGAATATCTGGGTAAGCTGTATATTAATTCTGAGAAACTCAGAAAAGCCAATAAGCCACTACTCATGGATGGTTTTGGATATAAAACAACAGTTTGGTGGAAGGAGGAAGACAATATCTACCAATACATCAGAGCCGAACATTGTGAGGGGACTATCTGGCACGGTTGGTCAGGATATGGTGTAGGAGCAGGTTTGGAGGATGGGAGTAGGGGCTACAGCACCAAGGATCGTGAGAAAACATTGCTCTCAATCTGGCCTGATGCAATCAAAGAGTGAACATGCTTGACGCAATAGTCACAGAAGTCTGTAATTACGCGAATGACAGGAGCGTCATTCATGTTAAAGTAAATGACAGTAGAGAGTCATATAGGCATTTGGTTAGTCAAATTGGACTCGCTCTAAAGAAATTGCCCGTTAAATGCCTCGTCATAGTTACCGATGGTAAAACAGACATTAGTAATTTAAACGAAGATGATATGCGCAAATACGGTTGGTGTAGAATCCATGACGCAGTAAAAGTTCCGGCTTCAGAGTTGGGCGAACGCCAACTTATTCTGGAGGAGTGATGAAAACTCCCGCTGAATGCCAAGCTTTGATGTCTGAAATGAAAGCTACTCCCTCAGAGTGTCTAAGAAAATGGTGGCCTGTAATATCAAAGTGCGCAGAGATTCCAGTCACAGATCGTGAGAAGTTTGCTTTGATGTTAGAATGCTCTTGGTATGGCGCTCAATTAATTGGATATGGAGATTCTACAAAATTCGCCAATGATTTTTTACCAGTTATTCGTAGAGGCATTGCTGAAACATATATCAGACTCATCATACCACAACCACCCGAAAAAGTAGCAGAGTTGGGCGAACGCCAACTAATTCTGGAGGGGTAATGAACTGGACACCGATCAAACACGGTGAATTAAGAGATGGGGCTGATGCCAAGTTATTGGAAGCAAAGGCTCAAGCTGATCGAGCAGAAGCCGCAAAGGAAGAGTCTCGATGCTCAGTCATAAAGACATTAGCTGCAATACCACCAGAAATTCGAGGAAGCTTTGAGGGTTATAAGCTTCCAAGTGAGCACCCTGATGCTGGTGCGATTCAGCTAGATAACGATAAGAAACGCGAATGGAACAGGCTCTTCCTTGAAAACGCTGGGAGGATATTTGGACCAGCGGCAGTGATTCATCTCATTTGGGCGGTTGCTGTGTGCTTCTGTGTTTACACCTATGCTGTCTGGTGGGTGGCAAGATAGGAGTTGGCGTTTGAGCAGAAAACCTAAATATAAGCCTTGTAAAGAGCATCCGGACTATGACGGGAGTTTTATGCCACTAAAGCGAGGTTGTGGCGATTGTTATTATATTTGGTATTTGTGCGGGTGCCAGATGAAGAAGAGGCGAAAGGGTCAACATGAATGAACGAAGAGTAGTCCCTCCACCACCCCGTCCTCCCCCACTCGGTGGACCTCGTCCTCCTATTATGGAACAATTAGTTGTCACTTATGACCTTGATGCAAGAGGTGAATGTCCTGATTCTATTAATAGCTTCCTAAGCAAAGGCTGGCGAGTCGTTAACATGATTTCACCACATAGATCAGGAACACATGATCACGGTGGTATTGTGGTTTTCCTGCTTGAGCGTAAGGTAGAACCTGGAGTTTAATCATGGAATTAGGTGACAGAACATTAGATCTAGGAGTCAAAGAGGTAAAAGTTTCGACCGAACTCGATTACTCAGCATATCCATCACAAGCAACAATTTATGACCTTAAGAGTGTGCACAACATCGATATATCAAAAATCATCGAATCAGACAACATCGACCCACGCTTAACAGACGATGAAATCCGTCAAGCAGTGCGAGGGCAATACGTGACAGCAAAATTATTCGTCGGAATTGGAACGAACCCAGAATATCCAGGTGTTTTCTCAGGCCCATTCAGACTTGGAGAAGTTTTTCTTCAACCAGGACATTCATTCTGGATCAAAGTAGAAAACAGATGGATACTGATTGATCACAACTCATCTCCTAGGTATCCGCCGCTTAGATTCTCTAGATTCGCCTAGGAATTTGCGGACCAGTCGCTGCCATACCCTCCTCACCACAAGCAGCAACACCACAAACATTCTCAAGAATTCTCAATTGGTGATCGAGACAACTAAGATTATCCTTACTGATTTTAATAAGGTCCAAGGACCTATCTAGGAAGCTTTCAGGATGTGGTTCTTCGAAGTCCTCGTATCCAAAAAGATTAGTCCTTATATTAGTTAAGCGCCTGTTTAGATGTGACAAGCTCTTACAGATATCTTCCTGTTCACGCAGAATTTGATGGATTGACTTTTTCTCTACTTCAGGTCGGTCTGTCATGTGATCTCCCTTTAATCTTTCTGTTTTACATCACGCCAATTACAACCATTCTCAAGCGCATCCAAATGACTTTCAAGCTCGTTAAGTTCAATCCTAATTGCCCCAAGATCATGAAGAGTAGCGAAGAGGAAGGTAGTATCCTGCTTGCCAATGTTGGCTTCTTTAGCTGCTACCTTATTGGCATCAGGAAAGTCGATCAGACTACGACGTAAGTGGCTTGCTCGTACATTAATATTAACTAACCTACTAGATATCCCCTTTATTAAACCAGAAATGTCACCCAAACTTCTCAATTTTGGTTCTGGCTCTTCTGACTGGCATTTATCTGACATTTTCCTCTCCTTTAGGTACGCAGCATTTGCTGTCTTTACGTCCATGTCAAATCTCCTCAACATCACATACTCACCACACGCTCCCTTGAGGAGTGTTCATTCGCTCCCCATAAAAGTGACCAGATGCCATTGTGCCGGTACGGAATAACAAGCTGATTTCTCAACAAACCAAGGAGAAAATAAATGAGAAAATTCAAACGCTTAATCCAAGAAGACAAGCTAAATTCGAAACACGCCTATAAGACATATCTACCACATTGTACTTGCTGGGCATATACTGTCCAAGACAAACCCACAGCTCTCAGAATCCTCCAAGAATTATTCAACAATATTGAAAAATCAGACATGGAAATCGCCCGAGAATTGCTCCAATTCGCAATGACCCAAAAGAAATACACCAAACCATCCGAAACCTACACCAACGCCCAACTAGTGAACCAACTAAGAAAAGGACATAGACTGTTCACCAACAGTAATTTCTGGTTCCCAGACAATATGAAAATTTCCCCACGTTGGGAATTTGGATACATCGGAAATCCACACATCAGCCCGCAAAATGCGAATGATCATACAAGAACTCTGATTTTTCTAGAGGCAAACCGGCGCTTTGCAGGACTCTGCGCCAGATATCGAGAGAGATATCATCAAATTATTTTCTCACACGCAATCAATGGCCTTGGTTTCGGATTTGGCCCGATTGCCACGGCTAACTTCGTGCTTTCAACAACATTCAAGAAATGTTCGACCATCGGAACTCCGTAAACAGGACCACCAAACTACCGGCTGGTGGTACCCGCATACCGCCCCGCCACGCCGCTTACGGGATCGTAAACGACGCTCAATTACCGGCAAAATCCGGCGCGTGCCGCCCGTCCGCTGCCCGCGCAGCGAGAAAAGGAGATCCAAAATGTCTAAGAATGCAGTGGCCATTGTTTTTAGTACAGAAGGATTCATCAGTCCAAAACAAATGAAGGAAAAGCTCAAAGAAGCATTCACCTGGGTTCGTGAAAGAGCGAAAGGACCACTCGGCGTACGATTCGTTGACGTGGATTTCGTAGTCTTTGCCCCCTCCGAAAAAGACGAAATCAAAGATGGTGCGCCTTACACAAACGAAGCTGGTGTGCCCCCAACAGCAACTGAATATCTGGCAACCAAAGAATTTAGTAATCTTCATAAAGAAATTAAAGTCATGGCGCAAGTCGCAAACAACCCCGATGCCGAAAACGAAATATTCAACCTTATGGTTGAAAATAATTACTGGCCTTCCGAAGATTAAGGAGATCCAAAATGCGAATAACCTTCTACTCAGGATTCAGCCCCGTGGAATTGGACATAGCCTTCCGATTCTACCGCCTTGGTGGAATCCATTCAGCAGCCCGTAGAGAAATGCGAATGATCATACAAGAATTCAGAAACAGAAGGAGAGTCAAATGCTCAAACAAGCATACCTGCATGACCTAGCACACCTCATCAACACATTCAAACAAGCAGGCTCAAAACTCACAGACCGAGAATGGGCCGATAAGCTTAAAGACGCTCTCAAAGACGAACACAACCGGCTAACCAAAGCCGGTCAACCCATGAAAGGATAACAAAATGGACTTCCCCCTGAAAACCAAATACGTCGGAGCAATATCCCTGCTTATTGAAATCCACGCCAACTACGTCACAATGGCTGGAGCAGCAGGCGAAACACCCGACCAAGAACTTCGTTGCCGAATTCTACAATGCGCTAAAGACTTCAACGCCGAATCAGAACACCTTGAAGTCAGACCCTGTGGGAACAAATTCGGGATCTTCCAGAAATAACGAGAGGAATTAAGATCATGGAACATACCAAGTACGCAAAGAATGCAAAAGAAATTGCCAAGAAAGCTATTCGTGACCATCACGCAATCTCAGCTTGGCATGGCTATCAAGTACCACGCACCTATGAGCATGCTGTAACATGCGTGCAGATTGCTCGCAATGCAAGGAAATACGGACATGGCGGAAAGAAAGAAATCTCCTAGAAGACGAATCAAACCCACGCAATAAAAGGAGCACCCAAATGCTTACAATAGGATCAAAGCCAGAACTACTCGTTCGAAAACACACAGAAATGTACCACATGCTCCTCTGGAGCCTACGTCAACAAATCGAAGAGAAATACACCAAAGGACCATTCGACAAAATCAGACGAGAACAAGTAGGGTTCATCGGATTCCGACGAGAAGAATGGAACGAAGTCTACGACAACATCAAGCCACTCCCCTGGCTCGGCATCCTCATCTACGCCCCAAGCAACTACATCTCAATCTACAAGAAGATTGGACCCTCAGACGGTTTTATTGAACACAAGTTCAATTGGGAGAATTGGGAATTTGTTACATCCCACGACTCCTGCTGGTACGATGCACTACAGAGGATCGTGCTGGAACACGAGGAGACAATCACAAGTTTCGCATGGCTACCGGCAGTCCGAACATTCAAAATCGAATCACCCCAAGTCGAAATACTCAAAACAGTTCGCAAACAGGAAGAAGATCGGCGTTGGGGAAGGTGAGATCGAGAAAACTAGAGATTACCAACATTTCCTCAATGGAAATAAGGAGTAGAACATGAAAAAGAGACCCCCAATCAGAGACTTAAGCCACCAACCAGTTAGTAAATCCAAAGACGGTAAATCCATCTACATCCGAATCCCACCCTCGCTCGCAGAAACAATAAGTGCCACAATGGGTAGTGGCTGTCAGTGCCAATACTGCAAAGAACATCCCCGAGAAGTCTCCCGATGGGATACCCTTTGCGTTTCTGCCGATGGAACAGGCCGAACCTGGATTATCCATAATCCATCTTTCTAGGAGATAAGAATGAACAAGAAATGGAAAGAATTCAAGAAATTACTCCTCAAAAAGGCCAACGTAGCCATTAAGAAGATGGAAATTATGGGCATTGACATCGACACACCGCCCAAGACCAAAGTTCGTTGTTTTATGAATGATTATATTGACTTTGGTGGTGACACTTGGTACATCGCCTCTAAGAAAAGGCTATCTTCAAAAGAACTTGAGTTGGCTCTTGATATTGACTCTTTAATCGATGCTCTTCGCTGTTGCGATACCGATGGTTTTGAATATGCCATTGAGCTGGCCACAGAACTTGGATTCATAACTGCGAAAGACATCCCAGGAGATAAGAATGCCTAGCTACAAAACAGCAACACCACGAGCCGAAGCACTCCGCATCTCAGGCGAACTCCGAACCGCAATGAAAAACATCGGCTTCGCAGAAATCATGTTCTGCGGCTCACTCAGACGCGGCGAACAAACAATCGGAGACCTAGACGTAGCAATCCAAGGCGACCTACGCCTAATCCCACAAATCCCAGGCATCGAAATCAAGGAATCCGGCGACACCCACGTCACCTTCATCTACCAAGGCATGCAAGTCAACTGCTACAGAGGCGAACCCTCCTATTGGGGAGCATTGCTTCTCTATATGACTGGGCCGAAAGGTTCAACAATAGGTATGAGATTGAAGTCGAAAACCAAAGGATACCTACTTAACCAATATGGCCTCTTCGATAAGAATAACGTGAAGATCGCAGGAGAGACGGAAGAAAGTATCTACGCGGCATTTGGTATGCCGTACAAAGAACCAAGCAGGAGAGGAAAATGACTAAACCAGAACTCATCAGCTTCCTACAAACATGGCCTAAATTCCACCAAACACTCGATTTTATCGCAGCCCAAATCAAAGAAGGCGTAGAAAAAGACCCAAAATGCGACTTCGAAATGGACGAACTAACAATCAAGACTGACTTTGGCAAATTGGGCGAATACATAACAGAAGAAAACTTCTCAGAAAAACACATCACACTATCAGATGATTGCGTAGATGTCCAAATCGGACTCGATATATTGGTTGGCTGTGAAAATCGTGAAAAACTCTGCAAAGAAGCAGCGTCAAGACTCTTGGCCGAAATCTTAGATTTTTCTAAGAAAACACGAGAACGCCGAGAGAAAGAAGAGCGAGAGCAATTAGCTGCATTGAAGAAGAAATATGAAACCCCAATTCCCGATGGAACATGGTACATTGACTTCAAGGATGACAAGTTCATCCTATGGGCCTATGTTCTAGAAGAGAAGCAGATTTTGCTGTCAGATAACAATATCGTCAAAATAGTCTATAGAATATTGGATGTGGTTGGCAATAACTGTCTCAGTGATAGTAGATTACGCAGAGTAATCCTATCAGATAAGGCAGCAGAAATGGTAGTAACCTCCACTGGTGAATACCCAGGGTCTTACGACAAAGCATTAACCCAAGTCATGATAAGGTTGGAATCAACCAGAACCAGCGTGAGCACAGGAGCGGAAGCAAGACTATGATCATCAAAGCCAACAACAACGAATACCGAGTCTGGTGGCACCACATCCCAGGCCCCACAGGCAACATAACCATCTGCATGCTAAGCACTAATGGCAAAATCGATAATGAAAACTTCCTTAGCTCCTATAGTGATGTCACCATGAACAAAAAACTAGGACGCAAAAGCTCCTTCACACGCCTAGTGTCCATCTTCGACAAACTCCAGAAGGACAAAGCCAAAGATTCCCCTAATTACACTTATGAAAGCAAAACAACACGAATACTCTTCTGGAAAGCATACTGGGATCGCTTCCCCGAACACAAACGCCCAATACAATGGAGGAATCAAAAGTGACAATAGGATATAACCCACGCACCAAAGAAACAACCATAACACTCTCCCCTGAAGAGAGCGTCCTCTTTAAGAGGAAACAAAGAATCCGCAAATTGAGCGGAGACAGTAAGGGTGCGTTCTACGTCGATATCAAACTCACCCGCCCAAGGAATACGCCAGCTTGGTTTGAAGTAGCAAGGAAGAAATACTCAGATTCAATGCTTCACACAGGTCACTACTAAGGAGAGAACATGTTTACCAACGTCAAAGGTGGGCAACATCAACCCCAGAAACTTCACCTTAAGGGTGAATATGTGATCATCGACCCATGCTACATCTGGGGTAGCTTGCATCACTCGTCTAAGGCTTGGGACGAAATCCACAAAATGTGGGAATGGGACAAATACCCCAATAACTGTGGCCACGACTGGGTGACCTGCGAGAAGGACGGCAAGACAATTCTTATGTTTGGCACAGCTTACGGAGATGGTTCTTATCCGGTTTACCAAAGTGGTATTATGATTGGCGAGTTTGGCGTTGACTCCGGTAAGGTAGCAGTTATTCCTAAGGAACTAATCCCTAAAAACAATAACCACACAGGCGTTGAAGTCACTCTTGATGGCACTCTTGATGGTCTAGTTGGGATTTCTGCTGGGAATGCAATCATCGGCGATGTGCAAATTGTGACTGACCACTCTGACGACGAAGACGAAGATGACTTCGACGAAGAAGATGAAGAAATCGAAGAAGAGGACACAGAAAATGACTAACGCCACACTCCTACGACTGTTTAAACAAAAGAAAACGCTTAAACAGAAGCATCAAAATCTCGAAAAGAAGTTCGAGAAACTCACAGGCCAACTAGAAAATCTCAATGAACAAATAAGTTACGCAAATATGGTCAACGAAGTCTACAAAGGAGTCTGCCTCCGTGGAGATGTGAACGGAGATGACCACATTAATAATCTTAACTTCACTGGTTCTATCTGGGCGGCTGCTGATAAGTCAAATTGGTATGGAGAATTTTGGCGGAATGTAAACCGCAAATCAGAGTGGCGAGTTAAGCTTCATTCTAGGGAAGTTTACTGGAAGGAGTGGAAACAACAGTACTATATTACAGGCTTGACCCGCGAAGAAGCCCTCACCAAATGTAAGGAATGGGCCGCATTTGGGAAGGCACAAAAGGCAAAACATGACACGCAATCTTAAACTTAATAGCAAGAAGTTCCGGTTAACAGATGTCTCAATCGGAGATTGTGTCGGCTATCTAATCACAGATGAAAAAGGCTATTCTATGTTATTCAGTAACCAAATCAGTCTTGAGATTAAAGAAGCTCTTAAAAGAAAGGTAAATGACAAGGAGTTAAAAGATCTCCTAATGAAAAATCTTTTCTTCCCACACTGGCTAAAGAGCAGGACTTAAATGGAACTAGGCGATAGAACATTGGACCTTGGGGTACCACCACAACCCCAACCCATAAAGCGTAAATTCTACGCGAGTAGAGAAACGCTGACTAGGTTAGGATTATACCAAATCATATTCGATAACGGCAAGCACATCCTTGAACCATTAGGTGGCACACCAATTCTAGAAGCAGTCCGGAATAGCAGAATCTATGCACGAGAATCAGGTGAAGACACATGGTTAAAGTTCAACAGATGTATGCTTCGAATTGACCTTAATGATGACCCATTACTTGATACTTACGCTTATTATAATGACTGGATTTCAACCAACGACACAATCTAGGAGAATAACATGGAACTAGGAGACAGAACACTAGACATTGGAGAAACATTAACACAAACCAATGTCACAGCACCAATACCTAAAACCAAACTCACCCCAGATGGAATCAAGAGACTACTATTCCCACGAGTTGACGTAGATTATCTGAACACCTTCAAACCAATGTTTGCATCTCTCGATCTAAACGATAATATGGAGTGGGTTGTGACCCCAAACTTTGGAGAAGAATTTGGCAAAGCTACCGACGAGGTTATCCAATTCGTCAAAAGAGCAGTAGAAGAAGATGTTTGGATGAAGTTCAACGAAACGTTAGTCAAAGTGAAGCCAACGGATTGTGTAGAAGATGTCTACCGAAAGTGGATGACAACACGAGGGCAAGCATATGACCTGGACAGAAATTCATAAAATCTTCCTCAAACTCAAAAAGATCACAGGAGCCGACAAAAGCAGCAGCTACGTAATGAATGTCTACTTCGACCAAGAAGGAGACATCCACATCGAATTAGGAACCTATGACATCTCCGACTGGCCTCGCAGCATTGAACTCGGACCCTATCGAGACGAAGAATTAGCCAAATACGAAACTCTCAAGAAAATCCTAGAAGCCTGCGAAGCAGTGGCGAAGGAATACAATGTCTCAATCGTCACAGCACAACAACTCCATCTCGATTCCACCAATGGCCACGACTTCAGCATAATCGCAGCAAAAGCAAAGGAAGCACTTAAATGATTAAAATAGAAACCATCGACCTAATTATGATTTCGACACTCTCACTAGCAGTATTGGCAATTGTCATAGGAACGATAATCCAACAACTTGTGAGAGGATAAAATGAAGAAACCAAAGAAACAAGCCGGTAGTGACTGGGTGCCATGCCGCTGCAAAGTCATCGACCCAGACGGATTAGCCCTACGCCCCAAAGGCGGCAAAAAGCCATATCTGGTAGCCAGAACTCCGCCAGAATCTAAACCCCACGTCGGTAAGAAAGGATTCGCTGAAGAAATCAAAGGGAGAATACGTATAACTTTGGACGATGGAACTACTCTATGGGGATCAGAATGCTGGTGGATCAAACTGGAGAAAGGAGAATAACATGAAGAAAATTTGCCTATTCACCGAATTTGTAATCGCCAAACGCAAAAACTACAAAGAAGCCTTTGAACTACTCAGTAAAGCCAACAGAACCAAAGCCGCAAAACACGTAATTTTCTTCGTAAAAGGCACCAAAAGTGGTTGGTTTCTGATGGGCAAAGACAGGAAATCTCAAGCGGAATTCCTGAAGAATCCAGAAGGCTGGATAATCGAAATATGAATTGTGAATACCTCAACGGCCCATATGTTTGCGGAAACAAAGGAGCAAGGAGTTGGACAAAATATGGTAAAGATCCACAAATGTTGTGTCCATCCTGTTCAGTTCTAGCACTAGCAGAATTTGAGATGAAAGGAGACCACAATGAGCCTAAGAGACTCACCAAAATGCGCAAAAAACAAAGACGCTGAAAAAGGCTACGCCCGCCTAAACAACCTGTACGCCAAAAACCAATGGGAAAACTCCCCAAGCCGCGAAAGAATGCGCCCACGCGACACCGTACACCCCGCAGGATACAGCTACGCACCACTCCTGCGCTACCTCAACAACAACATCGGAAAACCCTGAAAGAAAGTCATCCAGAAAATCCCATCTCACCTGAACCAATACCCCGAATGGTTCTTTACAAGCAAACTCGTAGGAGACCCAAAAGCACCACAACAAACCGGCCCATACGAATGGAACAAATTCTTCGTAGACACCAACGGAATCCTCCGCAAAGTCGGAAGAGTCTGGAAGAAACAACACCGAAAACCATCCTGCTTCTCACAAGAATTCGAGACTTACTACGTAAAAGAACAAGGCGTTCGAGTACCACACCAAAAACTCGTGGCAGAAGTAACCGTAATCGAAGGCCAAACCTACGCCCGACGTAAAGGACTCTGGTACCACCGCATCATTACGGGATACCGAGACGTTTATACCTGGAGATATAGTGGCGCTGTCGCCCCACAACGCATCAAAACCGGAGTAGAACCAATCTACAAAGAATTCCAAGTCAACGGTAAAGTTCAACGCCGACTCATCGATATTGTCAACAAATACGAACGGAGCCGATAAATGATCTTATTATTCCACTGCGCAATACCACCAAGTAATCTGAGTGAAAAAGAATTAAGTAAATGGATTACTAAATTCAACTCCGGATTATCTTACGGGCACAAGAAACATGAGGAAATGATGCAGAACATGCAGAAGAAAGCTATTCTAACCAAAATCGCAACCAAACAATGGGTAGCAATATAGCAAAAATACAACATGAGCTTAGAGACAAAACTTAATTCTCGTCTTAAATTGTTAATTGAAGAACATCTAGCTGGACCCTATTGGGTAGGAGTTAATGAAGGTACCTATTCCGCAATCGTAAAAAGTAGAAAAATTAAGAAACCATGGGTAGCAAAGACGGCAGATGGCGCATATGACCATGGTAATCCAACATATTTGTTTGAGATATTAATTCCACCCAATTCTCTGGGGGCAGAAGGGTACGAATTCCTCTGGTTAGATGACGAAGAAATACCAAAACATGCTGATTCAAACCCAGAAAAAGGATTTTACAAAAATGTCGATATAAAAAAGCGAAAAACAGAATGGCCATCTCATCCAATTCATCCAAAAATACTCGATTATATCTCCAAACATGGAGTCCACGAAGAAGACAACATATTGAGTAAATTGTACCTCAAATACATGCATGACCCAAATTATTGCGCTCTTAGAATATTAAGAGATGTCAATATATCAGAAATGACTGGTATTTATAAAATGATTAATGGTTATGTTAATGAAATAATTAAACCAGGTTCCCTAAATTTAGGACAACAAATCTGGACCGAGCCTGCAAGAATACAATAACAAAATAGCAAAAATAATGGTTGGAGGCAATCATGAACTTCGACCAAAAATTGAACCTTGCACTAATAGTAGAATTCGACCTAAAAGCACCCAACGTAGACCCTAACGCCTACAGTCGAATTCTAATGATGCTCGCAGAAATAAGACAACATTGGATTCAAACAACCTCACAAGAAGAAAAAGACGTACTTGGTAAGAAAGCAATAGGAATCGTAAACACAGCAATCACAGATGGAATTCTAGACGCAACCAAAGCCATAAGTTGGTTGCGTAACTCAATGCCAGGAATTGAAATTATTCTTGAAAAGCCCTATCAATCCTAGCACCTTCCGCCTGCGGCACCTGTTCGTAACCTCTGGCGGCTAACGACTCATCAGTCAAAGTAACCACCATTCTCAGACTAACAGTCAAATTCCGACCCAAGTTAGCCAAGAAGAAATGAGTCAAAGCGCCACATGGCCTACCAGACACATCCTCAGTATCAGCAGAAGTCTGATCGAACCTACAACCAGACACGTACCCAACATCCAACACACCATTTACCATCCCACGAGGCTTCTTCGCAGCCTTAGCCAAACGAACCCTATTGGCAATCTTCTCGGGAACGTTAGGATAAGACTTTGAGACAATCTTCAACCCATTCTTCGGAAGCTCCTTAGTCAAATCACCAGAGAAGCAAGAATCACTAACCCAATTGAAGATGACTCCATTTGGCATTTCTTTAAACATCTTAGCAAAATCAATATCCATAATCATGTGACCTGGAGTCCAATCAAAGTCATAGGGGCAAATAACTTGGTTCATATTACCTGGCTGACCAGTAGTCTCATAAGCATACTCCGCGCCGTGTCCACTATAGTGGAATACTCGCTTATCACCGGCTTTCGCGTCTTGAGTAAGCCATATAAGCCCATCAATAATATCGGCAGTCTTAGCCTTATCATTTAGAAGCATCTTAATCTCACTGTCCCTATAACCATAATTCTTAATCAAGAAATCCTTCATATCATTAGCGTCGTTGACACAGCCAGATAAGGGTGCCCCAGGATAAGTGTTGATCCCAACTATTAGTGCTTTTTTAGTTGGGGTGGCTATTTCACCATCAGGGTTAGCAGTCGGCTTCACACAACCGCACATCAAGGCGAGAACCAGCACTAGAATTAGTCTCATGGCTCTAATCCTCCTTAAACTATTTTTAAATTACTAACAACCAATTTAAAATACTGTCTAAATTTGATACAAACCACTAAGTATTAGAAGTACAAATGCTCTAAGCACATATTGACACCTCCCTATAGAGGCAACGAAACGCCACAAGGACGGTGGAGAAAGGAGAAAGAACACATGCAGCCAACAGAGCCGTTTGAGGTCGTAACTCTACCCAACCCAATTTTGAGGCAGACCAGCCGCGAAGTTTCCTTAGCGGAAATTCAGACTGGACAAGTCGCCTTCACCAATCACAAAGGCAAGCAAAAAGTCATGAAATTGGAGGAGCTTGTCAGGCGAATGAAGATGACAATGTACCACAAGAAAGGAGTAGGATTAGCAGCACCCCAAGCAGGAATTCCACTCCGAGTCATTGTCGTTGACCCAACAGGTGACCCCTCCATGTTGAGTGGACCCTCACAATTCAAAGCGATCATCAACCCCGCAATAGAAGTATTGGTCGCCCTTAAAATGCGCGAACACGAAGGATGCCTATCCGTCCCTGGAAGGCACGATGAAGTCGAACGCTACATGAAAATTCGCGTTAATGGCCTAAACATTAAAGGTGAACCCCTAAGCTTTGAAGCAGAGGGTTGGGAAGCAAGAGTCTACCAACATGAGGTGGATCACTTGTCCGGAAAGCTCTTCATTGACCATGTAAAGGAGAAGTGAATGTTCCTAACAATCCAAATCCTTGCACCCAAACACAAGAATCTAGCCCACCTAAAGAAGGTTATCAATTTCATCAAGAAGCATGGCGATATCAAGGATGTGAAAGCTTTGGGTTCGCTAATTATCACACCACTGATTACAGATCAGAAATCGTTTCTTGACTCAACCACTGAGAATTACCCAGTTGCGAATCAAGTATTGGTGATTGGTCGTGATCAAAGTCATACTGAATATTATGTCAACCAATATTGGTCTAAGGGAGTACTTGATGGACTCTTAACCACGAAACTCGTGGTTGGTTGGCTTGGTGAAGAAATGGTTGCCGTCGATGTCACCTCCCCCAAGAGTTTGGCCGACTGCTTAAGGAGATTACATGAGACCGAAAGCTAACGAAGTGACTGAGATCATGTCGGATGTAATCGAGGATAGAGCCAAATCACTTGCCTACCTCGATCCCAGCCGTCCACATGACCAATGCAAAGACCAAGCATTGAAAGAATTCAAAGAATACCTCCGTGACCATTTTGTGTTGTGGCGATTCAACCACAACCTATAAGGAGTCCAAACATGGATCAGCCCTCTAACATTGTCATCCAAATGAACCGTGAAACAGCACAACAACTTCTTGATCTGATTCCTGACGGTGATATCTTTACGCACCTTCAGGGTTTAGCACGTCGAGTCCGAAGGGAGTTAAAGGAACTGGGAACAGAACGGCAAGCTATCGCAGTCGAGATAGCACAAAAACTCTATCAAACTGAATCAATCCAGATCGATAATGACCCGACGATTGATCCTTATCTTGACACTAAGGAGTGTTGGGTTTCTGCTTGGGTGAAAATTCCTTGGACTGAAAAGGAGCATGGTGAAGATGAAAACTGGTGAAATGTTTAGGGTTAAATTCAAAATCACCATGACTGGTTATGTTGAAATCGAGAAAGATTCAGAAACAAAGAATATGCAGGATGCTGTCGAAGCTTGTAGAGAGTTGTACTCTAGAAGGGATGTTCGATTCCTATTACGACAAATTGGGTATTCGGTTGAAGTGGACGATGAAGAAACCACTCTGGATTTCGAAGGAGCTTCGGATGAAAAGCAACAGTGAATATGTGGTTGTAGTCGAATCAGCTTCAGCGAACAATAGCAATGTCTTCGGATTGTTCACTCGCAAAAAAGCTAAAGAATTCGCAGTTAGAGAAGCCAAAGAATTCCTCAAAGAGTTTCATAATACTTGTAGGCTCAAAATCAAGAGGGATTATGTCGCAATTATGGCAGGCAAAGAATGTTCTAAACAGTTCCCAGAACTTTCGAATGAACCCCTCATCATTTGGACCATTACACCATTGCAGTCCTCCTGCGGAAGGGAAGTCAAATGACCAACATCCACCGATTCCGAATTATCTGTGACAGAAAAGAAGATACTACCAAAAGGCATCACTACTGCATCGAAGGAGACGATCCAGAAGCCGTAGCCACAGAAGTAAAAAGGGTCGTCGAAACCTCCATCTGTGGAATAATCGAAGAAGATGGAGTATTGTGGCACTTCGGGCGCAATGGCTTGGAATCGTTTAAGATTCTAGCTGAAATTGGTGAATTGATCACAGGCCACGTAATCCGCAAGGAAGATGGACGATTGATCATCAAAGGAGAACCAAGATGACCAATAATCAAGAATTCGACATCATAGCCCCAATCGCCATCTACCACTTCGCAGATGTCTGCTTCAAAACCAAAGCTATGAAAGCCCTCCGTAAAGCCAAGAAGATAGGTTATGCCTTCTATGACGGTCTAGATGGACCAAAATATGATGCCGAAGGGCTGGCGTCCCGCTACAACACCCTCTTCGAACATATAATTGACGAAGAGAAACCCGAATGGACACCAATCATTGACCGTTGGGGAGCCAAAGGATTCCAGGATAGTTCAGGACGAACCGTCTTCACAGGCGATGATTCCGGATTCTACCCCTGGTATGAAACCTCAGGACCTATCCTAGAAAGGATCAAAAATGAATGTCCATAAAGACAGTTTCGAAAAGAAGATTTACTACTGCACCGAAATCCTCAGATCAAAGGAAATGTCGCCATACGAAAAACTCACAGAAATCGGCCCAATCATTTGGGAATTGGACAAAGCCTTGGCTAAGGGAAAGGTGACGATCAATGATAAAGCTCGTAAAACCAAAAATCCCCTATAAGCCCGAATGTGGAGACCTGAATTGGGGACAGAATGACATCAACGAATGGCTGACATCACTCAAGAACATCCTGCCAGTTGGTGCCCAAACAATCCCTGGCAAGAAAAGACTCACAGCCAGCGCCATTTGGGAACACCCATGGGAGAGCCTCAGGAATCTAGGCGTAGATGCCGAACAACTCAACCTCCGTTACGAATGCGGAGTAACTGGACTCGAATTCTGGGTTGTAGTGCCAGTCGCCATCTGGACTGACGACGTTCGCAGGTATCGGCATAAGCCTTACACCGACTCAAGTTTTGATTATGCCTTCGATCTGGATTGGCATGAGAAAATGATGCCATCTTATCAAGACTTGAACCATATTCCAAACATCAACAAAATAATGCTTGGGACTGGGTACACTGGTTTCTGCCGCCCTAGTGATGGTTCGCACCAAATCATCGGATTGTTTGCGCCATTGGATAATGGTGACTTTCTTCAAGTCCATACTTGGGAGTGGTACAACAAATGAAAATGGGATGGTTACTAACAGGGGATAGCTTCCCTCCGAAGTGGCGTAAAGCTTGGGCCAGTATGGAAGCAAATCGAACTTCAAACCGGATCAGACACAATTCCTGCTGAGACTCCCGATGACGTTCAGTTAGACTTATTTCGATGGGCGGTTAAGATTGCTGAGTCAGAGTCGGGGTTTACGGACAAACAGATGGAGAACATCCGTAAGCAAGGATTACCCGAAATCTTTGAGCGACCAACACGCTCCTTGGAGAGCGTCACTGCGTTGATATTCCAGATGTCAACTTCCAACAAAGGAGGCAAACCATGAAAGACTTTGATGTAATTGTCGAGCGGACTTTTACCCGCCGACGCTTCTTCAGGACCAGAGCAGAAAATGATCTTGAAGCAGCAGATAAGGTAGATCGACTCGTCCAAGCCAATGCCATTGACTTCAACGACTACGATGAATGCGATGACGACACAGTTGTTAAGAGTGTCGAAGTCACCAAGGACGACAATCCACGATTCAAACGCTTGAGGGACACAAATGAAGAAGACTAAGACCGGCTACATGTGTGGTATTGCTTTCCTTGACGAACTAGAAAGTACTGACACCACAGTTTACCCAAACCTTAAGACAATCAATAGGAAGCACAATTTTAAGGAGTGTGGTATTGCCTTAGTCGAAATCACATTCAAACGTTGGGTTAAAAGGCCCAATCAGGCTGGAGGGCGCAAATGAAAAAGAAGAAAGTCAAGAAATTTGACCTGTTTATCTCCGTTCGTCAATCTGAATTTGATAATAACGAGGAATGGAGTTTGGATATTGAAAGCACATCTGGCTTGACCTCCTATGAACTAGCCACCATAGCTAAAGAAGGAGCTAAAAAGGCGCTGAATAAAATCAAAGGGGTCAAAGCTGGTTGGGATTGTCACTAATGGACGCAGGATTCATCGCACACAGATGTAGAAACGGCAAATGGCGACCGTACGCCAACCTCCATTGCTCTAACTGCAAACTCCACGAATGCGTTGACTTCACATTTGCGGATAGAGCAGCCTACGAGGAAGCGAGGAAAAGAGAAAGTAGCCAAACAATGTGGTGGACTAACTGCCACAGACGGCAAGACCAAAGTAACCTATGATGAAAATGGCAAAGTGAAGAAGATCAAGAAAAAGGAGATTAAGAATGCCTAACTGGCGACGCACCATCCAATTCAAAGGCATCATCAATAACGACGATTACAACCCTGAGAATGAATTGGAAGAAATCCCAAAGGTAGCAGCAAAAGCTATCGAAGTCCTCAAGAATGAACGCGTCCCCGTTGAAATTATCGAACGATTCAAGAAGGCCAAGACTGAAGCGGCGTTCAATCGTGCTATGAACCATTTCTATGATTGGGCAGATATTGAACGTATTTGGATTCAATCAACATAGTACCAAAGTAATATCCCCATACTTCTGAGCGAGTGCCATTATCCTACCGCATAGAGAAGGGCCATCTTTTGGCCCGACCTTTTCAGAAGGTGGTCTGATTTCAAGAGGAGGCAAATTTTATGCGGCGATGGTCCTAAAGGCCGAACACACAGGTCAAAACTCAAAACCGAGAGAGCAGGGTTGCGACCCTGCTTAAGGCCCTGGCAACCGCCAGACTGGTCTCAAGTCCAGACTAATTCCCTAACATCCCGTTAGGGACAACTTCAAGGAGGACGAAACATGTGGTATCGCCTAATCGGAATGCTCCTGCTCCACAACCCCAACCTCGCCGCATCTGAACTCCTGGAGATTGGTGGATTCCTGATCCAAAAGTTTGGACTCGACCAGACTTCCATCTGGGAGTTCGAAGACGAATACCTTGACGACCTCTGCGGAGCCTGATAAGAAATTAAACCCCTAGGGGTCGGAAGGGCATCCCCTTTGTTGCGGTTTTACCGCCCGACCCCTAATTAAGGAGCCAATGCCGGAATATCCGATTTAGGAGATTCAAATGACCAAAGAGAAAATCGACCTACTCAATCGAAAAGGCTTCACAGCCAAACTAATCAACAAACAAATCATCTTCCTCCTAGAAGGTGAGCAAATCAAATGGGGCGACCTCCTTGAAGGTGTCGAGTCCATCATCGGGGATCGAATTTTGTTTATGGACGACACAGGTTTGGGACCCTGCACCAAATATTCTAGCCGTCTGGAAGGTTGGATCTTTGAAGATGCTGAAGGTGAAGGGTTGGAATTTGACGATGAACAACACGCCTTCAAATGGTACTTCAAAGAAAGATGGAAATCTAATCCCGAACGGGCAAACCGCAAAGAAATACAGTTCAATTTCGCAGACCCAAATCCATAGGAGACTAAAATGGAAAAGTTTGACGCACAAGTCGCAGCAGACTTGCTCTGCAAGCAACTAGGAGGCAAACCCTGGAAACCCCACGTCTGGGAAAACCTTGGTTGGCACTACGCCGCTTATCTAGGCGACAACAAAGAAATCACCGTCTACCCGAGCCAGCCACAAGGCTTCGTCTGTCTAGCCGGATACCGAGGACATTGCAGCGGCGATTGTCGCTGGACACTCCATAGCTACGCAAACCCCAACGAAGCAGTCCTCGCCACCCTGGATGAAGCCCGAAAGGTCATCAGGCTTGAACGAGATAACTTCCAAAAGCTTGAAGAACTCTTTGTGGCAGGTATTTCTTCTCACGGTCTTTGATACAAAGAAAACGAAATGGTCTGAAAGGAGTGTTAACGTGACCAAAGTACGCTTGATCAATGACATTATCACAGCAGAAGGCCAAATAGCAGACAAAGGAGAAATAGGCTGGCTTCTCGAATACCTGATTGGCCTTGGTGATAACAGCCGCAGACTGGTAATTCTCGGACGCAAACCCCGTTTCGGCCCAAAGGGTCACTATGAAGAAGATGCACCCGCAATCATCCGCCTTCGTATTGAAGATGTCGAACAAATCGAAAACGAGGCTCTCAAATGATACAAATCGATCCGGAGTAGTATCGTGAGCCTCCCAAAGAGGCTCACCACAAAATTCAGTTATAGAGGCTGGTAGAACTCCCATGACTCGCTTCAAGCCCCTCCAGTCTTGAAGCTTGCAGACAAGGTGAGATCCCAGCCTCTATAAGTTTTCCGACATTCACTAAACCATTAAAGGAGTAAACAATGAAGATACCAACCTGTAGCTGGTGCAAACAACCAACAACCAAAAAGCGCTGCAAACAACACAAAAACTGCAAAATGTGATGGCAAGAAATGCGGAGGACTAAACGAAGATTAGACCTAGAACACCAGTAAACACCACCACCAAACCCGCGCCAGTCGGTACGGGGATACCGCCACCGGCACACGATTCGCAGGACGGCAAACGACGCTCAAAGACCGGCAAAATCCCGCCGCACCCGCCCGTCTGGTCCTGCCGCCCACAAAAGGAGAAAAACATGTCAATCACCGCAAGCTGTGGACACACGCTAACCCCCAGCGAAGGAATGGGAATACAAATCTCCCTAGCCGAAATCGACAGAGATGGAAGCCCATGCATCAAAACAGGCTGTTGCTGCAATCAATGCGCAAAAGAACGACAATTGTGGCAATCCTACATCTCCTCAAAAGAAGAAGAAAATGCATGGTTCAAACAGCGAATCCTCCCAGGAGACTTCAGGAAGAATAAGAAACACCTGATCACCATTAAATCCCATGGATCAATATCTGGAGAAGTAGACACCAGAGCAAGCCTCGTAGACATGCAGCGAAATTGCCCAGGATTCTTCCGAAAGCCCTTCGGCAAACGGGAAACCTACACCATCCACCGAGGATGCATCATTGTAAGAAACAGTGCCCGATTCACCGCTTCTCAGCCAGTCCGCAGGACCGCAGTCTACCTCTACTACCCCAAAGGATTCGTTGACAGCCCAGGCCCCAACTTCTGCTGCGTAGGAGCGGGTAATTCCAACTCAATCGCAACAGCAAAGAAATACATCGACCTAATCCTCAGCCGAGGCGAATACTCTTACGGAGAATGGGACCGCATATGATTGAACCAACCAACCTCAGATTCAAAAAAGACAGACAAGGATACCTACTAGACTGCATCAACTTCGCCTATGGTGGAAGTTGGGATCGAACCTTCCACATAGTAGGCAGAGTTAAACTCCACAGCTCTGGAGAAATCTTCCGGATCACCAGAATCGACAGTAAATTGAGGAATCCGGAACTATTCTGCAGAGCACTTGGCACCCACGTTCTTGATGGTGGCCAAATCAGGGTCTCCTACAAAACCAAGGATGACTTATGCCAATATGATTTCCTGGGTGGAAAGTTAATCCGAACCATCTTTAGATGGGTTCGAGGAAAATCAGTCAAAGTGAAGTCAAGACGAGAACTGGAGCCAATAATTCCATTTTAGGAGAATACCATGTCATTTTTCGACTATCTAGAAGTAGAGGAACAGAGCGGAGACGAAAGGCGCACCACTGCCCACACGGTGGTTGACTCCCATGGTGTAGACGTAAGCTTCGGTGATTTTACCCTCGCTTCTGTGGAAGATCTCGGAATCAAAATCCATGGTTATGAAAAGTTGGAGGAACAACTGAAGCCCGAGGTTGATAAGATTCGACTCCTAGTGAAGCCAGGAGTTGTTTACAACGACCAAATGCACGCCGAGGAACGGAAATATCGTGATAGCATCCCAAAGCGTGCAGTTGCCAAACTTCGTAGTTTAATTATTAAGGTCGCTCTAGAATTCTTTGCGAAGCACCCTGATCATTTTGAGAAGTGGCTGCAAGAACAGCTTGATAAGAAACACCAAGAGGGACGCGAACTTCAGGCGAATAAGATTTGTGAAGCCCTGAATGTTGGCAAGTTCATGGATTTCATTGGAGGAGATTAAAGTAATGAGTGCCTACTTTGTCTTTACCGGCAGTGATGACGAGCACTGCCCACATACCGAACAGTTGACGCGTGATGAGCTTCTGGATGATCTCGCCGAAGAAGCCAGCGATATGCAGCGCGGGGAAACTGGATTCAAATATCTCAGTCAGTTCCCAGAAGAAGGAATACAGATCGGCGAAAAACTAATCATCAAAGGTGAGGTGATTACGCCAAGAACTGTTGAAGTCGTCAAGAGATTTGAGATCGATTGAAGGAGATTAAAATGCAACAATGGTGGATGGCATACTACAGTGAACAAGCCGACCGTCAATGCGGCTCAGCAATCTACAAGAGGCCCAACGGCCAACTGGTAGCAGTCTCCGAAGTAACCAAAGTTGGAGAACCTCCACTTTCCGTTTGGCCAGACCTGAAGAAAGTTGGAGTAGTTCTGGAATTGGTCAAGGAAGCACCAGAGGGATCTAAAAATGGATAAATTTGGGAAACTCAAAGACAAACTAATTAAATCGTATTATCGAGAAACTTTCGATTTTATGAAAGCAAGATTGGCTAACTCCAACGTTTATACTTATGACGAAAGAGGAGAAGAACGCAAACGAATCCTAAGAGAAGCATTGAAGTCTTATGGTTATAATGTTGCCGCAACCAACGAAGGACGCCGATCAGGTTGGATTACTCATTTGGAACTCTGCGGTCTAAAGATGCAGATGTTCTGCAAGTGCGATAATGCAGATGCATATATTGGATTAACGCTATATGGCCATTCATACCTCTACATCTCAATCGATAGGAATCTACCAACTCGGTTAGAGAAGCTAACAAAGGCGCAATTGATTAAGATGTTGGAAATTCCTGCCAATGGAGGTTCTGAGGCTGGCACTGAATGGTTCTACATGCCGTACCTTCATCGCAGAAAAGTTACATCTCTTTGCCTTAAAGAAGATTCGGATAACCCACTATTCTAGGAGGACGAAGTCTCCAAAACTTACAATACTGCTGGACTGTTCGATTAAATGTAAATATGTCTATGAGCTTCCACGACAAGGATAAGGAAAAGGATTATCAGAGAAAGTATCAGAAAGAACATAGGGATTATCTTAATAAGGAAGCAGCTAGGCGTGTTAGAGAACGCAGAAGAAAAGACCCAGAATATCTGGATAGATTACACCAACACCACAGAAATTACAATAGAAAAACCAAGCTTGCAGCTTTTGATGCTTATGGAGGGCGATTTTGTTGTATCTGCGGTGACAAAAGAATTAGCTCTCTTACTATTGACCACATTGACGGTGGTGGTTCTGAACATAGAAGAGATATTGGTCAAGGCGGGAGTCAATTCTACAGATGGTTGAAAAAGAATCAATATCCCAAAGGTTATAGAGTTCTTTGTATGAATTGTAACCATCTTGAATTCTTAAGAAAAAGAGATCTTGTCCTGTCTAACCATTTCTCGGCAAGAAGCAAGCGCAAAACTGCAATGGAAATCAAACAGAAGATTATGTCTCTACTTGGTGGGTCTTGTTCTATTTGTGGTAAGAATGATATTAGGATTTTAACAGTCCACCACTCAAACGGAGGTGGAAATAAAGAAAGGAGAATTATTGGTGGTTCTGGATCTGATAAATTCTATAGAACAATACTAGGATATGAGTCATTGGATGGTTATGAATGCCGTTGTTTCTCTTGCAACTGCGCTGAAAACTGGAACGATTAAGTTTTTAGGTTTAGTTCACTTTTTAATTCACCTTCTAAAGGAGAGACACATGTTTAAGACACTGTGGCAGGTTAACCCCGTGCTCAAGACTCTCTTCGCCGAACTGAAGGGATCTGAGGAACAGACCGAGCACGTCGAACGTCGTAATCCCACCTTGCGTGAGGCTCGTGCTGTAATTGTACGCAAACTCAGCAATGGTAGAATTATTAAGACTGCCTAGGAGGCAAAATGAAACACGCATATCTCATTAACGAAACTGGTGCTGGGGATTGGTCTGATGTAAAGGATCTTGGCAAGAGAAAGAATATTCTTGCTGCGATATCAAAATTCAACAAACATCACTCTTACTCCATCTCCACAGACACAGATGAGACTGACTTCTATTACTGGAGAGGCTCTAAGTACGGAATTCATAGTTGTTATGAAAATGATGGCCGCAATGGTATCCTTGTTGCTGTTGTTTTCTCTAAGGTATCACTCTTAGAGAAAACAGTCCGTAAATTGGTGGACAGTTATTATTATTGTGAAGGACCTGAGTGGAATAAACTATTCGCAAAGCTCCAGGCGGATTCTAAAGTCGCTAAACTTCTAGAGGAAAAGGCTTCTGGCGAAGAACTAGAACTTCTAAAGGGAATAATCATAGAAGACATTGAATGTATGACTCCCTATGAGATTCTAGAACCATGCTACTTTCCCAGACTCAAGAGGATCATTTTGAAGGAATTGAGGAAATGAAGACCAAGAAGATTAAAGTCGCTGAAATCAAACACAAATGTGGCCACGTCCTGGGAATCTTCACCGAACCTGAAGACGACCACAGCGGTTGTGAAATGGTCTGCCCCAAATGCAAAGAAATCTTCTACCACGGTAACAACGCCTTATGTGAAATATTCGCCTTCGGCAAGAAGATTGTCCCTCTTTACGATAACGACGACAACACAACCGGCACAGCCTTCGTCACCACCATGAAAGTGAAAGGATAAATTATGTGCACTAGAGAAGATCACGACAAACAAGCCGAAGCATGCCGCAAAGAAAGACAAGAACAAGCAGAAGCAGTAAAAGGCGTCCTACTCGGACACTTCATCAACAAATGGCGCGGACGGAATGTCTACATCTTCCAACACAAAGAAAAACCCGACCAAGTAATAACAGTCGGAGAGCCAATCGGAGGCGGTCAACCCATAGTTTGCGAAGAAGCACTCTCTGGCTACACAGCCACACTATCCAGAATTAAAGACGCCGAAGCAAATGGAGGAACGTATATTTATGAGTAAAGAAATCCCCTATTTCGTTGAAATGGCCGAAGTATTCGCCGACCACATTGGGGAGGAAATCATCGATTCAAGCCCTGAAGGAATGGGATGCTACGTTCACCTAGACAAAAACCATGATATAACCCTAGAAGGATGTCGCTTTGAAGACGATCAAGTTATAGTGACATTCAAGATGGATTTTGGCCTAGGTCAACTAAGAGAACTGGTGCTCAAGCCAGTAGGATGGAGAAAACCATGCGAAATGGCTACCAAGTCAAGTTAAACATGATCGAATGCAACCTCATCACGGACTGCGTAGACTTCCTTGGTGGTGATGACCCACGAGTCAAGAAGCTACAAAACATCATCTGGAAATTGGAACAACCAATCAAACGAGCAGCTTCTTGGGATTACCCAATGGCACCAGCCGAAGCTTATGATGAGACTTATAGTTGGAATTCAAAGCGAATCAAAGAGGTCCTGGCAGTTCTGGAGGCAGGACAAGTCCATAATTCAGACGGTGAAGCTCGTTTGAAGAATTTGATTGACAAATTGAAAAGGATCACACGATGAGTGACAGCGTTCGATCATATGAAGTGAAAACATGTTCCCTTAATTGGTGGCAGAAGCAAGAAGCCGATTGGGCTTTGCGTGATGGTGGTCGTTTAATTCAGCATGACCAATACAATCACCCTTCTTACTTCACCATTGACGATCAGAATGGTTCTCGCCCATTTAAATTTTCGTCTTCATTTTACGAATGCTGTCATGGAACTAAATGCTGAACAAAGGAGAACAGGCATGATTAAGGTCTGTTGGTCTATAGCCGCAGAATGGAACGGAGCATCTGAAAGGCATTGGGTAGATATACTCTACCTCACCGAAGAACAATATGAATTATTCAAGAAAGACTTGGAAAACGAAGAGACTTCTGACGAAGTTCTAATTGGATCCCCAACAGTCCCAAATATCCATAAGAACAATAAGAATCTCAAATTACAAGTTCGAAAAGCTTTTGATTGCTGGAATGATAAGAAATACGGAAAGAAGCAACCTTATCAGAAGGAGATTATCGTTGTTTCGAGTTATAACATCATCAACGCTTGGGATTTGCAGGACGACCAATCTGATTGTGACCGAGCTGGTTGTGAGGTTTCACACTCTTTTAAGAATGAGGGAGAATCATGCGAAAAACAATAGGCCGAATGGCTAGGGTAAGTAACCACGCCCGAACCCCTGGAACCGCAGAATGGAAGCTTGCGATTAGGGAATTTGTCGGGAAAATGGGAGGACCACTCCTCATCATCGAAGAAATCGCCAAGCAGCAAAACCAAGAGGACAAGCAAAGCCTCTTTAGTACAAACACAGAAGTCATCAAAGTATCTGGAATCTTCATGGAAGACCGACCAATCCACAAGAAACATAAGATCTTCGAAGGAACTCAAAAGGAAGTCGAAACCATCGGGAGGGCAATGTAATGAAAAAGCCACGTTGGAAAATGTCAGCTTGGCTCAAACGAGCGCTTAACGCAGCAGATATGATGAGTAACTACGTTGATCAAGCAACCGACCAAGTAGATGAACTAAATCACGCAGAAAAAATTGAATTGCGGAAAGTCCTCAGGAAGGTAAAAGTAGAGAGATACTTGAGCCACAACAAGCTAGAAGAGGCGGCAGCTATTTTGATTCTCAAGAAACTACTGGACATGAATTAAGGAGATCCAAATGGATCAATTGAAAGAAGCTCTTGATTTTGTTAAGGAAATTCTTAGCAAAAACAAAATCAAATCCAAGAGTAAAACTAAATCTCCAAATCGGGGTTTACTTTCCTGCTCCAATATCCGTAGATTCGGAACCATTGAAATTAACCTGAAGTCTTGCTATGGGCGCGATTGGTCGAAGACAATGTACTTTCATATCTGTCACAACATAACCAATGGTAGGTATTATGTCAATGTTACCGGAGAGCAACCAAGTGATAAGATAGTTGATTGCTTTGAACTGAATAAGTTGCTCTTGTTGGAATCTGTGGCTCGTTTCTTTGGGTTGAATATCACCCTCACTCTAGGAGAAGATAAATGTCCCACACAGTGACAGTCAAGACACAATTTAAGAACCATACAATCCTCAAAAAGGTTTGTGATAGGTTGAATTACAAAATGACAAAGGGAGCTGTTACCCAGAAATTCTACTCAAGCTCAGCATCTGGTGATATCAGTATCGAAATCCCTGGTTGGCGCTACCCCATTGTCATTAATAATGGAGACGCCTCCATGGATAACTTCAACGGCTCATGGGGAGACCAAAAACAATTCGACAAGCTAACCCAAGACTATGCCAAGGAAGTCTCCATCCAAGAGGCCCACAACGCTGGCTACACCGTCGAACAGCGACAACTGGTTGATGGAACTGTGGAACTCTACTTGACCTAGGAGGTTTTATGAACTGGATTACTAAGATCGAATTTGGTGAAACATGGGATTTTTACACCTCATGTACTCATAAGCGAATTGTTTGCCTCTTGAAGAAGATCCTGGGTCCGAAGAAGTTTAAGGCGCTAAAACAAGCCAACAACCTGCCTAAGAAGTTTGTTTACACTAAGGCTTTTGATTGGTTCTATGAGCTTCGTGACGCCTTCAACAACCTTCCAGAGAAGGATAGGAAAGGTTGGTACCTCCGCTCAGTTGGAGATGACTGTGTTGGCCTCTTCGTTGAGAGGAAGATCAAAATCACCTGCCCAAGAGCAGCAACCAAGATAATGTCCAAACCTTGTTGGATCATTGGAGATGACGAATGATTAAGATTTCAATTTCCCCAAAGGGTGTGACAACCATCGATGTCGATGGTGTCAAAGGCACAGGCTGTAAGGACCTCACTCGAAAGCTTGAAAATGCACTTGGCTCAACCACCAAGGAGAAGCTGAAGGGTGAATACTACGAGCAACAGCAGGCAGTCGAGAACCAACAATATCTAGACCAAGGAGGTCAATCATGAACGGGAATTTAGATGATGTAATCCACAAAGCTGTAAGTGCTTCTCTGGCCGTCATTGATGAAGCCACCAAAAATGCAACCAGGAAATCATCTGGACCTTGTGGTGACGAGCTAGCTGGCAAGCTCCACGAAACCATCGAAAAGGCTCTTAAAGAACACCTCCAAGTAGGTTCCATACCGCATCTGATTGCTGAGAACAAAAGACTTCAGGAGGAAGTCAGACGGGAGTCCCAAGGAGGTCAATCATGATTATTGCTCCAGTCTCCTCTTTTAGGGATATTTATCCCTTCTTCTTCAAGGAAGGTAAGAAAAACTGGGTATGTATGCAAGGCGACAAATATGTTGTCACAGGCGTGGATTGCAACGGAAAGCGCTTCCGGATTTGGACCGACAACTGGATGCACGCAAGAGGCATCAACGTCTTCAAGGGCACTCGGTGGTTGCTACGTTGTGGGAAACGCTGGATGATTGAGAGTGTTACAAACTAGGGAGTTAAAATGAAGATCAAAATTTCTCCCAATGGGACGGTTCAATTCATTTACTCTGACAAACTCCGTGGTTTGATGAATGTTGGGAAGTCCGAAATCAAGCGTGCTTCACACGTTGAACCAACCTCAGATGGCCGCTGGACCGCTGATCTTGGCCCAAGCTCTGGACCCGTCATGGGTCCGTTCGAAACTCGATCTGAAGCTTTAATGGCTGAAGCCAAATGGATTGAGGAGAATATCCTTTGAAGAAGCTGGAGACGCAAGATGCCTGAGTTAGGCGATAGGGAACTAGATCTAGGAGTTCCTCCTGAACCACCCAAACCTCCACAAACAGTCTATAGGACTCTGGTTGGTGGAGGTTCAACGGATGCAGATGGTTTCTTGGTTTCTCCGCCGTCAGTCATAGACTGTGGAGAGGTTAGTGGGGGAGCTAATACTGCGTTTTTCCAGCCTAAGCGGGATAGGGATTATCGCATTCGTTTTGAGAATGAATATTACAGTTATCCTATGATCGTTAAAAAGAATCCAAATTCAGAAATCTTCAATAAACTCCAATGTCCTATTTGTGATATTTTGAATAAAAGGAAACGAGAATACGAGGAGGGATTTGAATGACCCTACAATACCGAAGGCGCAAGGAACTAGCTGACAAGGTTGCTGATTTCCATCCAACCGATGATTGGACAGATTACAACATTGTCAAAGACGACTCAATTGTTTCTCCGGTACACCAATTTCTTAGTCAACTCAACAAAGATGACAGCCGTTATGAATGGCGCTTTAAGCCAGAGCCTCGTAGCAAGGAACTAGAATACTGGATGATTGTGGCATTGTATTTAGCCGACTGCAACGCAGCTACCGCTTCTAACTTACCAAGGTGCTCCAAAGCTGACAAGAAGCGTTTTATCGACCTAGCGAAAGTTTCAATAGTCTGCCTAGAGGGCGGTTTAAATAAGCAGCCACGTGACATTGACACGACGCTCCCAGTTGTCATTAAGCGTTTAAAGGAAGCAATTACAGAGGCAGAGAAGTAGAGCAGAGAAATCTGCTCTTTTCTCGTCCGTAGGGATACTAAGCCAGCAAAGTATCTCGAAATAAAAGACTAAATATATTAATCAAGTTGCATAATAAAGCACATCAGATGTCGTAGTATCAGAGTACAACACCCTACCAGCTATCAAACGCAAATTGTACGCATCTAAATGCGAAGAATACGTTTTGCCAAAATCACTAGACCTAAGTATGCTTTGCTGACCTGCGAGTTCAAAGTAAACTATAAAACCGTTCGCCGCCAACTGCGCGAGATTTGAATACGTATTCATGACCGTCAATTTATCGCCTTGATTAGTTATCAAATAGAAAGTAGCTTCTGTGTTAGTCCAACCTGGATCAAGAGCATTTAAATGAACAAAACCAGTGACATCATCCGAGATACTTGTCAGCCAAATAGAACCCATCGCCACTGCTGGAATTGAGAAAATGGTTGTCCAATTCCGACCAAAATCAGTCGATTTGATCAAAGTCTGAGGAGTCCCATCACCAGAAATCATAAACAAAGTACTGCCTTGGTAGAGGGGAACTAGTCCGCTAATCGAATTTAGACTAGACCAAGTGAGTCCTTTATCAGTTGACAACCCCATGCCCGCAGTGCCTGTGGTCAAATATTCATTTGGTCTTAATGGGGAATATATAACATCAGTGAAGTAATACCCAGTACCATGAACTACCTCAGTCCAAGTTAAACCATAATTAGCAGTCCTATAAATATTATCACCACTAATAATTCCAACCCCATTTAAATCAGTAGCAAAGTAACGAACATCAACAACACCAGGTATAGTAGCCCATGTCACTCCATAATCAAATGATCTGTAAACAACATAATTCTGCGCATCACTTACCAAGTAAGTTCCATTGCCCAAATATTTCACCAAATCATGTAACCCAGTTGTCGTTAGGACATTCGTCCAATTCACACCATCTGTTGACCTATAAACAGAAGATCCAATTGTATTCCAGTCAACATCATACCTCTCGATCATGAAGAAATATATACCACCTTCAAGATAAAGATACCCCTGAATATTATCACCTGGAGTACGCGGAACTTCTAGGACCTTAACCCAATCCCTACCAATACCATTGTCTATAACCACTGCTCCATCATTAATTGGGGAAATAATGTTAGTCAATAATGAATTCGTATCCGATTGTTCAGTAATGTCAGATAAGCCATAATTACTGTTATGATTAACAGTTTCACTACGATTCCTCTCAATATCAAACATCTCAACAGTATTGTCATCATAGGCAACCGTACCATAAAGATGAATAGTAACATCCCTAATTTCTTTGCCTACATTTATTGGTGCGAAACTCCAAACTGCAGGCAACAAACTATTCTGAAAATCAACAATATCTGGATAATTCGAACCAATCAGATTCGAGAATATAGAGCCAGATAATCTCTCAGATGAACTACTGTCGTAAGAGACACGAAATGGTTCTGATGTATTATCAACATACGCCACAAGTCCCGACAAGTTGAAACAAAATGATGTTACTATTCTCATTGTTTTTATCCCTAATCCCTATTATATTTGGATCAGGGAATATATTTTAGATATGCTTCCCACAGTCACAACACTCAGAGAAACTATCAAAACCACCAGCAGGATCACCATGAAATGTGGTTCGCTTATGTGGACATTTCGATCTAAGTTCAGAAATCTTTTTATTAATTCTCTGTATCTTCCTTTCATACCTAGAATCTTCATCAGCAATTTCATATTGAAGTCGAATATATTCCTTCCTGATCTTAGTCATGTCTAGCTCCACATGATTATTTGGCTCATGCCCACAATTATGAGTATGAAAATTACTGTGGCCGCAGCCCAACCATCACTAATTTCAGAATCCTTCTTCAAAGTAACCTTACGGGACCTAAAAATCCAAAAACCCTGACCATATTCAATAGAAGCAACCTTCAGAGGCCGATAAGCGCAAATGTACCAAAACCAACTCCCAACAACAAGAACCAAGAATCCAAATCCAAAATGAACCATATCTCGGCCAATCGTCTTCCAACAAATAATTGAAATAGTAAGCATACCAGCGGGAGTAGTAATAAAATCATTAACCTGAACATTCAATTCCTTAGCACAAGAACCAAAAGCCTTACCAATCATCTCACCTAATTGGACATATTCCTTTGCAACGTCAATAGTCTTTGTCTTATCCTCATCCCGCTTCATCTGCTCAATTTGAAGCTGAATCTTGGCTTTCTGTTCCGCACTAAGACCATCAGTATCTAACTTCTCAACCGCAAACAGAGAAGAAGCAAACAACACCAACGAAAGCAACACAATCCTCATTTCAATCTCCTTTTATGCATTACCAGTAAAAGCGACCTCTATTTTCATCCCGTCCCTCACCGCAATGGCCTGCTTTGGTATCACAGTACCAATCGGTTGAGACTTAGGACCACCAGTAAAAATCACTGTATACAACGGCCTAGGGAATGCAAGCTCGACAATCTCTGCATAAGATAGAGACTTATCCGTCAGCGTGTGTGGTTTTCCGTTGATTAGGATTGTTTTATCATTCACACCTTTGTCTCCGCAAATTGCAGCTCTATGGTAGAAATTAACTTCAGCAAATTCCACCGGTTCATCACCCCAGAATTCAACGAAACCAGCATCTTTAACCCTAATTGCTTGCTTCATGCCACACCCAATATGAATCTCATCGATCTTCATAAAGAAGTTATCATTAAAACCAAAGAACTCCCCAACTTTTAATTCACGAAACCTCATTTGGTCTCCCCTCCGCCCCACCATGACCATTCTTACAAGAAGCACCAGAAGGAGTCTCAAACTGAGGCTCACCACAAATAGAACAAACAGTACCCAATTTAGATTTAGGCAAATAAATCGCGTATTCGAAATTATCAGAAGGATCACCAAACTTAGCACCTAAATGGAGAATTCGACACCCAACATAAGCAGTAGCAATTTCTATCATAATCTCGCGACTTAACCCAACACATTCCCCAGGACGCAAAACCTTAGCTATGTCATCAATATAGGCATTAAGCTCTGCCAACTTCTCTTGAGGAGCAACTACCGAGCTAATTTTCTTTATCTTTGGGGTCATTCTGATCCTCCTTAACGGCGGAAATCAAACCACTAACCATATAGTACAGCAAGCATACGCCACCATAAAATATCAGTACACCACCAAATAATAGCCATCCAAAAATGGCACCATAAATATAACCAACACAAATAGAAGTAATAATAGCGCCCAACAACGTCATTAAGGTTGCGCAACCACTCTCACTTATTTCACATTCATCACTCATAATTCATTCCCTTTTCGAACAGCAGCAATGAAAACAAAATCATATACATTCAGCTGCCTTGGCTCATCCTTCATTGGATCTAAAACTAAATTGTTCTCAGAAATCGCCACAAGATGAGTGTCATTAACACTAGCATTCCACTGGATCATAGCAAAACCAGGACCCTTAATCTGAGGCAGAACTACTTCCACCGTACAACAAGTCTTCCAAAACGGAGAAACCCAATAGCCCTTACGAGCCAAAATCATCAACATATCATTGACAAACACCTTATTCTGTGGTGGTATATCAAGATTAATACCCATAAACTCCAACTTAGCATCAGCCAAAGAGCAATCAAGCAACATAGCCAATACAGCAGCACAACAATCATAATTAGTTTCTTGTTTAATAAGGTGCATCACCACACCCCCGCCAACCAATCAAAAAACCCAAATATCCAAAGAATAAAAACCAATCCAACACCAACCAAAATAGGAATCGCCATCTCATTCAAGCAACCCTTGAACCTCTGCAAATCACCACTAAGATTAAAGTTCAAGGTCTCTATCTCCAAGCTCAGTCACAGTATTATCATCCTCAACCACATCATAAACTCGATCAAACATCCACCCAACCCACATCGTGTTAAGTGACCAAATCTCGTCCCTGTCCATCTGACATTCACCATCACTCAACTCTCGCAATGCAAAGAAATCAGTAAATTCACCATCATATAACTGCCCAATTCTACTAGAACCTAATTTTTCCTTACAAAAAGCATAAATCCCATTATTAATAAGGCAGGTCCGTAGGAATTCATCTGTCTTTTCCTCGTTCAATCTATAAATCATTTTGGAGCTTCTTGGCCATATTGAAAAGAGGCTCTGTCTCAACATCCTCAATTTGATCTTTAGACTTCTGAGTCTCTAAAATTGAATTATGCCACTTAAAATGAGCTTCAACACAACTATTACAAAGTAACATACCACAACAACACTTAAACTTAACAGTATTGATACAACCATAAGCACGCTCTTCGCAAATGGCAGCAGTACATTTAATTAAAGACTTTACCCCTAAACGAGGATGAGCAGTATTCGCACATCTCAAACATATAGGCTTCTTATTGATGAAAACAATATATTTATAAACATCCTTCTGCAGAATTTCTGAAGAAAAGTACCCACCACACCTTTCACACACACACAACTCATCTAACCACCCAATCCGGTTTACCCTGACCAGTACGCATGAAATCAACCCACTCATCAATATCACCAGCCAACTCTGGATAATCAAGGCGGCAAGCGTTAGCGTACGCCTCAAGAGCAGCAACCGCATATCTATCGTGATTTAAGTCAAGAACGTAATATGCACAATTCTCGTGCTTCCCTCCCCTACAATCCTTACCATCAAGCCGCTTAACTTGATACTTCTTCTTGACACCAACCTGATCGATCATTGGTTACTCCATCTCATCTAAAGTCAATGATGATTTCAACAAAGTGTTAAGAGGAATCTCAACAATGCTAAAAACAGTGTAACCCCAAGTACTAGTCCTAAATTGCCAAGCTCTCAACAAACTCAAGTCATCATCGACCCACTTATTATAGCACTCAGATCCATCTTTCACAGCCCTAGCACGGTCATCCTCAGTTACCAAAGCTTCAGCAGCATTCTTAGCATTAATTAAAGATTCAAATACTCCAAGATGCGTCCGGATACTGTCTCCGCCATTCGCCATCTCACGTTCAAGAACATAGACCAACCGAGGTATATGGCGTTGTTCAACCGACTCAAACATTGAATTCATGAGACCTCCAGTTCGAGTGTTCTATCACCCATCTCTGGGGTATTAAATGACCCCTCTGGCTTGGCGTTAGTGTAAGGTGTCCAAGCTTTAGGAGGAGATGCCAAAGCCTCAGGAGGTGTCCAAGCAAATGGCAATTCGTCAGTATTAGCCCGACGAACTTTCCCAAAAGCATCAGTCAAATAAGACGCAATATGACGATAATAAGGAAACCTCATATACCGATCATTACCAGGATGTTGAGTATCACTCCAATGAACGAATCTAGTTGCCCGAAAATCATAATTCCCCTCATCATCCCAAATCACAAAAACGTGATACCATGTTGTTGGTCGTATTGGTTGCTCATAATCCAAAAGCAAATGCTTGAGTGAGAAAGTATGATCAACTGGCACCACAAGCGGAGGATGATTTTGAATTCGAGTTCGACCAATCATGCCCTTAGCAATCGTAATCTCTTTTTCAGATTCATAAGGCATGAAACCCCAAACGAAACCCAGGGGTTTCTGTTCTAATAAATCCATAAGAAGAGACTTTAAACCAGCCTCAGTTTGAGAAGTGTAACTCATTTCTTCGCCTTCAAGATACGAAGAATACCATCTCTATCCCTGACCATAACATACTCATTTTCCTTCTCAAGCAACAGTCTCACAACTTCCTCTGAAATATTAGCAGGACGAACTTTCTCTCCGACCATCAACATCTCGGTAATTTTCATTCCAGTTTATTTAGAGCTTCGCCAAGATCCTGCTTAATATTATCAGTAAAGTGCTTGACACTCGAATCAATCATCGACATCAAATTGTCAATCGCCACTTGAAGATTACCCTTCATCTGAGCCTTGGCGTCAGCTATCTTCTTGGCAATATACGAATCAAGATAACTCTGGAACTCATTTACCTTCCCATCATAGGTCTCAACCGTCACAGTAACATCCTTGACCTTCTTCGACCAAGACTTAACCGCTGCTTTAGCAGCTTTCTTTAATTTAGGAGATAGGAGGACGGTAGCGGTAGTAAAGCTATTATTCATCTTCATGAAGTATTGATACCTCTGTTGAAGAGCAGAAGTACTAATATAGATATTAAACTTATCCTTAACCTGCTTACAAATCTCCCGCCACTTCAAACCATTGCTCCTACCCTTCAGGATGACCTTCATGATCTTTTTGTTCAACACCGCTTTGCGCTTGCTCACCATGCTTTTTCTCCTTTTAAGCCTAATGCAGGTCGGAGTTTAACCGACAACCGTGGTAATCAGCGAAACGTCGTGGCATGCATCACTCGTCTCGGGACATCTGCACACCCACCCACGGCAACCAGATGCTGTTGGCACCGAATGCCTTCTGCATTAGTAAGATCTACTATCACAACACCAAACATTAAAAATTAGTTGTCCAGCCTTACAGACGCCTAAACTCATTCTTATCGAACACCTTTTGGAGGCGTAATCCTTGCCCAGTGTGTCACATCACATTCACCACCGTGATCTTCAATACTCCAAAACGCATAAGCCTTCCCCTTAATACGACTAGACATCAACACATCATGATCATAAACTCTATATGATCCAAATCCAATATGATCAGTAATCCATAAGAGTAAGCGTTCTGATGTCATCCCACCGTGATCACACGGCTTCTTAAGTTTCGGAAAGCCATCTTTTTTGATAGATTGCCATTTAATCATATCAATCTACTATCACAACACCAAACATTAAAAATTAGTTGTCCAGCCTTGCGCACAAGTGAACAGGACGACCAAGCGCTCGTACCACCCGTCCGGATACCGCCCGTCCCGTCCGCTTACACGGTGGTAAACGATGCGCGTACGGGACGGCACCCCGTCCGGAGCACCCGTCCGGACGCGTCCTCGTTTACAGGAGACCAAACCACGGGCGGAGCCGGTACCGGTAGCCATCCCGCCACCGCTCAATAACCACGTTCACCGGAGAACAAGTATTTAACAACAAATGAGCAAAATATTCGACAAATTCAGAAAAAGCTATGACATGCGCAAATGGATCATAGCAAGCCTACTATCCGGATTCCCAGCAAGAACATTCTTCTACTCACGACAAAAATCCAGCGGATACCTCAGAAACTACCTAGACGACCAAGTCCATGATATCCTAAGAGACTGCGAACTACCAGTCGTAAAGAGATACTTCCACTACTCACTAGACAGATATGGAAAGCTGACCAGCGAAGACGCCAAATGGATGCTCTCAGTAATCAACGATTATGGCAAATGCCTCGGAATGGGTAACTGTGGATTTGATTTCGATTACTACACAACAGATAAAACTCTTGAAGTCGCCAAAGAAGCTAGACGACATTTGCGAAAGAAAGATTGTATCGCACTACGAGAATTGGGTTTGAAAAAGTTAAAGCAAGATTAGGCAAACGTCCCAGCCATCTTCCTAGCAGAATCACTACTGACCGGCGACCAACACACAACATACTGCAAATCCTTACCGAACTTACCCTGGAGAATATAGACACTGTCCTTAACAGTAACATTGCGATCATGACCACGGTCTAAAGAGTTAAAAGCTAACCAATCATCAACCTCAATCATGAAAGTATTTGGGTCTCGCCCCGCTCGCCAGAATTCCAAAAATTTCTTTGGAAATTTCACACTAGTGACATCAATAGTAATCTCATCCCATAACCAACAAGTATTGGATAATCCAGTATTCGAAGGTTTAAAATTTTTACAATCAGGATTCGAACATTCAACCTCCCTAAAACCAACATAAGCATTCTGACCACAAGCTGGACATTTGGACTCATTAATAGACTCTGACAACTCACCAGTACAATACGGACAAATCCCTTCCTTCTCTTCCTTAGGCTCTCGACACCTACAAGTCTGAACATTACCACACTTCACACAAGACAATCTCAAACAATGGTGTTTACCAGCATCAGCGTACATCCGTTCAATATCGCGCCAAGTAGCCACATCTTTCTGAGGGATATACTCCTCAGTGAGAGCACGTTCAAAAGCTTCAGCGAGAACCCTCTCAAAACGCATCATTTACCACCAAGCTCCAAATCAGGTAAACCAGCTTCCTTAGCCAATTTACTCAACTCAGCCTTAGCCTGCTCCACAACGCTAGCAATCTCAATAATCCTCAATCTAGCTTCCCGAACATTACCAGTCTGAGAATGCTTCAATAACTCCGAACCATAAGCATTCAAATATTTCGCTAGATTCTGCACAACCAGAACATCCCCAGGAGTCTCTTCAGCGCCATCGGCCTCCGTAAGCTGACCAAGACGTTTGGTTAGACGAAAGTCAATCGATTCCACTTTATCACTCCTGTTCAATCCACCAACATTGAGTTCAATCTTCACCGTCATCCCAAAGTAGTTATTTACAGAACCTGTTCATTGTATCTTTGACAAGGTTGAAGATACAAATATAAGGTAAGGAGGCCACCTAGATGAATGCTTCCGAAGTGAAATTTTACTCCTTCTGGAAACCAGACCCAATCCCAGTAGCCAAACTCAATGTGCACCAAGAATTCAGCCTAATAGCATTTGGTCATGTAGATTCGGTAATAGAAGGATTATGCCAAATCCCCCTAATGCGGACAGTACAAATATCGACCCTAAGTGATAGACCAATATTTAGATTTCTTTGGAAGGTGGAAACTGGCGTAATACTCTATGGTTATACTGATTCGTCAGTAAGTAAGCAAGTCTATTCCATAAACGCTGTAAGCACTGTCAAGGATGAATTATTCCTAAGATTATTCAGTCAAATTAATGAACACTTTGGGTGTGTTGCTTTAGATGAGTGGAGTAAGACTTTTTTAAGTCTTCCTGCGTTTAAGAAAGCCAAGTTTGGGCCTTAATATTTCCTAAGTGGAAATATGGAAAGAGGGAGACAAGGTTTTAACCTCTCTCCCTCTTAGTTTAAGACTATTCCAAACCACCCTGCTCTTGTCGATTCCTAGCAAGAGCTAAACTCTCAGACTCTTCCTGAGCCTTCCTAAATCTCTCAAGCACCTCAGCCTTCGCTTCCTCAGTGTAAAGATCAGGAATATAGTAAAGGCCATTCGCATCAGGCTTAGCCACAGCCAACTTAGCTGGATCGAAAGCAGACCTCATATCAAATTCAGCATCTGCCCATCTAGGATCTTGGCCAGTAAAAGCATCTAAATTCTTCTTATCAACATAAGCAACCAAAGCACCGGCATTCTGTTCAACATCCCAATCAGACCACCAAGTGTATAAACCATCATCTTCCTTATGACACTGAGAAAGAGGAATACGCCAAGTACTAACATCCGAGCCTAGAGATCCAAAATCACCCTCACCAGCCAGAGCCTCATTAATAGCCCTATCAAGCCGATTACTGAAGCTCATGCTCTCCTCCTGAACTACCCCAAGGTCTCTGGTGTCGGCATTGGTAACTTGATGAATATCATTCCCAAATTGAGATTTAATAATTCTATCCCATTCCACCTGAACACTAACCATATTGCCAAGTTGACGCACCCTCAGTACCGTACCGGTGTCGCCAGTCTTGACATAGCCACCCCAATAATTTGGATCGTAAGCACTCTTCCAAAAGACTTTCGTACCTTGTTGAATGCCCATAAATATGTTCCTGAGTTTATTTTTGAAGTTGCTTAACCTCAAGAACCTTATCCCTAGATATCTCAAACAACTTCCCATCCTGCGTCCTAACAGTCAGAATACCATTCGACTCGATAATCATAGAGATTGGTATTTCTCTACCGTCCTTAAGAACCAAAACCTTATTGGATTTCACCCTCTCACCAGTCAATAGAGGACGTGACTTCTCCAACGCCAAACTAATCTCAGCTGCATAATCTGGATAATCCAGAGCTAGACTAGCCAGACAAGTATGCAAATCAAGAAGAATACCACCCAAGCCAACATAATGATCACTCTTTAAATTATTCAACAAATAAACATAATCACCTGCGCTCTTCCCCTGACTAATTCCTTTTTCTGGAGGCGGAATAATATAGGTCTCAAGTTTCGAACCATAAAATTCATTAATAATTGCAGATTGCTTCTCTTGAAGACGCCTAACCCTATTGATATCATTATCTAGATTGTCAAGCCTATAACTATAAGAATAGGAACGATAAACAGATGTGTAGTCATACCAGTAAGGTCGATAATACCAATACGAAGTATTCATGTAATATGAGTACGCTTGTGCTTCTTGCGATTCAGATCGAACGATATTGCTACGTTGATTGTTAAGCGATTCGATATGAGCTTTGCATCTATTTTCTGTTTCTCTAGCTTGGTTCAGCAATTCGATGCCTTGGATAACTTTTTGGCGCAGAACTTGATATTTGTCAGTGACTGTCTGATGAACGGCCAACAGGTTTTGGATGCGAGTCTTTGCTTCCTCGGATCGCACTTGGGTACAAATTAACACGAGTAAAATCATAAATAGCCGATTCATCAGAATTTCCTTTTCCATTTTTTCTTATGGATTGCCACTAAAATTTTCGTTTGTTTTTCTTCACTAAAGTCAGATAGCCAATTCCAAAAATCAGCAATTGGTTTACAGTTTGTCATTACTTTTTTGCGATATTCGAAATCTTGCCATAAAAGTTTCATTCTCTTAGATGCTTGTGTTCTATTTTCTAATGAAAAAACTTTTCCATAAAAGGCTGGATCAGCCCATAAATCCTTGAAATGTTTTCGAGCTTTTTCTCTCAACTCTGGCTTTTGATTGAACTTCTCCGAACTAACTTTTGACATTTTATTGCGATAATCTTGATTTGCCCACATTCTTGACATCGCATCTAAAAAATTATTCTTAAAGGCTTCATTCCTAAACATCATGAGAGTCTTTTCCTTCATTTTTTGGAGGACCTCCGGATGTTTTTGATAAAACAACTTAGTTTGAGTACTTCTCTTGGTCCTGTATTCATTTGATTTTACTTTCCCCAACCAATTACGATATAACCCCTCCTTAAGAGAGGAATAATTCGGATATCTTTTGATTCTATCGACTATGTTACCATAATCAACATTTAATTCCTTAGCAATTTGAGGGAGAGTAAGACCGTTTGTAATTAGACGTTCAATTTCCGGTAATCTTTTATCCCACTTTTCTTTAGCTGTTTCTTTATTCTTTCTAGCTATTCTTTCAGGAGACCGGCGTGCCCGGCGTGCTTCCTCCCACTTCCTTCTATGATTAGGATCAGACCAATTTTTCCGTGCAACCTCTGACCGTCTGGAATCATAATTCACTCGCAATTTAATTTTAAATTCTGGATGAAGCTTCAAGAAATTAATTAGAGTTGATCTACTAATATTTAGTACTAGCGATATCTCTCTAGTTGTTCTTTTTTCTTCTATTAATCTTGATATTTCGTCAATTCTTGAGTCAAGGTCAATTTTGCCTATCATAAAGTCTCCTAAGACATCAACATACCAAGAATCAAAAAGTCCATTAAATCAAGTCAACATAGAATCTTATGTCTTTCATTAATTCACTCCGACAATCTTATCACCAGAAACGCCGAGCCAATACGACCGATCAATATAATTAGACCGAGAAGTATTGTGAAAATTAACGCGGAAATACAATACCCCATCTTGCTGGAAGAGATATCGAATCACACGATTCTCAGTAAACTTAGCCTCAAACTTCAGATTCTTCTTGATAACTTCCTTAGCGGCTTCAATGTCATCAACCTTAGTCTTATCTTCATACGTGATCATGATGATTCTCCTTAGTAAGTTTCATTGACCCATTCTTCAACCACGATCTTAAACCCAGGTGCTTCCTCACGAGCCTCAGCCAACGAACGGGACTTAAGCCGCCCCTCATAAGTACCGTCATCCGAGTAAGCAACGTAACACAAAGGCTTCTCAGGCTTATCAGGAAGCGGCAACACTGACAGTCCACGCTTACGACGAGAAGCATTTCGTTGTACAACCTCATTCCTAGCTCTCAACATCTCTGAATATTTAGACGGCGTAATATCAGGTAACTGATCCAAAAGCTTCACGATTGATCCTCCTCATCTTGGCCCTTAACCTAGCAGCTTTCCTCTGGCACTCCAGACAGCGCGAACATTGGTGAACATCCTGAACCTTAATCTCACGCTTAACACCACAATCAACACAAGTAATAAAAGTCGTCTTACCAGGATGAACCTTAGTAACTTCACGAATATCCCTAGGCAATCTACTAACTGCACTAGCCAAAGCACCAGCAATTTTCGCAACTTCCGAGAAAGGAGTATCTGGACAATGATCCAGATTCGGGTCCCACCAATAATTGAGAAGAGCCTCAACCAGAGAAGTCATAACCCCAGAACTCAAAGGCTTCTCGATGTTGAAAGAAGGATGAGAGACATTAAAAGCAATATTCATAGGAAGAGACCCATTATTCTCTGCGACAGAAATATTGGTATCATCAGGATTTTTAATCACCTTACAACTCTGATGAGTCCCATCAATACCCTCACCCTTAGCGAAGAAAGTGACTTGATTAAGTCTAATATAATGATCACCAGCACATTGAAGATCAAAAGCATCTTTAATCAACCAAGAAATAACAGACTGAAAAGCACGATGTTGCTCGGTAAGTACCACCACTCCATCAGGAGCTTCAGAATCCAAACGTTTAGCAATTACTTCTGCGTCTAGAATATTTCCTTCCAAAGCTGATTTCACAGAATATTGCAAGCTATTAGTCTCAATCAATTCATAGCCACGCTCTTTCAGTCTAGTATTAGCCTTGGTATTGGTTGATTTAAGAGCAGTCGGTCTTTTATCAACAAACTTATCAGCAAATTTCTTCTTAACATCGGAATCAACCCAATATAGACCGTTCGAAATCCACCTAGATGACATCAACTCAACACGCGTCCATCGATCCACAAAATTCTTCAACATAACCGCATCCAACTTCGACACGAACGAGGAATCAGCAGTATTCCTATCATCACTAACGGGGACCCGCTGTTGAATATCTACATTAAACCTGTCTCCGAGTACTTGAATAGGAATACCCATCTCGTAAAGATGGGAAAAATCAATAGATTCAGACTTATATAGTTTAACTTCAGTCTCAATAGTTCTGGTAGTCTGAGCGCCGTTAGAGAAAACCACAGTAGGAAGTTCCGCTTTAAACGTCTCAACCAACTCCGGAAGATTAACCTCCTTGTCGTTGATTATGAGCGTGCACGGAGGAATGAAAGTACGAAGATACTCAACAGCTATTTCGACATCATAATTCTTCCAGTCGCCCCAAACTTCGATCTTGGTACCATTCTTCCTAGTATTCCCAACCTCAATACGGCCTTCTTTGCTAAAGGTCACAGTACAACCAACAGTTTCCACGTTAGCCTGATTACCAGCAGCCAACAACTCCTTCAAACCTCGACCCTTACGGCCACGTTGAAGATGGGAATCCTCCTTATCGGTCAGAAAAACCGTATAAATAAGTTCAGGAGATGAAAATCCAACCGAATCATCCTCAACACAGATATATCCAGGTTCCAAAAACAATTTGACAGTAGCAGGTTTAGCATCAAAAGCATTAGCAACAGCCTCACGAACCAAATGCCCCATACTGCGGGCCTTATTCATTGCTACCCAACCAGCATTCGACAAGCCAAACCAATTCTTGTTAACCCTCTTCTCGCCCACGGCGAGAACAGGTTCCCGCTCCTCGAAAGCCAGCTTTCTCTCTCCAAGTTGCTCCATTTGGTCCTCCTATCATCAAAATTACTTTGGGTAATCGGAGATAACACATGTTCAAGACCATGCCCAAGATGGTATCACTAAAACTAATGACCGTCAACCAAAGGCCGATCTATCCAGGATTAATCCCGATTAACCCTCCAGTGAAACCAGTCATTGAGCACAAATTACCAGCCATCAGAACGGCTGGTGTATCTCCTCAAGCCAGAATAGCTCCAGCCGTAACCAGAGTTGTTGTCGAGAAGAAACATGGAATCAAGACGCTATCTGGCGTCAAGAAGAAAAAAGCATCACCGAAGGTACCAGATCAAGGCTACGAACTAGGGCAGAGACATTTAAATTTCTTTAAGAATTACGGGCGTAGTTCTTAGTCACAAGGAGAGTAAGATGAAAGTCGGAGAACTTCAAGCCCTACTGGCCAAATTCAATCCGCAAATGGATTTCATAGTAGTTCCACCACCAGACCAAGGTGACGCCGAGTATCAAGTTATGGGGATTGATGAATGGAATGGCACTTGTGCTATGTCTATTCAAACTCCAGAAGATGAAGTACAAACACCAGAACAAATCGCGCAGAAAATACCAGATCAAGGTCCATCTGCTCAAGAAATCGAAGAATTAGAATCAATGACAGATCAAGAACCGTTGAATTAACCGTTCGTAATATCCTTATTCTTCCTTGAATCCCAAACCCTAACCTCACAACCTGGATAATATTTCTTTACACCATCAACTTGAGAACGAGCCAAACCAGGCATATTCGCATTGACTACCAACTTCCACTCTTCAACTTCCGATTTCCGGACTTGAACTTCATACATAGCAGTCTCCTTATTCTTCACTATTCCTAATCCTGTTATCAATGATGGTCAACTCACGCTTGAGCTTCTTCAACGTTAATTCTGGGTGATGTCCAGCAAGCAGATATCTGAGTTGTGATCTATAACCACGATTATTAATTTTATCGGCTTCTAGATTCTTTTCTCTATTCACGAGCCAGTCTAGATCACTATTGGTGAAACCAAGTTTCTTAGCTAGTTTAACCATTTGGTCAAGTTTAGTCATTTCACCAACCAGAACTTAATTAGGGGTCGGGCGGTAAAACCGCAACAAAGGGGATGCCCTTCCGACCCCTAGGGGTCTAACCTCCACCAAAAATTGCCCTGAAAACTCCCATAAAAACCGCAGTAAAAGTCACAAACATCAAGTAAACCAAAAAGAAAGGGACACCGACAAACAATATTACCCACCCAACCATCAAAACAAACGTCTCCGTACCGCTGACAGGTCCTTCACCTTTCCTCACTCTGAACGCCCACCGCCCTTTCACTAACCACCGCCTTTCAATTAACTACGCAACCGCAAATACATCCTAGCCAAACCAAGAACATGCTCCAACTGCTCATCAGTAAAAGCACTAACATCCTTAACTTCAACACCAGTCGCCTCACTTATAATACGTCTGACAACATCCGGTGAATGCTTGGCCAGAACCCTCTCAACAGCCTCCTCCGCCTTGATTCTTGATTCCTTTTTCATTTTGGTCGATCCTCCGCCCCAATACTGCGTGGAACGAGCGACCAACGTTCTTCCAATCATCACACAAAGCCTCACAAGTAGTTTTATGCTTCAAACGAAACGGTTGAGGATTCAACACCAAAATACTAGCCACACCACGTAAAAACGCTCGCATGACTGATCTTTGCCTCACAAACAAGCCGCAACCAACTTCAACTTGATTGTGTCGAATTGATCCCGCACCAAAGTCTTACGACCCTGAAGGTTCAAATCCAAATCCAGACCAGTCACATCCCGATACTGCTCAGCCACGCACTCCAAACTCTCGTCAACCAGCACACCCTGAGCATCCGAGCGAGACAAATCACGCTCCTTCATAGTGATTTCAACCTCACGCTCCAACTCAGCCACAGGCCGATCAGTCTGAAACACAGCACGCAAAATCTTAAGCTCAACAGAAGTCAACTCCACATCACGCATGATGTTCCGCACCGACTTACGACCATCAATGAAGAAATATACCCACATCACATCCCGAATCCGACGCTTAACCGTATCAATATATTGAGTAATCCGCTGACGACTAACATGCTTCGACGGGTCCTGAGCCACCCGACCCTTCTTCTGAGCCATCAAAGTCAAATATTGACCCAAATTCCGAGCCAACTCCGAACCATTCACCGGCTTCTCACCATCCAAACCAAACGTGTAAACCAAAACAGTCTCCTGCTCCAACGACAACTGCAATCGAGAACGAACCTCCTGAAGAATAATCCGATACTTATCCAAATTCTCCTGACGCTCCAACTCCGAAGAAGGCTCAACAACCTTCTCATCAGCAGTCGTCTGCTCATGAGTATAGCCCTCCTCATCCATCGGAGCATCCAAAGGAACCAGACTATCGTGGAACTCAGGCGGAGTAGCAATCGCACCAACCAAATCAGCAACAGTCTTGTACTTCGACATATCATCACCAAGGACAGTCTCGGTCTCAACCTCATCCACCTTCTTGAGCCTAGAGAAACAACCCTTGGACTTGTTGTACTTCTGACGAGCCAAAAGTACACGCTTCAACGGGTATTGGAACTTACGATTTAGATAAGCAAACAAATCGTGAAGCTTGTTCTCAGGAACCTGCTCAGGATCAGGAACCTGTTCAGGATCAGGCACATCAGAAGAGCAAAGCCTCGCCAACACAAAATCCTCACGAAGAAGAACTTCCTTCGCATCCGACACCCCAATCACCTGGACTGGCGCAATAACATAATCATCAGGATTAGTCAGACATTCCTGATTGATAGGAGCATTCAGCAACTTCAGCCGATTCTCAGCCCTAGCCAACAGAACAGTGTGCTGTTCCTTGGCTGTGGCAAGCCACTGGCGGAACTCATTAATGGGAAGCTTAGCCTGAGGCAGCTTCAACTCCCCAGCAATCTTCTGCATCTCATATTCCATCCACCAGCCACCAACCCAAATGCTAATTTCTCGCCGAACCTCAGTGCGAGAAGGCATCTTCTCAGGCTTCCGAATCGCACCAGACCCAACCGAAGCACGGCGCACCTTCGTCTTAATATGAAGGAAGACGTGCTTAGCAAAAGGAGCAATACCAGCATCAGTCCGAAGCGCCTGGAGAATGCCCATGATGCCCTGCTGGCAGCAATCTTCATAAGGAATCCGGCTGGTCTGGAACTTCTGCACCACCTTGCCAACATAAGGCGTCAGAATCTGACAGACCTCCTCTGCAGTCCAGCCGCAGAGAGTCGGATAAAGGATCTTGTTCAGGCTGCTAATCTCATGAGGCAGCTTCTCCCACTCTTCAAAATGCGCCCGCGTAGGAAGAGCATTTCGCTTTTCATTCTCCAGGTTTGGGTCTTCTTGGAGCTTGGGAGCGTTTTGGAGTCGGCTGACGATTTTGTTCCAGACTTTCGGGCTTCGCTTCATGCTGGCCCACGTCTGGATAGCCTCGGGGTTGCGTCCGATTTCGGTGAGGATAGCGATAGCTTTTTGCTTTAGAGCGACTTCTGCGTCTGTCGTTACTTTCTCTTCGACGACGGAAGCACCTTGTTCTTCCACGGGTTTTCTCCTTTTCCTACGTGTTTCCCCTCTCTTCACGCCATAGGAACGACATTACAGTACGTTTATTTTACATCATCGAGGTGTTTCTGTCAAGTGCTGTCTTCTATCTACAAACGCACCGCCTGCAAGTATCGCCCTATGGAGCAGACATTTCTGACGCGAACTAATATTCTAGAGCTTGCTGGAAGGAATGATCGTGCTATCCTTATAGATAGCATAACTCAATTCCTGAACCGTATCAGAGCCATAACCGTAACCAGTGCCCTTGCGGTAAATTCCCTTATCTTCCACATAAGTCGCCTCAATAGCAATAGCAGCCAACTTAGAGCACTCCTCAATCATATGAGAATCACTGGCGAAGAACAACCGCACATAAGCACCAGCTTTAGTCTGCTGAACCAAATACGAAATCTGACGGTGGGGAGGAAGGCAGTAAAACAGCAGCTTCCTCGCCTCTTCCTTGGTTTTCATTAGAATTCTCCATTATTCAGAATCTTAACAACTTCAGCAAACTCAGTAATCTCCTTAAGATCAGTGATCACATCCGAAGCCACCACAACCGAATCATCATGTTTATCACAACATGGGAAATCACTACCGTTATAATCGTGGTCGATTATTTCACCCTTGCCGTTACAAGTCCAACGACCATTATATGTCACGAAGACATTCTGCTGATCACCATGAAGGCAGAAGCAATCAATACCACGATCACTCTTAACCCAACGCTTAAGAAAGCGAATCATCTTAGGCTTGAGCAGCAGCTTGTACTTCTTATAATCTTCAATGGCTTTCTTAGCCGTCTCGGCTGTATTCTGCCAACTTTCATGAGTAATCGCATCAAGAGGCTTATCACGCATTCCTTCAGCCTTCTTCAGGTGTGCACGCCATTCCTTGATTGTCTTACTCATTTTGCCTCCTTTGTGAGTTTCTTGTGGAGCGCCTTAAGTGCTGGCGTCCCACCGTAATTTGGCTCAAGCACCGAAAGCACTTCCTTCGGAGTGAAATTCCCAGTGTCAGAAATCTTGTTCAACTCAAGAACAGTAATCAATCGCGCTGCCAACGCCGAAGAAGTATCACTCTGCTTCTCAGCATAGACTTTAACACCTTCGACTGCCGCATCAACAACATCCCTGAACTTATCAGGGCGAGCTTGCATTAGCTGATGTACTAGTGATAGAACGAACTCGGTATTGGTTTCATCGAATTTCATCACTTAATCTCCACTATGCCGTTCGAACCATTTGAAAAATTGACGAGCATTTTATTTTGCTCGTCAATAGCTAGACGCTTCAACAAGGCGATTGCTTGTTTAATAGAGAGACACTTCACAGGCTTATTATAAAGCTTCATCATGTTCTTAGTAGCATCATCAAAAACACCAAGATGGACTGTGAATTCAGCAAACAGTATATCACCTTGTTCATAGCAACGAAATTCGACGTTATTCTTAATGAAATTCAATTCCTTCTTAGTCAATTTGCGTTTCTTCATCATCGCCTCCTATTCGCTGGACGCTTCAACATCTCAAAAACCTTCCGATCTTCAGTGATGAAGAGAACTCCCCCAGCCTTCTCCGCGTATTCAACAATCCCCAACGGCTTTGGCCTTTGAAACGTGTGTTGAATACAAGTCTCCGCACCAGTCAACTCCGTTCTTTCATCTGGGACTGAGCAGCCACAGATAGGGCACGGATGTGTCTTATCATCCATGAGCAATCCTCCTATTCTTGTCCTACCGTCTTGTGGCACTTTCTCGATTCTATAGGGAGGTACTAAACCTCGTTAAGAGGCAAAGATTCACCAGTTATAATATCAATGCGATTAGCAAAATCACTATTCTGTTTATCTGAAGCCTTCTTATAAAAAGAACACAAAGGTCCACATGGAATTCTACCATCTGGTCTATGATTCTCCTCAATATGAGGACATTGAGGAGAATCTTTCTGAAGAGCAAGAAGATTGGTCAAACAATCATCTGCAATATCAAATTCAACCTGTTCTAACTCAAAGACTACACCATAATAGGCGCGAAACTTTTCATAGTCAGCCCAAGTAGCACCAAAACTCGAAAGACGTTCTTTAGCCAGATTGAATAACCTCTCCTCATTATCAAGAATTTTCTTAGGAGCGCACAACTTCCTTAATTTAAACAACCTATTCTCTCGATTAAAAACCAATCTAAAAGCCTCTCTTTTATCCATATTCAACCCCTAAAACGAATTAGGAATACGCCGACTGACACAAGCAACCTTGAAATCCTCAACTGAAGCAAAATCCTCATCATCATCTTTATACCAAGATAACCTAAGCCAAGGTGTGTTACCAATAACCACTGGTATAACCTTAAACTTCTCACCAAAAACCAAAAACTCATCCAACCGACCAACTTTATTGTGATTATCCATGAACCAAATACCAATTATATCAAGCAAGTAAGCCGCTTGACCAGGCGACGATTTTCTGATCATCAACTCAGGATAACCCAACTTCTCTAGACCAACAGTGTGGGCAACTGGGAGTACCGTGAAAGCCTCGTATCCCTCACATTGATCGTTGACATAGGTGACACTCCAAGGTGGTGGGTTAGGCGCATACTTCGGAAAATCGCCAAGTTCATGAATCATGTGACCTCCATTTGTACACCATGTTTACTTGATCTTCTTCAAGCCATCGTAGAACGCCTTCTCAGTAGCCTTATCAAGAGCTTGAGGACGAGACAAAATCTTACCCGAGTAACCATCAACCTTCAAACCAGGAGGAGTATAAGTCGGGCCATCAACCTTCTTCTCAACCTTACGCACTTTACAAGTCTCCTGACGCTTTTCTCTTGCGTGTTTGATGATCCTATCAGCATCTAACCACGAACCATCGACAATCGCATGATAATAACCAGCGTCATCCTCAAAATTAGCCATACGCTCGTACAACTCATCAGCGAACTTCAACGCTGATTTAGGAAGCTTATCACGCCACTTACTAAAACGCCTGCTAAATTTACAGACTCCACAATTACACTTCTTTTTGTTTTTCTTCATGAGTTAAGAATCCTTAAAAAATCATCCCACCCAAGAATCTCCGTCCCAAGAGCCTTGGCCTTCTCAGCCTTATTAGAAGAAGATGTAGTATCTTTGGCGACCAAAAAGTCAAGACCCTTAGACACACCAGACTTCTCAATAGCCCCAACAGCCCTAAACCGCTCAGCCTCAGAAGGCTTCATCCTAACCCCCGTAAAACACACAGACTTGCCATTAAAAGGATGACCAGCAATAGTCTCAACCTGAACAGGCTCCTTAACCTCAACACCAGCAGACAACAAACCAGAAATAGTAGGACGAGCCTTCTTGATACCCTCAATAATCGCACCAGCCTTAGAACCATCAGCAGCAAACCCAGGAACCTTCACCAAATCCTCAACCTTCATCACCAACCATGATTCCAAAGTATCAGCCTTCACACCAACCGAAGGAGCAGATTCCATCACAATCTCAACCTGACGCCGACCCAAGAACTTAATGCACAACGACCCAAGAAAATCAGGCAAAGAACACTTCTTCGACTTATTAATCTCAGACATAATCAAAACAGAAGAAGAACCAACCACTCCCGCACCCCTACCCACAGTAGCCAAAAATTCCTCAGTCAACTTATACAAATCCTGAGGCTCCTTAATGTTATGATTATCCCACAACTCCTCAATCAAAGTATCACCAAGGAACTTGATCGATCTTTTAGAAACCCAATTCTTCAAACGGCGAATAGCCTTACCCTCACACTCCTCATTCTTACACAGAAGGAAGGCACCCTCAGTAACCAGAGGACCACCACAAGCAATACAAACAGTCGGGACAACCGTACCAGTCCTACCAGACCTATCAAGAACTTTAGCCGCATGCGGAATAACATCACCCGCTCTTTCAATCAAGAAAGTATCGCCAATCTCAAGATCCAACTCCTTCATATAAGTCGGATTATTCAAAAGAACATTACTAACCGTGACCCCACCAATCTCCACAGGCTTAACATTGCCAGTTGGAATATGCGCCCCAGTATGTCCCAAAGACCACGTAATACCAAGTAGTTGAGTAACAGCACTTTGCGCCTGGAACTTGACACACCTTTGCATACGCGGACGAAGATCAGAACTCATTCCCATCTCTTCTTGAAGTTCCAAACTATTAGCCCGAACGATCACACCATCAACCTCATATTGATAATCCGGACGCTGCTCCTCCATCCTCTTGATAGCAGCCCAAAGCGTATCGGGATTGTCAAACTCTTCAGTTTCAACAGTTTCCAACACCAAAGACCCATTGATGAAGTTAATATTTTCCATCTCAGTCTCAAGCTTAGCCACATTCTGAATAAGATCGAAATACTTAACAATAATATCCTTCTGGAGACTCCCACCCTTCTGATCACGAGTAAGACCAGTTGCGGTATTTCTCGGATTCTTATAACCAAGAGGTTTGAAAACACGCTCAAAATCACTCTTCGAAATCAAACACTCACCACGGAGAGTACCAGAGAATCCTGGAAGATTCTTCTTAACATTCTTCATCTTGAGAGCATTCTCGGTAACATCTTCGCCCTCAATTCCAGTTCCCCGCGTCACCGCACGGAGCAAGCGACCATTCTCATAAGTAAGCACAATCGTGCCACCATCCAACTTCCACTGTAGGACAAAAGGCTTCTTAGGACCCTTATGCTTAGCCAAAACATTAAGACACCACGAATAGAATTCTTCCCTGGTCTTCAACTTCTCCTGAGAGCCAACCGGATAATCATGCTTGATCACTACACCCAACGGGCGAGCGCCAACCTTTTGAAGGAAGGGTTTGACTAGCGGATGTTCAGGGTGATTTGCCTTGAGGTAGTCTACTCGCCGATCATATTCTGCGTCTTCCATCGTAACTTCATCGGGTGCGTTGTAGTAATACTTGGCGGCTTCTTCAAGGGTCTTGACTTCTGTCTCCAGTTCCTGGTCAGTCATTATTTCCTCCTTAGAGTGAGCGTAATGATTTGGGTCTTAGGACCATCAAAGACGAATCCCTTAGTTGCTTTGCGAACTGCCTTCTTAATCTTCTTTAGGAGTTTGGTAGTTAGATGATGCCTCTTTAGCCACCCACAATTAAAGCAGACAGACGATCTTTTCTCAGGCACCTGACACGATTCCCAAGTATCGTACGGACTGTGTGATTTCTGATATAGGCGTTTGGTAGGAGTCATTATTTCCTCCTAACGATTTTAATTGGAATTCCCTTTTTCTTGGCAATTCCGATTGTGTGGGCAGTTCCTTTTGACTTACCATCCCAAAATGCAAGCAAGTAATCAGCTTGATCCACAATTGATTGATTGCGAACCAATGGCGCTCTACGCCCGTAAATTTCATAATCTGGCAAGAATTCACGAAGGGTTAAGTTATGTGACCTTGCGTATTGGGCGGCTGCTCTGTCAACTCCAATAGCTCCACCTGATATAATACCTGTTGTGTCGCCTGGCAAATGTCTGGCGATAGCCTTATCGTCAGGGGAGAGTGATCTAGAGCCGACTATTGCAACCAACATCCTTACCTCACTTCTTGGTCTCTGGAATTATTGAAATCCCATTAAAGCCTCTGGCAACAAGGTAGTTATTTCCATCAATCGTAATTCGATAAACTGCAAACGAATGTTTTCCGCCAACCTCTGACATCAACGACGAAGCAGGATCTACCACATTCTCATTGCTTCGCGGGAAGACATAGATAACTAGACAATAGATTGCTATAGAGATAGCAGCAATAATCGTCATAGTAATTGACATAACAATCGCAGACCTAAAACTCTTCATTCCTGTCCTCCGACCTGCTCATGGCATCTGCTCGGGTTTTTAGGGAGGTTGTAAAGGGCAATCTCTTCTTCAGGAATCATCTTGAGGATACCAATATCTTCTTCCTCGTTCCGAACACTCTCCAGGTAAGAATCTAGTTCCTCTTTCTTATCAACAGGAGGTAGACTGTCAATTATTTCTTGAAGAACCTGTTCAATCATGTGTTATTCATCCTATCTGATTCCAGTTCGAAGATTGACTTTGCTTGTGTAGTTCCATCATGATTAAATGACAAACCATTTATAGCAGGGAATATCTTAATGTTAAGGTATACTTCCGTATCATCATCGTCTTCTTCTTTTGGGACTAATTTCTTATCCCACCAATCCTGAGCGCTTTTCTTCGCTTCTTGTTCGCCCTCAACAAGCCAAATACTAGTTCCATCATTATCACATGAGAGTCCATTATCCATGAATGAAACTTGGTTACCAATGATTAAGTAGAGCATTTGTTATTTCTCCCATTTCCACCCAATATCCGTAAGGTGCAGAAGCCAACCCTTCATTGTCTCCTCATGACCACAACCAAGAACAGCCATAGTATGCAAATGGTCTTCGGACAAATAATTATGTCCTTTACTCATGGCCATTTTCAATGCTATTGATTGCAGCCTATCCCAGACGACAGAATATCCTGGCCATTCACAATCGCCCTTAGGCAGACCCCTCAAATCTTCTGATACTTCATCCTGAAAACGATATCGCGGAATGCCATTCATAATTTCACCTCATAAATCCGAAACGTACCATGCCCCTCCAAAGCACAACCAACCAACACAAATTCCCGAGAACCCTTCTTAAAGAAGACAACATCAGGTTCAGTATCATAAATACCATCAGATTCCAACTGAATCCTAACTAGATTCCAAGCTTTACCTCCAAAACCTCGATCCTTCTCAATAACCTTAAAGCCCAAATCATCCAGATCTGCCTTAGAAAGTTCCATGAAAAATTTCTCCTTATTCCAAATGCGTCATTTGAAATACGGGCGCTGAATGAAACATGGATACCGAAGACGGACATTAATACCAGTCTTCTTAGCTTCCTTGGCTGCAGCAACATCTGAATTGAATTTCATACAAGCGTCACAACGCTGAATGGTAGGTTTACCATCATAATCGAAAGTAGACCAACCCTTACCATGACAAACTTGACATTTCATCTTAGACTCCTTATCAAATCTCTTTAATACCCACAACCTTGAGACGAACATCAGCCAACCTGTAGCCATCCTTCTTCATTCCATCGTAACCACTATCCATGTACTTCCCATTACCAGGAAGCATCATAAATCGCCTAATCGAATCCGCACTACCTAGACCAAAAGAACCAGGAACAACGTAATGACCCTTAAGAATAATACAGATTAATCCACATTCATCATCAAGAGGAGGTCGTCTGTGTTTCATCTTACGTTCCTTTCTCGCGGAGAACCCGCGCCGAACCCGTCCGGACCGGCCAAACCACGCCCCGTCCCGTTTACAGGACGCCAAGCTACCGGTATCGCCGGTACGGTGGTACCATCCGGAGTACCGCTCACAATCACATAAACGGGAGCACCAAGACAAATATAGTCTAGGAAATGGGGTACTTAATATGAGCTTTGAAGACATCACCATTGTCAGACGATTCCCAGTCATAAATGGATTCGTAATAATCCCTGACTACGGAGCCAACGAAATACCACTAGCAACTGCCCTAACCATACCAGGCGTAACTCTAAATGCCCTAACCGGCAGTGTAGAAATGTTCGTAGACACAACCCCAGGACTAGTAGAATGCTGCGGCAACGTCCCAGCAGACCACATCAGCGAAACCATTAAGGAAGAAGTCCCAGGATACCCACCAACACCATCTCCATCCCCATCCCCATATCCAACACCATGTATTTGTCCATTTGATATAGATACATTTAATCTAACATATCTCACAGTACAATTCCTAGATGCCCAAGGAGTTGCGGTTTACATCCAACAAGAAATATGTGGTTGCAGTAACTCGTTTACTGGTAGTGAATTAATGATACTTTCACCAATGACACGGGCTGAAGAAGAAGGATATCCACGATGTTCCTGGATTGGTTACACCATTCTACAAGATTTCAGAATAATCGTGAGTTACGATACTGTTAATTGTCGATGGGTTATAACCCTCTATTGTCTGATCGATGACCAGTTTGGAGCCATATGGCAAGGATCTAGTAGCGACTCCCTACCATATGGCAGTTACACAACCCTCAACGACGGACCAACTTGGTGCGCTCCAATTTACACAGCAAACGTCAGCCAATACCAACCAGGATAATATTTCAATCTACTTAACCTTGGTTGGGTTTGACCCTACAACTCCAACATACGCTCACCAAGTCCACCGAACTTCGAAATGACCTGAGCAGTAGCCCCAGATTCAGCAACCTGCTCGTAAAGATCCGCAGCCTGCTGTGTAGGCTCTTCATCATCCGAATCACCAAACCCCAAATCCAACGCACGGTTGCCCATCGCTGCAAATTTCTGAGCGACAGCCACAACCTTCTTAGCCAAACTCCGCAAATAATTGCGCACAGCCTTTGCGAAATCAGACGGAGCAGATTGCACAGAATCAAACTCAATGACTCGGTTAGACTCAGCAGTGCCCTCAATCTGAAGGGATTCAGTCTTGGAGAGAATCAGACGAGTAACGTCACCCTTCCAAGAATTCAGAATCTCAACATAAACCCATTGCGTAGGCTCATAGTTGAGAATGAAATTAAGCTTAGAACCCTTCCTAGCAACCCACTGAATGCGGCGAATCTTATACTGAGTCCCAAGCTCCTTAGCCGTCTGTGTCTCCTTCGCCAATGTTTCCTCATTGGAAAGTTGGTAGCCGTGACGGGTTTTCTCACGGATTTTATCATTGACATATTTGTCACGTGCAGATTGGCTATCAAAAGATTTCTTGACTTCCTGTCCTTTTAAACCAATCCGACCGAACCGGATCGTTACTCCTGTACTTCCTTCAAGTTCATATTTCCAGAATGCATTGGTTGCTTCACCTCGGTCCTCATGTTCTTTGCAGATGTAGGTCGGCATTCTTTTTCTCCTTAGAGTTCTATCCACTCCTTACTTGATTTCTGACGAGTGTTTCGCCTTGACGATATCAATTATCCTCTGGAATTTATTAGGTTGTTCAACCTTCAACCTGAATATTGTCTCCATCGCTGCCCACTCGTCCTTAGTATAGAAATTAAAGGCAGAAGGAGGAATAGCAGCTAGTTGAGGACAGTCTTTGATCATTTTATCTCGAATCTCTTTCCGAGACGGCCACTTAATGGCCTTGTTGGATTTCCGTGTTTTGCTCATTTTGAGTGTAATTTCCTCCTTTATGACGCTCCTCAGTTTGACCAAGTTCCTTGGCCAACTTCTCGGTAAATTGAGCCGAAGTGCCATCCTTATCCAGCATCTTAAGCTTTCCACCTTTAGAAATCACTATCTTAATCTCACGCATTCTTAACCTCCTTAGATTCCCCTAAAGCAAGCAACTTGGGATTAACCGTAGCAGTACCACCAATCGCCACCCGATGAGCCTCAATCTCCGACTTAGCCTGAGTAACAACCTTCTCAACCTGCTCAATATAACTCTCAAGAGCGAAAGGCATATTATTCTTCAACTCCTGAACCATCATTTCCAACTCATGAGTCAACTCACGACGCTCAGTCTTATTAGCAGTGGGTTTCTCAGCCACAGACCTTGCATGAGAAATCAAACTAGCCGCCTGCTCAGCCAGCTTAGCCATACGCTCCTTAAATTCATCAACATAAGTCTTAGTAGACGAACTAACCTCATCAGGCTGAGGGACCATTTGATACACCCCGTCAACAAGAATACGATGAAGTGTACACGGAACCCCCTCGGCAACATTCATATTCATCAGCAATTCACTCAATTGATTAGGCGACAAAGCAACCTCAATAATATCCTCCGTAGAGTAGTAATGATCATGATGCAAACCACGAACCAACTTAGCTCGGCTAATCGTAAGACTAATATAATTGTGATGGTCAACCGATGACCCAAACAATTTAGCACCACCAGAAGTGCGAGCAAGACCGATCAAACCAAATGACGGATGCTCAATTTCCTTATCTTCATCAATCATGGACGTGTCCCTCTACATGAGTATGTTGTTCGTTGTGTGTGTGGAACCAGCCTGCATGTCGCTCTTGGATAGTACCCAGATCCCTAGCCAACTCAGCTGTAAACTTCTCAGTACCAGCACCAAGTGGCCCTTCAGCAAGAATCTTGGTTCGACCACCTTTCCCAATTTTAACGATTACTTGCTTCATTTGGAGCCTCCTTCCCAAGGGCAATTCCTGTCAAGGTAGCCTCCAGAACAGTAGCAGAGAACTGCTGCGCCTGCTTATAACGTTGATCCAAATCTTTTACGACAGTAACTTTAAAGTCGTGGGAAATATTGTTTAATTCCACGGCAGAGCATGCTAGTTTGTCGGCCAAATCATGTAGGCCAAGTGTCAAACAAGCCTTGGACAAATGGTTAAGCTCTCTAATCTCTACCTCCATCTTATCAGTAAGCTCCGTCATTTTATCGAAATCCATGTTTACACCCCATGTTTCTTGCGCTCACCAGCGCGGAAGATATCGATTGTGCTATTCGTAAAAGCGAAACCAACACGCGAACCAACAGGAATTTCACTAATATCATCGGCAATTAGCTTAAGCTCACGCATGGTCCATGCTGTTAAATGGTTCTTTAATTCATCTGATGCACCATCGATTTTGGAATAATAATTGTCAGAGCGATGTTTAACCCATTTCATAACCTCACCTTCAGGCATCTCAGCAACAATACCAATTGTTGTGCCCTTCTTTGATTGAGTTCCAGTCATCGAGCGATGACAACCACATTCATCCTCAACAGTGCCCTTGGAGCATCTAGAAGAAGAAACCACAAGTAATTCGCCTGGAGTTGTATGGCAGAAATCAAGTGTGCCAGTACCAACTGCATCTTTGTTAGGGGCTAGCAAAATTTTCATTTTTCACTCCTTTAGGAAGATATCCCAATTCTCCCATGGGTAATTGGGATCAATCTTTGAAAAATCATGATTAGACAAAATTGTGTATTCGCACCCCGCGTCTAAAGCATAACGCTGAACATAAGCATACCTATATGCACGACTAGCATGAATTCCCCATGCCAACCTAACACCCATGATAATGAGAACTGCCTTAAACTCATCATTGTGGTCGTATAGATCAACTGGGCTATAGACTTTCCTAAGCAAAGTAATCAATCGAAGATAATTCGACTTGGAATACTTAGTCCAATGTCTACACCAATCCTCTGAGAAAATCGAGATTGTGTGTTTCTTTGTGTGCTTCAGAAAGTCCTTGACCAGCTTCACTTGTTCAGGCGGAGCATGCATGTGTGTTTTCATGACATTACTTTTCTTCATGACGAATAATCCCTCAAATAGAGGACAGTTTCACCATCAACTTCTTGACGTGTAACTGTGTAGCCATCCGCCTGAGCCTTAGCCGTGGCTACCTGCGCGGCATATTCAGACATGAAGGTGTCTCGGAATGAGGCATCCTGCTTTGCGGGAGTCACAGTATAAGTCCCATTGGCATTCTTCTCAATGGAGGCTTTGGCACCCATCTTCTTGAGTGCCCTCTCTGCCATCACCTTATCCTTAACCTCGACTTGCACCAAAGTGAAACAAGGCATTGCTTAGCCTCCTATTTCTCAAAAATGTGAGGTGTCACCGTAACAATTCTTCTCCACTTTTTGTGAGTGGAGCGAAACATCTGAACGTCTTTCTTATCAACGGCTATAAATTCACGCTTGTTCTCTTCATTTCGAAACACCATAACCGGCCTCCAACTATAGCCGATAGCGGTAGAAGCAGCAATCTTTAGACTAGCGAAGAATTCAGGAATATTAGTTCCAACCAACTGTTCTTGCGGAGTTGTGGAATCTGGCGGATTGGTCATTACTACCATGTTAATCTCCTAAAATCACAAAGTACTCATTATCTCGGAAAATTGATTGCCAAATCACAACTTGGTGATTAGCCGCCTCAAGACTTGGATATTTCGACAACCCATCAGTTAGAGTTTGGGACCACTGCCTGCGCCATTGTATTTTGTACATTTCTCTTCTCCTCCCAAGCCTCAAGCTTGTTAAAATGCTCCTCCTCAATCGGAAGGAACGATACAACCTGACTACGCACCTTATCATAAACAACCCGAACAGGCTCATCCCTATAAACAAGAATCCACAAAGTAACACGATTCGATTGACGTTCAAGAAAACAAGCCTTACCAGTCTGAATCATCTTGATGATCTGAACATAATCATTCTGAGTAATTTTACCCTCAACACGCTCCCTAGAGCGACGGAAAGCATGCTTGCGCTGTTGCTCAGCCTTACTCATGATTCCTCCTTTCACTCCAGTTCCAAAACACCAGGAGTGAACATAATCGGTGTGTTACTGAACAATTCCACATCGTTCTCTGGATTGCGCCCATAAACCTTAACAAAAGCAGCAGTTCGTACTTTGCGCGAATAAGCGGGCTGAACTTCGCCACGCGTCTGAGCAATAAAATATTGATTCCCATTGGGATGAAGGACCTGAACTACAGACTCAACCATCGCATCTTCAACTTCCTTCACGGACTTAATCATTTCAAATCTCCTTAGAATGGGAGGAGGAGCGGAACACCCGCTCCTCCCCTACTATGATAGTGGCAATCACTCCCCTCTCTAGGGAGTCCCCCTTAGACAGGGGTCGCAGCAGCCTCAGCACTCTTAGGCTCTGCCACCGGAGTCTCCGTTACAGGAGTCAAATCCAACTCACGATCAGGGAACAACTCCTTCTCAAGAGCAGAGAAATCATTAACCAAACTCTCACGCTCCTTCTCCTTCATCACATCACCATACATACCAATACGAGCAAGAATAGAACGCACTTCAACCAACTTACCCTCAGTCCACTTATCAGTAGCAGTATCAACCGAAGCCTTAACCTCAACAGCCAACTTCTCATACAACCGACGCAACTCATCAGTAGCAGCAGCACCAACCATCATCCGATTCGCCTGAACATTCGGAACAGGCATCGAATCGAAACGAGAACCACCACCAAGCATCTGGACCAACCGCTCACAAGCACTAACCGTACCCTGAAAACCAGCAGGCACAAAGTACAAACAACCCTGCTCACGCATACTCACATAATCAGCCTGATCGCCCATGATCTTCTGAACATAACGAGTGATATCAGAAGACGAATAAGCAACACGCTCACGCTCAAAATGCGAAGCCACAGCCTGTCGGATATCCTCACGGCCCTTGACCAGAGATTTAAGGAAATCCTGATCCTTATAATAAGACTCCTTATCGAGAACAACAATTGTCTCCTGATCATATTCCAACTCAGCAGTCTGACCTTCACTAATCTTCTGCTCAGCCGTGAACTGATAGACCAAATATCGATCAGTTTCCTCGACCTTACGGATAATTCGCTGCTCCTCCAAATTCCGGAGAGCACGGATGAAAGCAGACCGATAATTGTGCGTGCGAGCATACTTCCGATTCAGACCGCAATCCTCCAACATCTTTCCGAACTGACTTTGGGTCAACTGCACGTTACGGATATTCCACCAACACATATATCCAAGAATTTCGAACCGAGTATTCTCTTCCTGATAGAGACCCAAAAGCATTTGCTTGGAAAAACTAGGCATCTTTTATTCCTTTCTAAAAGGGTAGCCAAATGCTACCCCGTCCTCGTTGAGTTTAACCAATATCCAACGTCCGAGCGTCAGCCTTCTTCGTACCAGCCTTGATCGAAGCATGGACCGCATTATTCTCAGCCCACGTCTTCATCGCCTTTAACTGGCCCTCATTCGTCTTAGCCAGAGCACGAGTGTTCTGGATCGCCCCGTAGATGTACAGGCCGAACTTATCAGCCGCCTTATCATCACGGTAATAAGCCGTATAGAGAGCAGTCACGATTGCTTCCTCTAGTTCAGCACCGCTGAAGTTCTCAGAAGCAGAAATGCAGTTCTCAAGTTCAGACTTATTCTTGAAAACCTCATCGAACTTATAACGCCAAGCGCCATCCTGGAACTCCTCAGTACGACGATCCTTCTCAAGATGAATCTTGAGAATCTCCTGACGCTCCTTAGCAGTCGGCAGATCGACAAAGAAAATCTCATCGAAGCGACCTTTACGGAGCAATTCCGGAGGAAGACCTTCGATTCGGTTCACTGTGGCGACCATAAACGAAGGACTGCTCTTCTCTTGCATCCACGTGATCAAAGAACCGAAGACACGCTGGCTAACACCAGAATCAGTCGTGCTGGACGAACCCATGCCAGCGAACGCCTTCTCCATTTCGTCAATCCAGACGACACAATTATGTGCAACAATCCCATTCGCAATAAAGCTATGAGTATTATCGCCCTCACAACTGATGTCGTAGACGGTCTCTTCACCAATTTCCTCAAGCTTGGTAATTGGTACCCATCGGACATCAGAATTAAGGAGATAATCGAAAGAACCCTTCAGATCGTCATTAATACGACTAAGGGTTTGTTCACAAATCGAAACATCACTTTCGGCGCGAGAAATCGAGCCAGAACCAACTGACATTGCAGTCGATTTGATTCCAGCATTCTTTCTAAGTGCCTTGAGTTTCTTACCAACCTTAAACCCAGAATCACGACTAGAAGCGACTTTCTCAGAACGAATGATACTCTTGATGTTGTCAGACTTCCAAGGCGTCTTAACCTTATTAGTCAACATAATAGCGAGATCTCTAGCGCGTTGCCCAGAAACCTCAATTGCCTTTCCATCCCATTTAGGAGGAATGATGCCCAACCTTCGAATTACTTCACGAACAAGCTGAGCATTTTTGCTCTTCTTAGAGCAAATGACAATCTTCTCAGGATGTTGAGGAAGCGATGTAGAACCATCGCCATCTACATAGCCAGCCAACCACCAACGAAGAAGATCAGGGTCTAATGTAAGCAACTTTTCCTGTAAAGCCCTGAAGATTTGGCTAAAAAGCTTACCACAAGTCTTAGTCTCTTCGATCACAGCAAGGCTGGGATTTTCAGAAATCCCAGACAACTGTTTGTATGATTCGTATTTGGAATCAGCCAATGATTCCCGAGTCACAGGATTCAGCAATAGACTCTTCATGAAGTTCCTAACTGGTTCATGAAGCAATTTCTGACTATTGGTGAATCCAACATGACGACCACCAATATGACCATCACTCGCCACAAGACCAGCCACATAACACATTTCCTCTGAAATCCGAGATGGCACAGTAACTTCAGAGAGATAAAGACCAGCGCCTGTAGAAACTCGATGCTTGTCTTTCGAGAGCCATTCATCTTTGGTCATAAGGCACTTATTCATGAATGGGTCAGGATATTTCTCCGAATCACAACGAACGTAGGCAGGCACCCTCTTATCAGAACGATCAACGCCATAGATCCTAGCCTCTTTAGGAAGCAGATCCAAAACAGACACATCCTTATTGAAAGGAAGTTTCACAGGCACACCAACCAAATCACCAATCTTCAATTCAGAGGCTTGCTTCCAAACCATTTCACCATCAGTGAGGACAAGGAACCGATGATCCAAAGTCGCCGTTACCGAATCACCACTCTTATTCGAGAGACGAATGGTATCCTTACGACGAGATTGAACATGAATTACCTTGGTTGTAGTGATCTTGCCGGTTTTCTCATCAACACAAGCAACTTCATCACCAACCTTAATTTGGTCGATCTGAAGGAGAGATCCATCCTTCATCGTTACCTGAGTATCACCGGTAAGACAATTGCCGATAGCGTCAATCGTCTGAAGAGCAGAACGCATGTTCATCTCAGACTGACCGACCAGACCAGCAAACACGCGGCCAATATCGAAACGGATTAGAGGCACGCCCAGAATACCAGCAGTAGCCTTAGCAACCAAGGACTTACCGCAACCAGGCAACCCCACCAGCAGAATACCACGAGGCATCGGCAAGCCGAATTCCCGCGCAGAGAGCGACAAAGCCCGCTTGCGGACATCCAGCCAACTCTTAAGAGCCTCAAGGCCACCAATATCCTTGATAGACTCACGCCGCTCGAAATATTCCAGAATACCAGACTTCTTGACCGCAGCAGCCTTCTCCTTCATCACCAGAGAACTGATGGTAGGCCGATCCTCAATCGGAAGAGCCGCCCACTCAATCACAGCCTTACCAAAAGCATTTTCAGCTTCGACAGTCGTAAGACCAAGAGCAGCCTGAGAAATCTTCTCATGTTCATCGGCAGAAAATTCCTTATCGCCATTGGTCTTCACGATACCAGTCTTGTTCTTGGCGTACATGTTATCCCAAATCTTGGTGATAACCGGACGATTCGGGAGTCCATAATCAACCAAGGTGATGTCACGCTCCGCCTCAGGCGGCAGCTTATTCAACGGACTGAGAACGACCAGCACTTTCTTGCCCTGCTTGAATTCACGAGCAATGTCCCGAAGCAATCGGACAACCTTCGGATTGTTGAAGAACGCATGAAGGTCACGGAAGATGTAGATTTGGCCAACATTAGCGGCCTCGTCTTTGATCTTCTTCAGAGCTTCAATAGGATCTTCAGAGGAAGCATCGCCAGAGGCGCGGGATTCCTTGCCATCTTCCTGCAGGTTGAGGAATCCTTCGGTGAAACTCCACACCGAAATCCGACGTTGCATCTTCTTGGCGATATTGAGGAGTTCGCGTTCAGCACGAGACTCTTCCGCAGTCTGCAGCCACAGAATTGGGTAGGCCGCTTTGATGTAATTAATGATCCGTGCTTCAGTTGGCGACTCAACAACAGCAGCAGTCTTCTTTTCAGCCATCGTCTTCTCTCCTTTTCTAGAGGTCTTTACTTACCAAAAATCTTCTTCAGCATCCGGAAACCAAAGTAAGCTCCAAAAGCAAAGCCAAGCACCATCAACGAACTGACCAACGAAACCTCGTCATGTGTCACGTGCGCAAACATGTAAATCTCCTTTCTCCAGCGGATTCCCTTGCGATTGTCCTTCCCCACGACAACACCGTGGCATCCGCTCCACTCTATAGGGAGGCATTAAGCTCCGCCTTTTCTTGAACGACCCACTTCCATCCGTAAGGCATTGCGTCCCAGAACAAAAGTGGAACTGCAAATTTAAGGCTAGCTCCACATTTACAATTAACAATGTTTTCAACGTTGTGGTAGTGAAGTGTTTGACATTTAGGACAAGGCATCATCTGTTCGTCAATGGGCGTACTAATATGATCTTCCACAAGAAAACCCTCGCTTTCTGGGAAAGAGAAAAACTTTTCTCTGTTTGTTGGTATCCGACACAGATACCACCGCAAGTATTACGAAAATATGTTCCGAACGGTTAGATATAGATATTCAAACCTATCCCTTGCAATATCACGCTTCGACCAACGAATAACCTTGGAATTACTCCTATCAACCTCACCATTAGCCAAAACCAAACTATCAGAAATAGAGTAGGATGGAACGACAGACATAGCCCTAACAATAGTCCTAACGCAACGCTTGAACACGGAAGGAGCCAGAGGCTTGCCAGTAAACAAGCTCAGAAGCAACTTGGTTTCAGCTTCAGGTAGCTTGGGGGCTTTGGCTAGCATTGTATTTTCGAGGCGTTGTTTGAAACCAGGATCAAACTGCACAATCTCGTTAATCACCTTTCCCATGGTCTTCAACCTTTCCTAGAGGGAAATTGTTATTCTCATCACAACTCCTTCGAAGCGAGAAGAAGTTGGGCAATCTTACTAATATTAAGACACTCTTCCTCACACAAACCAGTATGGGTTCGAATGTCATGAACAGAAGAATTGCCCTCCATTACAGCGGCGAACTCTTGCAATACAAGCCGCAATGTGTACGGCTGACCAACAAAAAGAGGTTGGTCAAGTGCTTCTCGAATTTCGAGAGATTTACTAATCTCACTTTTCACATGGCACCTCACTCATTAATCCACATGTAATCATCCAAACACACAATCAAAACTTGATTAGCCCACTTCTTCGCTAACTCCAAGAAATGCTTGCGCCTACCATAGATTGGTGTGTCGTGGTAGATTGGCTTGTCATCAACAAACCACAACAGAGTTTTGTAGACACCAATTGGTTTCAACTGGACACTACTTTGACTGATTGGCTTCCCCAAATAATAGTTCCACATAAATTCACTCCTTTCTGTTTAGTAATTCTAATAGGTCCTTTTTCGTACCAATTCGTTCAACAACAGTTGGCACACCATGATTACCATCACCAGAAAGTTTGTCATCACATCTTTCCCGAAGATCATCAGCTTCATCCTCGGGAACTCTAAAAACTAAATGCGTACCACCACAAGGTGACATCTCGATGACGAGCAAAACAGTATTCATTGATTTCCTAACCTTATCCAGACCACAACTGCATGGAGTCTTCAAATTACACAAACTCTTATGAACAGCATAATCCTCAATTTTGCCCATGATTCCTCCTAAATCGACTGATAAGTATCTCTACCACTTGACCCATCACGCCACTTTATCTTGACCCACAATGGATTATCAACCGATGTGAATGAACTTGCTTTCAACTTACTATTCTTATGCTTCCCAACCATCCCCTCAGTCCACGGAATTGTGGTCATCTTATCATAGAACTCTTGTAGATTGACTGAAGTCTCCTCCAAAGCATCTAAACAAGAAGTCAATTTACCAACCAACAACTCCTCCCGAATATTCTTTCGTTGATAGTAGGTCTCGTCAGCAAACGACTTATCAGCAAGAACAGCCACATCAATCACAAAAAGTTTCTCAAGACATTCACCAATAGTCCGACGAGCCATCCACTCAGTGTCAAGTAGAGACAAATCAGCTAAATCCAGAGCCTCAACAGATTTGACAATTTCCTCACTTACTGGAATCTGAGTAGGACCACCCTTTTTCATGTCTCTACTAGATAGGAAGAATAATGACTTATCCCTGCCCCTCGCCCATGAAGATTGGCCAAATGGGCTTATAATTCGCTGACTCTTATCGCGAACAATCCTTGTTCTCCAACCATCTGCCTTCGTGGAGAAGAACCAATTCCCATCAGAATAATGAGCAATGTTGGTCTTGAAATCACGTAATGGCTTATCACCATAAGTGTAGATCATGTCTCCTCCTTTCTAGGCTGGTTTGAAATTTATTCTTGGGGCGAAGAATGCATCGTCCACCACTTTGTATCCTCAGCACGAGCCAGACGAATAGCTTCGGCATAAGCGGAATCCTCACCCTTAACCTCCGCAATGCAATCCTGAACCAGCGGCCAAGCCTTAATCAAAGAAGCACGAGCCTGAGGCGTAACCTCAGTAATGTTAAAGACCGCAAAAGCTACATCGGCCTCCATAAGTGCCTTGAACATTCTCTGCTCTAAGTCAGTCAGTTTTTTCTGATCCATAACCCTCTCCTAATTCTTCACATGTTTGTGAATCACAACATCAACCCCACCCTTAGTAGGAAAACTGCTAACTCCACAAACAAGAGGAATTTTACGAAGAGTGTCCTCAAGCTCCAACACATTGGCCTCAACCGAACCAAGATATCTTGCATTCAAAACCGAACCAGCATAACCATTTTGGACGGGAACAATATAAACATTAGCTTTGATCATTTCTTACCTCCAAAAATCAATGGTTCAAAAAGGGCTTTAATGCGTTTAATTGTTGCCTCTTCGTCTTTACAACCACATTCAACACAAATCTTTTGGCCATTCGGCCCATAAGGTCTCAAATCAGCTTCCTTACCACACTGCTCACATTTTCCTGAGGACTTGAATCGATCTTGGTCAATCAAAGCACCAACGATTGGGTGTGGTGTCATTTCTTGCCCTTCCGCTGTCTGTTGTATGCCTGCGTCATTAATTTCTTTAGCAAGGATTGCGCCTTGTGCATCTCACACGTCAAACACAGACCAGTTACCCCCACCTTCTTCCTCAAATCATCAATAGCCTCATCAATCATTTGAAGCAAATAACCATGTACATTACGACAAAGTTTCCCTGGCTTATCATAAGACCCACCAAGGACATTTTGACCTTTAACTAAATCACCATTAATAATAACAGTTGCCGTTACCGTCACATCATGAGGATAGTAACCCTTATTTCGTGGGTCTGGCCCAAAACCATTCCATATGAAATATGGGTCAACTTCCCAATCTACCGCAAAGTGAATCGACGGCGCAACTTTAGACAACTCATACCTAACCCTCTTATTCATCAAAGCTTGCATATCTGGCTCCTTACAGTGGTGCCCGTCCGATTTGGACGGGCACCAACCACGCTTGATTACTCCTTGAACGAGGGAGAATTATGCTTAATCAAGCCATTCTTAATTGCCTCATCCGCAAAAGCAGCAATCGTAGGATTCAGCACCCGACCCTGATGCATAGCCTCAGTCGGCGTATAAACCTGAGTCACCGTGAAGAACTTTGCAAATTCAGCCTCACACCGCTCCTGGAACTCCTCTTCCTTCTCATCGGGCTTCTTCTCACCACCACAAGCCCGAATGATCTTAGGAAGCAAATCATCCAGTTGAAGCTTACCAGCATCACTAATCTTAATCGTAGGTTCAACAACAAACAACTCATTGAACTTATTCTCAAGAGCAGAATCCAACTCCTCCTGAATAAGCTGATCCTGAATAGCCTTATCGGTCTTAGGATCAAGCTTCAATTCCTCAGGAGTTTTAGCCTTAATACCAAAAATCTGAGCAATTGTAGCCTTCAAAGCAGGCTCACGATCCAGAGGAATATCGCTGTACTTATCCTGAGTCACGAACGTCAGAATGTACTCATCCTCAAGAGCTTCAATTTCCTTCTTCTCATCAGCAGTCTTGGCCAGAGCCAATTTCGCCTTCTTATACTCACGAGAATCAACCTTGACTTTGACCGTAGATGTAAATTTCTGCACCTTCATACAATGATCCTTGCGGGCGGCAATACTCTCCGGACGAATAAGCTCTTCTTGCTGCTTACGAGCAGTCTCAGACGCACGTTCCTGACGCTTGTGGCGAACCCAGTTGATGATTGCTTCAACATTCTCGGTAGTGGGCTTCAACTCCACAAACGGAGTTTCACTCTTACTCTTCTTTTCCTCGGTCTTCGTGAACTTGCCCAACAGTGCTGCGGCACCCTTCTTAGCCATTTTGAATCTCCTTTTATTCCTGGTTTCTACCAACCTTCTTCATCACCCTCTTCGTCAGACGGATTTGGATTTACAACACACATCTCAACCACAAACTTATCATCAACCTTCTCGACGGAATTCAGGTCACAATCTTTGATTGAACCAAGGACTTCTTCAACTTGTTTCTCATCTTTTAGACTAAGAGCTTCATATTCAAAATACCCAACGCCGTCGCCATCATAACCGGAATCAACCTCTTTAAGTTCTAGCTTCTCTTCAATCTTTGCAAAGGACTTGCGAAAGTCACGACTACCATCTCGAAATGATTCGCTAGGATCATCTCCCCAATAGCCATCTGTTCCAAGTTGTATACGTAATTTAGCCATTTTGAATCTCCTTTTATTCTTGGCCTAATAACACAATGGCATCCGCTAGCCCCTACAGGGAGGTAGCAAACTATTTCTTCATCGTGGGATTCTTAAGTTCATCCAGAACCCCACCCACAGAATCAGACAGCATACTCAGAATAATCGGCATAGCCAATCGGATTGACACCTTACCATTAAGCAGAAGACCACCTTCGGATGTCTCTTTCTTAAGTTCAGGGTGTGTTTCCCATATCTCACCCAAAGACGAGTCATCAATATCCAATTCATTGTCGCCAAAATCCATATTCGTCCAAGCATAATACACAAATGTCAAATCATAAGACAAATGCTTCAATTTATCCATAAGTTCAGGATAACGCTCAGCCATTTTCTTATTACTCTGCAGTTGTTCATTCAGGTACTTAAATTCTCTGGTAGACAAATCCAAAGCATCTTTGGAAACTCCTACAGATAGAGACTTATGTAGATTTTTCAAGAGGACTGAAATATCTTTAGTCTCTGTCTGAAACTCAGCTTTAAGCTTTTCAGAGTTAGAGCAGCCACAGAGAACCAGCAACAGAACCAACACAGATTTCCACATTTTTGAATCTCCTTTTCTCTACCCATTTATCTCACTTAGAGACACCAGAAACTTCGTATTCCTTAAACTTATGCTGAATCAAAGCATCAGAATCGTCCTCACCTGGAATTCTAACAGTCTCAAGCGACTGAACAACCACCATCTTATCAAACTCAGTCGCATCACTCACCATCGAAGAATAATACCTACCAGACAAAGACTCACTGTCCAGCGCATTGTCCTTAGACAACTTCATTTCTGATAAAAGAATCCTCTTAAATCGCTTGAACGTCTCTTTCTTCAGAACATAGGAATCTGAACTAGTAAGCAAACCCCTACCAACCATAGTCTGAACCCAAACAACCAGAATGCCCTTATCCATTATCAGCCTCCTTCGGACATCTAGAACACTTATACTTCTTAGTGGTTGGACGACGCTTCGACGTAACCCACTCATCATGACCACATTCCAGATCAAGACACCATCTCAACTTATTGAGTGGAGATTGAGTCACTCGCGTTACCTGTTTCATTCTCAGCTCCTTATAAAGACAAAACTCTGTCACCCAAATCCCTAAACTGCTTCTGTACCTGCTCACCAATCTCAGTAGAGAAAACCCGAACCATCGACGCATCACTAACATCAACGCCATCAAACAAAGACAAATTTCCCATCTCATAACCAGCCTTCTTAACACGCTTCCTAACGAAATGCGAAAACCTCCTTAGAAGGGACCTAGTTTTACTAATAAAAATCAACGCCTCAGGATAAAAGAAACTAGGAGCCGCACCCTCAAACTTCAAATCAGTACCATTACGCTCAGCATTAACCAAAATCCAAGATTCTTTCTTAGACAAAAGGAAGAAACTCACAATACCCCGATTCAGAACCTCTACCAAAATCAAACCATTCGGATCATATTCCTTCAAAAATCTCAAATCACGCCCAACATCCCTGAACTCATCAACAGCAAACCTATCAACCCAATGAACACCAACAATCGACACACCTTGACCCAACAGTAACGCATCATCCGACTTAGACTCAACAACACTCTCAGCAGCTAATTTGAAACCCAACTTAACACATCGAGTGATATTCTTTCTAAGCCATTTGTCCAATTCAGCTCGACAATTAAAAGGCCAAATTACATTATCGAAACCACCCTGTAAAGTACCCTTCTCAATCTCCAATTCAACATCACTACGAACCTTATAAGACCAATATTGGTCATCCTTCAAGTAGGTTGTGAAGCCTTGCAATTGCATGGCTCATCCTCCACAAAGACATCAGGAAGAGTCTCAGGTTCATCAAGGTGATGCTCAATATTCTCAACCACAATCGGAAGACAACTATCATCAATCAACTCATTAATAATGTTCGCAACCCAATCATTTGGAATTACAGCCTTACCAGCAATAACTCTACCACCCTCCTTTGCCATGTCCAACCAAAAAGGCAAAGAGAAATCTGGTTGTAGAATATCACCGTGATCATCCTTCACATAAACGCGCTTGATCCTGGAATATTCACCACTATGGGAATCCACTTCAGTTTGGAGACTAATCTCAAAAATCGCAGCTTTCGAACCATAAAGCATTCGACAATAGGCCCCATAAGCCAACATGATTTGGCGATGCTTAATCTTGGTTGCCAGATCGAGAACTTCACGGTCAGTTAATTTTCGCATTGAAGGAGTTTTTGCGCATGTTCCACACAATGATCCGTCTTCGCATTTCTGTCCACAGACCGCGCATTGGGTGAAAGTATTCATTAGAAGGTGTCTCCAATTACCCAAATCGCAATCGCCTTGGCATTCTCGCCGAAAAGGTCGCCATTAACTTCGAAAATATTCTCAGTTCGACCGTCATGCTTACAAGAACCAATCTGCTTAATATTCATGCCAGATTCAGCAAAGTCCTGGATGAAGAATTCCTCTCCCTCTGAGGCAAGGTTAATATCAATCGACCCATCTTTCTTTTCAACGATCTCACACTTCATGTCGGGATCAAGCTCTAACCATTTAACAATCCCAATAGCAAGTTCTTTGGCTGTTTTAGGCATTCGAATCTCCTTTCTTTGGCTTAAACGTCATTGTGTAAACAGTCCCATCTGGCATCTCAATCCAATCGCCAACCTTTTGTTCCCTAGCAATACCCGAACATTCAGCATAGACTGCCGTAGCACGACTCTCATAATTGCTCGTATCAACACCAAGAAGAGCAGCAGTCAAGTGTTGTGCAATTGCACACCCAAGTGGAGAACGATCCATTATACCGCCTCCTTCTTGAATTCAGACTTATCAACAAAGTCTTGGAACGACCCAAACTTCTCACCAGAAGATTCCAAATCATACTCATTAGAAATCAACTCACCAAAATAAGACCGAAGCCGACGAGCAGCCTCAGGCAAAACCTGACGAGTAGCAATATCAGTAGCAAAATCCATCAAAGTAAACATCCTACACTTCGTAGGAAGCAACTTCATCTTCTTCTCAGAAATCGAATCCAACTGAGCCACACCATATAGCGTCCTAATATCACCAGTAATCTCATGAAGAGCAGAAATCAACCGATTCCGAAGAGTCCCCTCAAGAGAGTCAACGCCATTGGGAACAACAGTCAACGCATAATCGGGATTGAAATCCGAATTCTTCAGAGAATACAAAATCCGAGTCAAACGAACACACTCAGAAACAGAAGACCAAGAATTAGTAGCAGCCTCCATACGCTGCTTCAACGCCACAAAACCATCCTCATTCGAAAATGACTCAACAGCCCGCTTCAAAGTAAAGGCGGCACTCTTATCGCCAAGAATAATCCCACTCCTAAACTTCTTAGAATAAGCAGTAAAAGTAACACCATCCTCACCCCCAAGTTCCTTGGCCACAGACAACCAAACAGTCGGCTTCCCATAACCATCAAGAGGAGTCTCCATCATCAACTGCGAAGTAAAAGTCGCACCCTCAATATCCCAACTCATAACATTCCGACAAGGATGAGTCGAAGTAACAATACCATCATGATAAGTCATTGAGAGCAAGGGCAATTCCTCAAAAACCTGAATCATGTCAGTATTGGTCAAAACCGCCTTACCCTTAGGGCTAGAAAGCGCCAGTAACTTCGGCTTCCAGTCCTTCGGAGACTCAAAACCATAAGGGGTCATCTGGACAGCCAGCCGAACCATGTCCTTGGACGATTTCTCACTAATCCGTTGGAAAACTTCAGCATGAGAGAAATATTTGAAAATACTTGGACCGAAACCAAAACGAGCGCAAAGACTATCCCAGAACCTCCGAGAAGGATTTAGAATCTTGCCACCAGTTTTAATATGGTCTACAACAATCGCTCCCTCAGGAGAAATCGTGCTTACAACTTCTAGATCCTTGATCCTCAGAACGCTGTACTCAAACGTCGGAAGTGTAACAGTCATTTCTTCCTCCTCTTCAACGATTCTTGAGGTGAGTTGTGAGCCGATCGATTAGAAAAATACGAACTTGCTTTCGATTCTCAATCTGTTCATCATCTGATCCATCGTCATAAACCACATTATTCATAACATCAAGATCATCAATGAATTCATCTACAATATGCTTATACCTATCAATAAAGTCATTAGCAAACTGCTCTAACCTCAGTCTCTTCAATTTTGGTTTGGGTTTTGACATTTTCTCCTCTTGGGGAGTCTCTCCCCATCACCCTCTCCTACGGAGTATCGCCGGAAGCACAGCAGAAAACTGTTGCGCTTAGAGGCTGGTATTTATCACATTTAAAATTCGGAATATTCCAGCAATAATCATGGCCAAAACCATAAACAAGAGAGTTAGCATCCCACTCTTATCAACAGAGTGAAGAACATAGGCAACCCCGATTATGGCCAGCAAAATGACAATCCACATGCCTACCTCCCTTCTCCCTTTGGAATTTTCAACCCATAATAATCACGAGCTTCACACCGCAGCCTCCAAATCCCCATCATCGTCAAACTCACCAGCGTCCAAAGCACCCAACATTGAAGCCACCATAGACACAACCTTACGAGACTTCCGCACCGTAACCTTACCCTTCTTATTCACCCGAATAGAACCAGCAGCACCATACTCCAAATAAGCCGGAAGCTCCACAGGCAACGTCAAAATCTCATTGCGAACCATATCACTAACATTAGCAACCCGCTCATTAGCCTCAATCGAGCGCCATTCCTCATCCTGCCACACAAACTCACCACTAGGCTTAGCCACCTTCGTATAAGGGAACCAAGTCTCCTCGGACTGCACAATATTCGCAATCTTACCAGGATTATTCGGGTCCTTACGAAGCGTTCTCCCTCCCATTTGAATAGAGGTTAATTTCCCACTATCTCTAATCCAGGCAGTTTGCAGCGATGGAAGGTCAAAACCTTCAGTGAGAAGGTAGACATTTACCAACGCTTGTGTCTCACCAGATTCAAAGGATTCATAGATTTCTTCGTGAGTCTCATTCGACTGTCCACCATGAATCACTCTGGATCTAATGCCACCCAGATCAAGGAGACGGACTACTTCATCACATAGCTCTACTGTCTTCATATAGATGACAGACTTACCCCAACGTTTTGGGTCTTGTAGAAACATCTTAGCAACAGTATCTGGAGTCCATTTAGGAATCACGAACTGCTGATACGGACTCAAGTAACCCTTCTCAATCAGGAAACGAACACCACAATCATCCACGATCTTTTCGAAAGAAAGCTTGATTCGGTCAGTACGGAATGGAGTGCCAGTTAGAGCCAACGAACGTTCAATGCCCATAATAGAATAAAGATTAGCACAAGTAGCCGCTGCAGCATGATGCCCTTCATCAATCACCAGAAACCTTTTCTTCGGTGGATTCCTATCGAACATAGAAATGAATTCTATGTTCTTAACACCAATGCGTTCATTTTCTATGAATGCTTGTTGCAACAGCTTCCTACGCATTGTCACCCAACCAAATGTCAGAGTCGGATCTAGCTCTTCTAGAATTTTAAGAATACTTAATCCCATTACCGTTTTCCCGGACCCACAAGGACTTACCAATAACACTGACTTAAGTCCCTTTTTGTATTCAGCAAGAACTTTGGTGATAATACGCTGTTGATAATCACGCGTCTCGATAGGCGCTTGCATGGACTCCTCCTTTCGGTTTGACGTGGTATCGTGGGGTGATCTGGTGTCTACGGCTAAATCAGCTTTGAAGACCTTCTGAAACAGATGCTTTTCCGGCCAGTAGGTATGGCAAGCAATATTTGAATTTATATCTAAGACTTGGTAATACATGTGGAAAAACAATCTTATGTAATTTATAGACATTGGGTTGTCTAAAGCGAATAAATGGCTTATTAACTCTTTCGTCTATTTGTATTAGGCATTCTAAATTCCATCTTTCTTTAAACCAACGCTGAATTATTTCATTCTCTTGAACCGTAAACGAATGTGTGGCAAAAGAGGTTGTTGATCCATCGTCCATGAACCAGATCGCCAAACCAAGATCATCGAGTTTTTGTAAATAATCCCATGTCACTCCCTTAACTGGGGAGTAAATTTCTTTGCCTATTTGATATAGTTGTTTGGTAGAACACGTACTGAATGCAATAACTCTTTCTCCAAAGCCTTTATTTGGCCCCTCTTTCGGGGGACTAGAAGTGAAATTCCTAAGTTCCTCATAAAGCCACCAAGTATAATCCTTCTGACGAACAGTTGAATGTCGTACTCTCAATCGAGCAACACCTAATTCTGGTCCCTTTCTACTCTTTATGAAAGAGAGACTTCCGTCTCCGAGTAGGGTTCCTCTCACTATTTGTTCTTGTCTTGGAGAGAGGACTTCGGAAAAGATTCTTTTCTGATGATGATTGAACAAATACTTCCTATAGGAATGCCCATGTAAATTCCAAAGGACCTTTTGACCACAACCACAGGCACATAAGGGAGCAGCAGCTTGCTTTTCTTGTTGGAGATTTTGGTATCGATTCGTGTTGTCTCTCATGCTCTTATATACGTTGGACAACACAATACGGTGATTACTTAATAAACGTCAAAGTATCGCCACAATCTTGTGCTGTTGCGTGAATAACACAACACTTTCCATCTGCACGATTGTTACGACACTGTCGCATTTGCTTGGTTTTTCGATCACGAACGGCGACCAAACATTTGCTTTCGTCAACATTCAGTGATTTCGATGCCATTTGTATTACCTCCGACATATTTTTGATACCTCTAATCACAGTGTGAAGCCGCAACACGCTTTAGGATAGTGTAAAGCTTCTTACTTCGCATGAAAATTTTATTACTGGCTCGTATAGCAGCATCTTGTGCATCTTCCATTTTAATTCCGTCTGGAATGAGATCATCAAGACTTAATTTGCATATGTCGGCCAATTCGTCTTGATCCCAACGTCCAAGAAAAAGAGCGTAGCCTGCTAGGGCTATTACCTCTTGTTTTTGCTCGTTCTGCTTCTGCTCGTTCTGTTTGTTTCTTTCCACAGATTCCCAGAGTGTTTCTGGGAATGTTTTATGTTTTGCCATCATAATCCCCCATTAGCAGCACATAGCGCTCATTGCCTTGTGGAGTGTCACAATTGCCTTCCGACATCGTTCACAGAGATGACGTTTCTTGGTGCTGGTGGCCATACACATTGGGTTCAAACTATATCGACCGCAACATGTTCTTGGTTCGCCGTCAATTTTGGCATGCCATTTTCCAAGGAAACGTTTATTCCAAGCCATAGTTCCATAGGGAATATGACCTTTCTTCCTATGCCTGACCCATCGGATTGAAACATCTGCTCCGTCATCCATTTGAATCTTCCTTGTTCCTGATACCTTGACCATTCTCATGATCACGGCGCATCTTCTCAAGAAGAAGCTTAGCATCATCAACTAGACAATTAATACAAGGCTTATATGCCTTCACCAGCTTCAACATTTCTGGCGGGGCTTTAGGACAATTCTCAATCCTCTGAACTGCAAGCTTCAAATCCAAAATCAATGCAAACAGAGTCGGGTAATCAGCCAGAGTTCGTAGCGCTTCTGCAAATTCTTCGGGAGAAGGGGGACGAGGATCTTCAATGCCGACCTCGTAGAGCCAATTCTCGGGAATTGGAGTCTTCTCTTCCATGACTGTTTTCCTTCAAGGGGTTCACTTCATGCCGTCAAGATGAATACGACTTGGGGTGCCCCAGACAGGCGGCACCCCATTCTTCCTCAGGAGTAACTTCAGACGGCGGGAACAGCCTCGGGAACCGGAGCAGCAACCGGAGCTTCAACGATAACCGGAACAATCTTCGGAGCCTTGGCCTTCTTCTCGCCCGAAAGGATCTTGTAACCATCCTTCTGGTAGTTGAAGAGAACCGCACCAAGGTCCTTAGCATTCCGGACCGCACCCTTGGCCCGAACGAAACCCTTCTCGGAGAGGAAAACGCGGCGGTGATGAGCGCTGGCGTCCAGACCTTCGCTGATGCCAGACTTCAGGTACTTGCCCACAGAACCGTACACGTTGTACGTCTCAACCTTCTGACCATTCACATCCACGAAGGACGTGCAGCCGCACTTCTGGTCAAACTCAGCCTTCTTCAGGAGGCGGAGACTGGCGGGAACCGGCAGAAGGTGAGTCTTGCTGACCCACTGCGGATTCTTGCGGCCAGGAAGCAGAATGCGAACACGAGCTTCATCCTGAGCCACAATCTTGCACGCCCCGACCTTGGTCCAACCAAACGTAGTACTCATTGTGTTTCTCCTTTTGGGGTTTTTGCGCCCGTAGGCGCGTCGTCCGGTAATTGGTATCGATTCGTATCGAATCCGGCAATAATTGGCAAGACAATTTAGAAATTTAATTTATCGCACAAGCTTCCCTCCTTAAAGATGAATTGTCTAGTTGCACGTCCTTCAATCCCTCGCCAAAGCTTACTGAGAAAGACTTCATCCTACTCATCTTAACCCCTTTCTTGTTTGACCGTCATCTACGCGCTTCCTCTTTTCCTCCGCCGTCGTCGTGGCATCTCCTCCCCTCTATGGGGAGGTACCAATCGGCGCTATCAGGAGGATGTTTCTGAGGAGTCCGCTGGTGGTCCTCAACGACATAGTGGCACTTCCTCCCTCTTCTGGGGAGGTTAGTCTCCACACAAGAGAGCAATCACCCCTACTTGACAGGTGGAAGTGATTTGATACAAGGCGGCAGATTGATTTCAGGAGATATCAGCCAAATGCCCGACATCAAACCAGTAATGTGTGACGGCGATGTTGTGAAGCTGAAGGGGCCACCCGATGGCCAAGTGGTTGATGAACCATACCTAGTAGTGGCCGTCGTCAACCGCGAGGCCCTACGCGTCAAAGACACGAAAGGGGTGATTTTCCGCGTACATAAGTCGAGAGTGGCTGAAGTAATCAAACAAACAGCAGAGCAAAAAGCACAAGCCGAAGCACAAAAACCGGTCAAGAAAGAGACCAAAGAACCAAAAGCAGAGGCACAGAAGCCGAAGCAAGAAAGCCGCGAGGCAAGGAGAACGACGATGGCGACCAAGCCAGAGAAGAAAGAACCAAAAGAGAAGAAAGCGAAGAAGGAAGTAAAATCCAAGATTATTCCCTTCGACGTAAACGCCTGGGCCAAAGCCCACGGTGGAGTACTCCTCTCCAAGGGTGGTAAATTCGACCATACTACCCACAAGCTTCACACCTTCTTGGCAGTTGATGAAAAGGGTGGATACTACTACTTCATCAATGCCTACCGCTACCCCAACAACGTACTGGGTGGAGCGAACGGTGAAAGCAAGTACCCTCTGAAGGGCCAGCGAGTCAGCCTCAAGATCGAAACCAAGGCTGGTGGACACAGCACGCGAGTCCTCAAGGGTACGAAGGATGCTGCTCAGGTAATCGCAGAACGCGAAAAGAAGGGTTTCAAGCATCAGGAGATTAAGGAGAGCGCTGCACCGGCTCCCGCACCTGCTCCTGCGCCTGAAGCACCGGCTCCCGCGCCTGCCGAACCCGCAACGGCAACAGTCTAAACAGCTTCAAAGGGTTTCCACGGAGGAAATGTAGTCCGACACCTGGACAAAGTAGTCTTTCCTCCGTGGAAACTAAAAGAAAATGAACGACTATAAAGATCCAGACTATTGGGAATATTTCGCTGAATTGGTCTATGTTGAACCGCCTGAACATGGCGTATTAACCACTTATAACTTCCATGCAGCTTTCCTAAATTGGCACGATTGTCACGGAACTCAAAAAATACCACCATTTCACAAGATGAATCCCATCCAGAAATTTATTCATTTGATGAATCAAACTCCAGGCGGATTAGCAATCATAATGACGCCACCAAACAATAATGAAGATAGAATCATTAAAGAAGTACAATTAATAAGTTCTAATTTCAAAAATATACAGTTCTTGTGGAATGACCATAATCACACCAAAATGTTGTTCTTGGCATATAAAGACCATCACAGAATCTGGAATGGTAGCCAGAACTTTCATGGTTCTAATAGCAAACAGAAATACCATGAAATGATGACTGAAGTAACAAAAGAAGAAACCAAGCAGTGTGAAAAGTTAGTTAAACATCTGGTTGATGAAAGTTATCTTAACGAACCATCAGGATCAAGCATAGAAATAACCCGCAACACATCCTCCTTAGGAAAAACAGACAAATTACACACTCCATGCCAATAATGCACAAATTTCGAACGAGCATCCCTAACATTCCAATTATAAACAAATTTATCCACTAAGTTGCGAGTACCACCCCATTTACTCAAGGCCACAGCAAAAGAAGGCTGATCCCACTTACCAGTCTCCAACCACCTATTATGCCAATCCTCAAACAAATCAACAGTCTTATTCCTATCAAAAAGAATAACACCAGTATTATAATAAGCATATCGAACACCATCAATATACTTAACAGGATAGACATCAGCAGCAATAATAAGATCGTCAGAATAGTCCCATAATTCATCAAACCTATCAACACATAAGATATCAGAATCTAAAAATAGAGTCCTATCATATGGTGTAAATTTAGCGAGTTGAGTCTTAACCCAACGAGAAGGATAAATCAACTTTGGGTCATCGGGAATTTTAACAACTTTAACATCTGCAATTGAGGACAATGCCTCAACAACAGGCGAATCAGTTAATATTGTGATAGGAACATCGCTAAAACGCTTGACACTCAGAATACTACAACCGCACGACACTACATAATTAAACTTCCCTGTCGCTACGTAGACAATACCATTATTCATAAGTCTTGGGAGCGGGACGCGCACCAATGGAGCCAAATGCGGAGATGCGGACGAAACCGCAGCATTTGGCCCGCACGTCAGCACTGCTATGGCGTCTTAAGGTCGCATTGTGAGAGCAACCACGCCCCGCTAAGGCCAAGCTAATCAAAGATTATATCCTTCGTCTCTAAGTATCAATTCAGTTTCCTCCCAATCAATTGGAGGGTTGTCGCTATTCTCCAATTGAACAATTCTACGGGCAACTTCAAGATTAAAACCACCCAATTCTGGCGAAGATTCATAAAGAATCGCACCACCTCGGTCGATGCCATATGTACCATGCTCATGCTTTGATACTGTAGCTTTCGCTTTCATTCTAATTCCAAATCTTAGCAATAATCTCGTCAACATCCTCCCATGAACTAAACGGAAGAGGACCAGAAGGAGGATTATTTAACCAACGAGGACCCTTAAACTTATTCTTCAACTCACTACGCTTACAAGCACGGTCCAATTTAACCGCAAAAGGTAAAGGATCAGGCTCAATATTATCCTTCATTGAAGTCTTGACCTTCACATAAGCATTCAAACTATCATAAATCAAAAACTCCTCAGCCTGCTCACGAGTATACCCACGTTCCTTCATCAACTGAAGGATCGTATTCTCAGTCTCAATACAAGCTTTCTTAGCAATCTCTTCAGGACTAAGAGCATGCGCAATATGCCCACATTCCAGAATAGGATCATCCTTCGCCCATCCAACAATTTTCATGGGTTTCTTGCAGATAATACACGTAATGGTCATAACCTTCTCCTCAATCCGTAATATCTCTCCATAAAATCATCGTAAGTTAGTAAGACGTTGTGACCTTAATCACAGCATCCTTTGGTATATCCTCCCTATTTGTAGTTTTCCAAATACCATCCTTACAAAACAACATAAAACAATGCTGCACTATAACTTTACCATCAATCATCTGACCTGGAATGGCATACCAAGGATTCTTCTTACTCCCACGCGGGAATTTCTTATGTCTAGTAGAATCCCCAGATGTTTCCTGATCCATACCCCATCCTAAGAGAGTTCAGGGAAAAGGACCGTAGCCTTACGACCAACAACCTGAGAAAGACGCTTCAAGGTGTCAAAAGATGGTCTGCGGCCTTTCCCCTTCTTACGAGCAGCTTCCTTATGCTTATATCTAGAAATCGTACTAGGATGAACACCAACATCCTTAGCAATCTGAGCCTGCGACTCGCCAGAATCAGCAAGCGCCTTTGACATAGGCGTACTAGTCGGAGTCTCCTCCGCCAGAACCTTGTTATCAAGGAATTTGGTATCTTCGATGTAGAGTTTATGTAAGCCTTGAAGTTTCATGTTTGGCCTCCAAAGGTATTTTTGCTAAGTTTAGTTACGCCGTAAATATTATAAACCGAGGGTGAAGCACATGTCAAGAGATGAAATCAGAATTGTCACCAAACCCCTTACCAGAAAGCCAGATGCCCTTGGCGCAATCCGCGTCCAAAACCATCGCAAAAACTTCTCCACACAAATGCAACAGAAAGTAGCTGACGGTAAGCTAAAGCCACAAGGTGCAGTCATCCTCCCAGTCCCCGACCCAGTAGAGGCCCCCAGTATACCACCTGCCCCCGTAGAAGCCAAGAAAGAAAAGAAGGAACCAAAGAAAGAACCCGCCAAGAAAGAACCTCAAACAACACAAGATACCGTCCTAATCCAACAAGGACAAATTTGGGCCTGCCAAGATGAAAAAGAAGGGGACATCTACATCATCGCCTCCATCGGAGCATGCTGCCTTGTCACACACTGTGCAGCACTCCAAGAAGGTATCTCTGAAGTATGGGCAATCAAGAGAGAACACCTTCTGGAAAACTTCTCGCTCAGAGTATAGAGTCAAACCTCCCTACGGGGAAGTCATCATAACAGAAGACGAGAAATTCATCCTATACCTAATAGGATTGATAATTCTTAGTTGGATCGTCTCACAAACCATATGTTAATAAACAGCCTCAGTCATCTGATGAATGTTCCCCAAAACATTATAAATAGATTGCCACGCATCAGCCTCAGCTATATTACCATTCTTGCGCCATTCAGCAGCAGCTATAGCTGCGAAAATACCGATATTTGATTCTTCCAGTGTGAAAGCAGAACCAAGAACTCTCTTAGTTTCAAGATGCCTCATACAGAAATAGGGTTCTTGATATCCATCTGGGGTATTGTTAAATGTAACACTCATAAGATAGGGACAATTGGGCACTTTAGCAGTAATACCGCATATAGTAACCGAAACACAAGATTCCCCAGACGGTGCCTTGGTTTCAACAATGTCGAAAACTAATTGTCTATCACCAAGAATTCTCATACGCATTCTCTCTCGCATTTGGAAATCACAACAGGCACCACCATTAACTTTTTCAATGGAACAGGAGTCGCATCACCAGCGGAACGACTACAAAATTTCTCACCAGATGACACAACAAAGCACTCACAATCACCATATTCTGTCTTGAAGCCAAAAATTGGTTCATCCTTAGTGACAAAATGCACAAATAACCCATGAGGACACTCTTCAAGAGTACATTCAAAACGATCTGGCCTAAGCTCATAAGTTCGTCCTTGACCCATCAGCTTTCGCGCAGGAATCCCGAACCTTAAAATCACAAATGGCCACTTGAATGGCCGACAATGTCAACAACACATCTTCACACTTCCATTTCCACTGTTTTAATTCAGCCTCTAGCTCAACGATACGCTTATCCTTCAACTCACATTCAGGACACATGTCTGCTCCTATCTTAGAAAACCAGACAACTCCAATCGAGACAAACGCTTTACATAAACCGCAATACCACAACTACTACTCTGGACCACAACCTTAACCAAATAATACCGATCTTGATGCCTTAAAATCTGATCCTTAGCAGGCAGAGCGGCAAGATTAACAGATTTTGGATCGTCCTCACTCGGATTCTCAACATGTAAGGCAACCATATATCCGCGTAAACCAAGAGGATCAAGAGAATCACCCAGATTAAGAACACCATCAAACTCGTTGTCAGTCAATTCGGTCAAAATAAGACCACCAGCAGTCATAAACGGCGTAAGACGATCCCACTTTCCTTCGTGGAAAGTCTCTCCTGATTCTGTTTGGATTTTCGATTCTGTCCTAAAGATGTTCATTCTCTTCCTCCGAAGGGTTTCCTATCGAGGTTCTAAGGAGATTAAAATCGTGTCTGCTATGTGCTATCGCACAGGCTCAATCTAAAAATTCAAAAGATATTAAAAGAAATACTACATGTGCTCAATTAGGCCATGATCAGGATGATATTCGAAACTAAAACCATCCACTGTCCCATCGTCAAAAGAAACATTACCATATAAATTCAAGGCAAAAGAAGAAACAACCTTCTTAGATTTCGCAGCAGTCAAAGACTGAATATCAGGAATCCAAGCTTTAATAAATTCCTTCAAATCATCAAAACTCTTACCAATCAACTTCTGAAACTGCTCCCCATCATGAACTCCATCATAAACCACAGCAAACACATGACTAGAATTATCAGTAAACACAATATTCCCATTATAATTGAAAGTCAACGAAGTAATCTTTCTCATGATCTGAAAACCTTATCACAAACCAAATTAACCATATGCTCAGGACAACCACCAACAACCGATAGACAATTACTACTAAAACCCATAGTTTTAATAGAAATCGAATCAGGAACATTAATCTCAAAAATGAAAGGCTTCCTAGGGCAAGTAGAAGCCAACACAGACATCCCAGAACTAACGCCAACAATGCCTCTAATCCGATTCAAAAGAGCTGCAGACCGCAACCAAGAAGTACCACGAGCATCAACAGTATTAACATAGAGACCCTCATTAGAACCAGCCAAAGCAATAACATAAACCTTATTAACGCAGATATGACAAAATTGCTGAAACTCAGCAGGAGTCCACCCCAAACCATGAGAATAACTATTATACTCCAAAGCAATAGCTCTATTTGGATCAATCTTATTGACCGCCAAAAAATTAGTAACCCAACTCTCCTCCTCATTAGAACAAACAGCCACTGGTTGTCTGCCACCCAACGGATTCAAATCAGTAATACCAGCATTACATAAATACTGATCGAATAAATTAGGATGACTCCATTGATGACTAGCATACCACTTACCAAAAGCAACAGCAGGGGCCAACTTGATATCAATATCAGCAAAAGCATCCATCTTCTGCTTATACGCTAAACGCCAATCTGAATTAACAGGGACCACAAATAAGCGATCGATATGGGGATTATACCTATGGACATCAGCATATTTATGACCAGTAACAAAAGCAATAGCTGCATGTGGATATTTCATCCGATAATGTCTAATCACAGGAGTAGCATATAAAGTATCACCCATATGTTCTGTTTGTTTAATAATGATTGTTGGCTTCTTACCAGTACCAAGAGCAAACAAACGAGCGTGATCGAAAACTGCCAAGGCGTCTTGCAAGCTCATGTTGAATTCCTGTTGGTTGGCTTTTGCAACATCAAACCTATTAGATCTTTGAAATCAACCTTCGGCTTCCATCCAAGACCATTAATGACTGTCGGATTAGAAATCAAAATCTTAAATTCAGGAATATAACCAGGAATTGGTTGGTAAAATCTCATCCAATCCATATCAAAATGAGCATAACACAATTTAGCCCAATCCATTATTGAATGTCCAATGCCTGACCCAATCGTAGCTTCCATAATCACATCTTGACTCATAAGTGTCAAAATACCCTCAGCCACATCACCAGCAAAAGTCCACTCCTTCACCACACCCAAATCACCAATCCTAACACTAATTCCCTCCCTAGCAGCACCCAAAATAATTTGGCTTACGCTACTCTTCTGACGCAAAGCACTTTCATGATGGAATAGATACCCGACATACGCCTTAATTCCCAACCTACGATAATACCTAGCCTGATAAACAGAAGCAATCCTAGCCATAGAATATGGATCACGTGCTTCAAACTCATCAGTATGGGAAATTGGCTTACCAGAATTCCTAAATTGTAATCCAGAACCAGTAACAAACACTTTAGCATGACGAGCAAGCATATGTGCAGCTTCTAGAACATTCAAATTACCAGTATCAATAGTCAAATGATTAATAAGGACATTCCGATGTTTAGTATTAGAGTAAGCAGCAAGATTTATGATCCAATCAGGTGAAGTCTCAACTATTACCCTTTTAACAAATGAATAATCAGACACATCACCAATCAAGGATGGAGAACTACCAGTGCTTCGTGACGATCCATAAAAAGTCCAACCCTTCTGTGAAACTAGTCTCTCTAAGTAGAATCCCGTTTGACCATTATGACCAAAAACCAATACCCTCACGTCTTCTTCACCTCAAGAAAAGAGACTTGCTCCTTAAGGAAGGAAATTAACTGCAAAGCTTGCTCATGAGTCATCTCACTCTTCACCCTAGCAGGAAGACCAAACTTCTTGCTAATCAATAGATCAAACCACAAACAAGCCATAAGAATTTTTTCTTCGTCCCTAGCCTCCAAATCCCTCGCATTATCACTCAACCAATCATAGGCCAAATCACGACAAGCTTGATCCTCAGAAACATTAGTATCGGCAATTCTGGTTTCAACTACCAACTTGATCCTTTTATTCCAATCAGCAATCACCTTTTGCCATTTGACATCAACATGAACAGAAATATATGCTTTTGAAGCTTCTTGAAGTGCTTGAATATCTTCATCATGCAGTCCCACTTTTTCTTCCGCAAAAACAAACGACACAAACATTAAAGACAAGAAAACTCTACGCATAAACTCTCCTTTTACTTGGCCACAAAGGTTAGCAACCCGAAGGTGTAAGCAACACCGCTACCACGAGGAGCATAAAATGCCTCGTTAATAACAGCGTCCTTAATCGACCAATCCACCTCTTCGGTCAACATCATGCCAGCCTTCTCACAAATTTGAATTAATCCCTCAACATCAGATCTACAAAGAATATTCCAAGCCAAACCATAGAGGTTCATAGTGCCAGTGATCTTGGGATTCCAATAATCAAAACTGACATATAACTTACCACCTGGCCTCAACAAACGAACACACTCAGCAGCAAACCTCCCAAAATCCACACCATGTTCAATAACAGAGATACAAGTCAAAGTCTGGAAATACTTCGGTGGCAACCTAGTGTCCATCAAATCACCCTGAAGTAACGTCACGCCAGGAATCGTATAACCAGGCAAACGCATGTCAATACCAAACTTCGGACCAATAATCTTAGCATTACCAAGAATATACGATTCACAACACCCCATATCCAACAATGGCCCCTCAGTTATGTCAGGAAGAATATGAGCTAAATCCCAATTCTTTGGAGTAATTGAATGCGGATAGAACCCATGTTGACTTAGAAACGTGGTAGTAGCATCTACTTGTGACCTGTCCTGTAAGAACTCACACATCTTCATGGATCAGTTCCCCTATCTGGGCATGCACAAATGATCACGAACATCCAACTTCGAAATCTCGTAATTCAAATTGTTCTTATGGAAGAAGAAATCAGAGTAATCCTGCAACTTATCGCCATTAATCCCAATCAATTCAGCCTCATACTCGAAAATAATAATCGGCCTACAACGTTTAATCAACTCAAGACCACCCATCAACACATGAAGATCAGCACCCTGCGCATCACACTTAATAAAATCAACCTTCGGAATATTCAAACTATCCAACGTAATAGCCTTCATCGACCCCGCACCTGGCCTCAACGCAACACCAGCAGAATTAGTGCAAGCATCATAATTAACATTCGAACCACACATCGGAACAGGAATAACTTGCTGAGCCTGTGGAGCAATCTCCATAGTGCACTCTTTATCATAAAGAGCCAAATTGAAGGCGTGAACATTCAAACAGTTATTCAAGAATAAGTTGCCACACAATTGCCTATAAATTACAGGCTGTGGCTCAAATGCATAAATCTCCTTAGCCAATTTAGATAGGTAAATGCTATGGAAACCACAATGTGCTCCAACATCTAAGCAGACACTATTCTTGTTGATATGCTTATCATAAATTGGCTTTATATGTGGGTCCCAGAATTTCCCTTGCGCAATCCAAGCTGGCACGAGATCCCACGGGGCAACGAGGAATGTACCCCAAGGCGTGGTACTGACGGTAATTGGCATTGTAACTTACCACCTTTCGTGTAGGCCACTTTCATTGGCCCATTATTTTGAGGACGACTCAGACTGAGCCGTCTAGGTCCGCGTTGTTTAGGTCACCCCGAATGTTGCCAGTAAATCACATCAAACTTTGGCAATGGCACCACAAACCTAGTACCATCCATGAGCAACGTTCGCTCACGAACAACAAATTCCTCTAGGAAATGCCATGGGAAGATAACCAAGAAGTCTGGCCTAGCCTTCCTCATCTCTTCCTCAGAACAAATCCTAGCATTCGTACCAGGAGTATACAAACCATATTTATCAGGATTACGCTCAGCAACCGCAACAATCAAATCAGAAGTAATCTCGCAATATTGCATCGTAACTTGGCCCTTAGTCGAAGCACCATAACCATAAACCTTCTTACCCAAACGCTTCTGTTCTTTCAAGAACGAAATCAACTGATTCTTACTAGCGGTAATCCTTTGAGCAAACTCACGATATGGTTTATCAAACTCCAATTCCTTCTCATTATTCCTAACCAACTGAACCTCAGGACCAATATTATGGGAACCTTTCGGAGCAACATATAACCTGAATGAACCGCCATTAGTATTATTCTTCTCGATCTTAAAAACTTCTAAATCAGTCCCAACCAATGTCAATTCGAAAGTAGTAAGAGAATAATAGCACACATGCTCATGACAATTATGAACTACAGCATTAGAAACCAAATATGTATGAGTATCAGTCTCTATGTTATAAACCTTACCATTATATTTCTCAACTCCGACATCCATAATTGGTATTAAAACATAATCATCCTTGAGAATATAATTATGTTCGCATTCACCAACGCCTTTAGTATACTTATAATCAAAAATTTCGGCTAAAATCCTGGACCTGCCTCTTAATTGCCAAGAATCTCCAGTGTGAACATCACGACCTCTAATTGTTCTAGGATAAGGTTTCACATAACTAATGCCTAGCATACCACCCAAAGAAGCAACCATTAATTGCACCTGTAAAGCTAATACTTTAGACGAAGTATGATAATGAACTTGATTTATTTCTTCATCTATAAATCCGTCACCAACAAACAAACCACGTAAAAACGCAATTTTTATGTCTTTTGGAGCAGTCATTATGAAATCTGGGATTTTCTTTCTATTGGCCTTGTCTCCAAACCACTCTCTAAATGATCTGGCGAGTGCGGCGCACGTTATTTTCGCTGTTCTGGTATTTCTACCTTTAGTAAAAGTAACATGTGATTTATAACCAAAAGTTTTAGTAATTTCATTAATTCGATCTGACAAACTTTCCTCAGTAATATTGAGACTAAATTCTATGTTGCGATTAGTTTTCTTCCCACCAACATATCCTTCTGCGACATAAAGACCAAATAACCAAGCAGTGTCCTTATTTAATGGTATCGATTTCAATCCAAATCTATAATTCTTGCTTTCTGTTTGATTGAATTTGTTGAGGTTGACCTCAGTTATCCTCTTTCCTTCTTTCAATCTTGGAATTACCATATAGTCGCCAACACGAACTTTACTCGCTTGAACCCATTCGAACTTATGCTCTTTTTGATTGCGTCTAAACTGACCACAATTGAATTTAATTGTTTCCTTCTTTACAATTTTAATTGGATGCTCAGCAGTAATAGAAATTGATTCAAGATATCGCGGTCTGATTTTAATAAGATTACCATTAAACGTTCGTTCCATTCTCTTGGATATTTTAACCAGAACTCCATTTTCATTTAAAGCATAATCTTGAGAGGTCAAATCAACAATCTTCTTATTACTACCAAGTATCGTAGTATCAGGTTTAACACACACAGTGTCATAGCAATTCTGACTAAGAATCAAAGGCAAATAAGCTAATTCCAGAACCCAAATACCATCATCAGCCAAACACTTCCGAACATCCTGTACGAATGACTTAGGATCATTTAAATCATAAAACATCGCAATAGAAGTAATAATTTTAGCCTTAGGAATATCATTCAATGCTTTAGCACTAAAATAATCATTAACTAACATATTACAATTAAGTGGGGCCAATTTAGCAACATTAGAAGGATCAACACCAACACGGTTAGCATCCTTTGGGTAACAACCAAGCATAAATTGATCATTACAACCAACATCTATAACTGTATCACCACTCCTCAGCGGCTTAATCTCAAGAACTGATTTCACCAGGAGTTGGAGGTGTTCACGCATAGTATGATTAATGCTTGATTTATACCAATAATTCCTATACATCATATCACAATTAATAGAGTGAGCCAATTGTACTAACCCACAATTAATGCATCTCATTAAATGTAATGGTGCTTTGATTTCTGGCGGATTCTCCTTTCGATAGAAAGCATTGGCAATATATTGATCACCTAGATTAATAACAGTCTCAAAGTTGGATTGGTGACAAATTCGACATGACTCAACGGTTGTGATGTGATCCATGATGATCCCTCGTCTTCTTTTATATTTATGCGAAAGATTCAAAAATAAGTAAGATTGAGGGAATACCAATGTTTGACCACGCACTTGGCAAAGCATTACGCAAGGTAATTCCACTAGAAAAAGTTGATAAGCGCCTAGCAGGACAAGGTTCAGAATTAGAAGAAATCAAACCCAGGCAACAGAAATCCAAAATCAGAACTGGACGGCAAAGCGTATCCCAACCCAAACCAATTAACATGAATTTCAAACGTCAGAAAGTTCCATTGAGCGATGAATTACTCCGTGAAGCAGAAGATAGCTTAGCCAGCTTGTTAGATGCAGCAGATGTACCACAGGGGACTCCCGAACAAGCTCCAGAACAAGCTCCCCAAGAGCAGGCACCAGAACAAGCTCCAGAACAAGCCCCACAAGAACAGATTCCTGGCACGCCAAGTGGTAGTAATTATACTATGGATCAAGCAAAAGGACAGTTGGATGGCATTATTAAACAATGGATGAATCTAGCCGGTAACTACCCAGAAGGTGAACAGCGCCACAAATTCATAGAAATTGGCGAAAGACTCCGTGAAATCTCTGGTGTTTTACAAAGGGACTTCATACAAGGACAGGACAATGCCCCAGCAGCCGCCGCAGCAACCCTCTAACATTGAGGGATTGCCAACATCAAGAGACCCTTACGCACCAGCACAACGCCCTGAGACTCCAGGCGAATTGAAAGACCTAGGATTCTCAGAAGTTAGTGCGCAAGAAGGTGGAGAAGGACTAGATGATATCGGTGGCGAAATTCCAGAAGGACCAGCATTACCCCCAGAACCAACTGGACCAACATGGGAAGCATTCAAGCTACCCAATAAGAAGGACATGGCCTTCCGGCGCAACGACGGTTTCATTCTTCGTATCAGAAGTCTAGAATCAGTCCCAGGTAAATTCATCGCACAACTCTATACAGGCGACAAACTCCTGAACAAGGGACAAGTTAAGATTCCTGGTGATGTAGACCCAGCCCAATACGTCAAAGACATGGCTGATTACATGTTGGATGGTGATTCCAACAGGTATGAGCAGGAAGCCGCACCATCTGGTATTGAAGACTTCGGAAAAGAACCTGAGGGAGAATTGCCGCCAGAAGAAGGCGAAACACCTAATTTGGGTGGTGGGGGTTTGGATTTGGGTGGACTTCCTGGTGACGAAGGCGCTCCTCCAGAGGAGTTCAAGGAAGGCGAAACTCCTCCTGAGGAAGAAGGCGAAGAAGGAACTACTGAGGAGGGTGTCCCACAAGAAGAGGGCGAACCCAAACCAGAAGGCGAAGAAGATCTAGATTTAGAGGATGAATTTGAGTTTGAGAACGAAATCCCTACATAATGGACCATGGTAGGTATGATTCGATCTTGTGCCAAGTACCTCTCTTATCATTGATCATTGAGAATATGAATCGCATGGTTTCCTGATAATTATCAGAATCATCAGGACTATACACTGTAATTCTGACTTTGACTTTCTGGATTTCTTTGATGTTTTGAATATCATATTTCTCAAGATGTTCTTGTAATGCTTCAATACCAGCAGTATGTATTAACCATAGGAAGTTACCACGTTTGTCTTTAGGCTCTAGAAATACTTTGGTTCTTGTAGTACCAGCACGAATTATCATGTAACTGCGTTGTTCTTTCATTTTATTTCTCTTCCAAACCAATTGAGGACGGAACCATTCTAAGGGCAATTTGTATCGTCAAACTACCCTCGCCACTAGAACTCTCTCCTTCAGTAACATATAAAGTACCAATTCGCATATCATCCAGACTCCAATTATCATTGGCCTTATCAATAATATTATCCAAATCCTTATTGATTCCTTTTATTTTACTTAAATCCTTGCGCATAATATCAACAGACAAAAATTCTCTTTTCGGATTCTTAATGCGATTATAAAAATTATCTATTTCGTGATCCAGAAATAGAGCTAACTTAACCAAAGAACTTTTACTTTTTGGCATATTTCCCTCAATTCTTATCAGATCCCGCATTCTTCGCCATCTTCAGGATGTAATCGCCCAAATCCTCAAGCTGACCAGGATCACACAACACATCCCCATGCAATCTAAGCACCTGCTCATCAATCTCAACACGACCAGTTTCCATTAACTCGGTTAAATTAGAGGTGCCAACAATAATCTCAAACTTCTGTTCAGTATTACGCATAGCCAACAACTGTGATACAATACATTGGTCATGTACCTCTGGGATAGCAAGATCAATGGCCCTAGCCATACGTTCAACTCTCTTACAACTGCTCTGAGCTTGAAGGCACATGTCCCTAGCATAAGACTGTGTTTCGGCCAGTCTCACTCTGTATTTGTAATTGAGCCATGACGATGCACAAAGGAAGATAAAAATTATCACAACACCAATAAACAACCAATTATTCAACTTCATTTGCCGCCTCCTAAAAATTATGCATTTCTACTGAACATTCTGTCCGCTCATGTGACGGAAAGACCAATACTACATAACCACTCCTTTTGATTTGCTTAATAGCTTTCTTAATCGGACGAAGAACTGCTTTGATGTACTTCTCAATTTTCCTTTCGTCAGACAAACTACCAATCGGCACATGCAGTACGAACACACCCTTCTTCATGACTCTCTCCTAGTGTAAATGAGAATGACCAGCGCTAGACTTATTCCAAGCTCCTTCTCAACATTATTAAGCCGAGCTAAAATCTTGTGGATTTGTTCTTTCTGGGAATCCAAACTTCTAAGTTCAATTTGCAAACCAACCAAAGATGGTCTAACAGAATCATCACGCAATTGACTAATAGTACTCTGAAGTTGTAGAATCTCAGTTTGATGCTTCTTCTGTTGTTCTTGCATCTTCTCAACCATATCTTGCTGTGGAGTTTTCTCAGCAGAGAGTTGTGCTTTTAATTGAATAATTTCCCTTTGGAATTTAGAGACATCGTCTCTAAGACGATCTTTTTCGGGATCTTCACAACCAACTAAACAAAGTAATACAACTAGGCACACCCACTTCATTTCTTCTCCTTTAGTTCAACATTCCTCTCTGCCATACAGTAGTAAGTTAACTTGACTTTCAAATAATCAGTCTTGTTATAATCTAATTTAGGAATCTTAATACTCTTAAGAGTCAATTGCGGCTTACCATCTATCGCGACTAAGAAACGATGACGATGCGCTATTCCCTTATTATTGGCGTCAATGACACTACCCTGTGCATCAAGTAATTCAAGCTTAAGTTCTGGAGAACCAGACAAAGTAATACCATCGACCATTTTAGCTGGAAATTCGATAGGTAATCCTTCTACCTGTAAGAAGCTTATAATTTCCCTAGCAGTATTATCACCAAATTTCTTGGCCAACTTCTGCCCAAAAGAACATTCAAAATCAATTAATTTATGAGTGTTATTATGATCTATGTTCATTTTTCATCCCTCTTCTCAGGCCACAAACTACCACATCTATGCCTGTATTCATGACAATCATCACATACTATATCACCACAACGACATTCAAGCAAAGACTTTTGCTCGTCATTACCACAAAGTTCACACTTTGAATTAGGTGGAACCACACCACGACAGAATGACTCATGTGGATGACCAATATCATATATCTTACCACAACGGTCACACTTGACGGGGTGTGGTTGTATACGGGTAACTTTCGCAATTCTACCTTTGGCCATGTTTGATCCTATCACCCACTAGGTTCTTCGGAATCCTCAGAATCCTTAGGAGCTTCAGACAAATTGAAACCCCTTAAACTCCTGACCTGATTAGGCTCCAACTTAGAACTGGCCTGGACCAACAACCTCGTAAGATTATTGGCCCGATTATCGGCTTTTTGGCGAGCCTCTTCTAACTGCGTAAGTTGAATCCGTGTCAACGCCCAAACCACAGCTAATAACAATAAAGTCCACAAAGCATTAGTAATAATAACTGTCCACATCATATTACCTGTAAATTGAGTATTAATAGCATCACGACCAGCACTCATGTCAGTACTAACTTTATCAATTCTATTTCCCAGACCAACTTGAGCAGCAGCTTGACCATCAATCTTAGCAGTTAAATTACCAAGCTTAACGGCTAATTCGGCATTTAACTTGAACTGAGCCTCAAGTTTAGCTTCCATATCAGTGGCTATTTTAATCTGATTGTCCAACCTAAACTTCATTTCGTTGTTAAGCATTATTTGATTATTGAGCCTAGCGTCAACATCCCCCACCTTCGTCTCTAATTTATCAGCCACCTTAATAGTACTATCAATCTTGGCTTTAACCCCATTGACTTCACCAACAGTAGTCTCAATCTTAGCCTTAACCCCATTGACTTCACCAACGGTGGTATCAATCTTGGCTTCGACACCGGTTATCTTATCAGTCAGCTTACCAACAGATGCCGCAACTAAAGCACTAGTATTTTGTTGGATGGAATTTTGGCTATCGGCTACCTTACTGTCAGTATATGCATGAGAATCCTTCTTCAATTCTTCCTTAATATTGTTTATTTGTGGTCCTTCTTCGGGGTTAGTTGTTTGATTAGCACAGCTAACTAAAAGTAGGAGAGGGAGCAGCAGCAGATAACGCATTTGAATCTCCTTTGGAGGTATCTATGATTCGGAAGGTCATTCTCTACAATAGTGGCCTAGTTGTTTGCCGTGACTCAGATAGTCGGCAGTGTCTAGCTTATCAGGGTATTTTTAGGGACATTGAAACCAAGTTAAAGGAGTTAGAGAGTGATATTGAGACTTCCTGGCATGTTATTGTTGGTGGTGAATTAATTGAATTGTCGCATGAAGCTTGGGCGGTTGAAGCTAGACGAATCACTTATAAAGATTTGGATATCAAGCCACTAGATGAGAAAACTGAGATTAGACTACGATTATTGCCACCATTAGAATAATTTCTCCCTCAATACAGCCGCCAAACGTTCATAAGTATGCACAACAACCGCCGAATTATCCCAAATAGTCCACCCACGAATATAACCAAAGAAAATACGCGGCTTACCAATATTGCACCTCGTATAGGTACAAGCATTCACGCCACTAGCCTGAGTGATAAAAGCTACACACTTATTACATAAATCAGACATAACCAAAAGATTATATGCCGAACCATCAAACACGTTGGGTAATTTAACCTGCGGATTAGCAGAACAAAGGAAATTAAATCGTGGAAATTCAGTAGCCAACCGACGAACATACTGACCCAAACCACCATTACACTGCCCTGAACCAGGAGGACCATTCTCAACCAAAATAGTATTCGGAGAACACAATGTATGAAGATCACGCAACTCAATCACAGGAGGCTCAGTCGGTAAATCCAAATAATGATTGGTTCCATGCATCTGCATCTGTCGATTAACAGTATGGATCTGATTAGCATGAGTTAAACCATAGGTATTAAGAATATCCGGAAAAGTACCAAACCAAGCCTGAAAGAATTCAAAATCCTTTGGGCATTGCGGAGTAGGAGTTGTCAGGCTGTAATCAACCATAGTATCGAAAATCTTGACGCCATAATCTGCCCACAAATAATGCACAGGAGCACGACATTGTAATAATAATTCAGCATTCGGAAATTTCTTACGAAAAGCATCTATAAGTACCCTAGTAAGAATTACATCTCCACAGTGCAGACTATTATTAATAAAAATCTTCATATTTTTAATTACACGGTAAATATTAGTTGTCCATCCAAACCTACTTAGGAGGCATCATGGACACCCCAAAACCAACCCCCAACCAGCAAGACCTAGGCAAACTACTTTATAAAATAGGACAAAGTATAGATTACCAAAGCATCTACGCCTTGGAAGAAAGCTTCAACAAAGTCGGCTTAACAATACAAACCACCTCCCACAACCGAATGATCCTCTGTAAATTAATCAATGGCGGACCAATCACTGAGAATGTGGTAGATGACTACATTTTCATTGGTAATCTAGATGAACGCAGCAAAGAAGTCACAGATAGAACCGCTGAAAAAATCTGTGACTTCGTACGAACCAATGCTGGGTTACCTGGAAAAATTGAAAATATCGCTCGCGTCTGGAGAAATGGCCTAAGAATGTACGAAGCGGTAATTCCAATAGTGAACGAGGATGTCAAGAAAATCGCGCAAACGATTGTAGAATAATGGAGGTATATCTTGACTAGGGGAAGCAACGTATTCAGAAGTATACAGCCACCCGTTAAATTTAAAAATAATCCCCCAGCTATGAATGACTTATTTCTACATGCATTATTCGCTAGACTAGCTTTAAGCAACAACGACACAATCGAATTCGAAACCTTCTATGACCGCAACACTAACACTATTGAATTAGACATACCAGATGAAGCCCTGCCCTTCCTAAATCAAATCACAGGAATGAAGCGAGGACCACGATTTCAGGAATATATTAATTGGTTAATTGGTAGCCAATCCCTACAACACAGTTATCTAGACGGCGACTTTGTCCCCTCCACCTCTCTTGAAAGTTGGTTCGGTGGAACTCGATCAGTTATCAATGACAAGATAGTATTATTACTGCCAGATACTGATGTGTCAGTGATTGGTTATAATTTAAAAACCAATGATACATTCAATGGTAGAATAGTAGTGTCCTTAATTTGGATGTTCACTTGTGGCGTAAACACTACTTTTGACATTCGAACGACTGCACATGTTGCCACTGCTACTGGCGAAACACCAGTATTATATGTCAATGACACCAACATCTCTACATTGAATCTCATTGAGGGAGATGTACGTGAGACTGAACTATTAGACGTTATTAGTGTGGGTAGTAACAATATCGTCCATATACTTCTCAATCGAAATTATCAAGGGAGTCCTGATCCACAGACAGAGAGTGTGGGAATTGTGGGTCTTAGGATTCAATTGTTGAGCCAATAATGGCAAAAGCTGCTCTGGTTTATCGAGGTTGTGTTCAGAATCGAACGGACTTGCCACTAGTTGGCAATGCTTTTGGTGATTATTATACAGTTAGAGCCAACGGAATCCAATATTATTGGTCGGTAGTCGCACCCTTCGGGCCATTATCTAATTGGCAACCACTTAACGCTGATTTTGGTCCTACAGGAGCAGCCTCTACAATAACTGGTCCAACTGGGGCATTTGGAACTGGCCCAACAGGAGCAGGTGGTGGAGCAACTGGACCGACCGGAGCTGATTCCCAGATAACTGGCCCAACAGGAGCAGACGGTGGAGGTACCGGTCCGACCGGAGCTGATTCCCAGATAACTGGCCCTACTGGATCTGGTTCGACAACCGGTCCAACCGGAGCTGATTCTCAAATAACTGGTCCAACAGGAGCAGATGGTGGGGGAACAGGACCAACCGGAGCCGATTCTATAATAACTGGTCCTACAGGGTCAGGTTCAACTACTGGCCCCACTGGTCTTGGAGAAACTGGCCCAACCGGAGCTGATTCTACTATAACTGGTCCCACTGGAGTCGCTGGAGGGGGAACAGGCCCAACCGGAGCTGATTCTACCATAACTGGTCCAACTGGGGCAGATGGTGGAGGAACAGGTCCAACCGGAGCTGATTCTACCATAACTGGTCCAACTGGTCTTGGAGAAACTGGTCCTACTGGAGCCACAATAACTGGACCAACTGGGGCAGATGGAGGAGGGACCGGTCCTACTGGAGCTGATTCTATAATTACTGGCCCAACTGGAGCTGATTCTACGATAACTGGTCCAACTGGTGCCAATTCGATAACAACAGGCCCCACAGGCCCAATACAAACAGGTCCAACTGGGACATCTTTAACTGGTCCAACTGGTGCTAACTCATTAATAACTGGCCCAACCGGATCCATTTCAATAACCACTGGCCCTACTGGTCCTATCCAAACTGGACCAACCGGATCAGCTTCAATCACGACTGGTCCGACAGGATCGGCTTCAATTATCACAGGCCCAACTGGTCCTATCCAAACTGGACCAACTGGTTCTACTTCTATAACAACTGGTCCGACAGGATCAGCTTCTATAACAACTGGGCCAACTGGTTCTACTTCTATAACAACTGGACCAACTGGTCCTATACAAACTGGTCCAACCCGCCCAATACAAACTGGTCCTACTGGCCCTATTCAAACCGGACCAACAGGATCAGCTTCAATCACGACTGGGCCAACTGGTTCTACTTCTATAACAACTGGTCCTACCGGCCCTATTCAAACTGGTCCCACAGGAGCTACTTCAATAACAACTGGACCGACAGGAGTAACTGGTCCTGCGTCTATAGTAACCGGACCAACCGGCCCAATTTCAATAACAACTGGTCCAACTGGCGCAGCTTCAATAACAACCGGACCAACCGGACCAGTGCAAACTGGACCAACAGGACCTGGCTCAACAGTTTACCAAGACATCACACAAGCCAACGCCTTTGCAACAGGAGATGTAGTACGCATAGATGTGACAGGAACTTGGGTTAAAGCACAAGCTGACACACCAACTAATGCCGAAGCAGTCGGAATTATCGAAACTGCTTCCGGAGCAGGATTCCGAGTAGTCCTTGAAGGATATATTTCTGGCCTCGCTGGACTAACCGCAGGTGTAACCTATTACCTAAGTGCCGCTACAGCAGGCTTACTGACAGCTACGGACCCAAATACCGCCAACGTCTCCTATGTCAGCAAACCAATGCTGGATGCATACACAGCAACCACAGGTTATGTCCTAACATTACGTGGTCTCTATGGTGACACAACCGCAGAAGTTAAACCCATCATAACCAAAACATCGGATTATACTGCCCAATTATCAGATTGGACAATTGCTGTCGATGCAACAATAAATTCAGTAACAATAACATTACCATCAGCTGCAACATCAGGCAAAACATTCAATGTGAAGAAATTGAATGCTACGATCAACACGGTCACAATAACCACCACAGGAGGGCAAACTATAGATGGGAATACTTCGCAAATCATAAATGATTATGAAAACATTTTGGTTCAGTCAGATGGCACCAATTGGATAATTCTCTAAGGAGAACTAAATGAGCTACTGGAAGAGAATTCTCCAAGACGTTCTAGCAGACAATAATAACGCACTGTCTGTAGGTCCTGGAGGTGGTGCTAACCTAGCCACTAACGCCATATATGCTGGAACCGCAACATCCACATTGGGTGTGGTTGGAATCCAAACCAATATTATATCAGACCAGAACTTGACTGTGTTCGTTGACCAATCAAATGGAACCATAACCGGCGTTGGAACAGTAACCACAAATGGCACGACCACACTAACTGGATTAGGAACCAAATTCCTACGTGATCTAAAGGTTGGTGACCAAATTTGGGTGACAGGTGATACTGTAAGAGTAATTAATGCAATAGCGAGTGATCTATCACTAACAGTAACTTCAGCTTTCGGCACAATAGCAGGAGGTTTGGCCTTTACACAATATGCTTGGGATATTACTGACACCTTCAATTTCTATGCAAACCTCGGCGGAAAAAGTTGGACCACCCAAGCTACTGCTTCATTTTTCAGGGTACGTCTCCAAAATAAAGGATTGGCAACAACAACGTTTATAAGACTGCAAGTAGCGTTATGTCCAGTAGTTGTATCCTAGTTGGTAGCAATAGTCACATCATCAGGAAGTTCAGATTCTAATAGTTCATCTGGAGAAATCTTAGAAACAACATCACCAACAGCCCTAAAGACATATTCCCTACCAAGAATAAAAGATTTCAATAGCAACTTGTCGATATTCTTAACTTGATCTTCAGTAATAGGAATATATAGATAAACCGAATCACCAACCCAAAACGATAAAAATAAATTCTTCGAATCATCGGCAAGAAACAAAGCAGGACCATCATAGTACAAATAAACCTCAACAATTTTAAGATTTCCTAAATTCATCCAAAAATCACCCTATATTCATGCTCAGCACGCCTAGAAACATCTTCCTTCTTACACTTACAGTTAGTGCAAACCTTATCAAATATATTCGTCATGACCATCTTCCTGTCACACCTAAGACAATCAGTCCAACGCACCTTACCATCACCCTTGCACAACCGACAAACACGACTATTAAAAATCCCACTACCACCACACTGCCTACAATAATTGCCAACATCACCACGACGAACAGCACCACGATGAACAGCCCCACGATGAACAACACCATGCTTAATCATTAAGATAACCTTTCTCCCTACCCCACTTAAGCCAATCTTGCCTAATCGCCTCAACGCAGCCACGATGCTCCTCAGACGAAGGACAAAAACCAACAATATTTTGAAGAACAACATCCCAAGGAAACTCACCATCTCTTTTGAAATCCTCCATAATAAAAGGAATAACACGCCTACCCTCAGCTATAATCTCTTGACATATCGGATGCTCCAACCATTCATAATGAGAAGAACACAAAATCCGAGGATCTTCCTTCAAAATCTGAGCCTTATATAGAAAAGTATCCTCATCCATGTCATGCCTCCCAAGGATCAATCGAAGCATCCTATTCATCTGTGTCACCCAATTCAGCACCAATTACATATAAGCCACCCTTGGCATCCACGGTAGCCAAGACTCTACCCAAATAGCTAGACTCAAAAATCACCTTATCACCAACACGTCGAACCTGATTACAACCAACACAATCCTTCTTTTGAAGAGCCACATTATCGCACTTTCTTACGCAGTCTATCCTTTTCATTCCTCTCGTCCTTCTTCAAATCTTTAGCTACCTTCTCCAGAATTTTGCGCTCAACCTCCTGTTTCTTCTTCTGGCGATCAAATTTCTGCAAATTGACTACTTGCATCAACTCGTCATTAATCAACCTAACCAAAACCGAAGGATCAAGAGCATCCAACTCCCAAGACGAACTACCCCATCTAGCAACATATTCACGACGCCTACTATCAGTAAACTTAGTGGGATTCGGCGGAGGCTCATACTCATCAACCTGATCCATATTCAAAGCAATACGCTTAACCTCAATATCAGCTCCCTCAGTCAACAATTGCAACCTATCACCAATGTCCCTAGTCATATCCAAACCACTAGGATCATGGTCACCTAAATGAAGAATCACACAGGGTCTATCATGTAACAAAATCCTTTGAGCGGCTCGATACATAGCACTCTGGCTAGTATAACCACGACAAGAGAAGAAATTAATATCCCAGTCTCTACAGACCCCATCAATAACACCAACAAGAGCATCCTTCTCAATCCATACTTCAACATAGAAATCCTGGTCTGACCACAACCACCGACGATATTGATAAGCGCAACTATCAACAATTCCAGATGGACTATCCCAATGAGCATTACCACGCACACTTCTAGTGCGATCTTCAATCATGTCCCAATCAATCAAACCAGCTAACCTAGCTTTATCGATAATACATCCCAAATTATGGTATTCCCTATTATTATTTGGAATAAAACCACGAGCCACAAATTGATAATAAATCTGCCGCAGAGTTAGACTAAAACCCTGAGCAGAATACTCTTCAATAATCTCATTGGCTTGAGCGATAATCCCAAGCGATTTCGGAGTAAAATCACATGCCTGATAAAAATGTTTCATATTCCATCCTTTCTAATACTCATTGATATCTCTTCATGTTCAGAAATCAATTAGATATCTAGAGAACGAACACCTTCCTCAACCATTTTACTCATCTCATCAATATGTCGTCTCCTACGACGTTCAAGCTCATTCTCAACTTCCTTCTCAAGACTTTGTTCTAACACTTTAACTCGTTCTTCAAGCTTTAATTTCTCATTTTGTAGCTTTTGAAACGCATTTGCGCGTTCTAACCTCTGTTCATCAATAGTTTTCTGAAATTTCTCCTCCTTATCCTTCTCCTCTTTGGCTTTAATAGGATCTACCAATATTTTAATACGTTCCTTTTCTTTCTTAATCAAAGCCTCAGCGGAATGTAGAAAACTACCACCACAGTTTGTACCCAACCATTGGGCGAAACATTGAGCAACCATCTCGGCCAACTTAGCATCATCGCCATCCTTGATCAATGCCTGAATCTCTGGATAATTTAGCCAATATGATAGTATTGGGCTTGATTGACCATTATTCTCATAATCCCAAAGCATCGCATAAGCACGTTCCTCTAAACCAAATGAAAAACCATGATTCTTATGGTCCTCAACCATTTGCTTGTCAGTACGTAATCTCTCACGACAAGGTCCGATATTTAAATATTTATATCCCCATTTATGTGGCTTATATCCAGCGAAAGAACTAGGGTGACCATCATAGCCAGCACATCCAGCACGAATCCATGGGACATTTTGCTTAGCAAAACGTGGCTCTTGATCTAATTCAAAATCATCAGGATCATCATTGGGATATTCATCACCCTCGGGTCCTTCATAGACACTACCAGGCTCATATTGAATGCTTGGGGGATAATCATCTCGTCTTTCTCGATGTTTCATTTTCGATATCCAAATCCAGGTTCCTTGTTTGCCCTGCGTCGAGCAAATTCGTAACAACCAAATGGTCTACCTATAATTGTCGAAATAGCACGACAACTATCACATGGTCTATCACTCCAATTATGGGGTCCTCTTGTAGAATATCAAGAATCGACTTCACAACGACATTCACAGCCGCCCTGATGGTATCTTCGTCACTCATTTTTCACCTTACTTAGAAGACGGATCAACATATTTGCCTACTATCTTCTCAACTGCTAGCCCAGGATTCCTACAATACCACTTTTCTCTGGCGTCAATTATCTTCTCAACTGCGTTCAAACAATTCATTAGATATTCAGATAGAATAAAATCAGGAGTATTAGAAAAATTCTCCATACTATGTCGGTTAATGAGAGATTCCAACTCCTTCTTAAAATCAACCTTTTTCTTCTTGATTATTTCAGACTTCCTCATTTGAATCTCCTTGAAGTAAACTCACAACGTTCAAATACAACAAGAGCCGCCAACGTGCGGAGGACGCGAGCGGCTCTTGTGCCCTACCGTACAACATTTTACTCAAACATGCAGTTGATTTCGCCAGTAACAATCGAAAGAACCAGATGATGACGAGCAATCTCCTCAATAATATTAACCTTCTTGAGAAGAGCCTCAGTAGCAGCCAACTCTTCCGGCTTCTGAATCAAACCACGCTGCTGAAGTTCACCAGACATCTCCTGGGCAGCCCTGTGAATAGCCAACAAAGCGCGATCACGAAGCTCACGAACTGCCTTCGGAGTCAGTCCAAGAATCCTAGCAATCTCGGTTGGACCACGCTCCTCAGAACCACCCAAAACACCAGTCGTGTGAACCTTGCCCATCTGACCATGTTCACTAGCTTCAGGAGCACCACCAGCCTGTTCACCAGGAGGATGCGCACCCTCCTCGCCAGGAGCACTTAGACCAGCCTCAGGAACATCCAAACCGAACGTCATCTCTAGCACCTTACGTTGCTTATCACTAAGCTTAGCACGATCAATCAGCTTCTTAACCAAATCCTTCTGTTGAGCAACATAAGCGGGCTTCTTAGCGCGAGTAGCCTTCAACGTAGAACCCAAAGAAGCTTCGCCCTCACCACCCCTCATCGGAGCATCAGCAGAAGCCATAGCACCACGACGTTCACGAAGCTGAATCTTATCCTCAGGAACACCACTCTGAATCAACTGGCCCTTGAAAGCCTCGGCCTTCCGATAGCCAGGGTCCATAGTAGAAGGAGGAGTCCTCCCAGTCTCAGGAGAGAAACCCTTGGCCAAAGCAGAAATATCTGCTGGGAAGAATTCCTTCTGCTGCTGACCACTAGCATCAGTCCAACTAATTTCATAACCAACCAAAGCACCAGACTGCTTGAAGCCACCAGATTTCTCGCCACCACGCATTACGCCACCAGTTAAAGCATAACGCCTGATAGAACCTAGAATATGCCGCCAAGCGTGCGAACCAATTGGAGCCTCGCCTTTGTCAGTCCTCAAGGCGTCCAATACCCCCAATGCACCTTGCTGAAGCAAATCTTCAAACTCCGCTTTGTCACTGCGGTACTTCCAAGAGAGATATCGAATCCACGGCATGAAACCTTCGACAACTTCGTCGGCGCTCCAACCATGTTGTAGAGGCAGCTTGAGGTCCTTCAATTTACTGAGAGATTTTGGATTCTCATAGAGCTTGACTTCATAATCACCACCTGGAGGTAATTCACTAACCATAAAAGATTTGGCGTCCTTATCATTGTAGAAATTACCCCTCAACATCTTACCAGAAGCTTTATCAAAAACACCATACATCTCGTCACCAACATATTTCTTCTTAGTCTTTTCCCGTTCTGCACGGCGTGCAGCGTAATAAGCATCAATCTCATCCTTTGACATACCCAACTTCTCAGTAGGCCCTAAATGACTTGGCGCACTAATCGCCCTGTCACCAGCATATTTCTTAGCCTCACGTCGAACATTCTTTAAAAATTCAACATCCTCTGAAGGATTTTCAGCATCAGTAGCCTGTTTGACTTTAGCGAGAATTTCTGGATCATCGATATCTTGACCCAATTCAGCTAATGCTGCCCAAAATTGCTTTTTACTGCCAGTATATGCTATTTTCTTAAGTAAGTCTGGGTCCATAGTCATCCAGACATTTCTATCCAACACCGACATTGTTTCACGTGGATCTTCTTCGAAGACTACTTTAAAACCAAACGCCCTATCAAGTGCTTCTAAGAAATCCATGCAAATACTCCTTAGGTTGCCTTACTTATATTTGCGACTATACTAATCCTACCGCCTTAGCGAACCTAATATTAGCCACTGCTTTCTCTTTTTGGCTTGGGAATCTACCTGAAACCCTATTACCAAGTATCTTCTCAACAAACTTAATAACCTTTTGCTCATTTTTAGTGAGCTTCTTAATCTCCTCTTGAGTATACTCAGATTGAGCAATATCAAGGAATGCAAGAAAATCATCTTTGATATCGGCAGGTACTTCGATCACCAAATTCTCCATGACACCCTCCTAGTCTCTAGCCCAGAGCTTAGCCTCTGGAAGCGGAACTGTCTTACCAGCCAATTTATGGTGGCAATCACCGAAAAATTGAATCATCCCATCCTTAACCCACGAATGACACCGTGAAGGTGGATGATGCGCATTACAGAGTAATGATGGAGAGAAGGATGGTTTCTCTAGATCCCCATTAAAAGTCCATGGGGGCACAGTAAAGGCATGACTATATTCACATCCTGGACACCAAAACCAATATTGTGCTTGATCCTTGCTTTTATGTTCTTCGACTTTCGCCATATTACTCTCTTCTGATTTCAAATCCAACAACCTGCGAAAAATCGTCTATCAGATCTTTACTCCAAATCAATCTCCAAGTATCGTCCTTCAACTTATCCAAATGCAACATAGAAGCATCACAGTTAAGCTTTGTAGCTTTGGACAATTGGAGTTCCTTCTGAGTACCATCCTTAAAATTTATAATTATCGATCTTTTCATCTCTGTAAATTACATACTTGTGGTTGGCAGTAAATATAATTGGTCAACTTTGAAAGGATAACCAATGTTCGATATCTACGTTTACAATACTCCCCACAACGCCTGGACCTACACCCAAGGGTATATCAGGGGGTTCAAAAAATTAGGAAAATTAAACAAAGCAGGAGACATCACCGCTTGGCACAACCCAGCAAATCACCAGGCACTATTTAATACTCAAGCAGAATTTATCGTAATGATTGGACCAGAACATCACCGAAGTGAGATTTTTGGGACGCCACAGAAACAAGCAAGTATTCAAGCCAATAAAAATGGAAAGAAATTAATTGCTATTTGTTATGAATCAAGCGTAGACCCCTTTGGACAATATGCTTGGGCTAAAGCTGGGATTCCGTGGCTACTCCATAATTATTACCGATATGGTAGTAGGACTTCACAATGCTACAACACCAATAAGTTAGATGAACAGTTTAAATATTTCGATTACGTGTTCACCCAAGATGAAGTCGATGTCAAATGGTTTAGAGAACATCTGGTAAATGCTTATTGGCTACCTGCTTGTGCTGATGCCGATGTATTCAAACCGTTAGTAGATCGTCCTGTGAATAGAGCAGGATTTATTGGGAATGTCTGGTGGCCCAGAGACGAATTACACAAATCCTATCCTTTTGCTTTTGATATTAGAACAGTCGAGAAAGCACCGTTTGATGCTGCAAATGCTGAGGATATTGCATCTAATTTGGCTAAATCATACGGTAGTTATGCTATTGGTGTTAATATGCGTTCTCCTTTTGCTGGCGTGTCGATGCGGACTTTTGAGTTAATGGCTTGTGGTATCTTCCCAATTGTCTATGAACCTGCTCCAGATAGAGTTCAGAATAAAGCTTTATTCGCTGGCTGGGATCACATTGTGTGGTTCAATGAGTGGTCGGATGCTGATGTTAAGAAGGTTGCTAGTAATGTTAATCATTTGGTGACTTTTTATGACCAGTGTAGGCAGAGAGGTGCTGAGAATAGGAGATTAATTCTTGATAAGCATACTCCTGTTCATCGGATTCAGGAGATTATAAAACACCTTTAATCTTTCTTTTCTTCTAGTGCTTCTGATTTTATAACTTCATCTAACGCCAGTGCTTCATCACATATTGGTAATCCATTTAATACCTTAGACAAATCACTGAATCCAGTTGCGAGAGTACTTGAATTTTTCTTCTTTTGGTAGAATTCAAGTACTGTTTTGATGAATTCGACATATTGAATTAACTCTAGACCAATATCTAGTACTAATTCTGTTCCTAGAATTAGAAAATCTCATCACAATAACCAACACAGGAAATCAATTAGTAATAATCGATGTTAATTCACGACCTGATAGTCCATATTTCCCAAGATCTGGACCAATGAGAATACAACCTAAACGATCAATAACTGCCGAAGAAAACCGCTTTAATCTAAAGCAATTAGAAACAATACAACAAAAAGGTATGATCCAAATCAGATATTCCCAACAAAACCCAGTCTCATCTGCTTCTGCCTAACCCAAAGTTTCTAAGGTAGGCTGAATAATCGCCCAACTCCTAATAATATCATAATTAACCTGACCAACCAAATGCTGAACACACGCCGGATGAGGACCATCATAATTCGGATTAGACTTACAAAAATTAATCGAAGCCAAACGTTGATCAGGAGTCTGAGCATGCCCAAGGTACAACTGGTAATGGTTAATAGATTTCGCGGCAACCTGATTGTCAAAACAATAACTATACCTGTGAACCGTACCCCTCATAGGCCAACCAGGATAACCACCAGGAGGCCAACAACCATCCCCATGATCCAACCCAGTCTGATTCTGGGGGTAAATTCTGGGAGCCTGGCCATATGAATAACCCTTAGAACCATCAAACCTAAAATTCCCCCAGAAATGCTTAAACCAAAAAGCACTAGGACCAATACCATCCTTAGTCCAAGGATGCGGCTCATTCAAACAAATATTAATAGCATCATCACAAAGTATCTCACACGCCTGTAAATTCAACACATATGGAGTCTTACACAACGACAATAACTCCTGAGTAGCAATCCCAATCGCAGTCCCACCAGTCTCAGGACGCCACTTACGATGAATAATCCGCATAGGAGCATACTTAGACAAAGTCGTGTATACAGCATGTGTACTATCAGTACTATCAAAATCACCAACTAAAAATTCACAACCCAACGGCAAAGCCGACAACCACGATTCAATAGCAGTATAGCACAACCTCACCAAATCATGAGCAACAATTATGATTGTCATCTTAGAATTAAGATGACTAGGTTTCCACTTTATCTTTTGCATATCTTACCCTCTATCCAAAGTTTCAATTGATCATAATTATATGCAACATCGGCAGAATTATCCCAAATTTTATAAATATAATTCCAACCAAAAAACACCCTAGGCTTACCAATATTCGCAGCAGTATAAGAAGCAGCATTAACACCACTAGCTTGAGTAATAAAACCAATACATTTATTGCTTAAATCAGACAATTGTAATAAATTATGCCCCCAACCACTAACAACATTTTGGTCCTTAAGACCAATATCATATGACAGAAGAAAATTCAGATTAGGGAAATTCTTGATTAATTGAGATAAAATAGTGTTAATACTATTATTACATTGCCCAGAACTACAGGGACCATTCTCAACAAGGACGGTGTTCGGAGGAACATTCAAACCAAGATCACGCAATTTCAAGACAGGCGGTCCAGTCGGTAAATCAAGAAAAGAATTCAACTTATAATACATCATCTGACGATTAAAAGTATGCACATGATTAATATGAGATAATCCATAAGTACAAAGAATATCATTAAAAACGCCAAACCACATATTAAAGAAGAGATAATCCTTAGGACATGATGGAGTAGGCTTGATGTCAATATAATTAGGAGTTGTAGTAACTATTGGATAACCGTAATCCTGCCATAGATATTTCCTTGGTGCTTCGCATTCTAAAATCATCTGAACGCCTGGATATTTAGCCCTAAGAGCATCAATCATGACTCTGGTTAGGAGAACATCACCATATTTGAAGCTATTATGGATGAATAATTTCACAATGTTATTTATTCGACACCAGCGGCACCTAACGGTGTTGTGCCAAATTCCTTCCAATGCTCACGATATTTCTCAACTAGAAGAGACGGATCAAAATCAACACCCCTAACCTTAGCGAAAGCCCATTCGAAAATTAAACCAGAAATATCATCAGCATGAGCAATACCATAAGTCTTAATAGCATCTTTAACCATCGGCGTGTCCTTCTCCCACAATGACCAATTGTTTCTAATAAATCTTCCAGCACTATGATGACATTCCGAATAATTCAAGTCACTTTTGATACTTTGTACTTCATCCTCAGTAAGACTAGCAACCAGGCAATCTACAGCTTGAACGATTGTTATTGGAACTGAATCTTTATCAATCTTCATCTGATTCCTCACTAATCCTGAAGAGTGGACAATCATCTGAATGTTTGGGCTTTATGGTGTCTTTGAAAGAATGCTGATTCCGAGGCGCTAAAGGCTTAGGTGCGTATATCTCCCAGTCATTATTATTCTCAAAGATTGAACCAAGATCTGGTTGCTGACGTGTTCCAGAATGGATAACCCTACTAACCTGCATGCCACCTATCATCCGGAATGCCAAACTCCAATGCACATCAGGTATCCAACCTCTTCGTCTTATTTTAGACCCTTCCATTAGGGCCTTAAGAGCCTCCCAATTCTTCATTTCTTTTCCAAAATCTCCCAAGAACCTTCATCAATTTCCTTTGCAGTCATATCTTGCTCAATTAGTGCGGCCCTACATTCTAGAATCGCTTCCTTAGCATCAACTTCAGCATCATACTCATCCATTAACTCTCGACGTTTCTTATCCTTTGAAACCCAAAAGAGTTGAAACATCGTAATCTCCTTTAAAGTGGAGAGGAAATGCCATAACTAAGCAAAACATCCCTCTCCACTAACTCCCAATAAGACAGTTATGGTTGTCTTATTGGTACTACTCAATCTTACTAAGATGCTTAGAAACCAACTTCGTCATTTCGAACATCGAAACTCTATCCACTCCCCCAAAGACGGCCTTCAGCTTAGCATCAGCGATAATCTCATTCTTCTTCTCAGGATTCTGCAGATTGTTCGCCTTAATATACTCCCAAAGCTTCTTCGTAACCTCAGTACGAGCCTTGGGTTCAGCCCCAATAACAGCAGCCAAAGTCTCACTAATGCCAACCTTCTTCATGAAAGCAAGATTCGACGCCATTCTTGTAATCTCCTTTTTGAATGGTTGCCTACCACACTATATCCCTATCCTCTAAACTTTGAATTCCATGCTCCCGAATGTCATAGGGAGGAGGAACAAAACACACAGGACCAGGGACAACATCGACATTCGGCTTCCAAGTACGCTGATTACACACATGCAAATGATAAGAGAAAACCTGATTACACGGATTAAGGAGCTTGTAACCCCTCTTGGCAAACTCATAAGCAATCCGATTATCGCACCTCTGCAACCCCATAAAGAAATCCGCACCCAACAACTTGCGAACCGGCGAACCAAAGAACCAAGAATCCTGAGAATAACCCTTCATCTCATTATTCAACTTAAACTGCTTATAGCCAGTATCATCAAGAAGTTCAATCTTACTCAAACACACAACAGTATCACTAAAATCAACTTTCCCAAGATAAATCAACGTATTGTCATAATAAACATCTGCATTTGAAATAACCGCCAAACCCTGAATATGCGCATTGGCAAAATCAATCAACTCAGAATAAGTCTGTCGCTTCAAAACCTTAACAATCGTAACTTTATCGTCGGCTAACTGCTCACGAAACCTAATAGCAATAGGCCAATTACAAGTAAGCAAACCCTCATCCTCAATAAAAACATAAATTTTCGACAGCGGTTTACAAATTAAATTCCACCCTAAAGTGATACTCAATTCCCTAAGACGTTCAGGAGTTTTGGGCAGATGATAACAAACCAATTGCGTAATCAAGGCTGTTCCTGCGCTTGTTTCCTAGCATCAGAATATTTGATAATCTTAACAATTTCTCCATTCTCCTTAAGAGCAATGACTGCACGCCTGTTGCGGTCATCCTCATCATCGAATAAAATATCATCAAATTGACCAAACTCTAACGCAGCAACAGCATCATGAATAGTATTGAATTCTTGATCTTCACACTCCCAAGTATCCCCACCTTCAATCCCAACGATGTACTTAGCCATTTTGGTCTCCTAAGGCAACTTCTTCAGCAGATTCTTCCTCTCATCAGGAAAATACATCACAAAGTTCTTATACGGAATTCGAATGTCACTCTCACCATCACTCGGAACGTAATAGGGCATTCCATTCTTACTCAAACACAACTTAAACTCAGTTTCCCGAAAATTCCTGGACAAAACTCGCCCAAGAATATAACCAATGAATGCCCCAACCAAGGTAAAAACAATGATCATGTTAACCCCACAATGCCTTAATCTTACCATCCAACTCAACGAAACGCTCGTCACAGGACATAGCCCCAGCCTTAGGACCATGTAAAAATTCATCAATTCTATCTAGGTAACCTCGATACTCGCTATCAGGCATTTTCTCACAATGATCACAAACTCTCTTAATATCCATATTGAAATCACGAAGGTCAATATAAAGACCAGGAAGAATATCCTTTACATTCCAACAACCAGCATAAATCGGAACCGACGCAGACAAGAAACCATGGAAAATTTTCTCAGTTAGATAATTCACACTATAATTCTGATCATAAGTATTCTCAGTAGCAAACACAAACTTAGCCCCACACATCAAACGCCTCGCATCATTGAATTTAACAGGGCTATGCTTAGCACCATAAACATAAGCCTCACCACTATAATGCGGATCTCCAGAAGGCCATTTGGTTCCATAATATTTAAATGATCTAGTTCGGCACTCCCTAACAATCGTACTCCTGATATGTCCTAAATCAGCCGGATGAATTGGTTGTGTCGGCTTCCAGCCCAACACCATGCCAAAAACATGTTCAATCTTTTTAATAGCCCTGAATTGTTCATACATCGGCAATTCATTTTTCCACCACGTACCAATTCCAAGATAACTACAATCTGGCTTATTATAATAATTAGGGTTAAAATGAAAGCGATGATTCCACCTCTTATCAACGTTCCAACGATCATATTCCTGCCTCAGATACACATAAGATTCCCAATACAACGACGCTTTCTTGAAACCACCAACCCTATAATCATACCCATTAGTGGTTAGATAAATGTCATTTACTTCAGGAGCCACCTCATGCCCGTTAAGCCACTGATGTTGCATGGGAAAATTCTTAAGGCGGTCTAATTCCCAAGCCGCTTCATATCTAGACCAAGATCGCCATATGATCCTCTTCATGGTTCGGCTTACTCTTGCCTTGACAGTTCAACGAGCGAGTTTACCACCCCAACTCTCCCTGTCCGTTGCTTTCGGGCAACCGGCCCGTAGTTAAGGATGTTCCTAGCAGCATTAATATCCCTATCATGATGGGTAGAACAATTACAACAATCCCACTCCCTCTGGTCTAAAGTTAAATTTTGATTAATATAACCACAAACTGAACACATCTTAGAAGAAGGGAAGAACCTATCCCTCTTTTCCACCAAACAACCCCTCCATGGACCCTTATATTCCAATTGTTTCGTAAAAATATTCCACCCCAAGTCATTAATTTTTCTACCCCATCTACTTTGCATCCCTTTAAGGCTCAAATCCTCTAGATAAATGGCTTGGTTCTCACTCACCAACCTAGAGGATACTTCATGTAGAAAGTTCTGTCTCTGGTTTCTGATTTTCTCTTGAATCAGAGACACTCTTCTTTTTTGTGCCTCCCTTCTATGACTTCCCTTAATTCTTCTACTTAATTTTCTTTGTGTTCTTCTTAATTTTCTCATGGATTTTTTAAATGGAAGAGGATGTTCTATTTTCTCTCCCTCAGAAGTAGTAATAAAAGTCTTTAGACCAAAATCTATTCCTATTACTGGTTTTGTTTGATCTACTTTAGGATTAGGGATTTCTGTTTCATAGGAAATAGAAGCATAATATTTATCAGTAAATGTCTTAGTAATGGTTATTGATAATAGTTTATGCTCTTCTGGCAATTCTACATCACCTTTTAGGAAACCGATTTTGGCTATTTGAACACCTCTTGTTTTTAGACGGAAGTGTTGATTGGTCAATTTATATGATTGTTTTGAGTGTTTATTCTTGAATTTGGGGTATTTTGCTGTTTTTCTGAAGAAATTATTAAAAGCTACATCTAAATTATCTAATGCTCCATTTAGAGCCACTCTACTAACATCATTTAGCCATAGTTTGTCTGGTTGTTTCTTTAGTTCTGTTAATTTTCTATTCATTTCTAGCCATGAGGCGGATTTTTTGGTTTTCTTGTATTGGTCTGTTTTATATTGGAGGAAGTGGTTGTAGACCCATCTGCAGCAGCCGAAGTGTTTGGTTAGTAGTTTTTGTTGTTTGATTGTTGGGTGGATTTTGAATTTAATTGCCTTGTTAACTTTCATGTGTTATTTTTGATTGAGATACGAAATCAGTTTTTATTTCTTATATTGATGAATTTTGATACCTCCTCAGAATTTGGAATTATTTACAGACTGATTTCAAAGCTTTCTCAATACGTTCAGTAAAAGGCTTGGCACACCCAACAATAACATCCTTCTGAGCATCATCCTTATCAATAGTCTTACCACACTTAGCACACTTAGTAGGAGTTTTATCAGTTCCAGCCAGAATATCATCACTACCACATTTTGGGCAAGTCATAGCCGACTCGAATAACATCGATGGTAATTGTGATTGACTCTCACAGTCTTCAATCATATCGTGCATATGTTTAGCCATTTCAAGACACTTCAATAATGATTGCCTATATTGTGTTAATGCTGGATTTGTTTCAGCTCTCCTTAATGCCCTCTGGATCGTAACCATATAGGCATCCACTGATTCCCTTAGTCGATCAGTTGGCCCAATCGATTTTCGAGATGGCATATCCATGATTAACTCCTTTTCGAGTATCTTTGAAGGAATTACTCTAGCTCCAATCAAGCGCCTTCCTAGTGTTCTCAAATATAGTTGCTAACTGATCACTAATTTTAAACCGATCCTTATTAATGACAATACTCTTCTCTAGACTACCATTAGCATGTCTCTCTGAAGCTGCTTTCCAGTCACAGAACATTTCAACCAAATCAAACAAAGTCATACCAGTAATACCATTTTCAAAATGTTCTGGATGATGTCTATTTTCGGTATAATGGTGTTTCAAAGCAGGAGCCAGAGTTGCCAAAAACATCTTATATTCATCACTACCATAAGTTGAACCCCTAAGTTTAGGAGTCATCTCATCAAAAATCGGCTTCTCATCCGGCGATAATTTGCTTTGGTCATGTTTTTCGGCTCTTACAGACAATCCTACTTGAAAAACCTCCATTAATTTAGTCACTAACTCAATGTGATCTAGCGTGTCCTGTTTCGAATCGTACATTGAATTCTCCTTAAATCTTTTTATCATCAGGCTTCAAATGATGAATCTGCCTATATTTAAACAATTCTCTTGACTCTGGCTTAACCATCGTAGATTCCTTCTCATACTTCTGATGGAAATATTCGACATAGGCAGTATTTCCAATAATCAAATAATCAGTAGAAATCTTTCCAGCAATAAATTCCTTAACAGCCCTCTGGATCTCATTTGGATCTCCAGTCATAATAACCTTTTGCGGAAACGTCAAGAGGTTTGGATTATAATGCTTAAAAACAGCTTTATCATTATGAGATTCAATCTTAGTCATCTTAGGTTGAGGTTTATCATCGTAAACTTCCTCAAGCACTATTGGATATTCAACCTTCAAGAATTTAACCATATCCACTAAAAGATGTCGTTTATCTAACTCTTTCTGAATCTCAGTCATCTTATCGACATTAGCACGACATCCCTTACTTGTTTTAAGATGAGCAATCAATTTATCATAAAGATCAACAGCATTCTTACGAAGCCAATCTTGCCATTTTGGTTCACGAGACAAAGAGCAAAATTGTCTTGATTTAATTTTATACTTCATGTTAATATTTATGCGTGCGAGAAATCAGCAGGGAATAAAATCCCACCAATGTTGGTGATTGGATCACCAACTATTCTCCAAACTTCGCCAGCTCTAATCTTCGCAAGAATCTCAGCCTCAACATCAACATCCCTAACAAATCTCTGGAATCCGCTAGTTGGCTTACCCAAGAAAATATTGCCATCAATAGTCGGGAAAGCAATAGCTGGGTAGAATCCAGCCGCCAAACCCTTCTTAATACAATCAGACAATTCTGATTCACCACCACCACAAGCCATATCTGCACCCAATGACCTCATAACCACAATCCACATAGTGCCTAAAGCCTCAACCCAAGCTCCACAGCAAGCCCCAGTTTGCCAACCACACTCATAGAAATTAATCTGGTCAGAAGTCATATCACAATTAGTAAACACATCGACAGGTTGCGGATCAATAGCAGAAATACCAGTGCTACCACCAGCAGGATTTGTATTACATCTGTCCAAACACTTCCTGCTCCAAATTGAGACGGTAATCAAACCAGCACTATACATTGGCGTGGAAGCCCATACTTTAATCTGACCACCGCTGTGAATGAACGCAAAACTATTGCCCATATAATATTGTTGGGCATCAAGGTCAGTACTAAAACTACCAAGATCTGGAGAATAAAGTGTCTTAGGAATACCAGTGTTCAAATATTTAAGTGCAATCATTCCCTTCCAAGAGCCACCATTACCACAACAGCAGTCACTAATCTGCGCAACATATTCACCTGCAACTAGATCAGCCATAATAGAACTAATCTCAGCAATATTAATACCACAATTCAGAGTAATCTCTAATTCAGGAATATCACAAGCTGGTTCATCAACACAACTAACTCTAACGACAACCTGCCCAGAATTAGGATTAGGTATTGGCTCAACCAAAGACCCAAAACCAGCATCATAATCATCGAAGAACAATGCTAACTTACCACCCGATGAGTTAATTCTAAATTTCTTACCAATAAAAGCAGTCGTAGCTTCTGAAGAAGAACGATAACCACCAAACTCAGAATCCTGTGGTGGCTTACCAGTATAAGTGAAGTAACCATTCTCATCAACTTCAAAAACAGGTCTAGAATCAGGAGTGGCGTAAGTCCTAGCAATTAAAGTCTGCGAAGTTGGCGAACCTGTTGCATACCCCGTATACCAAGCTGTCACAACACCAGTATACGGCTGAATTGCTTTGGAAACCACATCACGAATAGTATCGTAATCAGTAGATGCAGGCGTAGAACTATACTTAATAAAACGATCCTGTAAGTCAGCTGGTAGTGTAGCAATAACTGCATCGCCAGCTGCCCACTCCAACATAAAGCCACCAGTATCGGCAAGAACTGCCTTCTCATACATTCCTTGAGTAACAAGAATTCTTGTGGGAGAACTCTTACTAATATAGAATCCAGGAGGAAATACAGGATACGCACTCAAATTAACATCCTGAGCATCAAAGAAGCAACAATCCATAATTTCCAATTCATAAACACCAGGACCAGGCAAATCAATTACCTGCGGCACCGATGAATTAGTTGGATTAGGAATCAAAATAGGTGTATAGGCACCATCCTTATACTGGAAAGTATGTGGTGTGATAGCAAATGTGTTCGATCCACCTAAAACAGTAATATCACTTACAAAGCCAGTACAAGCAGGTTGCGGACGATTCGGATTTGACACTGGCACGCGATTAACACACAATTCAACAGACCCATTATTGTTGGTTATCTTAGAAGTACCGCCACGAGTGTAATAAGCCTTCAACTTACCACCAAAATGCTTAAACTGAACAGTCCTACCCAAATTAGCAGCCGACGCCTCAGCCTTAGTCCTATAATCATTCTGATTCGGAGTATCAACAGATACTTCTCCAAAAGGACCCTGATAAACTAAAGTAATTCTACTAGAATAAGGCAACATAGCATCGAATTTGGGCTTGAAACTCGGATCAACCAACTCAGGATTAGCTAAGAAAATTTCATATTGCTCCTCAGTAATCCCAGTTGACACCCTAAAGCCAGTTTGTTCAATATTCCAATAAGCCGCGCACAAGAATATTTCAACACCAGGTATGACTTCACCATCAGAATAGAACGGACCAACATCAGAAGCCAACATATTAGAAACTGAGATTAAGAAGAATTCAGCAGAGCTGGTACTCCCATCCTTACTAATTCTGAAGAAGTAAGTTCCAGCATCAAAAGTCCTATCACCAAAATCAACACTAACTTCCATAAAATGACCAGGAGTTGGTTTTACATTCTCATTCCAAGTACTAATAACAGACGCAGGAACCTTGGCCGATGCGATAATGCTACCAGGAGCACCATTAATATCGGTCATGACATCAACACGGAGTGAATATCCTGAACCATCCGAAGTTCCAACTCTTAGAACAGGAATTTTAACATATTTAAACTTAAACTGATTATTAATGGTGAAGGCATTCGAAACAGTAAAATTATCAGGTTCGTAGAGTTCCGGTAGATGTATTGCACCTACCGAATAGACTAAAGCCTGACTATTACTCTTCCTAGCCCCCAAGTATAATTCACAAGGCACCATAATTTGCGGAGATATATCTTCCGGCTCAACGTCTATTTCGTTGTTAAAGCAGCAGCACCCAGATATGGTAACGACATATTCTCCAGCCGGAAGGTCAACCGTCGAAGAGTAAGACTCATTCGGAGCATTAACGCTTCCAACCACAAGCATCTTATACTCACAAGTAGTAGGAATTATAGCCGAACTCTGTGTCCCCGCATCAGGAGCAGGACAATCCTTCCCAGGATTGGTATCCACATAATCCCTAGTTAGATCGCCGTCAATAGTTAAAGCCTTCTGCGGACCTGCCGCCATAACCCGCAACATCTCAATACGCTCTTTATGTCTATCATTCTCGCGCCTAGATTCACAGTTCTCGACAGCGCAACACACAGCTAATTTCTGTTCATTGTAAATCTCGACCATTGCCTTCAGATATTCATTAGCTACCTGCTCCTTAACCTCCTTCAGCTCAACTAATAATTCATCAAAACGAGTCCTAATAGTTTGTTCAATAGAAGTCATATCCAAATAATACAAATTAGTTGAACATAAATTTCTAATCATAGCATCCTGACCCAAAGTACAAGTAGCAGGAATGCACTTATCTCCCTTCGAACCACAATCCTTATAGACTTTTCTAGTAGCAGGACTTTCATCTAGAACAGCAATCCATTTAGATTGAATAGTCTTAGGCTTCACGAATTCAGGACAAAAATCTGGATTACCAATACTAGCTCTAGTAACTAATAAATAATTCTCATCAGGAGAGACTTCATCCTTAGTAATATCAACAATACCACGGTTATCATCGGAAACCAATATAGCCAAATCTTGAACTAAATCACCAGGATAAGCAGCATTTTTACCATCATCACCAATAGTACCACGAGGACCAGTATCCAACTTATCAACACCAGGCTTACCCTTTGCGCCCTTCTTACCCTGCTCACCAGCACTCTTTCTATAGGTCAATTGGCCACGACTTTCTAACTCAGAAACTAACTGATTAAGATTAACTCTAAAATTAATACCAAATGTATTCTCATGAATTTGCCATACTTGTTTTCTCTCAACGGAGAACCCTTTGTCATCCTTATCCATCAACGGTAATTCAGATTCAATAAATAAATCTTCATTCGAACTAAATATTCCCAAGAATCCCTTTTCGAAAATATAAGTGCAATCTTCACTTGTCAATGTCGTCTTTGGCGGAGGCAACATTAAATCATAGAGCTTCTTAAAATCGACACTAGACATCAAACCATCTTCCATAGGAGTAGCTAACACAGCCCCTAAATTATAATCCTCCAATCTAACCCAAGTATGATCCTTGGCACTATATTGATAATACACGTTATTATCAAATTCAACAATCATTCCATCAGTTGGATTAGGTGGAAATGTCATTGACACGCTACCTTAACTATTTCGACCCTAACTTGCCCATTGGCAACTGGTCTTGCATTAACAACAGGCCACTTATTATCTTCCATCTTGTATATAACGGCCCGATTATAAGAATAAGCTTTATTAAAGGCTTGAGTAGCAGCAGTTATAGGTGGCATTATTAAATTGCCAAAGAAATTAACGCCAGAATAAGCCAACTTCACCCTAGCAAATAAGAAACTAGGCTGAACTATAGTAACAACCAAAACCCTACTGCTCATTGGACCATTCTGATAAGCATTCAATAACTCCTGCTCATCATAATGCCCCTGTGTAACCGAAGTCGGGAATTTGGACCAGTGAATTAGATTCTCTGGAGCCATCTCAAGAGCACTTAGACCATCATAATCAACATGCGGCAACGGCACATCCGCAGAAGCAGCACCAATATTAGACGGAGCAAAAGGATGACTAGTAAAATAATTAGCTGGAATTAAAGAAGAATAAGTCGTAGGAGCAACACCAATCTCCAAACCAACCTCCGTAGAAGTCAAAGGCCCATTAACCTCAACACGCTGATTGAGATCAAATGGATTCAGAATATAAAGAGGATGAACTGTGTGACCACTACCCTCATTCCCCACAAAATAATTCTGGAAATCACCATTGATCATAAGATTACTATCTTGACTCTCACCGAATCTCTCAGATGAATTCAACCTATCTTGTCGGAATGCGCCCGAAGAATACATGAAAACGTAAGTCCCAGGCTGAAATTCCTTACTACCAGCAAACATTAACTGAGTCTTATCATAAATAACATGAGCAGAATTAAGCAATCCAGCTAAATTCGACGCCCACGTCTGGAATGACGCAGCCAAATCAGTAGCTTTCACACCACCAAAAATATCCGTTCTAAATTGTGGTGGTCTAGAATCTAACCCCATCACACCACCACAATCAATTCTCCCTGGGAATGAATAATTCAGAGAATCAGGAGGAATAGCACCACCCCTAGGCACAAAACCCACAGCATTAGAACCATCATTGAACATCACCCAACAACCAGTCTCACAAATCCTTGCCGATGATGACGGGCTTGCAATAGTAGATGGATATTTAAAGGCAGCTGGAGCATCAAAAGACAAAATTGGAGCAATCCTAGCCGTGATAATAAATGCACTAGAATTACACCTAACAGAAGAACCAACTGGACAAGTAAAGCCTATTGACTCAGCAAGTAATGTACAAGAATCATCATCGACCATTTGACCATCTTCCTCTTCACGACTACAATTCTGATTAAGACCAATACAATAATCAAGATAAGTAATATTCTCACATTCTGTAAGTCTATCACCTAACGTATCCAATTGTGCTCGTGCTTCAGCGTCCTTCTCTTTAATAAATGCCTCAATCTTGGTGTCATATTGATCAGAACATTCGTCTAGCTTAGCTTGATACCAATCAATTATCTGGTCCACGAGGTCGCTAAATTTTTTGCGCACGAGTTGGAAACGATCAGTTCCACTTGATCCTGTTCCCTGGAAATGTGACGGGTAGTAAGCAATGGTTGGGTCAAGTGTGTCATAGGTATCTCCTGGCCCGCATGGTATTTTGACGATGCCATATTTCCAACAATCTCCGGTAAATTTAATTTCACGCATAACTTGCCTTGCGATAATTTGATCTGCTGCCGCATCTTCTTCGTCTGGGACTTTGACCTTGCTCTTCGTGACTGTGAGTACACCATTGAGCTTGTCCAACTCCAGTTTAACAACTGCGGTATCCGAGATATCATCAACGTCTGTGATTTTGATTCCAGTGAGTTTGTAATGGGCATCGGCGTCTTTCCCCGAGATTCCCTTCAATCCAACCGGACCATCACCAGTCCCATCATCGCCAGCCTCACCCTGAAAACCATCAGGACCAGTAGGACCAGGACCACCAGGAACTTCCACACAAAACGATTTAAGAAAATCATCCGAAAAACTCAGATCAAAACCAGGAGGATGATCATCATTTTCCTTAAATGACACATTGCCACAAGCATCCTGAATTATATTCCCTTGAGAATCGACACAAGCAATTTTAAGACTCTCGCTGACGAATTCCACATCACCAAAGATAACACCATCCGGATTAGATTGTGAACGTTTCTGAAGAAGTGGTTTCATAACCAACGCGAAACCACCACCCTTATCAACAACTGTATCCAACATATACTTGAATTCTTTAGACAATAGGCCAGTAGTGGTCAAACTAGCAAGTGGGAATTGCGAAACCTTGCCATCGCGGTGCCAACAGTCATCTTCAGTACGATACACCCATCTAATTCCAAATGCATCGATAAAAACTTGAGAATCAAATTCGCCATTAGGTAATACGGCCATATCGTATCCTCTATTCTTTAGCTATTTTTGTATTTATAATCGAACGAATTATTCTTTAGCTGACATATACTGGCTTTCCCCGCGAGCTATCTTAACCACGGGGCCACGACCAGCACTTCTCAAAGCTTTAACGAACTCCTGTAACCTCGGATTCTGCACTCCCATTCCAAAACATCCCTGACATTTCTCGCCTTTGGGATTAATCACATCAGGAGTGCTACCCCTACCTTTACAAGCAGGGCATTTTGAAGCTGCGCCAGTCGCACCAACTACCTTACCAGTACCAGCACATTGCTTACAACGATTAGCTCCACTACCTGGAACCTTACCAGCACCCTTACACATTGGGCATTCATCCATACCCTCATTCTTCGGGAAGAATTTACCAGCCTTCATACCATCAGTGCCTTGCCACTCCACTTCCCAACCAGATTTCTTCGGACCACCTCTTTGTGGTTTAGCTGTCTCCTCATCATCAAAACTTGGACCGGAAACTTGAACATTCCCCTCTGCGTCAATATAACCAACTGGACCACCTGGACCAGATAATTGTCTTCGACCCTGAGCATCCATTCCTGCGATTGAATATTTCTTACCACCGATAGTGGCAAATTGGCCACCAAATGCTTCGTTTAATTTATCTTCTAAGCGCAGAACAAACGTATGTTTCTTCTCCTCTGTCACTTGGGGAGCTTTCAGAATTCTGCGATTCACAGTTGTGCCTCCTAGCCTAACACCTTTACTTTTACACCATTCCGCTGCATCTGCTTCAGGATCATCATAAGGAATAGCTCCTGAAGCAAAAACATGCCCATTGTCTCTTATTATTTTCACTCGAATCCAATATGATGATATTTTACCATCGGGTGGAATTATATCCCATACGACAGCGCATGTCTCTTCAAGACCAGTCTTTGGGTCAGTAATTATTCCCTGCAATCCCATTACAGTATTTTTGCTAGTTTGTTTGGATTTAGGTCATCGTCGGTAAGATACATAATAACTTTCTTGGGGTTAAAGTTATATCTTTGTTTAATAATTTCGAAACGCCTGTTTGAGAAATTTAATTCAACGATCATAGTGCTCTTTCTAGCCTTAACTAGATCAGAAAGAGGATATACCATTCCACTCTTAGTAGTAACATATTTCAATTCTTTAACCATTAATTCTTGGTATTTATTCAATGCTGCGTCTGAATCATCTAGGATTAATGTTCTATTGCCTAATTCCATGTCTCTTCTCCCATCTAGGGCACTTACCACATTGCCAAACTTCTCTATTCTTGGACCATTTATCCCAATTCTTACGATATTGATCATGAACTCTATCAGAAATCGATTCGTAAATTCTCAATCTTGCGGCAGGGTTTGAAATCACTGCCTCGATATCTTCAAGATCAGTAGTCAAGTCAACAGAAGTAGTCGGACTCTCTTTCATTGAGGCCGAACAACAAGGGGGACGCGGACCGGCACCAAAAGTACAAAAATATCCAGTTTCCTCGTCATAATCAATCTTGATGAAAACAGATTTGCAATTCCAGCATCCATCTTGCACGATGTATTTTCTTGGTCTACCCATTTTACAATCCTATTCATCGTAGGGAACACGTTTGTCTGAGCATGGCAGGCAAGCATAAATGAAGCAAGCAACCACACCAGTAACAAATCCAGACACAAACACAAGAAAAATAGTCACTTTGTCCTCATTTCTCTGTGTCTCTTCAAAAATTCCCTCATCTCAGGACTGCGCCTATCAACCAACTTCGCACCCAATCTAACTGCTATAGGATATCTCCGTGGACTCAAGTCGTAATGGTCTCCCTGATACCATGATCTACGCAAGCCTATACTTTTAGCGAAATCATGTAACTCATCTTCAGTGCCACCAACTTGAAATAAATGAGCTGATTTGGTAAAGGGCCAAGACGCAGACTTTAAACTTGGTATTAGATGATCAACACAAATCATTAAATCCTCTGGACAAAATCATCCAAGAAAGTAAGAACCTCATCCGCAGCAAAAGAATCAGCCTTAGCCACACCTGCCTCAGATAAAGCAAAATTCCAACCTTCAGGAGTCTTGGTCAAAACAACGTCAGCCAACTTTCTGCTTGAGACAAGCACAGTATCAGTCTTGATTACTGCGATATGGCCCATTGGCAACAAATCTGCCTTCTTAATAAACGAATCAATACCAAGCTGAAAACGCCTAGTATCTAAACAAATAAATACCAATCCCAATTCATCATCATGAACATGAATCTTGCCATCGTCATAATTTTGGAATCTATATTTATTCAACACTTCTGGTTTACCCGCCTTAGCAGCAGACTTAGTCTTCGGAAGCGTAGTTTCACATTTGTCTGACACAGATGTCTCCTTAAATCGGGGCTTTGAAAAGTTCCTCAACATCAGTCGCAGCACGAAGTCTATGCATTATTCCCTTAACTTGCTTCTTCATATCTTCGATATTTTTCTCATCAATAGGACCATTGTCTTCAGTCCAAATCTGTACACCAAGGAATTCAATAGACGATGTAAACCCATCACTTTGAAACACAAAACATGCACCTGTCTCTTCATCGTTTTCCAAAACATCATTCAGGTTACTATTAAGAAGACAAACCAACTGAAGAGCAACCAAAGACTCTCCAAGTTCTTTTTCATCTGACATTATTTCTTCTCCTGAAAAGACAAACGCTCTTCTTCGGAACGTGCTCTTACGTTTGCCAAAAACAGACTACTAGCACCACCAGAAATCCACATCCTATTAGCGAGACAATCCAACCTTGGAGTCTTACTATAAGCAGATTTCATCACCACAATACGCTCACGACGCTCATCTTTCTCAGCATAAGTATCTCTAGTAACAGAGACTGGAACTTTCTTGTCCTTCATTGCCCTAACTCCATATTGAGTGCTATCCATCACACCCTTAGTGATCGTCCTGGGATGCTCCCGCCCACATTCGGGGCACACAAACAGGAACATCCCAGTCCAACCAACATTCAGGTTGACCAGAAAATAACCTGAGCAGTCATTACAATGAAATTCGACTGTTTCTCTCATTTCTTCTTAACCTTATCAACGTCGAAGCCTACGTATTTCTCAACCCAAAGATGTAGGCATAACTCTCGATTACAAACTGGAATGCTGGACTTGAGAACTTCATGACCATTAAGCTTGATGTCCTGTGCATAAAGAGTGGTTTTATTGCCACACAAGACGCACCTATCATTCTGTTCAGTTTTGAGCAATTTATAGGTCAATGTGACAACCTGACCACGAACGCCAAATACTTCTGCTGCTGCTTCCTTTTCCTCGGTAGCCTTCGGATTAGGTCCACCCCATCCAAAGAATGATTCCTCATACGTACAGGAGGACAACAAAACCAAAGACAGCAACGCTAGAGCAATTCTCATCATTTTCTCCTTTTAGACCGCTATCGCGTACTGGTTCACACCACCATCAACGAACGTCAATTGAGAACCCACCTTACTAACATTCGCAACTTTACGCAGAGCAAATTCGTCATTCTGGACCAGCAAAATCCGCATTACAACCCAATCGGAGTAAGGAAGATTTACACCATCCTTAAAGACAACACAAATGCTTTCGAACTTCTCATATTTCCCCTTAGAATTACGAACATAACTGTAAATTACATTATGCCCACCACTAACTCGATAGATCATCCCAGATCGCCCCTTAACCGTCACAAAACCACGACGCAAATAATTCCTAAATTCTTCAGCACCAATAATCTCACGCAACAAACCTCTAGCCCTCAATTCTGCAGGGTTACTATTGCAAGCCAACAATGCAGCGTTTTGTGGCTGTTCAGTTGGCATTAACTGCCGACGAATTCTGTTACGATGTGATGTCTTCTTATCAAAGCCAGATGCGCCAGTCACATAGTCGTAATTATAATTGTAGTAATAAGTGCTGGTACTTGTGACACTGCTGAAGTTCAAATAGACACTATTTTGCATGGTAGTATAAACAATAGTAGTATCGTGCACGATATTAACGGCTTCGGATATCCCATTTATAAAGCCATTATTATCTGTTGTGACATCAGTTATTCGTACAGACGGTCGATATGAAATTGGAGCAATAATTGTTGATTTAGTATATTGTGGTGCAACATAATTAGAGTACACAATTCCACTTGGTGTTGAAGATCCACCAGGCGTTGTAGATCCACCAGACCCAACTAGATACGGTGAGTTGGTTATAGCCATGTTGATCTCCCTTAGCCCCCAACGAGCATTGGGACCATGATGATTTCTTCAACTTTAGGATCAAACTTGAACATACGCCGATTAGATTTCTTACCATCCATCTTCACAGCAAAAGCCTGATAGCCCTTGGACAACAGGTCATAAAACTTGTCACGAGCTTCCTTAATAGAATCAATAAAATGACGATCCCAAATCAACCGGTCATCGCCATGCGCGGAAATAACCTTCATGACAATCTCACCCTGAGACTCAACCAAAGGTGCTTCCTCTGTGATCGGCTCGTCAATCATTTATTTCTCCTTTACCCATGTCATTCTGTTTATCAGGTTTTCATGATACTTAAATACCTATCCCGATATTCAGCCAAAATCTACGAAAGACAATCGCGACAAGTATATATTTTAGCAGGAGGATCAGATGACTGTACTACACCACAGTAAGCATAACGAAATAGTTAAGATGTTTTACAATGGTCAATCACAGAAGGAGATAGCTAGAATTACTGGGACCCAACGATGGACAATTCAACGTCTATGTCAGAAGTGGAAACTCAAACGAGAAAATATCCAGAAACCATTTACCGATAAAGAATTAATTAAACATAGCCATCTTACCACATGCGAATTAAGCAAGAAATTTAAAATTAATCAACGTTCGATTTGTTATCGGCTTAATAAATTGGGACTCTCAAAAACGAGATTTGAGGCTACCTGTATCGCTGCTGATAAAATTAGAAAACATAACCCCGATTTAACTCACTTTACGAGTATGGACCAAATTGGCTGTTATTATCTTGGATTCATCTACGCTGATGGTCATATTCGTAATCGTGGTAATTATCCAAGTGTGTTGGGTATTCGTCTTGCTGCTAAGGATAGAGCATGGCTTGAAATGTTCGTTAATGATCTATCTTTACCAACATCAATCATAAAACATTATATTGACTCACGCGGTTTCCATTATGACGCAATTCAGTTAAGCAACATATATTTATGTGACATATTAGCTAAATATGGTCTTTGCCCAGGAGAAGAATATAAGAAACACATACCAAAAATTAAATATCATGATCATTTTGTGCGTGGTTTCTTGGACGGCGATGGATATATCACGAGAAATAGAAAGAATAATCTGATCATTGGATTCGCAATCACTTATAATTCATTTGGTTCCGAATTATTATCATTAATCGACAATAAAATTAACATGAGAATGAATGGGCCTTATCCAGTTGGTAGTATTACCAAGATAACTTGCTCTTGTCGAAAAGCATTACGATTAGCCAATTGGATTTGGCATGATCCAATTAGATGTCTTGATAGGAAACATCAAAGGTATAAAGAATTTACCATGGCTTATAATATTTCTTGTTAATACCTACATATGCTGATTGATTCATACCATCGTGATAAGCACCATGGCCAAGTTTCTCAGAGCCTTTATAATGGCAATCTCGCAATTCCTTCGGGACAGCTACGTCAATACCTTCTTTGATATCCTTAAGAGCAGACCAAATCGCTACTGCCGCTGACTTATCACGTTTACTAGTAGCAATAGTTACGACTGCGTGAGCTAGAACTATATCGCATTCTGGTCTTCCTATTTCGCAGGCGGCAACATAGGCTGAATGCGCAAGCATCGCTGCAAATGGAGAACTAGCACAGTCCTCGCTCGCAGAAATAATTATTCTTCTCGCTATATATCTCGGGTCCTCCCCCGATTCAAGCCATTTAGCTAGAGCATAAATCGCAGCGTCGGGGTCTGAAGCTTGAAGCGCCCCCTGCTCCCAAGAAGCGTAATCATACTTCAAACTTTCTCCATACACAACATATTTCGACGGAGCAACTGCTCTAGCCAATTCAAGAGTAATGTCTAATGCACCACCAATTTCAACCAACATTTCAAGAATAGTCAGAACCTTACGACCATCGCCACAAGAAACACGAATTATGTGTTTAACAGCTTCAGGATCAAGACTAACCTCTTTTTTAATTGATCGATAATATTCGACACCTCTTAACATAATCATGGTTAATTCAGTCTCAGACAATGATTCCAGAACATACACTTGACATCTTGATAGTAATGCTGATGTCAATGAATGGTAGACATTCTCAGTGGTTGCGCCAATGAATACAAACACTCCATTCTCAATAAACGGCAGTAGCGTGTCCATCAATACAGTCGTAGCTCTATGACATTCGTCTAGGAACAATACTGTACTGATTCCAGTCATTGTTGCTTTTTCAGCCAATGATCTAATTTCTTTAACACCACAGTTAGCGGCATTCATTTTAACAAAATTGCGTTTTGTAATTTTTGAGATTACTTCTGCTAGTGTTGTCTTACCAGTACCACTTGGGCCGTAGAAAATTATCGAACTTACTCTATCATCCTTAATCATTTTAAATAATGGTTTATCTTCTCCTAAAATATGCTGTTGTCCAATTATCTCAGCGAGAGTTTTCGGTCGGATACGTGTGGCTAATGGAATACTCGACATTATTGTTCTCCTTGAAAGAATCAAATACTTCCCCACTTACGCGGGAGACTCCACCGAAGTATAAGCCCTATCCGGTCTCTCCGATTTATCCCCGCTTACGCGGGAATCAAGCTTTTCACTTGATCTGATTCCATCATCGATTTATCCCCGCTTACGCGGGAGCCGGTGCGGATCTCTTCTGTGACCTACAGGGCGATTTATCCCCGCTTACGCGGGAAAGACAACGATCCAACACCCCGCTAGGCGAGAGGGTGCGATTTATCCCCGCTTACGCGGGAAAGACGGATGCCTAAATCGAGCCTTCCAGACCTGAGCCGATTTATCCCCGCTTACGCGGGAAAGACTCACGACAAATCGAACAACGAATAGCCGGATACGATTTATCCCCGCTTACGCGGGAAAGACGAGTCGTGATACTGGTCAATCTTCTTGTCCATCGATTTATCCCCGCTTACGCGGGAAAGACGTCTGTGCAGAAGGTAGTTCCGACTGCGATTGCGATTTATCCCCGCTTACGCGGGAAAGACATTTTTGGTGCGGCATAGTCAATCTGTTCCGCCGATTTATCCCCGCTTACGCGGGAAAGACGACCTAAAATTCCGCCCATCATCTAACATCGTCGATTTATCCCCGCTTACGCGGGAAAGACACCAACTGATTGTATGTCGCAGCAATAAGAAACACAATCAGTGGTGTTAAAGCGTTTAATCAGTATTCGATTATCAAAGAGCAGCAATCGACAGTAAACCAAAACCAAAAGCCTTACAACGACCGATCCCATTAAACAAATTAAACAAAAACAAATTCTTATCAGAAACCTCCAATACACCCTCAAACAGAACTGATCTAGTGATCCATTCAAAACCAGACTGCTTCTTGATCTTACAAAATCCATTATCTATCACCAAAACATGATCTAGAACCTTAAAACCAGATTTCTTGCCCTTTTCTTTAATCCAATTCTCTTGATCCTCGATCTTCAAAAACATCCTAATCCTCTTATGACCACCAACTGAAACCACATGCGTAGGGTTAGCCAACAACCTAAACCTAAATCGTCTACCAACAGCAATAATAGGATTATATGGTTTAATAATTACCTTACCCCAATCAACTTTATTACTAGGTTCGTCCTCAGAAAGAACAAGGATTCGAGGAAAGTCATCGGTCTCAACTCGATAAAGAACCCTCTCCTCAGAGTCCACAAATGCCATCACCTTCTGATGGACCCCATAAATATCACCAAGAATACGAGAATTATTAACCTGAATCTGAGTTAGGAACATGATAATTCCTCCAAAGAACATTCCACAACTCTACGAACACCAAATTCACGAGAAATCAATGGGACATCATTAACCAAAACTCCAGTGTTACTCTCTAAAATAAAAAGATTTTCTGGTTTATCAACATCAACAACTGCATCTCTCAGCGTTTCAACCAAGCCAGATTCGTAAACACCCACTAAAATATCACAAGCAGGAGGACAATTTTTACGACCAAAAAAGAGTGGGAAAACAGGATTCAAAAAACCAGCTTTAATGCGCCCTAACAAAACATTATCACCTTCCAACGCAACCAAAAAATCGGCCCCAACCAAATAATATTTAGTTATGATAATAGCCTCTTTTCTTTTGGTAGTACATTTACTATCAAACACAGTATCCAAGGTAGGCTTGTTGATACCACTACCGACCGTACAAAAATCTCTCATCTTAGAGCCAAAATTAAGAACTCTAACGCCCATCTTCAGAACACCAAACTCAACTAAAGTTGGGAAATCAGGAGTTTCTTCTCTTGGTTTCCCAATCGCCGCACAACACAAACCAATTATTCCACTTTTGGTAGGATATCTATTGGTATCTCTAATATGAGTGCTCTCTTGGTAACCCCAAGATTGAAATGGCGCTTTAATTCTCAATAGAATAGTGGCCATTACAATTGTTCTCCAACCTGAGTCATGAAAGCACCATAATCAGAAACAGAATTGGCTATCTGCATCGAGCGACACCAAGAACAAATAACCGGATTAAAGAACGTCTTTAATGAGTCAGATTCTTTAATCAACGCTTCAATTGAGTTAGTAATAAGATCTTTCTCATCGGGACGAATAGGTTTAACAAAAGCATTGGCGTATGACAAACGCTGATTACCAATAGCAACCAAAATAAAATCAGGTGGGGTTAATGCACACATCGTATTCTGTTTACCAGAAGGATTTGCCTTAGCAAAAGCATTAACGCAGGCCAAAGCAATTTTCTTTGAATCATTCCCCATTAACTCAGATAACCTAGTATAATCAACAGTAGCAAATTGATAATAACAAGCACTATTGAAATCAATATTCCCCATCATACCAGCGCCAGAATCATGACTTAGATCGTCAACCGCAGTAAAGAAATCAGTATCTTTCTTGATTTTGTTTGTAGAGAATGCGTGCGCGACTGAACACACCCCATCAACTGTAAAATCAGTGTTGCTGGCAAGCATTCTTCCAAACAAAGCAATATCAACAGCGTCTTGTGGGTTTCCAACAAACTTCTCCATATGCTTCTTTAATTCATAATCAGGGGTATCTTTTTTAGGATTCCATTTCTTTGTCTTCTTGCCTTTAGATTCTACGACAACTGCTTTGAGACTATCCCAGTTATCACATATAAATTTAGAAATTTCATCAAGCTTCTGATCGTAGAGCGGAGGGACATGTAACAAAACAGACTTCTGTTCCTCTGTGTTTTCTTCGACAGTGTTTTCCTCTTCATCACTCTTATCTTTAATCATGCTCGAAAAAGCATCAAAAGCACGACCAACAAGCTTATTGGTAGCATCTTGGTTTTTACCAGAGGCAATAAGTTTATTAATTAGAAGTTGTGGGAATTGGCGTGATCGTGTCCCAAGTGAAAACTCACCACCAAGATGAAATCGAACGGCTCTCTTCAGACATTGGCTAGAGATCCGAGCACGTGTATAACCACCAATCTCGCAATCTTTTGGTGTATTAGCATCATCACGATTAAGACATGATACCGGATAATTGTGAATGATGTGGATATTAATGAATTTACTCATGTGACTTTTCTCCTGTCCAAAAATCCATCGCCCACTCTCTCTGAATGCTCTCACCCCAATAGATCAGATCATTCAGCAAACAAGACCAATTAACTCCAGAACCCTTTTGTGTGATTATTCGTAATATCGACTTCAATCTCTGAGGTAATTCCTCTCTATCACTAAAAACCAAAACCTTAAACCTATTTTCGTTGATTTTCAAATTTCTACAAACAAGAGCAAGTCTACCACCATCTCTAGTATTGTCGGCCCAACACTCGGCCACCAATAAAAACCATTTTTGCTTCCAATCCCGTGGAAGTACATCGGCCAATATTGAGATACTGTCAATGCCGCTTCTACGTAACTTGGCCAAAGCACCCCTATCCTTCTTTAAACTCTTCAGCCTGTTTAGAAATATCATTTCTTGATTTTGTTCCATCGACCTTTTCTCCTTCTTTCAAGGCACTGATACCAAAACCACAAAGCTTGACGAACTTAAAAGCATCTTCACTCCAATAATCAGACACGATCTTATTAACAACCTTATTAGTAGTCCTAAAGCATAATTCAATAAATTGTTCCATATTGAGTTTGTCTGAAAGATAATTCATAAAGGGAACCTCCAACATATTCCAATATTCCATTAAGTAACCATCAATCACAATTCTTTTACCACGCTTCGCTTTAATATTCATTTGCTTCAAGAAATTAAAACGGATTATCCTAGATAGCTCATTGGCCTTCCGTAACATAGCCCCTATTTCACCCCTCTTACTTTCACTCTTTGATGGATCAAAGAACATCTCTGGAATAGGAAATGTTTGGTAGACATAGTGTTGTACTTTCGCGGTATTTGTGATTATCATTGCTGTAATCGAGAATCTCTTCTCCAAAGTTTTAAATCTTTCATTTGTAACTTCCAGAACAGAATCCATGTTTAACAAATTTATAAATTGCTTCAGTGCCAACGAACAATCTTTATTTTCTGCTGCAAAAAGAGCCTCACAATTTCGCCACAGCTGTTTTTCATGATTAAGAGTTAATTTTTGTTTTTCACCTTTCCGCATCACATAAACAAGCATCGAATCATCTATACCCTCAGGAATCTCGTCACCATCAGCATAGTCAATTTTTCGAACAACTCCATTATCAGATATCAATCTCATGCTTCTAGAACGCCAAGTCAACAAGTCAAGTAATCCACTATTTTCTTTTCTGCTCCATATTGGGTTTCCAACATGGTCACCACATAGCATATTCAACATTAGAGTTTCAAATAAATTACTACCTTCAAGAATCAAGACAACACCCCCGGTTAAAATACTATTCTTCAGATATTTGCCTTTGCTCGGCATACAAACGGCCCACATTTGATGGGTTATCAACCATTTTGCTGATTCCTCATAAGTCAAACTTCGCAATTTCTGTGGATCATTGAAGAAAATAACATTATTACCACCCAAATGGGGCTGGATAGTAAATGCATTCTTCTGTTCAACAACACCAACCGATTGATAAAATGGCTTTTTATCATCAAACAATTCAAATTTCTTTTTATCTAAAAGAGTTCGGTCGAATCGACTCTTATTCCAAAGACTAATCCACTGCTTACTAGTTCTAATTTGATACTGTTCATATAATATAGACAAAGCAACTCTCAAAATTGAAACTCGTACTATAGGATTGTCAATTACGTCTAAAATCTCATGTGCATCCTCAATCAACTCTACTAAAGAAACCTTATTCACTCCCCTTTGGGTCTGCACCGTAATCCATTTTTCTTCTAAAAGATTATACATTTCTCGATTCCAATCCAAAAATATTATTCAAACTCAACATCGCGCCATCCTCGTTAACTAAGAACTTATATCGTTCACCGTTATCATATCTCTCTTGGTCGAATACTGCAATTCTATAACGATCAAGAATAGTATCTTCCCATCCGTTGATTTTAGCCTGATCACTAAAGTACTTAAACCAAGGCTGAATCATAATATTAACAGATCTTGTAAGTAGTAATTTAATTTCTTCAAACTCTGGTTCTTTACTTATATTAATAACTTGACCGTCAACAGAAATCTCAGAACCGTCCTTCCAATCAACACAAATTATAGGAATTGACGGCAATTTAAGTCTCGTAGTTGGGAAAGTTAATTCACCCTCTTCAACATCAAAAAAGTCACCAAAACTCGCCATAAAATCATTACTATCAATTTTACATCTTGGTATCCTAAATTCACCCGCCAAAATTTTACTTCCAAGTATTCGATTTAGATATTTTCCATATGATTTCTGATATTCTGGGTCATCTTCTAATGAGGCAATTTTACCATCGTACACTCCATTTATCAGTAATTCAACGTCATCGATTTTATTGATTGTGTTTTGGCCAGTCTTGAACCTATCGAGAAGAACTTTCATCGTGTTGTCTAAAATAAATTTACTATAAATGATTTCACTTTTTCCAAATTCGTAGTCTCTACTCTTCCTAATGACATATAAGGTAGGAACTCTAATCGAACGCTTACGATCATGCCGCCATAACCTACCCAACCTCTGCAACATAATATCGATTGGAGCTATATCCGTGAACATAACGTCAAAATCCAGATCCACGCTCTGACCAATCACATCAGTAGCAACTAACAATGACTTATTGGGTCTATTTTTACTATCTTTGGAGTATTTCCTAACAACAAGCTCTTCAATTTCTCGTCGTCTATAAGCTGGAAAACGTGCATGAAACAATGAGCAATCAACAGAAGAATCTCGCAGTGATCTAAAAGTATCTTGGGCCTCACCAATAATATTTCGAACCACTGCTACGTTTACATTCCTGCTTAATTGTACTTGAACCCTCTTAATTAGATCTTTTTCATCAATAAACTTATAACGAATTGATCTATATCTCTGACAATCAATGTGACTAAAAGTAACTTTATCTTCGTTGGCAACTGCAAATAGAGGATATTTAACCCTAGTCTTAATTGGTTTCCCACAATAAGAACTAATTAATTCATTCCTTTTTTGTCTCGGTAGAGTCGCAGAAAGAACAACAACAGAAGTACCAAGATAACTTAACCATTCTATTATTCGATATAATATATTACTCGAATACACATCATAGGAGTGAACTTCATCAAAAACCACAACCTTATTGAGTAGACCAAACATTCTTACAAAGTTATGCTTGATCATTAATCCGGCCATAATAGCTTGATCTATGGTCCCGACCGCATATGGCGACAGCAATCCTTGTTTGGATCTTGTAAACCATTCAGTCGCAAGAACATCACTAGATATGCCCTCTACTGTCTTTCTTTTAATTTCTCTATATTCTTGATCCATAAAGGACAAATGGTGACGTAAATGGAAATCGGGCTTATAATTGTTGCCGTAAGGTCTATTCTTTAAGAATAGTCCAAATCGCCCATACATCTGATTGGATGCTGCCTGCGTGGGAAGAGCAAAAAACGTTCCATGATACCCAAACTTAGCTTCTGCGATATCAGCAGCGCTCATTGCAGCTTCGCTTTTACCACAACCAGTTGGTGCTTCTATTAACAATAGAAATGGTTTCTTTTGGCTGTTGAGTTTAGTAATAAGCTTCTTTTGCCAAGAATAGGGCTTTACTCCGAATAAATTTATGAAATCGTGCTTTTTAGCATGTGGTTGAAAATTCCAATTAAGAGAATCAATTGCTGTTGAAGCAATTTTCTCTGATATTATGGCATATTCCTCAATTGTGTGTGTCTGGACCTTTCCAGTATTGACACATTTAAAATAATCTTGATTAGAACTAATCCAATCCGCAATAGCCACGAAAGCAGCAAAGATCATAATAAAATCATTCTGAAATGTCTTGATAACTGGAGTTTGGTCTTTAATGAAAATTTCCTGTAAATCTTTAATAGCCTGTTTCTGCGCCATTAACCAACTATCACATCCTATATTGCAATCATTAATATTAGTCAAAAAGGTTCCATGATGCGCTCCCAATATTTTTCTTATTTGCCCAAAATCCCTTAAAATTTTAGCGGTACCAAAATTATGCCACTTACTTTCTTTACTCATTCCAGAATATTTTCTATTTGTATTCTTACAGAAACAGCACTCCTTTGAGAGTAAACAATCTGAAGCGTCACATTGTCCTTCATCTGCGGCTAGATTCGCCAAAAAACCAAAAGATTTGGCTGATCGTCCTTCTAAAATCTTAAAATTAAACCCTGGCGTGATCTTACCAATATCATGCAAAGAAACAAAATAGGCCAACTGATCTATTGTGTAAACATCAGTAAGTACTTTGGTCATTTTAATTGGCAAAGTATTCAACAACACTTTAGCAACCATACCACTATCAATCATATGGTATAACGCTGGATGCCAAAATAACGAATTATCAGCTTTTCCCCAAAATTTTCGAATATCCATAATGTCGCCTCTGAATAAGGAATATCATTCAGAGGCGGGAAATAAATTAGTTGTACAGATGTTTGGATTCTAAGATCCCAATTAAACAATAAAATAATTATATATCGGCTCATAAACTCTCACCTGCCAACACCCCTCAACATAATTGTTCTTATCCTTATTAACATAAGGGTCATATTCAACCTCTAAAACTATGTCACCATATTTCTCCGCATCCTCTCGATTCACAGCCAAATAAACGCAAGGTGACATATTTGGAAATTCATCAGTTGCTCTCTTATGTAAAAGAAAACCCTGCCTCTGAGTTTCATCCCAGCCAAATCTATTAGTTCCATGATAAAATATCATATTAATTATGTCTAGAATTATTCGTCTGAAGAAGCGCCAACCACCTATTAAAACGTTGCGGCCTATTAGACAACTGTGATTTAAAAGGTTTCTCAACAAAAACAAAATCACCCTTCGGAGGGATATATTTTGGGCGTTCCTCTTTAGGTCCTGGTGACCCCATCGCACCAACACATCCTGGTGATCCCCTAATATAAACAACTTGCGGACAATGCGTAACATTTTCAGAATTAGAAGTTGTAGTGTCAGTATAAGAATAACGAATAATAGTGGTAGAATACGCACAAGTACTCAATTGAAAATCCACCTCATAATAAAAGAAGAACCAATACGCTTATTCCTCCTGCTCTCCTTCTTAAGTTTATGGCTCAAATACCGCATATTATAACGACAATCAGAACACCCCACACCATCCACATAATACTTGCCACAAGCACACCTAAGCACCTTTGGCTCATTACCCATAAAAGCTGTTATCTCCTTACGGGATACGCAAAATTTTGCTCCCACTCTCAGGCATTTGAGTAGCAATAGCAATCTTATTCATTTCCTTCTTATGCTCCGCACCAATCCTACCCATAGCTTTCTCACGAGCTTCCTGCCTAACCTTATCCATCTCAGCCTTAGCCGCATCCTCAAAAGCAGCAAAAGCACCCTTAATGTCATCAGCTTTAATAGAAAACTCAATCTCACGTTGCCCAACAACCTGACCAGCCTCATTACGAACCGCAATCAACGCACGGCCAATAAAATTCTTGGTCGTACTATCGGGAGGATCAACAATAACATGATCCTCAATAGTCATACCCTTATCATTGATATAAGAATCAATTCTAGTGATCATCTAAATCTCCTTTTGATATCAAATACTTAGAACTGAATCCAAGCGTCACCCGAATAGAACTTCATCACCGTACCATCCCAGAATTGATCCCCAAATATCGGGTCCCTACCAAACAAACAACGTAACCTTGGCAGAATATCTCTATCATAATCATGGGCAGTACCACTGGAATCAATGACCAATTTCACAACTCTATGACACAAAGCACCAGAATAAGCAACAGGCTCAATATCAGCATTTTCCCTCAAAGCATCAGGGAAACCAGGCAACGTCCTGAAGTCAACAATATTACCAACACCCTGATCCTGCTCGACAACGAACCTATTATTATCAGTCGGATTAATAGGAACAGCCAAACGCTCAGTAGTGCCACGTAGAGCCTGAGCCTGACCACGCGTTGGCAGATAGCGAGAGTTGCGACTCAGACCAAATGAAGAAATAATTGACGCATCCTTAGAGAAAGTAGTCACAGCAGGGGTAGCAACAATACTCAAGAAAGCATCAAAGAAATCGTTGACCTCTTCACCAGTAGTACCCCACAAACTACTCAGAACAACGTGACCAGTACCAAACCCCTGCATAAACATCGCAGCATCAGCACCCGAAGCGCGAAGTAAATTCGAAATCGGTGTGAAATTAACAATTTGACCAGCAGCCATTGTCCTATCTAAAGTAAGAGTAGTAAACTCAACCTGAACAGGGTTAATAGTCTCATCAACAATCGTATAAGTCGAGAAAGTAAACTTCAACTGAGCAGCCAGAGTATCCAAACGCTCAATAGAACTAACCCACACAGGGGAATTCTGCAACGACACGTCACCAGTAGCCTCGTCAGGAGTAGGAGCAATCATTTGGAATTCACGGAATAGAGCTTGTGGAATAGTAATACCCTGAGCCGAACCCCTAGTAGCACCAACACGGAATGGATAATTCATAGAACGCAGGAAAGTATTGACATCAGAATCCTGCGGAGGAATAGCATTCCAAGCACTGTTAACAGTAATACCAGTACCGTGTGACAAACTAGTAGAAATAAAATCATCACTAGCAGTGGCACCACCAGCAGGAGTACTCACAATTTCATAAACAGCAGGATTATCAAAGATACCATCACTATTACTGTCAGTCGGAGCAGAAGGAGGAGCCAATTCAGTCAGGAAATCTTCAGCGACCGTATCGGTCACTGGGTCTAGAGTCCTAAAGGTCACGAAACCATTAATCGTAGCCGCTTCGCTTGGATCAATTGGGTTGGCTTCTTCAGTTGACGTGCAAGGCTGTAAGCGTAAAATTTGATAAGTAAAGAGACTGTCAATCTTATAATCAACGAAGAACATCGCAACTTCAATTGTGGAATTCTGCTGTTGGGCGGTAAAAATCAATCGTAAAGTACCAGTGAAAGTAGACCCAGTGCTGCCAGTAGATGGATTTGTGCCACTAATCCTCTTGATCTTAGCAAGTCTCAATGATTCCCATTTGGATGGGAGGGAGACGTGCATGTCCCAAATCCAAGATGGAGGAGTCTCAATCTCGTGGGTGGCGACCTGGACTTTGCAGGGAATAAGGAATGGGAATAGTGATTGATGGCTCAGACGCAAATCCATAGCATCAACAGCTTTGGCCAAAATCAATTGGCGAACTACAACATCAACTGATGGGCGATTTGCGACCTCATAGAGTACCGGCTCGGTGGGGGATATCCAGCGTATGTTGAGAGTTGTGTCTTCAGTAAAAGTTCTAAAGAGATTCCCAGCGCTGACACTAGGAATTAGAGCAGGATCTATGGTAGGCATCTTGTGTCTCCCAGTACATTTGTAATTTTGACTTTTAATTTGTCTAAGACATAGACAAATCTATGTTTTGGTTTACCCCAAATTTTGATCAAATTCGTCTTCTCAGAGTATTGTACTTCTGTCAAATTATTTGCTTTAGCTTTGTTCCACACAGTTTTCTTATGATAAACAAATCCATCTTGATCTTTATACCAATAATCTGCGTCAATCGTTCCATCAAACTTCCAATTACTAGCTTTATAAATGGTGCCTATGTGATTATGTGTTGTGTCAGAAAACGATACTAATATAATTATGTCTTTACGATTATGTTTTAAATGTCTAATTGACTTACCAATCACATAACTCGCTAAATTTTTGATTTGATATTTAGGCGAGATAGCCAACCTATTTAATTCAAGAACTTGATGTGGTTCAACACCTAACCGTGTTGCTGTCTCTTGTCTTACTGGATAACCATAAACTATAACTGATATTAGTTCTTCTTTAAGATAATAGCCAAGCATTAATTGGCTAGTGCCCAGACGACCAGCATAGTGATATTTTCCGACAAACTCCTCAGCCAAATGTCTGTTAACCACTCGCTCAACCACATTGTTAACATCAAAAGCAATTAACTCTGACTCACCGTTAATCCAATATTTCAATAATTCTCTAATTCTACTTTCGTTTCTAAATTCATGTTCCCAGAGATATTTAAGATCATATTCAGAATAATATTTCATCAGATATTCTGATTTAGTCTTATCTTTTTGAATAGTTGCTGGGATATTATGCCAATAATCACCCTGTACTTCTATTATAATTGATTTAGCCATCTCTTTTTGTTTGGGAATTACACAATCAACAGAATAAAAACCAATTTGGGTGTCTTTTTGATAATTAACCCCCAAATCGTCTAAAATTTCATATAATTTACGTTGTATGCCACTTACTCTTGGTTGGTTAGTTATAATGTTGGCCATTCTCTTACGAAAATCTGGATCTTGCCATTTTTCCTTAGTAAGAAATGCTGGAGATTTCCTAACTTTCTCCATAACCATTGGGTCGTCAATATGAAAGTTCTTACCTAATAAATTCCTGAAATCTTGGCTCTGCACACATTTTTGTTTGATTGCTTCATGTCCTAGATCAGCCATCGCCAACATCTTATCTATTCCATATTTCTGCATCCAAGCTTTGTGTGCCCTATCACGAGCGGCAATCATTTTAGGATTACTACGATGACCTTCTGAGATTGCTTCTTTAATTCTTTTTGATGTCTCTGGGTTGGACCATGCTAATTTACCATTATTAGATAGTTTCTTTCTAACTTCAGGTTTTTGTAAAGCCTCTCCTAATGATTTCTGAAATTTCTTCAATCTTTCTGGATTATCAATATAAGTCTTAATGTGACATGATTTACAAAGATATGGTCCATCTCCCCACTTTCGTTTAAGATTCCTTGTTCCAACATTATTGATTTTATCACAATTCTTACACTTAATCAAAACCCTACAAGAATCAGATACAACCAATTTCTCTGGTTTTTTGATTATTTGTTCGATTAGGTGTTCCAAACACCGCATAAAATTATGTACCTAATTGATTTGTCATTTTTATGTGATATAATTTATCAGAGAGGAGAACAGAAATGAAAATCGGACTAGACCTTGATAATACGATCACAGACGCACCTTGGTTATTCTCAATACTCTGTGCTGGACTAATCGCCAAAGGCCATGAAGTCCACATTATCACCTACCGAGATGGTGATCCCGAAGAAACCGCTGAAGAGCTTAGAATTCTTGGTATTACCTATACTACGCTTCATCTTCCAACCATGACTGAAGACATGTCTAAATGGAAAGGGCGACTTGCCAAAGAACTCAAACTCGATGTCATGATTGACGACTCCCCAGAGAACCTCGCCGAAATGCCAGAAAATGTCACTCGACTTTGGATGTGTGATCCAGAAATCTATAATCTCAAAGCTTGCATTGCTGGGTTACATTCTGAAAACAGAATGGCTAAGATATGGTAGGAATATGGATGTGGGGTGATTTCGAAATACCAAGATCAAATAACACATAACCATTATCATTCTTACCAACATTATCATCCTTAATATCTAAAACAGTAATACCTTTTTCCTTCAACCTCAATAATGCAGATAAGATCTGCTTCACCATCAAATCAGCCGTAGGACTCTTAAGGTTATCATGGGTTTTCATGTAAGCATACTTATAGAATATATCGAGTACCTTATTCAAATCAAATGGCCAAGATAATTTCATATAATACTTAAGCATAAATTGACCAAGAATATTCGCTACATTCTGTTCTTGGGCAGTCAATTTAGTGTGGAGTAAATCTTGAATGATAATATAATATTCTGTTTCTAATGGTTCCTCATCTGTCTCTTCTTGATATGGAATTGCTTTCATGAACTTTCCGACATAATGAATTTTATTGACATTTGGTATTGTTTGCCCCTGAATATTAGCTGAGGCGTGTGCTTCATTTTGATCTTCAGTTATTTTGACAACCACACGTCCGTCTGTGAATGCAGTTCCTTTATCGCCTCTGGCTATCATCCTAAGATTGCTTATGTTGACTTTTTGCTGTTGGAGGATTTGAGGAAGTGATGGGAATTCTTTGGTTAGAACATCTACTAAGTCTGCGCCTTCTAGAATTAATCCATTGTTTCTGGTGATATTTTCGGTGATTAATAGGGCCAATAATCTTGGTGTCATAACTTATATTTAACTTTAGGGTGCGCCCTTCAAATGGGCAGTGGAGGAGGGGTATCCAGGACAACCCACCATCCAGGTGCACCCAAAGTTATCTTTTACCGCTTGAAAAACTCCTTGAAAGTCTTCTCCATATCCGGAGTCAACCTAATCTTCCTAATCGCCAACCCCTGTTCCTTAGTTAAAGCATTCTTCTCAACCAAATGATTAACGTGCTTTTTTAGATGGGAAAACTGAGCAGCCCCGTTACTTGGAACTTCATCGCCACACCATTGACAAACCTGGGCCTTATAACTACCAATTGCGTCGCGCTGAGGAGCAGTAACCTTAACCTCCTCTTGAGGTGTAATTCGTTTGAGAACATCAACACTAGATTCCTTTAGAGCACCGTTGTGGTCAATCCAACTACTCTTAGTCACTAGGTGAGCAATAATCTTCTTTTGATCATAAAGATATTTTGGAACTCGACGCTCACTACTAATCTTCTCAACAACCTTTTTCATAGCCTCTTCAACAGTCTCACCATCGCCAGAACCAAGAACTAGATCAACCCCAATAACATCTATTACCTCACCATCGGCCTCAACTGCTTGAAAGCTGCCACGAGTAGAACCAGTAGTGAATAACCACGTAGGCATCATTTCCCTCCAAGCTTTGCATTAAACATCGCCTGTAACGCTTCCTTACCACCACCCAAAGTATTTGCAACACTAGCTGCTTGACGCTCCAAATCACCAGATGCAACCAAAATAAAATTCATCATCAACAGCTTCCTAATGATCAAAGCCTGTTGAGCTTGAACCTGCATACATGTCTTCAATTGATACCTAAAGTTCTCTTCGCTTGATTGATCTAGAGAAGGAATCACCTTGGTTAAACCGTCAACTTGAGCTTCGGCCTTATTAATATCATCGTAAAGAGTCCTGATGACTTGCTCCTTATTCTTTATTAGGCTAATACAAAGTTTGGTGAGTTCATCAGGACCAAGCATTTAGTGTCTCCTAATAAATCATATCACGCCTGACGATATTTTACAGTTATTTCAGTCGCTCAATCAGAGACAACTTAGATCTCCTCTCCCAAGTCAAAATATCATAATCACGCATCCTAGCGCCAGGAACATCAACCTCATCTAGAACCCTCTTACCGTTTGCCCAATGCCTATGCTCAAACACAGGACTTGTCAACCGCAAATCACGCAATAATCCCATTTCACTTAAATTCAAAAAGAGTTCAGTATCAGCATATTGCCAATTATAATCAGAATGATAAATTATCCGATTCAACTTAAGCAAACAAGCATAATCCATGATAGGAATGGTCATACAACCACCAAATTGATGACCATCATTAACCAAAATTGAGCCAGAGTAACTCTCAAAAGCACTCCTCAAATATTCGTCCCAATGATCTGGAGGATAGAAGTCATCAGACACAAGAATCAGAATATCACCATGCTTGGCATTAACTTCTTTGCCTAAAACAAAAGTGGGATACGCTGGCCCCTTACGATTATCACCAACAACCAGCACATTACCAAAATCTAACAATTGACTTTGTTGTTCTGGTGTATTAACGGCAATGAGAATGTCGGGTTTAACGACTGCTCTATTATGCCAAATCAGGTGTGTTTGGCGCATTACTTGTGGTCGTGCTGTGGGCCAGAGAAGAATAATCTTTTTCATAGAGCCTTGACGCCACATCTGCTACCTACAATGGGGAGATGTGGAGTTCATCGAGGTGTCAACTGCGTGGCGAATCCCCTCTATCATAAGGGGAGAAGTACAACAGACGTAGGCACGTAGATGTGGCATCAGAAGCTCCGTACGCATTATCTTTGGAGTCAGTGGAATACGTCATTCACACTTGCATGCTGGACATTCGTGTTCAGTCTCAACACACACAATGCAAAAATCATCTTCATTTAAGCAAGACTTACAGGCACTTCGACCACAACATTTACAACGCTTGTGATCCTTTGGAAGTGGGTCACCACAAAGGTCACAATCGGTCTGTTTGTTGCCACATTTACAACCACAGCCGCATCCACTCATATTAGATCCTCCTAATTTCAAATACCTAATTAAGACCGACCTTAAATTCCGTCCCACAATGTCTAATATGGCCGTCCTTATTAACCCAATGTTCGTCATTATCATCAAGTTTAATTTTAGAATTACCCTTCTTCACCTCAATCCTAGCACTTCCATCGCCATCAACCGAAAATTCAGCAGTCCCTGAATGCCCAATAGAGCCAAGATATTGTGCCCAAGCAAGTAAAGACTCAAGTTCATCCAACTGTTTCTCACTCCCAGTGATCTCATATTTCCGAGTCACCTTATCTAGAGCCTCTGTCAACAAACTATCAAAATCCATACTCTATGTTTTATCTAACTCAGCCTCTGTCACAACAACAAAATCAATACCTTTATCAAGACAAAATCTCTCAGCCGCAGTGAATTTAGCTGGATTTCTTTCTTCATTAAGGAAACGCTTTGGTTTGACCTCAACCAATTCAACACGATCAATATACCAAACAAGAAAATCAGGATTGTAAAATCTTTTAATACCACCAAATTCATACTCAATCTCAAATGGTTCATATTCAAAACGAATAACATCTTCATTACAATCTAAAATCCTAGCATAACTTGTTTCATAGCTAGAGCGCGTATGAAAAGAACCACCTTTAACTGTCACCAAATCACTCCCAATACCAAATCTGGGCTTGATACGCCCTTCTTTAAAAGCAACCTGACAACTTCTACTAATCTTCTCGCGTAAAACCTTCAATTCGCCATTGGTCATATTTTGTAATTGATGTTGACGTATCGATGAACCAATTGGTCCTCCAATTCTACCATAATGTCGATGTTCCAAATTAGAAATATCTCTTTCCAAACCAAGTTCATTCATTCTTCTCCAAATCGCCATTTGACTAACACCAAACATCTCAGCAAATTCAACCTGATTAAATCTATCAACATTGTTTTTCATAAAATCGTCCTGACCAGACTGGAACCTATATATTCGAACACCCTCACTAATCTTCAATTTATGGTTAGAATCCGGTCTATAAGTTCCATGCGCAATCCCAAGTTTCCTAGCCCGTTTGCCAATTGCCTTAGAAGACACCATTGGCATGAATTCTCTCTGAAAATCTTCGACCGACATCTCTGTTAATTTAGTTCTAAGCAAATCATCAAAAATAGACCAATTAATTCTATTTGAAGATATAGGTATTCTTTTCTTCTTCGGGTCACGATTTTCCACACGTGTGACCTTAACTCCCAATTCTTTCATCCTTTTCCTAATAGCATATGGAGACCACATCTGACTTGTACTACACTTACAAGCCATATCAACCACACTAAGCTTACTACTATTGTTTAGGATAAAATCATCAATTTCAGAAGTAGGTTCATACTTCGACTGCGCTAGACCTATTTTCAATCTATGTTCAATACTTATTTTCTTAGCAGATGGTTTAACTCCAAGTTTCTTGGCTCTTTGCCCAATCGTCCGAGAGATAGTAAATGGAAAACGCTTACAAAAATCAACACAAGTCATTGATGGAAGATGCTCTCTGATTAGAGGATCAATTTCAGACCAATTAAGAGTTGTTGGCATTGTTGCTCTCCTTAATCTTTATATACGTCTGTATGATTAAGGAGAGCATTGATTTTGTGATCAATCTTTAAGCAAAAATAATTCTCCAGACAACTTCGATTTCGAAATCACTTGATTTCTTCAAAGGCACTGAAAGTATGCGATGCGAGAAAATTCGCAAAGTATCACGATAAACACCAATAGAACCAGTCAAAGGAACATTATTAACATCAACCGGAGTCCTATCTAGGCCAAGATCACGACCACCAACAGCTTTCGTCAACACCAAATAGAAAGGATTAACCTGATTAATAGACTCACTACCAACACTATCAGAAGCACCAACAATCTTGATCTGATCACCAGCCTTGATCAAATCAACATCCGATTCGCCAGTGTCAATAGTAACCGTACTAGTACCATTGGCCGAACAATGAAGAGGACCACCAGAACCAGAGCCACCCTCTAAAAACAGAGTCCTAGGAGTGCACTCGCAAGCACCAACAGTAGAAAACTTCTTACCACCAGCAAGTGCAACCTCAGTTATCGTGAAATAATCACTATCAGTCAATCCAAAACCATTATATTCATCCAAACGCAAAGTTGTCTTCAACTTAAGAATATTATTAATACCACGAACATCACTCTGAAGAAGCGGAGTACCAGCAGGTTGAAAACTAGCCTGATAAGAAATGTCTTCAACTTTCTTCAGAGAGCGATTAGGTTCAGCAAGTGGAATAGCATTAATCAAACTACCCTCATATTCAGCACCAGGACCTAATCTAATCGGAATATAAGTATCAGTCACAGTATCCTTAGTATAGAAACGAGGGTCTTCATTGTCTAGAGGAGCACCTGTGCTGCTGAAGGAAGCACCAAACAGAATGTATCTGGCGGAGAATTCTTCAGTGGGATCAATTCCAGAATCAACCCAAGCACCCGTGCCAGTATTAGCATTCGGGTCCCAGATTTGCGTAGAAGGCAACCTATGCGCCAACATTTCTTTGGCGAAAATCTTAATGATATTCCTATCAAAATAATGTTGTACCACATTCCCACGACGATCACGGATGATGAACTCTAGAATACCGTGAACGCCTTTCTTATCGCCATGGAAGACCTTATAGGCTTCCTCGAATGTCACGCTCTGGTTCATCTGACTCTCCTTATGACGCAATTACATCTTCGCTTAGGAATTGATCGAAGTATTCAATCATCACAGTAAAATTATCATTCCTATCCAAAGTAACACCACCAGACAACAAAATCGAATTGGGACAACCAGGATTGAAATTACACAACCTTGGGTCAACCAAAGCACCATTAATGTACACCAATGGTCTCAAAATTGATTCCAAACCAGTAATTGTGGTTTGAACTGATGTTGGCACCGGAATCGTCGCTACATTACTAGCTGAAGATCTGCCACTATAGGTAATTCTTGGTTGAATCTTAGTCAATTTAACCTTAGCAGAATTATACCACCCAAGTAAATCAGTCACATCACCAGACAAACTAGTCTCTAAGCCAATAAAAGTAGCAATTCCGACCCAAGCAGTACCACTCCATACTTCGATAGTATTGTTAGTTCTATTAAACCAAGGAGTACCAGTACGATATTGAGTAGGCGGATCTTCCGATGATTGCATTGATAATAGGGCAATAATTGCCATACGAAACCAATCATAACGCGGCTGCTGCCCAGGAGCTGGATACGTATCATGTAATTGACCAGTAACTCCAACTTGATCATCAAAATCAATTAAGGTTGGAGGAAACTGCATTCTATTGTCATGTTCTGGTATTGACATGTTTGATCCTCAAAGTATTTATCCCTGCCCCATTAGAGTCATTAATTCCCGATATAAATCATCGGCAGTCCTGGTCATCCCACGTTTGCCAGTTACCGTAACACGCGGAGAAGTCAAATCCATACCACGAGTAGGAGGATGCTGTACACTCACATTAGACACTGGTTGGGCATTCGCGGCACGTAAATCAGTAGGCCCAAACTCACCAATTGGTCTCATATTCTGCTGCTTAGCCAGCTCTTGAGCCGCACCATCCACACGTTGAGAAACCTTCGAAGCCGTGTCATCAGGCTGGACATTAGTTAAAGGAGTGTCATCAACATCTGGAGCTTGGGCATCCGCTGGCTGAGATGGTAAAGTACCACTATCAATAGGAATCACTTCGTCTGGGTTAGCAACCATTTCGTTACCAGGATCAGGAACGAACTTCTTAGGAGACTGGCGGCTTATTGGGTCGGTAGTCCTACCAACTCTAGTGGCTGGAACAGTACGTTCAGTAACGATACCCATACCACTGAGAATGCTGTTAAGCTTGTCAGCTTTTTCTTTGTAGCGACGATGTAATAAATTCAGAGTATCAACATAATTCCTATCAGCACTCCTCAATAAAACACGATTCTCATACATCCAATCTTCTAAATATTCACGCTTTCGGTTAGTATTCCCAATTAAATCCCTAATTTTCTGTGGGTCCCATTTTTCAACACCGATTGGCAGCTTAGTCTGCCTAAGGTATTCCTGCAATCTACTTGGGAACATAATCTGGGTAGGAGCTAGCGAAACAACCGCTTCTGACACAAATTCTCTTTCAGGCAGAATGATTTGCCCACCACAAGAACGATGAAACCAATTTATATTATCAAAATAAAGTGATTTCTCACGGATCTCATCATTACAATTAGGACATATCCAAGTGCTCGTAGGAATTTCACTATTTTTAACGATCACATTCATCGGATTTCTAGGGGCATCAGTCAAATCTTGGCGAGCAACCCTAATATTTGGATTCTCATCTCTCGTTGGGAATGGAACCCGATTAGCACTCACTAAACCAACATTACTAGAAACTTCAATCTTCGGCGACTCCATCTCCAACAATTCACGAGATTCACCAATATATTTCTTAACACCACCAAATGACTTAGACTTATTAAAGGAACTCCTAAAAGCTGTCTGCTTCTGAATCATGCGCCTAGTGGGACTCTTATATTGATCTTCATTATGAATACTCTTCAATATGCTTTTTTCAGGAATGTCGTCAGATTCATCAATTGGTCTAAGTATGCTATTGATCTTATCTTTAAAACCGCCCTGATGCGCTAGACTCTTACCAGAATCTACCTTCTTGGCATCGCTCTTGTTGGCGAACATAGTCATCTCACTACGTTTCGGCTTCTTACTCAGAAGTTGCCAATGTCCATCGTCATTAATGCTTGTAATCGTAAAAGTAAACAACACGCCATGACGCCTATCTTTGTCAACTTCCATATGCACATCATTCTCTTCTGCTTTCTTCCCAATATAATCACGAACCTTATCGGCATGCTCTTTATCTAACAGAAGATAGCCTTGGATATTCGCTTCATCAGACACAATATCATAGAAAATACCATTTTCCTTACAAAAGGTATCCCAGTTGACGAAGATATCCTTTAGGCTATCATCCACATCTTCGTTAAAACTATCCAATGCTACTCCTTGCTCTGATCCGGTAATATATTTGTTCATGACCCCGAAGATCCACAGATATGAACCAAAACATCGTCATCACTCCAGACATTCACCCATTGGAATGGTTGATCAGTATAATTAATTCCAGTCACAACACCAAACGAATTAACAACCAAATCTGACCAAGCAATACCTAAATCACCAAAATCAGCCCATCTAGAGCCGCAAGTGACTGAACCATCAATCTCATCAACCACAGCACAGTCATAATGATAACAGAAATTGTCAACATAAGGAGGATCACCGCAGACAGATGTTGTCGCAAAGAACTCAACCTTCTGACTAATTCCCTCTCCAGTCTTAACATAAGAACCATCAACCGCAATCTCAAAAACTTCCCTAATAGTAGTAACAATACCTTTCTTATAAACAATCCTATTCTCAACATAACCTTCTATTGGTTGTCCCCAAACATATGGAATTTTGACGGTGGTTGTGATGTCTAACACATTATCCTTAAATGTCCATGAACCACTATAGATAGTGCCATATTCATCTTTCCACTTAAAGGAACCAACTGGTAAAATCGCAGAACCTGTAGGAATTACACCACTCTGAGTAACACACAAGAAATTAGGGATAGTCCCATCAAACAACGTAGAACATACTCCCATTTGTTCTTCAAGCACGACTCTTGGCTCAAGATCAAGTTGATCACATCGATAATAATAAGTGCCATCGGGTTGTAGGTATTGATCCAGCAAACATGATGTTAAATTAACCAAAGGACCAACCGAACCAGTAGAACCAGTTGACGCAGAACCGGTAGAACCATTACATGGGAATTGCGAGCATTCACAATCATACCGATAAGGTTCATAATAACGCCATTGAGCATCATTCTCTTCTAGCAAAATTCCGCTATTGTAAGTGAACAAAGCAGTAATATCTTCACCACTAGCAGAACCAGAACGATGTGGGAATCCAAGAGCATCTAATAATTCCTCACTCCAATGACCAGAGCCACGTAGATCATCAACATTAAAACGACCATATTCTGCAGGGTAGCCACCACGATAATCCTGGTTACAATCACGATTATATGACTTAAACAGAGGGTCAAATGGGACCGAGGAATCAAACACAATACTCTCGTCCGTAGTTTCTACAATAACATCGTCCAATTTAACCGCTGGATGACCAGGAGGAGTAACCATATACACCTTATGTGTAACTTGATAAGTTCTGTCATCATGCGTGCCATATGTAGAAACATCAGCAGGAATACCATTACCATGATAGATGAGATCGACCGTATCAAAAACTAATTGTTGATCACCATTAGTAAGAGTCACCAAATGCGCATTTAAATCACCTTCTCCATCCCAAGGTTTAGCCTTCCAAAGAGGATGAACATAATCTGATTCCAAATTCATTGCAAACACAAAACGATGCCCAGGAAAGAAATGATTGTCTTTCTTGACATCTAACGACGGACGACGATAAGCCAACAATTGATCACTTTCAAGTTGTTGGTCAATTAAGAATGGACGATTGGTATAATGTAAACTCTTAGGAATTGGATGATTATATTGATAAATCTTTTTACCAAGGAAACTAATATTGTTCTGACCAGTATAATGTCCAAAACCGTTTCGAAGATTACTGACAACATCAGCAGGAAAGACCCAATAATATCCAGTACCATAGCCAAGACTACAAGGAGTACAAAACACATCCTCCGTTAGCGGCAAGTTAAGAGTTGTTAGAAGATCTGCTTTAACCCGACCTTTGAAACAATTATTTGGATTTGTGGGATTATCTTCACAAACCTTCTCTCTAGTGTCTGGGACCACATCTAGATTTAAGCTAGGATCAGAAATCACACGATCCTGACCATACTGTGTAAATTGACAAGTAGATCCCTCTGGAGGTGAAGACGGAATATTGAGAAAATGCTCAATAGCTGGATCAACTGGATGTGTGTTGTCTAGTTCGCGCCACGCTTGGTTTTCTGCTAGAAGATTATCATAGATGAGTCTACGTAAAGTTAGATCCTCATCTTTAAAGCCACGTTGAACTAAAGCCTCGTTACATTCATTACTAGATTGGTTGAGAGGTATTATAGCTTGTGGAACTTGTAGATCACCAGCGTCACTTAGACAATAATCTTGAACGGCATAAGCAGCATCTAGGTTGATATCAAAAATTATCTTCCTAAGTAACGAATGGAATGCCTTCAACTTGAATATGAAATTCATCAAGAAATCAAGAACAGATGACTGTGGAACATCGCCATTCTTAAGCATAATACGAACATCAAATCTATTAGACCTCAGATTATTCATCTGAGTTGGAATTATTAATTTGGTTCTTGGATAAGTAACAAAAATGAATAACTTAGTTGAATCTGTAAAATCCTCATAATGATCAAAGTTAATAGTCACTAAATTCCTATTACGGTCATAATGACAACCAAGATTATTAATGATAGGAATAGTAGATGTACTAACAACATCAGTGACTATTCCAGTGCGATAATCAATAATAGCTTCGGACATCGCCACGACAGTTGGATCACCAACCGGCAATCGATCCAACAATTCTTGTGGAATCAAAAAACCAGCAAGCGTAGTCTGACACCCGCCAGCTAGAATGTCTGGATTGGTTATCGTATCCTCAGCTGCTTGTTGTAATGCAGTTAGAGTAGGACCATCCTTAACCAACCACGCGGTCACTGTGATATTATTCGTAGCTCTGTAAAGAAGAGGTATCTCGAATTCACCAAAACCTGGAGTAGAATAATCTGACACCAACGGTTCAATTTGACAAACTGTCTCAGTAGTAATCTGCTCACCAGGAATACCAATATTCTCTTCTGGAGCAACTAAGTGTTCACCATCAGTGGTATACCACAAATTAATAATGTCAACCATATACCCAAAAATTTCAAACAATTCAACGATAGCTCGACGGCTACCTTTAAGTTGTTGCAGATAAACAGCCTGTCTTAAAATAGACCTACGAACAGTATCAGTAACACCAGGATAATTTGGAAGATCCCAACCAATTAAATAAGCCAAATATGGAATTAGTTGTGCTGGAATCTTATCAATATGATTAATTCCATCAATAAAAGACTGCTCATCATAAATGTCCTGAAGCATATCAGCATAAGGACGATAAAATTGAACTACTGGATCAGTCGATAATTTGAAATTATCACCATCAAAATAAAATGGCGGAGTACGTCGAAACATCTGTTCATGCACTTCGCCAGGATGAGCTATAATTATGTCATATTGGGAAATTGATGTATCATTAGTGTTGATGCAGAACTTTTGTTCGGTTCCAGATACGAACTGATCGAACACTACCCTACGGTAATAGCTACATTGCCATACGAAATGATATCGTTGTGGATAAGGTAAATCCTCTACATCAATGACGAAAAATGACAAATCATAATAATCAGCATCTGGGTACCACGGAATGGTTGAACTAGTACTACCGCGAACTAGTGTGTATTGGAAAGTATCACCTTCAACTGCGTCCTCGTAATCAATAACGTTACCACTACTATCATAAAATTGACGTGGTTTTGGATCAATTAGCACATCAGAGAGTTGTAGAGATGAGACATCGAGAACAAAACGACTCAATTGTGGAATTATAAGATCGTTTACAACGGCTTGTCCTGGTGGTGGGAAGACGTATGGACCAGCAACTATTGATGGGTCTGGAGCATCTGCTACGAAGAATTTAACTCCAAAGACATCTGAGTTACCTAACGGTGTGCCTTCTGGGGTGCGCCTACCTGGTACTATTAGGATTACTGGTAGGTATACTGGCTTGAAACCAGTCCTAGCATTTTGTATGGGAAATCTATAGAAACTAGGTTGGTATCGTTCAATTGACGGTGCTGCAGGCATACGTTGTCTCCGTCTTCAACTATATATTTGGCCGTCAATTTGGAATAGATTAAATTTTAACAGTAGTTATATTACCGTCTCTAAATAATTTCACACGATTTCCAACAACAATAATATCATAATTGACTTTCTCAGGCCATACAGCAGTTATCACACCACAAGATATAATACCCCACTTCGACAAATATGATTCAATAATATGAGTCAATGTAACTTCTATATTCTGCTCTGGGTCTTTGCGATTCCATTGTAATGCTCGCCCATCAGATGATATTTCCAAACCAGACTTAAATTGTATGAAATATGATCTCAATTGTTGTGCCTGTGTAAAACTCAATTCACGACCTAATTCTATTCTACCATTATAAGTTCCACTACTCATAACAGTACCTCACGTAATCTATCCTCTGCCTCCTGAATATTTTTATTCATTTGAACTATTACGTCTTCACGATGAGGTGCCATCAAATCCTCTATCTTTCGATCTTTAGACATTTCATTCAGATCCTTAAGAAACTTATTCTTAATAAACTTCAGAATTTCAACTATCAATTCTTCTCTTTGTTGTACGGAGAATTGCTTTCTAATAATAAAAATCACCATAGCATTAAGAGCTATTTTTTGCAAATCTTCAACTGGCCTCTTATCCTCTAGGCAATCAACGAAGCCTAAAGATTCAATGTATGAATCAAGGAAGTTTAACAAATCATTGTCCATTGTAAATCCCCTTATTTTTCACATACTCACAACAGTAAGTACAATTAGATTCTGGAGGACACCATGACAGAGGATTTCACCTATAAAAGAGGTAAATGCCCAATCTGCCATCAAGAAACTAGCCTTGGTGGTGCAGCCTACACCTCCCACATGAGGATGCACGTCAGAAACGAAGAAGCGACAGAACACCAACGCGGGAAGAAATTGATATTCCTACCGATGGGCACCTCAGACTTCATCCAAAAAGAACCCTATGCCAAATTAGGAAATGAACCATTACCAGGACAACCGAAAGAAACATGGGACATCACTGACGAACTCAAATCATTAAAAGCCCTAGCTGAAAATTCACCAGCTATAATTGATCCAACAGCTTACTTTATAACAAGCGGCGAGGCAGTTAAGAAAGCAGAGAAGATGGTCAGTGACTTATATTCTCTAGCCCTAAAAGCTAAAGCCTTTAAGAATCATCTTAAAAAGGCACGTGGAACTAAGAAATATCTAGAAACCGCTCGTGAAAACAACCGGCTCCTCGTAAAGAGGAAAGACCCACGAACTCCCAAAATTCTGGAAGGAGTAGAAGAATGAATATCAACCTCAAAGAATTAGCATTAATCAAAATCAAACGTGATCTATATGACCAATTATGGGAACAAAAGAAAAAAGAATTAATGACTGAAATGAATACCAAAAATGAAACCACAGCAACTGATCCTGATGGTATCCTTAAAATTGATTTAACACAATCAGGTAAGAGAGAATTTAGCATCAAAGGAGTCAGAGAAGTATTTGGTGAAAAATCAAAAATCTGCATCGTAGAAAAGGTTGACACAAAGAAATTCGACGCCCTAGCTAAAGACGGTAAAAAATATATAATTAATGAAGAAGAGCAGAAGAAATGCTTCTCGGTAGACAGCACCCAGAGCTTGAATTGGAGTGGATTGGATGTTTACCAAGCTCAATTAACAAAGGTAGCGGAAAATGCAAAATGAAAATAAACCAATGGGTTTATACCTAACTAACGAAGGTTCCTCTATGTTATTGCGTGGATTGGAATTGCTACCAGACACCGACAAAAAGAAAGTAATCTATAATGATCTTAAACGTGAATTACAAATCATCAAAACCATGTGGGAACGAAGAATCAAAAATGAACAACTAATCGCCCAACAAAGAAAATCAAATAGGAAGTAACCTGTCAACAATATCACAAACTTGTTTAGCAATCGAACCTACTGAAATATCAACATAACCCTTGAGCGTACTAGTATAAGAAGTATGAATTAAATGAGTCTCATTGACAATATCACCAAACTTACCAACATGGTTAAGATAAGCCTCATTGACTTTTCTTAAATATTCTTCACCACGACCCTCAATCTTACACTTCTCACCACCTCGATTAATCATACGACGCCTAGCAACATCAAAGGGGGACCATAATAGAAATAAACAATCTGCCTTAGGAAATCTAATATTTGAATATAAGTCAGGAAGCCACTTCTCAGTCTCTGCATCTGAGGCAATACTATAAATCAAACCACTTATAATATTACACCTATCAGAAACAATAATCTTATCTGGATTCTTATTAAGAACATGTTCAATGAAATTCTGATAATCAGCCAACATCAACATCTGTGTTACATGATCACTCAGCGGCTCAATAGTATCATCATGCTTCACTAAATGACGAAGTTTCTGACCAAGCTTTGTAGCACCTGGATGTTTACAGAAGATGACTTCTCTAGATTGTTTCTTTAAGTGATCGACCACCATTTCAGCAACGGTCGTCTTACCCATGCCATCCGATCCTTCGAAAATTATGTGCATTATTCTCCCCTCCAAATTTGAGGAATCAAAATGATTAACTTGTAAGACGAATAAATCATTATCATAATAACAATCAAGAGGAAAAGTATGGGATGTTTAATACATTGCTTATGATACCAACTCCACAATTTATTTTGGCGAATAGTTATAGTTTCATCTTCAACATCTGTAGTTCCCATTTGTTTAGGCTTTTTAGACAATTTATCACGGAATTTCTTCAATTTAGCTATATGTAGGTCATCTTGAGTAGCAACTCTTATGTCTCTAACCATAAACCCACGATTACTAAGCACAAACACGGCGGCTTCGATTGAATCTGCTTCGATTATGTCCGAATCTTCAAGAATCTTTTGAGTCCCGTTTTGATTCACCATTGTTGTCGTCGTGTAAGAGTACAGTGGCATCCGGTAGCCTCCCAGCTAACCATTCAACTATATCACGGCCAAGTTCATCTTTAATTTCGGATACAGAATAACATGCCCTAGCAATGCCCTCGGGCCTATCACCTAGTTCCTTAAACAGAGTAACAGACGGCTTCGCACAATCATGAAAAACAATTTTGAGATTAAAAATTTTTTCGCCTTGTGCTTTGGGCCAACGCCCATGTAAAAGATCGTCTTCCCACTCACGTGCTTGACGATCATCCATTTTCATCTCCTTCTTGAATTTCTCTACAACCAAATCAGTCACAGTCATAGTCAAAGCCCTATATTCTTGCTCTTCTTTATTCATTCTTAAACCCCTAGTAGAAAACACAAATTCTATTCCTAGATGAAGTGCATCTAGGATACGGGTTTACATACAGCCACCGATCTGGTTTAGGAAACTTAGACTCAGAACCAACAGGCATAAATATTACCTTAGCATCAGCCTTATCATACCATGTATTCAAATCCTTCAAAGTGAGATCAGTATTGTGACACCAACTTCTATCCAATAACACCGCATCATAATGATCCCTCTCCAAAGGATAAAAAGTCGAATTAAGAAATGACGACAACCTATCAAAAGACTTATTAGTGTAATATTGGACACCCTCCATAGCAGCCGCAAGCGCCTTACTCCCAAGACCAGGATAAGGATCAGCCACTAACTGACCAATCAACCCAAATTTCCTATAAATCAAACGATAACAACCAGGATCTATAAAGGCACCAGTAGTACGATACTTTAAATCAAGCTTCAAACGCATAAAAATTGAAATTCTAGTCACATCTTGCTTGAGTCTTAGAATTTTACTAATTGCCCTCCTAAGAACATATCTGTCTGACCATGCGTCGCGGATAGGATACTTACCAAACGAATCCCAAGCCAAAAGTTGTTCAGCCAACAACCTACCAGGACGAATATTACTCCTAAACTGTCCAAACGATAAAATAGTATTCAGATAATAATATCTAGTCTCAGGATTAATAGCATGCAACTTCTCAAGATCATCAACCAGAATACGCTTCGGATAATCAACATCCAACCAACCTTCCTCCAGCAATCTGCATATCAACCTATGGATAACCATCCTCTTCTCATAAAAACTTCCATGTTTCCAGGATTTATACCTAATAATAAACAACTTCGGATTACGTTCTTCGAATTGAAACTGATTCTGAATCGAAACCACTCCGCCAGCCAACGGATCTTCAGGCATCTTGAGCCAGCTATAATCAGACTTATAGCGTCGCCATTTCTCCCTAATCCCATCCTTGAACATAACTGTTACAGAATCATACCTAATTTTATGCCAAAGGACTATTGGGTCCGAGGCCAATAACTCAGACATCTTTCTAAGGGCGACACGTTCAGTCAAATTCACAAAATTATCTATAATTATTAACTCTAGCTTCATTCCTATCACGAATATCAAAACCAAATTTAACCAGCCATAAACAAATAGTCGCACTATTGACACCAGCAATCTCAGCACACTTCTTCTGAGACAACCCCTCTATCACATAATGATCATCAAGCCACTTCGCATTACAGCAGGGATTCTTAGACTTAGTGGTTTCCCCAATAGGACGAGACTTAACACCATTCTTCTTGAGTTTACGCATAACCCACTCGTGCCTAATATTGGCCATCCTAGCAATTGTTGCATAACCATACCCCTTCTCATACATCGCCTTTAGTGACTCTACATCAGTACTAATTTTGGGCACCACAGCAGGACTTGAAACACGCCTTTTCTTAAACGGGCATGGCTTTGCTTTAATACCACATTTCTTGCGCCATTTATTAATAGTATAGGTAGATCGATGAGCAATATAAGCCAATTCCAATGTACGAAGATAACGATTCTCCTCAAAAAATTTACGGAGCACTCTAGGATCTTTAGGGTCTGGGTGGATCATCTTCTTGATGGTATTGGTGCACCAGGCTCTGAATCAGGGTCTTCATCTGGTTCATTGGGGCTTGGTCCACTAGATTCAGCACCAGCGCCAGAAGCCAAATCTTCGTCCTCTGGATTCACATTAGAAAGTTCTGGTTGCAACGGCTTCATCTTACGCTTAGGTACCCGTGCAGGTTCTTCTGGGGTTACTTCAGGTGTAACTTCAGCTTCTGGAGTTGGTTCTTCTGGAACTTCTGGGGCTGGAGCCTCTAATTCAGGAGGAGCCAATGGACGCATTCTGCGAGAAGGTACTTTCTGAGCTTTAGGAATATCCTTCTCAGCCTGTTGCTGCTGAACAGCAGTCTGAGCACGCTTGGTTGTGTCTGGAGCTTCAGGAGCTTCCTTGGGTTCAACAGGACGTTCTGGCGGAATATCAGGCTGTGGTTCCTTTGGTTGTCGTTCTTTCCTGAGTTTAGAAAGAACCTCACGCCTATCTTGAAGCTTGGAAGCTCTATCAGTATCTCCCTTCTTACGCAATTCAGAAGGAGTCATAAACTTCAAAGTCCCAAGATCAACTACCTCAATATTCTGATTCTTATAAGTCCGATAATAATTATTGAAAATATCTGGTAACAATCTTCTACCAGCCCAATATCTAGATTTCAAAGTCCTATGTTGAGAAATTTCAGGAGCATAATAGCGTAACTCCTCAATCTGATCATCAGTGAGATAGTTCAGATTAATACCACCAACCAAAAGATTCCCAGTATTCGGATGTGTCCATTTGCCCAATTGAACAATTTTGGGAGTCGGGTCAACCTGAGGAGTAGTATATCTAGTATCGAGCACTTTAAAATAACCTTCAACCATAACCCTGCAATATTGTGCATCCAAATCATGTAATTCTGCTAGCCGCATAATAACCCCAATCTTACCTATTTTTGAATATTCTTAAGATCAAGTAGAGCATACTTAACAGAATTATCCATAATATCCATAATTTTATCATCACTAATCATGCCACTCAACATCTCATATTCCCTATCTAAAGTAGTATTAAGAACATAAGGATCATCAGTACCAATCGTCACAGTACAACCCTCCTCCAATAATTTCCATATTGGGTGATACTTAACACCCATAGCAACACCAGTACAAATATTAGAGGACAAAGCAATATCAAAACAAATATTCCTCTCCTTAGCCAAAGCAATAATGTTAGGATCAGAGACTGCTTTGATGCCGTGCGATACCCGTTTGACATTTAACTTTTCAATCGCAATTCTAACATTCTCAGCCGATTGAGATTCACCAACGTGCGCCATAACACCTTTTCCAGCTTTAGACCATGGTTTCAAAAGCGGCACAAAGAAATCTGGGTCGAACTTAGCCTCATCGCCAACCAAATCAATACCAACCACCAAATCAGCTACATCAGAATCATCAATAATAGCTGCAATCTTCTTCTGTAGAGCTTTATCGGTCTCATATTTAATACTAAGAACCAGACCAACTTTAACTCTATCAAATTGTGATTCCTGCTCAACAAAATGGTGAATTAACTTAATAGCTTTTTGTGGAGTCCAATCCATAAAACGCATATACTTATCAACCGTAAACTTCAACTCAACATAGTCAAGCCCTTCTCTGGCCATGTCCCAACACACTTGATTAATCGCAATCCCTATAGCCCTCTCGTCCCAATGAATAGTCTCCAAAATTTTAAACTTACTTAGGAATTCATAAAAACCATATTGTTCACCACTCGCAAAACGACGTTTGGACATAATTTCACCCAGCGAGGGCGACCCATCTTGCTTACTCAGAATCTTAAAAATAGCTGCTGCTGAGATTGAGCCACCTAGTTAAAGGTGGCGGTGAAGGTCTGCCTTCATCACGCCACAAACTCCTTTCTTAATTCTTATTGACTTCATCTTTAATAGGTTTAACTTCATTTCCGACAAGATCAACAGCCTTGCCAGTAAACCATTTACAAACTTCTGCAAGAGAAATCAATCCCATAACAGTAAAAACCACCCCATAAACCCAACCAGGAGCATTAAGACGATCAAGGAACAACCACAAAGTAATCATAGGGAACAAATACAAATTTGGTGGCATATTGTTTCTATTAATGAACTTCATTTTGACTCCTTCTTAAAATCATACTCACTATTTAAATACTTTCCTGAATCGCTGGTTATTTAACCCATAGTTCAGGCAAAAATATATTATGATTAATTGGGGTGAGGTTAAAAAATTACATAATGATGGATATTCTAATAAACAAATCAAAGATGAACTGAAAATTTCATTCGGATCGATACAAAGAATATTAAAGAATATTGCCGAGGGAAAGACAAGAAGCGTCACCAATAATTCTGAGCCAATTCATAAAAGACTTAAAATAACAGAATATGAATATGTACAGTTATTGAAAAAATTATATTGGCAAGACCAGCTTTCTCAACACAAAATTGCTAATAAATTACATGCCTGCACAACAACCATAGAAAATAACTTTACCAAATACAACATTGGCGTTAGATCGACATCAGAATCATCAATGTGGGAACAAAAGACATGTAATCTAACCGATTTACAAATCGAAACCCTAGATGGAATGATGTTAGGTGATGGGTGTTTAGTTAGATCAACTGTCTCAAGCAGAATAACTTATGGCTGTAAATTCAAAGAAACTTTATTGGATATTCAAAAAGAATTCAATCAATTACATTTTAGTAACCCATGGGGGTCTAAAATATCAGATAAATCATGGAGGACTAAAAATCGATATTGGCATATGAAATCATCTTATTATAATGATTTGTTGCCCCAACAAAAGCGATGGTATAAAAATATAAAGACGATTCCCGACGATATTCGTCTGACACCAAAATCTTTTTATTGGTGGTTTATTGGAGACGGATATACTCATCATAAATGTATTATTCTTTGTACCGATAATTTTGAAAATAATGATTTAATTAAATTACAATCTAAGTTAAACAATCTAAATTATAAAACATTTATTGGCAACAGAAAAAGACTTAGATTTGACCATAATTCAAGCAGTAAATTCATTAGTGACATAGAAAATAACAACACCATCGCACAAGAGTACCAATACAAATTCGACAAATTTCATGAAGGAAAAACAAAATGACACAAGTTGCCCTCATAAGCGGCTGTACAGGCCAAGATGGATCTTATTTAACAGAATTATTATTAGACAAAGGCTATGAAGTTCATGGTATAATTAGACGTAGTTCATCATTTAACACGGGTCGTATTGATCATTTGTATAAAGACCAACATGATGATAATTGTAGGTTAAAATTACATTATGGTGATCTTAGTGACACTAATAGTTTACATAGAATTGTTGATTTAGTTAAACCAGACGAGGTTTACAATTTGGGTAGTCAATCCCACGTGCGTGTTTCGTTTGACATTCCAGAATACACATTTGATGTGGTTGGTACTGGAACCTGTAGATTACTAGAAACACTCAAAGGCAGTAAGGCGCGTTTTTATCAGGCGAGTAGTAGTGAAATGTTTGGAGAAGTAGTCGAATCACCTCAAAACGAAAATACACCATTTAGGCCACAAAGTCCCTATGGGTGCGCAAAAGTCGCTTCATACTATTTGACAGTCAATTACCGAAAGTCATATGGAATGCATGCTAGTAACGGCATATTATTCAATCACACATCAGAACGTCGTGGAGAAACATTTGTAACCAGGAAAATCACTCGTGCCGCAACACGAATCAAATTAGGATTACAGAATAAATTATTTCTGGGTAATCTAGACGCCAAAAGAGATTGGGGCCACGCCGCAGATTATTGTCTCGCCATGTGGCTTATGGTTCAACAACCAAAACCAGATGATTATGTCATTGCTGCTGGTGAAACGCATAGTGTAAGAGAATTTTGTGAAGAAGTTTTTGGTCTACTTGATCTTGATTATAAAGATTTCGTAGAAATTGATAAAAAGTATTTCCGCCCTGCTGAAGTAGACTTATTACTCGGAGACGCCACAAAAGCACATCGTCTACTAAATTGGTATCCGAAAGTTACTTTTAAGCTTCTCGCAAAAATCATGACAGACCACGATCTTGAATTAGCTCGTCGCGAAGTACTATTAGGAAAACATTATTAAGTACCATGGAAATAAATATAGGACGGAGGTAATCAATGTCATTTTTAAGCGATTTATCTACCAGACGTGGTATGATTACAATTGGTGGTAACCCAACATCGTTCGTTGAATTAGCTGGTGGGGAACCAGTTGAATATAGTTTCTACGAACCAGACCCCACAACCGCTAGGTATGAATACTATTACAACACAAGACTCAACACACTATATAAAAAGAGATGTGTAGCTGATCCAGTGAATAGAGAGACCACATGCTTTTGGCAGGAGGTGACCGAATGTTAAGGAAACTTTGGAATCGAATCACTAACTTATTCAAACACAAGGACATAATTGTAGAAATTGCTAAAGAAGTCAAAGAAAATGAAGGCGCTCCAGAAGCAGTTAAGTTGGAGTGTTCTGGTCCAGCAGTAGCTTTTCAGATAGATAGACCCGACCTATATCCGAAAGTTGTCAAAATAGACGAGATACCAACCAAGAATCATCCAACTAAGAAAATTGGAATTTATAAATACGAAGATGGCAGTGAGATCAGAGTTTCAAACGACCGTTGCTCTCATTGCGCTACCAAAAAGTTAATTGATAGGTTAGAAGAAAAACAAGAGAAAGTTTATAGTAACGAATGTTATTCTAAATAGTATTTCAATAGTGTGAAGAAACTATTAATAGCAAATTATCTATCCCCAGGCGATGTCGTAGTCTTAACAGCCGCAATAAGAGACTTACATCGAAATCACCCACTACAATACCTCACTGATGTTGATACCACAAGCTCTCAAATATGGGAAAACAATCCCTATATTAAAAAACTCAAATGGAAAAAGGACCACTATTTCGGAGAACTCCCTAAGGACCCAAAGAATAATGACCAAATACCTGACTATACTTATAATAACGGTATTTGGAATAATTCTGATAAGACCAAAGCTATCATCCACCAGAATAGAACCTTATTCATTAAAGAACCAGACATTGATGTGATTCATAGTGAACATGATTTAATCAATCACTGCCATAAACCATTCCACTACTTGCATGGCCCAATCCAAGATCTTGAAAATAAGTTAAATATTAGGATTACCCCGACAGAATTCAAAGGCGACATCCACCTGTCCAACGAAGAGAAATCCTGGATATCGCAAGTTGAAGAAACTGGATTCAAAGGCAATTACTGGGTAATATTAGCTGGTGGTAAAACTGACTTCACAGCCAAATGGTGGGACCCCTTTCGATATCAGGATGTAGTCAATTATTTCAAAGGCAGAATTCAATTCATACAATGCGGCGAGAAAAACCATTGGCACCCTGGTTTGAAGAATGTTATTGATCTGAGGGGTAAAACTGACATAAGACAATTCATCAGGTTGATTTATCACGCCGATGGAGTTTTGTGTCCAATAACTTTTGCTATGCATTTGGCTGCTGCTGTGCCCACCAAACCTGGGAAGCCAAGCAATCGGGCTTGTGTTGTGATTGCCGGTGGTAGGGAGCCTAGTCATTGGGAGGCTTACCCATATCACCAGTTTATTCATACTTGTGGTGCTTTGCCTTGTTGTGATAATGGTGGTTGTTGGTTTTCTCGTTGTCAGTTGGTTGGCGACGGAGATAAGAAGGATACTGAAGGAGTTTGCAATAACTACTCTCAAGTTTATAAGAATTTGAGGATTCCAAAATGTATGGACATGATTTCTGTTGACATGGTTATTAGGAGAATCGAGATGTATTATGAAGGCGGGGCTTTAAAATACTATTAAAATCAAGAAGATTCTCGGATTAACTTAATCCTAAGTCTCTTCAACGATTCACTAATCTCTTTTCTACTCAACCCAGTTTTGTCACTCAATTTTCTTATAAGACTAACAAAATTATTTGTGTCCTCCTCAATGAGTTTAGACCAAGCTTGTAAGACAACTTTATCATTACCTTCGATTTGATTCATAATTTTAGCAAAAACTTCGCTGTAGGATCTTTCTGGATAATTAGGCATATATTTAGTTACATAAATAACAATATGGACAAATTCGCTGCTAAAATTAACCGCGTACCAGTCACAATTGCGCCTAAACCAGCCGCAGTAGAAGACGAAATTACAAAACAAAAACGCGAAGCCAGAGAATTCATCTCCAAATCGCACCCATACCCAAACACATATTCTAACCGTGGGATCGTAATGTGTGCTGGTGGTTGGAAGTACCTACCAGGTGCCTGGATTACCATCAACATGTTAAGGAGATTCGGTTGTAAACTCCCGATACAGATCTGGCACTTCGGAGAGAAAGAAGCACCAAAGAATGTTCAAGAGATTTTCAACAATCTGGGAGTTACTTGGATTGATATTGAAGAAGTCAAGAAAGTACACCCAATGGATAACCTCCGAGGTTGGGAGGCAAAGCCATATTCGATTGTTTATTCTCCATATCAAGAGGTATTGTACTTAGATGCTGATAATTTACCTGTGAAAAATCCCGAATTTTTATTTGATGATGTTAAATATAAAGCTTTGGGTGCGATGTTCTGGCCTGATTTTAATAGACTTGGCTCTGATCGTCCAATTTGGGGTATTTGTGATATTACTTATCGTGATGAGCCAGAATTTGAGTCTGGTCAAATTCTGGTGAATAAGGCTAAATGTTGGAAGGCTTTGATGCTAACTTTGTTCTATAATGAAAGGTCGCCTTTTTATTATAAGTATGTTCATGGTGACAAGGAGACTTATCATCTAGCTTGGAGGAGGTTGAATCAGCCCTATATGATGTGTCCTATTATGAAGGGCATTGATTCTACTATGGTTCAACATGACCCTTCTGGGGCTGTTATTTTTCAGCATCGGAATATGGATAAATGGTCTTTGACAAATAAGAATAAGGTGATTAATGGATTCAAATTTGAGAGTGAGTGTAGGGAACTATTAACGATTTTAAGTAATAAGGTTATAGATCAAAGGATTAAGGTATGATCGACAAATTCAGACGCAAATTAAATAAAACCAATCCTTATCCATTTAAACCCAAAATCATTACACAAGAGAAACCAATATTGGTCTACACCGCAGCAATTGGTGCTCATTATCATCAACTAGCAAACATGTTAAAATTGAGTTGTTTAAAACAAGGATATAAGCTTACCATCCTAGATGAAAAATACGGATCTGACCCAGTACGATTGCGCATTGATGTCAATAATTTAATTGACATCAATGCTTATGAATGGATTGTGTATATCGACGCGGATTGTTTAGTATTTGGAGATATTCGAAAATTATTGACTCACGACATTGTGGTGCAAAAAGATGGATTATCATTTAATGGCAACATCAATAAAATGAGAAGCTGGCCAAAGGATTATGGAATCAAAACAGAAATCAATGGAGATTTCCCAGGAGCTTGTTGTGGTGTCTTTGCGTTATCATCAAAGATATATTCTCTTCTCGATGATTGGTTACGACTCTACGATAAAACTGGCGGTAATTCTAAAGTACATCATGCAGATCAGGTAATATTAAATATTATGTTATATAACAATCACATCAACTTCATTTTAACCGATAAAATCTCATATCTCAAACACGACAATACAATTATTGCTCATTATTATAACGGAGCGCACGATATCATGCGTTCCGATTTCAACAAGTATTTCTAATTAACCTTCTTCATAACAGATTTCCACCAATACTCTCCCGACGGCTGTTTGGCGATTAGACCGCCTTGAGAACCATGTTTCCAACATATAAAAGTTATTGAATTGCCAATCAACTCAACCGAAATCAAATCCTCATTATTTGGCCATTGAAACAAGAGAAGATTCTTAAAAGTAATAGAATTGACGGATTTAAACTGGTGTGGTACCAACTCTTCTAGCACATAAACTCCCTTATCATAGGTAATTCGATAACTACCTTCCTTTCCCATAACCGGACCTTTATAAGTCCCAATGAAATTAGAAAATTTGATTGGGTCATCTTTCACTACTTCAACAGGCTTGGTGTTAGCCTCCAACTCCTTAATCCGAGCACCCAACTGAGCAATCAAATCAGTATCAGCAACCGGAGTAACCGCAGCAGCCTTCTTCAATTCCTCACGAAGAGCATAGATCAACCGCATCTTAGCCAACTGAATCTGCTTCTCAAACTCAGCAGCAGCAACAGCAACCTGCTTCTCATACTCAACCTCAGCCTTCAATTTAGGCTTCTCTTCCGCCCCCAAAACTACGCCAACCAAAACCAAAAACACCAAAAGAAATCGCATAATCAAATCCTCCTTAATCATATATTACCACAAAAATAACTACTGTCAATATAAATAAAAATATGACCAACTTCCTAAAACAACTAAACACAGCACTCCAAGACCCACTAGCACACAAAATCAAAACATCAATCAGACTATATGAACAAGAAAAATCAAAAACCCTAATAGAAGACACTCAACCACAAGCCGGAATATATTACTGGATACCATTAAACCAAGAACAATGGAGCCTATACCCATTCTGGGAAGAATTCTACGGCGAAAAAACAATACACCACATAATATGGAACGAATTCCTAGCAGAAGAATTATCAGAATTATATAACTTACGAGAAAAACTAGACCAAATCAAACAATGCCCATATGGATTACCAAGAGGACGAATCTTCAAAACAGAAGACCAAAAGATGATACTCTGGCATGGTGGAGATTCACCAACCAAAAACTGGCTAGAACAAGTCCAAAGAGAATTCAACCTATCACCAGAGAATTTACAAATATTCGAACACAATCACGAGAAACCCAACCAAACACATCATGACAAACTCAAACAACTCGGAATACCAATCTAATACGGAATTTCACCCAAAATGCCCTTAGCAATATTCTGATGATCACTGTCCATCATCTCATGCTCAACCTGTATCACACGAACCTTTTCAGCAAATAACAAACTAGTCAAATCAAACAAACCAATAATCTTCTTAACCTCAGCAGATTGAGGCTTAGGAAAATCATTGCCATGGAAAATTCCATACCATTCAACGGTAGGAGTCAAATTCAAACCCTGACTAGAATCTACTCTACCACGAGGCATGCACAAATAAGCCTCCTTCAAAGCATCAATCTTTGATTGGTCAATAATACCATAATGTTTAGCAACATCGACAGCCAAAACCTGCCAAGCTTCATAATGCGAAAGATTCTTGTCCAAATCAGTATATTCATAATGCCACAACTTCCATTCGGGCTTCAACCACAAATAATACCAAATACCAAGTTTAGGACGCCGATCCTCCTTCAAAGTACCCTCAAGACGTTTAAGAAAGTCGTCACTCATCAAAAGTCTCCTTTCATAGAAATAATATCACAATATGACAAATTATAAATCATCATCAGCATCATCAGGCAAATCAGGCTCATCATGAGGATATAAAGATAGCTCCTCAAAGAAGCTATCACTAAACTCAATACAAGGCTCAATAGGATCAGGTATCTCAGAAGATGGATATTCCTCAGTAGGAGTAGGCTTAAAAGGCCACAAAGCCTCATCCAAAGTTTTACCACCCTCTAAAACATCAATCAACTCATAGATCAAATCAACCTGCTTGTCACTAAATTTCCACCTCTTACCAATATTCTTGTCAGCCCAACCAGTTAGAGAATCACCCAACTCTTGACTCATAGCCGCCCAATCACAAACCATCTCAGCAAGATCAACTTCAGGCATAGAAGAAGAGTCACACGTCTCCTCTAGACTACGATTATTACCCAACTCCATCTCGTCCTTAGAAGGATCATGGAATTCAGCATGATGGCGATTGCTGGTAATATGGCGCAATGTTACCTCATCAACCCTATCCTTCATACCTTCTGGATATTCAAAACTGACTCCACGCTTCTTACAATCATAAAATTCAGTCAACCACACATAAGGTGTAAATTCGGGTTCTTTAAACTTTGACGCATCATGCTTCTTAGCTTGTTCGACCAAACCTTTGAATTTGTCTGGAAATTTCTTATTTAATTTCTCAGCATTCCTAACAACACGATCTATATGCTTCTGCGTCCTTTGATTAAATTTATTGATCAACTTTTTGGGTAGTATCTCCGATTTAATGGCTTCATCAAGACGTTCGGAGAAAGTGCTCATATAGATATTTTTGAAATTAATTAAGCTCCGGATCGTGCTTAATTTCCTTAGGATGTGTTCGATTATGCTCGTCAGCATAATCACATAATCTACCAAATACCGCAGCCAAATCAATATGTTCCTTCTCAGCCCACTCAGTAAGTTCTTTTGCTATTTTATTACCAGCTTCGATCAGTTTCTCTTTCGGAATTCTAACTGTCATGTTCCACCTCCTTAATTAAGCTCTGCTTCGTGTTTAATTTTCTTAGGATGCGCCTTATTATATTCACCTGCTTGTTCACATAGTCGATTAAATACCTCAGCCAAATCAACATGCTCCTTCTCAGCCCATTCAGTGAGATCTTTTGCGATTTGTTTACTAACTTCTTCAATCGTTTCCTTCGAAAGAGAAACTTGCATGTTCCACCTCCTATGACAGATAATATCATAACATCAACACAACTGAATTATCTCTCACCACGATAATGTCGAGATACCCTCCTACTACCAGCAGGCCAATCACCAACATACCCAGGCACTTGAGTAGAAACAATCTTTGGTCCAACTTTCGGAACATCAGGCATATCAACCGGTTCACTCTCGTCTGGAATATCAGCAACCATCGTCAAATCATTCCAATTATCAATTATAAAATCAACCAACTTAGCCATATTCTGAGGGTCAAATCTGCTTGCTAAACCTGGAGCCTGTTTTAGAATTCCATTGATAACTGAATATATAGTCTCAGCTGTTGGAACATCTCCAGCAGGGACCTTTGGAATTAGGATGTTAACAACCTTGTCTAATACAGATCTGGTTTGACCATCAAATGCCTCATTAACACACAATAATTCACAGACCTTCTCCTCAGTTATTCTAATTCCACATCTATTCAATTGATAAGTAAAGAAACCAACCCCAGATTGACTAAAGCCATTTAAAGCCAAATCAATTTTCAACTCAGTAAGAACCATAAATGATCTCCATATTTATATTTCACTTACAGCCTGTTTCCATAATTCCAAAGCCCACTTACCATCAATATCAGACAACAAAGGTAAAACATTATTCACGACATATTCTTTTGATAACTTATTTCTCTTAACCAATTCACCAAAATCTCCACGATCCTTAAGACGCTTAGCCGAAATCTTCATGGCCAATAACCTAGGAAGACTAACATATCTCAAACCTGGACTTGAATCTTCAATAAAAGGGAACACAGAATGCCCAGCTTTAGTCCCAGTAGGGCAAAGATTTATCAAAATACCAGAAGAATGTTGAAATTTATTATGACCAATGAATTGAAAACCAGAAGCAATCAATGCATCACCTAACTTATAAGCATCACTAACAGTAACTACCAAATCAATATCCTCGGTTGATCTATTGTAGCCATAATTAGGTAATGCAGCTCCGCCAATTACCATGGCAGGCACACCAATCTGTTTAGTTATATTAAAAATGAGCTTAACAGCCTGCTCACGACTTTCAAATAAAGAAAAACAATGTGCAGTAGCACTAAGAGATTTTAATCTCATTTAATTATTTAGCTGGTCAACTCCAATTGTCCATTGGTATATTCATTGAATCCTGAAATCTGGTCGAGGACATCCATCGATCTAACTATCGCTCCTGGGAACATTCTAAGAGCAGCTTTACCAACCTTAATTTGAGGGTTAATTGGGAAATAAGGAGTACTAACAGCAACTGGAGAAACAAGCTGAGCAGAAAGAGTCGGGTCCGGACTAACAAGCAGCCCATTATACCAAATCCAAATCTGGGTATCCTTAAAGAGAATCTGGACCTCATTCCACTTCTCAGTCTGACCACTAACTGGAACAGCTAACTCACCACCAACAAACGTCTTAAACCCAGACGGATCAGAACTAACATTATCGCCAATACCGTCAGTGATGAAACCAGTCTGCACCATGACCTTACTAACTGCGTAACCTGGAGCTAACCCACGAACCAAATCATCCTTAGCATCTGGATATTCTAACTCATAAGGAACGTGCATATCAAGAATACCAACTTTAATCTGCAATTGAACAGACTCAGAACCCGCAGTATAATTAGTACAATATTGGAATCTAACACACGGTGAAGTGTAATCCTGTCTCAATAATTCAACAACCGTGGTATTCGTAGGAGTCTCAGCGGCACCAGGACTTGCAGTGCCAGCACTAAAATCGCAGAAAGAAGCACCATTAGCGCCACCACTGCCGTTATGACAGAAAGAAGCACAATCACTTGGACTCTGGATGATTGGGAAATCTTCATCAAATGGGAAGACATCTGTGCGACCAATCAACATCGTAGCATTGTCATCCCAAGGTGAGAAAGCTGCCTTGAAATAATAACGCCAAATAGCATCACGGAATGCGCCAGACAGAATCCTAACCACACCCTCTGCAGGTAAATCCATCCAACGCACACCCTTAATCACAATAAAAGGCGAGCCAGCAAAAGGACCAGTCATAACCACACCACGACGAATAACCTTCATATAAGTGTCAGCAAAATGGTCAACTGGTGCTGACAATAGAAAATCATATGGAGGGAAACGAGTAGCAGAAGCATCTGGCATACCAATCTTGGCTTTAACAAACACATTTCTATGGTTACCACGATGCCACAAGAACACCGGCCTATCCGGAACTTTCTCAATCGCCAAATCAAACTGTTGGCCAAGCAATGCAAGATCTCTGATGTCGATCTTACCATCTTGATTGAAATCCGCCTCAGAGATGTAACGACCATCACCACGAACACTACCATAAACACACATAAACGCGTGGAGGTCTTTATCATCAATAATCCCATCCTGATTAATATCACCAACCAGAGTCTTAGTCTGTTCAAGAATCCTCAAACCAGGAATTGTAGGATCAATATCGGCAACAATATCATTATTGATTGGCTCGCCTGATGGTTCGTAAACCTTATTACCAGCACTATCCTCAACTTCACCGCCGTCGTCTGACAAAATCAGACGATCTTCGAAACTATTCAAACCCCAGATTGTTGGTTCAAACAACCTAACGTCTGGGACATTGATTTCGGCTGCTGAAATATCAGTATTGGTCTGAGGATCATTGATTTCTTCACGAGCAGTCAATAGATCACCAAACTGAACAGCAGCAGCCAAACTCCACATTGAAGACGGAGTAGCTTGAGGTTGCTTATTAATAAAGTATCGAACAATACGTTGAGCAGATGTTCGACTAATTTCGAATTCCCAAGTATCAACCAAAGTACCAATTGGAAGAACATCAACCGTAGCATCCAAAGTCAATGTCTTTGGATTAGTCATAGCAGTCGCAGAATTCTCTGGATTGCTATATTTCCAAACATTGATCGCAGTAAAACGATCACCAATTGGTACTGCATTTTTCACATCCCATTTACGCAAAGTATAACGATTAGTTGATAGAACATCTGATGGGTAGTCAACCACAACCGCCATTTGTTTGGTTAACAAATTACCTCTATAGAGCAAGGCACCCAACATCCCTGGATCAGTCTCAGAGAAGAATTCAAATGTTATCTGTCCACCATTTTTGTCCTTACCAGTATACCAAATACATTCAGCAAGATTATTGGTTCCTGGTGTCATTGACCAACCGGTCTGAGTAGTCGCGTTTGAATTTCTCTTGAGAACCATCTCCAATTGGTTTTCAAAAGGAGTAATTGCATTGTCATAACGCTTGAAGATAAACGCCGGATAATTACCTTTCAAACTCAATGCCTTCATTGGGTCTTTAGGATCAACAATAATTGATTCTGGGAAGGTATAAACCTTCAATTCCCCATACATCGAAACATCTGGCATAATTCCATTGCAAGATGGTGGGCGTATAGCACGAGCTTCAGACTCGTCTTGTATCCAGAAGATTTGAGAACAGGTCTCACAAGAACAGTTCAATGGAATTGGTGAATCAACAGTAAAACGAACTGTATTACCAATTCTCTCAAGACTAATGAATTCACTACCAGCTGCCAAGATAATATCACCAACCATAAAGCCGCCATCATCAGGGAAACCCGCCCCTTGGAATCCTAATACCCCGATACGCATTTGTAATAGCGCATCTAACTTACATTTATCATCCGCAGCCATCAGTCCTGGTGTATCACAAGTTGCTGATGGAACTAAATCTTCAGCAATGTGTGTCATGCCATGTTGGCTAGGAATTACTACTTGGCTTTCTTTAGCATAAAGAGTCTGTGTGTTTTGATCGTAAACATATCCAGATAAGACACCACACGGCCCAGGAACCTGAAAGAACTGACAGTTCACTAAATTCGAAACTTGTGGAATCTTAAATTGAACTGACATTCTTTTTTCTCCTCTTTTTATCGTAGTATCTTTGCTCAAGATCAAATATATAAATTAAAGGAAAAGCATATGATGTTATTAGAGGATCAAAATAGGATAAATAACCAGATCATAAATGATTATTTATCTGGCATAGGAATGAGTAAATTAGGATTCAAGTATCATAAAGATTGGACAACCATTAAGAATATTCTGATTAAGTATAATATTAAGATAAGACCAAAATCAATTAAAAAAATCAATAATACAAGTATGATTCGTAAACTATACTTAGACGGCCAAAGTACTTATAAAATAGCTTCTAGATTTAAATGCTCACCATTTTTAATTAGAAATACTTTGATTAAAGAAGGCATATTAATTAGAAATCGAAGTCTACGCCAACGAAAATTCCAGATCGATGTTTTTAGACTTAAAGATTTGTCTTCCGAAATCGGAGCATATTGGTTTGGTTTTTTGTTGGCAGATGGTCACCTATATTCAAACAGACATCGAATACGATGCTCTCTTGCTGTTAAAGATATTGGTCATCTTTATCATTTAAGTAAGGATCTTAATAGCACAATACCACCTAAAAAATCCATGATCAAATGTCAAGGCAAATGGTTTGGTCGTGGTTATATGGTTATTAATAATAAAGAATTATCTGATTTTTATAGGAAAAACCATTGGTTTGATTTCAAAACAGGTAGAATTAAAAAATTCAAAATCAATAATCTTAATATGAAACATTTCTTACGTGGCCTTTGGGATGGTGATGGCATTGTGACTCACAACCAAAAATATCTGCGCATGGGGTTTTGCGACAAGTATGAATGTGTTGTGAATTGGGTAAAATATCATCTTAGACGATTAGTTAAAAATGAGTGCGGCATGGTGTTGTCAAATAATCGAACATGCAAACATGGTCCGATATATGCTGTGTACTGGACAGGTTCACAAGCAAACCAAATTGCAAGCATATTGTATTTTAATTCTCTTAGATATCTTAGGCGCAAATTTGAAAAAATCTCACCACATATTCTGCAAATATAATATATGGTCATTTTATATGAAACTGCCCCACCAAAAGGAAGCTTCAAAAGATTGTTGGACAATGCCTTAGGCAGATACTATCTAACCGAAGATTTTACCCTCATCAAGGTACTTAAGATCGAACCACATAATGGATATGAATTACGGACTGAATTATGGGATCAAGGAGAGCATGGACCACCTAATGCAGAACCATTAGAAATTATTAATGCATATACCAAAGAGGGTGATCTAGTTGGTGATCCAAACATGGCTAAAGAAATATGCGATAAACGCGGAATTAAACCACAAATGCGCACATCACATTCTAACTGCTGTACTATTGGCTACTGTCCAAAAGATGAGAAGTATTATGGCTGGAGTCACAGAGCCATTTTTGGTTATGGAATTGGCGATAAAATAGGTGATGAACTAGACAGTCCTTCTTCATTAGAAGGCAATATGCCAAAAGGATTCCAAGCGAAAAATTTAGAAGACGCCAAATTAATGGCCATGGCTTTCGCAAAATCAGTCAGTTAATCACATATTGATCTGAGCAAACAACAGCGCAGGTTCCTTATTAATCGAAATTCTACGACCAGAATATAACCAAGTACCAGTATTATTTGCCACACCAACCTGTCTATTAGAAGCATTATAGACCACAATGTCTTTATTACTTCGTTGTTCAAAAAATCCTATAATTCTACCATCCGCGTCTTTAATAATTTCGCGTCCTTCGAATAAAACTTGATCAAGTAATTTATCGAAACTCATCAAAATATTTTTGGTGGAGATTGTTACTCCCACCAAAACTTAATCACCAACCTTGACGCCCTTCAAAAATCCTTCCTTAGAACCAGTCAAATCATTCACACCCTTCGAAATAATCTGCTCGAATTGATCCTTAAAAGTGAAGTACAATCTAATAACTGCTGTTGGTTCCTTCTTCCATGCGTCTAGATTCAACGGATCACATAACAAATTCTGATCAATTTCAGCGCCAGCCCCAATTGAAACTTCTTTGATTGGGGCACTTCGTAGACACGAATATTCTTGTTTTTCCTTGGGACCTTTACAAACTTGAACATATTTCTTAGAGGGCATAGCACATGTCTTTTCCTCAGTCTCTTGACTAAGATGATCGAGACTGCATGTGTAAACCGCATGTGAATCTAATTTATTGTCCGCATGTCCGGAGTCACAAAAATTCATAGCTGAGCCATACACAACTTCAGTATCTGGACCTGGAACATTATTGATATACACACCTGGCATGTGCCACCCGCCACCAAACGACATACAGCGCGAACCTCCCTGTGTTGAGACACGGGGATTCACAGCGTCATAAAAGGCAAAACCAAACGCAGGAACAGTATTCTGCTTACCAATCACAGCAGAAGCAACATCCCTCAACTCATCTTCAGAGAAGAAGAATTGCCTAACTGTCCCATCGGTTTGTCTAAAACCATCCCACCACAACACATTCGGATAACAAATATATGACTGTGGAGGCCACTTATAATTGCATTTTGAACAAAAAAGTTCACCCTTGAACAGTTCATTATGAATAGGACACTTCTCCACATACTTCTCAAGGTGTAGACCTTCTAATTTCTGGCCAGTAATTGGATTCATACCCTTAACACTAGCTAAAATAGCAGTGTTAAGGGTATTATTATCAGTCCAATCAAACCAGATGCCACAGTCAGCGAAAACAGGACACACATAACTTCCCAGACCACGAACCCAACTTTCAGGAGCACCTGGGAACATATCGACCGGATAAACTGGCACACTTGCCCCAGGCGGTAACTGATGTGGTCTACCAATGTCTTTCAACTTCGGCGCGATCTTCAGAGTAGCAAATCGACCATTACAACTCATCTGAAAATTTGGCGCTATCTTCGGCAACATCTTCATCGAGTAGAATTCATCTGGTTCTGACATGGTAATTCTCCTTAAATGGGGTGTGCCAGATTTCTCCAGCACACCCCAATCTCAATTAGAACACCCGATGATGGAAAGGATCAGCAACACCCTTACTCTGTGACATACGACGACGTAGCTTGGGCAGCTTATCGTCAATCTTCAATTCGTCGTACTTAGCACGAATCGAAGGAGTAGAAAGCAAAAATTGAGCGCCTTCTTTTCTAACCTTCTCGATTAACTCATTAATAGCAACCACGCCTCTGTTCACTAATTCATTGCCACCATTATTTGCAACCTTAACAATCACACGATCTTCTTCCTTAATGCCATCCCAAGTATTGCCACATTTTTCACAATAACTACCAGCTAGAATAATACCATGCAATGGGCATTCCTCAACATAAGTCATTGGGAATTCGCCCAATTGACAGACTTTGACGATCTGTTTCTCAACAACTCCGCCATTATTCTGTTCACCAATAATATATGTCGCTGGCGTTTCCTGCCTACGAGCCAATCGTAACAATTCAGCTGTAGCGCCTATGTTGAGGTGTCCATTATTCATGAAAATTATGAATGGTCGTCCATTTGATCGTTTACGGAGTTCATCAACAATCTTAGATGAACACTCGGCATTATATTGTTCAATCAATTCCTTATCAGAATATTGATCAGTCGGTCTAAGAGCCTTGATCAGATCACTAGTCTCACTCGCCTTATCGGCCTTCTCTGAAGAACCTTTCAAAATTGCCCATCCAGCCTTGAACCGAGCAATTTTTACCTGCGGTTCCTTTCCCTCAACCATTACGCGCTTTGCGTCACTTTCTTGAGTTGTACTTGCTTCAAGTAACGCTAGACCATCAGCATCCGGCTCAATCCCAAGATCAGCCAGATGTCGCATCAGCTCAACAGGTGTGATTTTCATCACCTGTGCTGCCTTCTCGACCTTCTGTTGGAATACATCGGTGGGCTTACTCACTGCTACCTCCTTGGACGCCTTGTTTTCGGCGTCATGATCGGATTACTGAGCCGTAGCTGTTCGTCCGAATCCTTGCCAACTTTAAGCGCTGTTGGCGTGCGCTTCAATCTTATGTACGTTTGACTCTGCTCGTGCTTTCTCAAGCAGAGTCTGAACTTCATTGATTCTTCTACGCCAACGAATTCTACCTTCAAAACCAACAGTATTAGAATAACACGCATTCAAACTCTCAAGTTCATTCTGCAAAGTACACATCATGGCCTCACTAATTTTATGATAGACGACTGGTTCCACACCAACTGTAATTTTACCTCTTCTCCATAATTGCCCATAATGTTTTCTACAATAGCCTTTTGAATGGTTTTTATTGGGACATCCTTCAACAATGCATATTTTATCCATTCTAAACTCCCACAATTATCTTCTTTTTCGATGCATTGCATCCTCAACGTCATACATGTCACGAGCCATTTGATTAAATTGCTTTGTTGCTAATGACAAAATTTGCTCACGATCAGGACAAGGAAAAGTTTTCGTTATGATAACACCAGGTAATGAACGGTCATTTACAATATCCTTGGCTAGAATGTCAGCTCCTTCTCTCGTTATAGAAAAACCTCCCAAAAACGGAGCATTCACAAAAATTCCATCTTCCTCATCATCAATAACAGACGCGTAGTAAACAACAAATTCCATGAGTATCATCCTTTGTTTCTTCTGGTTTTTCATATCAAAGTTTCCCCTCTCCTAAACTCCAGATTCACCAAAACCAGCAGTCCCGCGTTCATTATAATCAGGACTGAAACTAGAAACCTCTACGATATCGAACGGTATATTCTTGTGGAGAATCAACTGAGCAATACGATTGCCTTTTTCAATAACATATGGTTCTGAGCCATAATTCATAAGACAAACCATTAATTCACCAGTATAAGTCGCATCAATTATGCCATGGAAAGGCGAAATTCCCTTCATCCAAAGGCTTGATCGCGGTTCGATTGTTATGTAGTACCCAGAAGGGCAAGTTAATATTACACCAGTATGAATATTTAACATCCTATTTGGCAATATGGTCCCACCATTAATAGCAACTATATCATATCCAGCATCCGTTGGACGCTTTCTATATGGAATTTTAGCGTCTGGGTGACACAATTTACATTCAAGCCGAGCGTTGACATTTAGAAAATTTGTTAGGTTTACTTCTAAACAAAAATTTAAGAAATCACCAACTGTCGCATTACTTTTAGCTTGATTTATTGCTCGTGAAGCCCAAACAACATTATCAAGAATATATCCCCCATTTGGATCAATCCTATCAAGTTGCGCGCCTCTAAGACCCTTAGTAGCAAATTCTAGACTAATACCAGTATAGAAACATCTACCACACTGTTGATTCCATTTTCTCGTCAATGATTCTATGTCTAATTCACAGAGTATTCTATCTTTCTTACATCTACTTTTTTTAGTACACAGATAATTTTTAATCCAAGAATTAAAATTGGTTTTCCTTTCATTTTGTTTTCGTTCATTTTGTTTCTGATTATGAACGCATTGATTTGAACAACTTTTACAGTAACTAGATAATTTATCATATCTAGCAAGATTAACGTTAAACATAGTAGTCGTAATGAACTGCTTACAATGATTACACCACTTAAGTAATGTTCCATCTTCTCGCGTTTTATATGTAGGACAATTGTGAAGTTGATGCAAGTATCTCCATTCTCTAGTAAATTCCTCACCACATCGCACGCAACGAACATAAACTTTATGGTGTGAACCAGTGACCAAAGTTGTAATATTGATATTAAATTCTTTTAGTGTTCTCTCTGAAAGAGCAATTACTTTCCCTTTTCCGTACATGGTTGTCTCCTCTGGTGACTTAAAATACATCGTATTCAAAATACTTAAATATTAGAGAAATACTTTCTTAATGAAGTATGTGTGATATTAAGTATTTGAAAGGCTGATTATGAGATCACCAGAGAATTTCGTAGAAGAACTAGTCCAAAAAGGTGTCCACTGGGCTGGTATTCTTTCTGTGGCCAGAGGGACCAGAAAGGGCATCTGGTATAAAGAAATCAAAGATATACTCCTTAAACGTAAACTCATGCCAGAAAACGAAGAAGAAGCCGCAAAACAGCGAGAAGCAATAATCAAAAAACAACGCGATCTTCTTGAAGCAGAGAAAGGACGAAAAACCTTAGAACGGAAACAAAATAGGTCAAACATATCCCTTGCCGGATTAAGAGTAACAACACAGAGACCACAACAAGGAGCAATCAAGATGAGTCCAGAACCCCAGAACGAACCAACCAAATCCGAACCCAAACCTGAAACCAAACCCAAGAAACCAAAGTCAGAATTTGCAATCAAAGTAGCAGGAATGACATTAGAACAACTAATCGAATGGGCAAAAGAACTTGAAGTCCCACAAGAGAAAATAGATCAACATAAATCCAAACCAGCTGGCCTGGCCAAAATGAATATTAGTAATCTAATCAGATCTAGGATTCCAAAACCCTAATCATAACCAACCATTGATTCCTCAGGTGCTCGTACGGGAATTGGTGTTTGTGACTTTAGTATCGGCCTCTGTATTGGCTTTGGGGCTGGCTTCGGCTTAACGCCGTATTCCTTCTCCACATCAATTATGGAAGGATCAGAAGCAGATTGAACCTGAGGATTAGAAGCAACCTGCTCAACTGCCTTACTAACTTCCTGCTTCTGTTCCGGAGTAGTAGCCAAATTAGCTGATTTCATAATTGCCGCAGCGGATTTAACGACTGTAGACACAAACTTAGCAATATCTTGTGAAGATGGCTTGCCACCACCAAAAGCAGCACCAAGATCGTGTTCATCATCCTTCAAACCATGTGTCTTCAAGATTGAGTCAATGGTTGTTGTGTCCAAACCAAGACTAGACATTACATCCGATAATTTAGCCTCAGTAATAATTATCTTCTCATCACGACGATCCCAAACTTCGTGAATAGCATCAACGATCTTACGAATATCTGCTGACTTACCACCCGTCACCTTATCAACTAGTTGCCAGAAACGAGGATCTTCAGCGGGATTAATAGCAGCGGTTTTAGCATAACGATAAAGAGCAGATAGACCAGGGAATTCATCTAAAGCGGCTTTGACCTTAGGACTCTCAGGATCGTCACCACTAGCGAATAGTTCACGAAGTTTAGCCACTAGTGATTGACCAATATCAGACCACATTTCTTCGGTTAGAACATCCTTCATTTTGGCTTCAAACAAAGTTACAACTTTCTTACGACCAAAATCTTCTAACGGCAATGTCTTATTATAATTCAATGATGGTTCCGGCTGTGGTGCTGCTGGTGGAGTTGCACCTGGAGAGGCTTGCCCATCCATCTTCGGAGCATCAAGGGCAGTAACCTGCATTTTACGACCAAAAGCCGAACCAACCTTACTATCACCCTGTGGCGCTCTTTTTGCCCACTGGCTGAATGCTTCCTTACCTCTTTCACGAGTTCCATATTCAGGGTCTAGCTTAGATCGGATCATTTTGATCACTGGTTCAGGGTCCTTACCCTGCTTAGCGATCATAGCATGTAGATATCCCAATTTCTCGTGGATTGACGACTCAATTTTCTCAAGCATGAGCATTTGTTTGGGATTGGCTGCAAATAATGCGTCCAATTTCATGACTTAACCTCCAGAGGTCCATTGATATTTTTGCTCTTAAGCAAAGATAGGAGTAGGATTAGGAGACTTTCAATGGCTACTACGCTAGTTGATGTGATTGAAGTCAAGAACACAAGCAACCAAATAGTAATTCTATACATTAAACCACAGAATAATAGCCCAATATTCGCACAATCTGGGCAAATCAAGATTACGCCAAATGGCTCAGTCGTAGCTGAAGATAATCGATTTGACCAACAACAATTAATATCCATACAAAATAATAATCTTATTATTTTGACCCGTTCCAGAAGGGTTGTCGGAGTTACTCCAAGTTCTGGTTCTGGATCGGGGTCAATTTAGCATCTTAAGTGCGAGATCCATAAGATCATTCAACTCAACATCAGTAGTTTTAGACTGTATGTTAATCTGACCATCGACGCCATAATAAATATTGGTCTTAGCCGGTTCACGTAAATCTAATTGCATACCAATAATTTTCTTATCATCATTATTCTTCGACAGAAGCTTCTTAGCAGTAATGTAATCTTGTACAACCACCACACATTTATTAATAGTGCCCATACTAACTTCAATTTGACTAAATTTCATTTTACTAATACCAGTAACTGCCTCATATTTCTCAAATTTAGACAGAATCACATCAGGATCAATAACTATTTCATTAACTTGATAGTGTTGGTTTAGGTTAAATTCCGGAACATCTGGTTTAACACCAGCTTCCTCAAGAGCCAAAGCCTCTAGATACATTTCTATTTCCTTAAGTGCTCTAATCGTCCCATTAACAATTAGTGTGCCACTAGGAGTTATTCTAAATAAAGCAACTGAAGTGGTATTAACTTCAGTATCAAGTAATTCAACAGCAGTAGCATCGAAATTTTGAATTTTAACTATCTTCAAATAGGTAAGAAAATACCAGTCACCTCTCTTTAGAAGAGTGCCAGGAGGTACTCTACCCTTAGCCTCATTTGATACTTTAGATTCAAGTCTTGCTGACATCCCAGGTGACAAAATCAAATTACGCACCAAGATGTTTAATTTAGGCATTATATTCTCCTTTAAATTTAAATACCACGATTACTGAAAACAAGATAATTTACAAGCGTAAATAAGGCCGATAAAAGATAAGATTGAGACTAGGAGAAGAAAATGCGTTAGGTTCCTCCCTTTTATTAGATTCCACCGCATCCTCCTTAACACGGTCTAAGATCCTACCAACCTAAACACCGTTAAGGAGAGTAACATGAAACCCGAAGTACACGAAGCAATTAGGAACAACATCCGTTTACTGTCTAATAATATTCATTCAATCAAAGAAGAGGCTAGTCACACTAAAATAGGATATATTTCCCCATCATCTGTTGAGGAATGGAGTAAATATATCGGCATGAAAAAAGAAGCAACCAAATGGTTAATCGCACTTCATATTCACAAAGGAAGCCACGAAAAAGTTAAAGCCCATGTCCCGAAAGCATACCCAGAAGTAGTCAAACTAGCCAGTAAGGCACTTGTCGATTTAGAAGAGAAAATCAATAAGGAACTTAAACATGAAGTTATACGTGTTAGTGCGTAAAGACTTGCCTCAATCACAGCAAGCTGTCCAGGCATGTCATGCTGTGGCGGAATTACTCCGCCACAGCATACCTGATCCATAGGTGCTCGATTGGGCCGATAATCACAAGACTATGGTCCTACTCGGAGTCAATGACGAACAAGACCTCGCTAAGTGGGAGAATCATCTTAAGGAGAAAGAAATTAACTTCAAAACATTTATTGAGCCAGATCGCAACAACGAGCATACTGCTTTAGCCGTCCATCCCAAGGCTGACTCCAAGATATTCAGGAGCCTGAAACTGCTGTAAAAATGATCCTGTCTATATCATCATGAAATGGTGGCACATATTTATTATTCTTACGTCTATTATCACAAACCAATCTGAATGTATAGTCAATCAATTTCTTTTCTATTTTATGTAATCTAACATTGACTATGTTATTATGAATTTTACGATGGCAATTAGAACACAATATTGCGCATTTTAGAAACTCATCTATGGTCTTACCTAACGAACAAGAATCATAAATAATTCTACTAATAACATCAACCTTCTGATCCTTCTGATCATGATGTAAATCAAGACAACATTGAACATCTTCTTGACATAGTTCACATCTCGAATGCGATTTGATCTCCAATAGCCATTCTAAGAAAAATTCTCTTCTGTCCTTAGATCTTCGCTTTACAGATTTAGAATTACTTCTATACCACTTTCTACGATAAGCACACATCTTATCGTGATTTCGTATTCTCCACGTCTCGCTGGGCATAAACACCTCAAAATGCGAATGGAGGGAATCGAACCCTCTAAGCACTAGTTTTAGAGACTAGTCGAAGTTCCCACCTTCTGCATTCGCTCTTTTTATATTTGAATCACGATTATGATTTAGAGTCTTAGGTTACCGCCTACCGTAACTTCGCGTCACCTTCTGAACAGGCTGACGTTCATAATTAGATTCCGTACTTACTTCGGGCTTAGCAGACGGCTTCGGACGCGAACGACCTTCCTTCTTCGCAGCCCGATGTTCCTTCAACTCATTCCAAATCACCTCAAGATCCGTATCACTAACAGCAACCTTCTTATTGTTGAACCAAGATCGAACTTCCTCCCTAGACGGAAGATCCTTGAGGCTGGCCGTGCCCTTCTTGATTCGCAT